AAATATATATTATAATTGTGATAATAATGAATATTTAATTCTATATTATCTAAAATAGGATATTTCTATGATCCGTTAAAGAGAGGAGGAAACAAAAAATGATAGAATTTTTAGTAATTGGATTAGCAGTTCATATTTTGCCCAATATTATGATGAAGATAATTAAAAATACAAAACTTGGTCATAAACTACTTACATACACATTTGAGTTAGGTATGCAACATGGGAAGAAAGGAATTATCTTACATTATAATTTTAGAAGTATAATTGAGTATGGAATTGGACCAGAAATAGCAACTGAATATTATATTGGTTTAGAGATTGGTAAATTAGAAGCAAAAGAAAGAAAAAGTTTTAAAAATGAATTTATTCAAGGTTTCTTTGAAACTGTAGAAGAAAATTTAGATACAATGACTAATGAAGAAATGAAAGAAATTAATAAAACACCAATTATATCAACAGTTAGCAATTATGTTAGAAGAGATAAACAAAAGGGAATCAATGATTTAAAATATTTAACAGTTAAAGAAGGAAGAGTAACAAAATTGAATATTTTTATTAATATTCTTTTACTAGTTTTATTATCTTTAATTAACTTTCATCTTTTAATTCAACCAATTATTTGCTTTATTAGAAAACAAACAGCAAAAAGTAAATTTGGTAAGAAAGTTTTAAAAGGGAATTTTCAAAAAGGTTATAATGTTTATAATATTTCATTTACAAAAAATATAGCAATTGATTTATTAATTTCTCCCGCTGTATTAGATCCAATGAGAATTGGAAGAACAATAAGAAACTTCAAATAAAAAGTGGAGGAACATTATGGAAAATTTTAATGGAGAAAAAGTTACTTTTGCTCGTAAGCTTGGTAGAACAGCAGGTAATCTTTTCAATAAACGTATAAATAAAGTTGTAGGGAGAAATGAAACTTCTAGTAAAATGATTAAAAAGAATCACAATAATATTGAGGTTAGTGTAGTTAAGAAAAATAAAAAAGACATTTGGGGGAATAAATAATGAATATTTTTATGGATATTTTAGCATATGCTAATGACGAACTAGAAGAAAATCATGCTGTAAGTGTATTTTCATCTAAGATTGGTAGTCATCTTGATAATTTGTTACAAGATGATAAAAATACTAATATGATCATAAAACTAGGAAATATTGATTCTTTAGAAGAGATTACACATGAGGAATTAGAATTTATTAATAAATATTTATCTGACTTTATGAAGATTTATAGAGAAAGTGAGGTTTTTAATTCCTTTATGGAAATCTTATCCAATTATGACTATGGAATACCAAAAGAAAAAATTAATCAATTAATAAAGTCACTTAATGTTTTGGTTAAAGAGAAAGTACCAAATCTAAATGTACTTGATGATATTAAAAAGAAAGAAATTGAAAATGCCATTCAGCTTCTTATTAAGTATACAAATGATTACAGTGAAGATGTAGTTGTTAAATCGTATGGTTTTGATGATCAAGGAAGACCATATATTGAATGGGTAAACACTAAAGTATCGTCTACAATATATTTTGATGATATGGATGTAAAATTAAAGGCAATATAAAGGTGATAAATAATGACTAATAAAATTATAGCATTATTTATCACAATTAATTTACTCTTTTTACTTTCAGCTTGTGGGAAACCAAATGAGGAAGAAGCACATAAGCAGGTAGAATCATTTATTACAGAATATTATGGAGATGACCTTTTAGAATTTAATAAAGAAAATGTTGAAGTCAAAGAACTTAAAGAAAATATGTTTAGAGTATTAGGGATGTTCAAAGTAAGAGAACCTAGAAAAATAGCAACAATAATGTATAGTATTGATGCTAGATATGATCCAGACAAAGATGAATGGTATTTTGAGAATGTTGAAACACATGATATTGATGAATATTTAAAGTAAAATAAAAAAAAAGAAAATTTGGAGGAGAATAAAATGAGATTAATCGTAGAAAACGCAGTTAAAGAAGGAACTAAAAAGGCTATTACTTATGGAGCAGCTATTGTTGGTGGAGGAATTGCAAGTGCTATTATTGGTAAGAAACTTTCTGAAAAATTACCTGAAAGTGTAAAAACCAAATTATCACCGAGTAATTATGTGAAAATGGGTAATATTAAGAAGGTAAATCCAGTAGGATTTGTTAAGGATAAATTTAGTAAAAGTAATAATGATGAATATATTGAATCTGAAATGAAAGTACATTTACCAGAAAAAGAAAGATTTGAAAAAGATAATGGTGCATATTCATCTCAAAATGTTGGTATGAGAGAAGCTATTGATCCAAATAGAGAGACATTGGTTCGTGATACTGTTAAGATAAATGAAGATGAGGAAATTAACTTTCAGTCTAATATTATAATTGAAGATGATGAAGATATTGAAGTTAGCGAAGAGGAAATGAATAGTTTCTTTGATGAAGAAGTTGGAGAAACGGAAGAATTACTTGAAAAAGCTGAGGAAACTTTAGAAGCATTAAAAGAAGATAAAAAATCTGACAAGAAATCTAATGCTGATAAGGCAAAGGAAATTGCTTCTAGTAAAGAAAATAAAAAACCATTTTATGAAGAAATTGCAAGTAAAGATAAAGAAGCTACAAAAGAACCAGTAAAGAAACCAAAAGCAACAAAGAAAGAAAAGACCGACAGTAAGACTAAGAAAAAAGAAAAGGAAAAAGCTGAAAAGTAATATTTAATATAAATAGGGAGGATGAAGGAGATATTCTTTATCTCCTTCATTTTGAAAACTGAAAGGATTGTTGAAAAGGTGAAGGTAATTAGCGTTAATGAAAATGTTTTTGATCAAAAATATCGTGAAAAGAGTCTTGCATTCTTTGATCTAATTAGTAAAGAAAAATTTAGAGATGCATATTATGTAATTAATAATAAAGGAGAAGAAAATACATTTTCTATTACAACGTTAAAAAATGGTAAACCAATGTCTCTCCCCGAAAGTAAGTTTTACCAAGCTCTAGGATTAAATCAAAAGAGTGTTAGTAATAAAGATCTAGAGGACATATTTGGTAAAACCCTCATCGTTATTTCCAAATCTGACTTCTTCAAAAGAGTAAGAAAAGAAATTATCAAAATTGAACGTAGACGATTCTGGAAGAAATTTAAAAAGATTCATGATGTAACCTCTATTATCGAATCCCTTCAAAAAGGAGAAGAAATTATAGTAGAAGTTGTTCACAGAGGAGATGAGTTAATTCCTAAATCTAGTCTTAGAATTGAAGAAAATTCTTTCTGTTTAAATACAGGTGGAGTTATAAAAGAAATTACTGCAACAGAAGCCTTAGATTATATTGTATCTTATATCAAAAGGCAGACACATAAAAAGGACGACAGTTTAAGAGAATTTATTGTAAATACATTTATGTCATGAGGAGAAATAATAATGCTAAAGAGAAAATTAACTTATACTAATGGGGATATCCAAAGTGCTGTAACGGTAGAAATTAGTAAAGAACTAATGGAAGATGTTTTTCAAACTATTCCCGGAGGTCATTTTACTGCTGGTAGAATTAGTTCTATTATGATTAGTCATTCTACGGAGGGAAGAGGTTTAATATTTATACCTATTCGAATAACTAGTCCTAACAGTCAAAATATAAATTATTATGATAGAATGGTTAGTGCTCCAATTGCGAAAAATCCTATTGAATGGACTCAAATGGTTGAAGGAGAGAGTATTATATTTAATACTAACTCTCTTACTGAATCATTTGCAAAAAATAGAATTGAATCATTTGCAAATACCATAGTAAAAAAGTATTTTCAACATTTAGAATAAAAATCTAAAGAAAGGAAGGAAATTTAAGATGAATATACTTGTTCAACTGTTCAATGACCAGTTTATTCTTGGATTAAGAAATAACTGGAAAGACCTAAAAGATGTATTGATTTTAAATCTTCCTTCTTACAGGCTTGTAAAGACTTCCAGTAATTTAATGATTAGATATTCAGTTAATAATATTAGTTTATATATGCCAATAAAAGTCTGTAATGCGGATTATTTAGATCTTGCATGTTATACCACAATAATTGAAAAGCCTCTTGATTATAGAGAGGCTTTAACTATTGATTTAAATCATGAAAATACTATAATTGACAGTAAATTACTATTACCAAAAGGAAGAAATCTATTCTATACAACTATAAAGGATGTAGTGGAGGATTTACTTACCAATGATGAAAAAGGTATCCTTCAGTCACAGGCTTAATTCTATGTTGAGTCATATTCCATATATGTTGACTGAAAGAAATGGAATAAGAAAAGTGATACTTGTTACTGATGATACCATACAAAAGAATATTAGTAAACTTAGACGTAATACCATTATTTCAATGTGTATAAATTCATCAGATAACGTATTAATTGAGTATGAAAACAATAAAGAAAATAGAAAGATTTATATACCAGTAGAAGGTAAGAGTCTTATGAAAAGTTTTAACCTAGGTATATATTCTAAAATACAGGATTACAATGAACTTATAGGTATAGCTGATGCCAGAAAGCTATATAAAATAATTTCATCAAAACTATTACCAAATAGATATATAAATGATTTAATTGCCATTGAAAAATCTGTATTTAAGACGAGGGATATAATAGATGAAATAAGTTAATCTTTAGGAGGACATTACTAAATGATTAAGGTATTTAAAATTTCAATCGAATACAAATAGTAAAAAATAAAAATTAGGATGGTGCTGAATTATGAATAATTATAAAATTGGACAGTGGGTGGTAATCCATGTAATTAAAGGATTTCATCAAGAATATGTTGACGCAGAAATTATGGATATTTATGGAAATCTTATTGCTTTATGTGATAAGAAAGGAAGAAAATTCATAGTTAAACCAGATGCAATTACTGGTTTAACTATGAATAAAAGGGCTTAATAGCCCTTATTTTTTTTTTCTATTTTTTCCAAAACAAATAGCTATAGATATAGAATAGGACGGTGGTTTATTATGTCTACAAAGCAAATTAGACGATTTCCAATATATCTTCAAAGTGAACAAATAGTATTGATGCCAAAAAACTGTGATATAGTATCTGTAAAGAGTCAACAGGATAATATAGCCTTATTTGCATTAGTTAATCCCAATGAGGATAAATTAGAGGAAATAGAAGTAAAATTATATAGTGATGAGGAAAATATTGATATTGATGTTTCTAAATATCGTTATTTGGATTCAGTATTATTACGAGCTGGATGCATTACATACCATGTTTTCATAAGATATGTAAGTAATAACAGTGGTGTAAGCAATAGTAGTGAAAAAATAAATACAAATATTTATAATACTGAAACTAAAAAAGGGTTACTTTCATCATTATTATCATAACATGAATATATTATGGTAATCCTGAACAAATAAATAAGATACTTAATTTAGGAGGATTAATATGAAAAAAATTACTGATAGTGCGCTGTTTAGACAAGTAGTTGCCAATGAAAGTGTTGTAAAAAGTATTAAAAATATTCATGTGTCTAGAGATAGAGTGGATATAACTAAATTAGATGAATCATTAAACATTATTAGTCGAAGAATTACTTTTCCAACTAAAGGAAAGACTATGCAATATGTAAATAAAGGAGATATCATTCTTATCAATAATCCAACTATTAAATTACCAAAATATCTAAGTACCTTTGGTAAAGTTGAAGGTGGAAAAATTGTTGCTTTAGTTGACATTGGTTATTATTCAACTGTGAATAAAACAACAGGAATGTATGATATCTACCCAAAAACACTTTTTAACCTTATGCAGAATGGAACTATATTGTTAGAATTAGTCAACAACTGGAATCGTTTTACTAACAATATGACAATCCTTAAAAATGGAGCAATTGTCTATTCAAAACTAGTTGGTAAAGTAATGGATAAACTATTTGCTATTAATATTGATGATTATAAATTAGATCTCATTAACTTCTTTTTAGCTAAATTCTTCCTTATTAATTTATGTGGAAAAACTAATAATGATACTGTAGATAATATTGCTTATCATGCTTGTTTTAATAAGTCATCTCTTAAACTTATTAAAGAGGAAGAAATGCGTTTTGATAATAATGCATATGAAGATATTTTTAAATTATTTGATAATTTAAGAGATATAAAAGGAATGAAAGATTTAAATGTTAGAAGTTTTGTAGAGAACTGGGCAAGAATGTATGGTGAGACTACATTATTAGGCTTGGACTATCTTCCTTCTTTCCTTTCAACTATTTTTGGAGCTGTAGTAAATGGTAATATCTCCAAAGATTATATTATTGAAAGTGTTGCTGGAAAATTTATTAATAGTATTTATACAGAATTTAGTAAACTACTAAAATAAAGAGAGGTGATTTGGAATGTTGAATGCTACTCTAAAGAGTATTTCATTAAATAAGAGTTCTTTAGATTCAATTAGTGTTCAAATTATTGCTGAAATTATCAATGATTCTGGCTATCCTGTTAAATTTAAGATTTTAGATGAAAAAGGAAATGTGCTAGATGGAATAGATAACTTTGTAGCTACTCCAATCAATATCTCTAAATTTTTTTATATTAGTAAGGATTATTTTCAAGGAACTGAAACTGAATTTATTTTATATATGGAAGATGAGAGTGGTGCAACATCCTCTGTATCTAAAAAAATTGATACATTTAATATAGAAAATCTTTCAAGATCAGCTGTAGAGGAATTCCAATGGAGTGTAAGGAATTTCTCTACGGTTCCTATTTATTCAATTATTCAAGTATTGAATAATGAAGGTGAAATAATTTATAATAGTAATGAGTATAAAAAAATTTATGGTATTGATTATACACTATACAAGTATGTATGCAATGATCTTTTAAATACATCCGAAGGTGAATATTACTATAGAGTAAAATATTATAGTAAAGAAGAAAATTGGAATAGGTTTTATCCTAGTGAATCTGGTCTTAAATTAACATTGAGAGATAATACTAATCCTCGGTTGAGGATAAAGGATACCAAGATAAGAAGAGAAACTGATCATTTTGCTTTATCATCAAGAATATTGATTAGTGATGATGAAGAAGACGATATAATCTATACGATAACTGATAATATTGGGAGTTCTATTGTTAATCTAAGAAGCTATACTTATAGTCCAAAATTAGAGCATCTCTATTATGAATATCCATTTAGTTATTTTAATGTAAGTAAACTCACTCTAACAGTTGATGTAAATGATAAATTATACGGTAAAAGTCAACAACAAGATACTATTAAACTTTATGATCTATATGATTTTTATCGTGAAAGAAATATGTTTAAATGGAAATTTCGAAATTACTCAAACAAGAGTATAGCAATGCAAGTAGAAGTAACTGATTTTGATGGTAAAATTATTAAATCCGGTCAGGTTATTAGATATAGAAATAGTAACAATTATATTGACTTAGAAGATGAAACTAAATTCATTCTTGATAGGGATTACTATAAATACCACTTAAAAGTATGGTGTGATGAAGAGGATTGGGAAGAATACTATCCATTTGATAAAAGATTAGAAGATGGTATTCAATTTACAGTAAGAAAACATAAAGACCCTGTAGTTACTATTAATGAATGTCGTATATACCGAGATTTAGATAATATAAAATATTTATTACTAAAAGCAAATATTAAAGATGATCCAGAGAATGACCAATTCTTATTCACCATATCTGATGAAGATGGTAATATAATACGAAAAGCAAGAGATTTTATTGATACGCCATATGATTTAGATATAAAAGCCGTATATGATATAATAGATAGAACACATGTCAATATCACTCTAGCCATACAAGATGATAACAATGGAGAAAATATTCAAACTGTTTTAGCACCTGCATTTCAAATTAACGGATTAAAACAAGATAAAGGTCATATATTCTCATGGTATGTAGATAATTATTCAATTCAAAATTTAAAATTTTCCATTGAAATATTAAAAGAAAATGAAGAAACAACTGAAGAAGATTATATCGTCTATAGAGAGAGTGACTATCAAACTATCGGAAGTACTGTGAGACCAAGATTTGTTGAACAACGACTATATCCAAAACTTCCTGAAGGCTCCTATCGTTATCGTTTAAAGATTTATTCTGAACATGAGGACTGGACTACGTATTATCCAAATGAAAAGGGATATGCATTTTCAGCATTAAAGAATAATAAACCAGAAATTGAAGTACATTCGATAGAGCTAAAAAAAGAGGAAGATAATAAATTTAGTCTTTCAATTAATGGAACTGTTACAGATATTGACGAAGATCTCGTTAAATTAACTGCAAAAGATCAATATGGTAATAAATTACTTGATAATGATTTTCAAAAAACACCTTTAGATTTTTCTATAAATTATGGTTACAGTGTGTCACAATTATTATCACCTAGATTAATAGTTTATATGGATGCATTAGATGAAGGAGATGCATTAAATACTAGAACTGAAATTATCAATCTTTTTGATATTCAAAATTTATATAGAGATTATGATAATTTTTATTGGTTATTTAGAAATTTCACAAATATTCCAATTATAATGCAGGTTGAAATACTTGACAATGAAGGTAATTTAGAGGGTGCAGGAAAAGAAATAAGTGTTGGAAATCAAAGAGAATATAGAGAATACTTAGAGAGTATCAAATTTGATGATTATGATGAAGGTAATTATTTCTTTAGGATTAGACTTTCTACGCCCTCAGAAACGTGGACATCCTTCTATCCTAATATAAATGGTTTACCATTTGAAATGATTAAGAATAATACCCCTATAATAAATGTAGATTCAACCAATGTTAAAAGAATTGGAAGTAGCCACTATGATGTATCAATAAAAGCTACTATAACTGATAAAGATGGAAATAAGGTTTATTATACAATAAGGGACGATATCAAGGAGTGATAAATTTATGTCAATTAGATTTCAATCCGAATTCTTAAATTCACCTATTGACATTGATGAACTTCTCAGTTATAACACAGATGGGTTCGATAGTACCCATCTGACCCTTTCTATAACTGCGAGAGATGATAATGGTGCAACAACTGAGAAAGATGAGGAAATCCCTCTTTTCTATATTGGAGAATTAGATAAACAAAAAAATCAATTCTCTTGGAATTTTAAAAACTATTCTAAACTAGAGATCTACATGCAAATAGAAATTATAGATAATAACGGCGATGTAATCACTAGAGGAGAAAAATTTAAAAAATCTCTCAGTATTACAGATACACTATTTACAGATAATTTACCTTCTGTCACTTATAAGAATGATGAATATTTTTATCGTTTAAGAGTATGGTGTGTTGATGAAGCTTGGGACAGTTATTTTCCAAATAGAGATGGGATATTATTTAAAATTGATAAAGATTATAAAGAACTAAGAGAAATAACTATCAATGGCGATATTCGTTATATGAATAAATTTTTAATGGATAAATTAACAAATAAAAATTATATTGATCCTAGTTATATTAAAAAATTAATAAATCTTATTTGTAATCCAGTAAATAATAGAGTATTTAAATTAACTACTGGTACTAAAGGAAAATATCTATTAACTAATAAGTTTGATGCTTATGGCGAAGAGGCTAATTTTGGGGTAAATGGTGAAAAGTATCAATTTACTATGAAAGATATAAATCATTTTATATCTGATAGACATAAATTAAATGCGTATGTTGATGGTAAAAAGATATTTCACCGAGACAATAATTCTCAAAATAAGTTAGATGGAATAAGTCGTTCGTATTTAAAAGAGGGTGATATAAAAGATGATTCAACTATAGAATTGGAAACTTTTAGAAACCCATTAATTGATTACGAAGAAATTAAATGTACTTATATTATTCAAACAAAAGAAGACGTTGAGAATCTATATACAAAGGGAATTACTGTTAAAACAGATGGAATTGGAAAATATTTCTCTCATAGAGATTTTTCAGTTTATGTTAGATTCAAGAATAGTAACTCATGGAAACGTGTTAATCCTAAAAGAACTAAAATTATTGTTAATTACTTTACAGAAGATCGTTTTTCTCTAGAGGTAATTATAAAAGATAATTACATTCCGAAAATTGGGAATGAGATTATGGTAGTTTCCAATAATATCACTGAATCAATGTTCTTTAAGACTGATGCTTTTAACTTAATGGCAAATTACTATCAAGTTCCATGTTATTTTGTTCCTGTTTCTCATGTGACAAGTAATGGTGAAGTAGTTACAGAATTTATGGAAGATATAGAAAATGTAGAGGTATTTGTTAATGGATATCGGTTAACTCCCAATGATGATTTTGCATTAATTAATATGCAACTTCATAATCAAATTCCAAGTATGATTCTTTTTAAAGATATGACTCATTTTGGTTCTAAAATTGAATTAACTTTTAGAGATTATATGAAAAACTCATACTTTTTCTTTAGTGAAGTTCCAAAGAGAGAGGATAACAGGGCAATAATAACTCTACAAGATGATTCTTATCCTTTAATAGATGGAACTTTTACTATTTATGCCAACAATAAGAAGCTAAATAGTACACAATACGATATCATAAACTCTAAATCACTTATTTTAAAAAATATTGGAACCAGAAAAAATATAATGATTACTTTTCATTATCAAGAAGATGATCTTCTTAAAAGACTAATTGAACTCTATAAAAAATATCCCTCAAAAGATGATATCAAGTCAAAGAGAATTGGTCAAGATAAATTTATTGAAGAATGGTTAAAAACTCATTCAAGTGAAGCTATAGAAGAAACTGATCAAGATAAATATATTGGACTTAAATATATTTATCAATTGAAAGATAAATATCAATATTTTGAGCAACTATTTAATATGATTAAAAATAATATTGCTCCCGAATTAGATTCAAATAACAACAATCTTTTTACTGGTTTAAAAGAAAGTCCAGTAGTTATGGATTATATGAAAAAATTACCTACCTATTTCAATCATGATATAAGTGTTAACTGTAACAGATCCTATAATGAACGGAGATTTGAGGATAATATTTCCTTATTTAATCCCGGCAGGTCTTATCTTATTAATACAAAAGTAGATAGACAATTTATACAGGATAAAGATTGTGATTTTGACTGCAATGAAATTGGTAGTATTGAGTTTTTAACTTATTTGAACGAAAATTTATCACTAGTGTTGCCTTACTTAAATAACAATATATTAATCGATTGTAATGAACCGTATGATAAGGTAAATTACAAAGGATTAAAATAACAGAAAAGGATGTGTAGACTCTAATGGCTTATGATTTGAGTTCTTTCTATACAAACACATTAAGCTCAAATAGCTTGAGTAAGACAATTATTGACCAATTAATGGCTGATAATCGCTTTAGTTCTGTCTCCAAAATTACCTTGAATGGTACTAACTATTCTTCTGGTAATGCTAATACTGACCCTATTGGCTACACAGAAACAGGACGCCCAATTTATGAATCCAGTGTTGGAGTCACTATGAATGACGAACTTAAAGATGCTATTGAGAAAAAGCATGCTAGAAACACTGACTCTATGCTTAAAAATATTGGTAGTACTGTATTGGAAAATACAAGCACTGGTAATATTGCTGCTTTTGTTTCTCAAGGTGTTATTAAGGCTCTTATTACTGAAGATGGACACTTTACTGGTAAAATTAAATTGGAAAACATTGAAGATCTTAATAAATTAACACTAGATACTTCTCGTTTTTATATTAAATCAGAAGTAGATAGTCTATTATCTGCAAAAATTGCAAAGTCTGATCTTTTCAATGCAGATAAAAAAATTTATTCTGAATTCATTGATAAAGATATTGTTCGTCATACTGAGTTTGATCCTCACTTCAATGATTCAGTTCGACACATTACTGGAACTGAACGTGGAGCATGGAATAATAAGTATGATAAACCTGCTACTGGTATTCCAATGAAAGATCTAGATCCAGTTGTTTCTGATCGTATTAAAGCATCTGCTTTAAATTCCGATCTTTCTAATCATACTAATAATCTTGATATTCATACATCATCTACTGAGCGTGCTAAATGGAATGCTAAGTATGATAAACCTGCTACTGGTATTCCAATGACTGATTTCTCTGAAATTGTTCAAAATAGTATCAATAGTGCGGCTAAAGCAGTTGATCTTCAAGATCATGAAGACGATGTTATTAAACATATCACAGGCGAAGAACGTGATAAATGGAATGCTAAGTATGATAAACCTGCTAACGGCGTTCCAATGAAAGATTTAGAATTACCTGTCCAAGATAAAATTAATGGTGCGGCTACAGCTACAGCTCTAACCGATCACAAAAATGATTCAGTTGCTCACATTACTAATGCTGAACGTCTTTCTTGGAATGGAAAATATGTAAAACCATCAACTGGTGTTCCAATGGCTGATTTGGATTCTAGTGTACAGAGTAAAATTGGTAGTGCGGCTACTAAGAAAGAACTTACTGATCATGCTTCAAATACTACTGTCCATATTAGTGAAAAAGAACGTGAAAATTGGAATAACCACAAGGCTGATGGTACAATCCATATTACAGAAACAGAACGTTCTAAATGGAACGTTAAATATGACAAACCATCAACTGGTATCCCTGAAACTGATCTTGCTTCTGGCTTACAGACAAAGATTAATGGAATGGTTACTAATGCAGATTTCTTAGAACACGAAACTGATAGTGTACGTCACTTAGCTCAATCAGAACGTGATAAATGGAATGCTAAGTATGATAAACCATTAACAGGAATTCCTGAAGAAGATCTTGAAAAAGATCTCAAAACTAAAATTAATAGTGCGGCTACTTCTGCTGATCTTGCGGCTCATGCCAATGATACTGTTAAACATATTACAACTGTTGAGCGTAGTAACTGGAATGCCAAATATGTCAAACCAACTGATGGTATCCCTGAAACTGATCTTACCCTTGCTTTCCGTGATAAAGTAGCTGGAATGGCAACACAGGCAAATCTAAATGCACATGCTACTGATGCTGTTAAACACATCACTGCTGATGAAAGAATTGCTTGGAATGGCAAGTATGCTAAACCAGAAGAAGGTATTCCGGCGGCAGATTTGGAAGCAGGACTTGAGGCTAAAATCAATGGTTCAGCTTCTGCGGCAGATCTAACTACCCATGTAGATAATACTACTGTTCACATTACTGCTGAAGAGCGTACTATCTGGAATGGCAAGTATGCTAAACCATCAACTGGTATTCCTGAGTCTGATATGGCACAGTCATTTATTTCTAAAGTAAATGGCATGGTATCAAACACAGACTTTAATGCTCATGCTACTGATACAGTTAAACACGTAACTGCTTCAGAAAGAGCTAGCTGGAACGCTAAGTATGCTAAACCTAATACTGGTATTCCAGAAACTGATCTGTCCGATGCTCTTAAAGGTAAGATTGATGGTGCGGCTTCTGTTGCTGATCTTTCTAATCATACTGGTGATACTACTGTTCACATTACAGATGCTGAACGCTCTAAATGGAATGCCAAATATGATAAACCAGCTGAAGGTATTCCAGCAACTGACCTCGAAAGTGGTTTTGTTACAACTGTAGATGGCTTTGCTGACCATGTTTCTGATGGTACTATCCATGTAACAGCGGCACAAAAAACTGAGTGGTCTGCTAAGTATGCTAAACCAGATGAAGGTATTCCTGTTACTGACCTTGAAGCATCTGTATCTACAGCTCTTACTAATAGTGCAAATCATATCGCTGATGAAACTGTTCACGTAACTGATGAACAAAAAACTGAGTGGTCTGCTAAGTATGCTAAACCAGATGAAGGTATTCCAGCAACTGATCTAGTAGTGGAATTGCAAAACAAACTTAATAGTGTTTCTATGCCTTACACTAAAACGGTAACTGAAGAAGCTACTACTGTTTCAATTCTTGCTACTGAGCATGGAATCACTAAAGAGCCATTTGAATATTCTGTTGTGGCTTATACACAAAATGCAGAATTCTGGGAAACTGTTCAACCATCTCTTGTTCGTGTCAATGATACAACAAAAGATATTGAAGTACAATTTCCTACTGCCTTTATTGGTAAAGTAGTGATCCGCTAATAAAATAAATGTAAATGAAGATAGGCTATTTGTCTATCTTCATTTACATTATTATTTCTAGTTCTTAAGATGAAAAGAACATATAGATAAGTAGAAAATTATTAAAGAAGGTGAGAGTTATTATGCCTAACGAGATGCGGATAGAATCAAATGATGTACAGAATGGTTACATTTATAAAGAATTAAATAATAGATTGTCATATATGGAAAAGAATATGGAACAGTTATTTAACCTCCTTTCTGTCATAAATTCTTCAGGAATAGAGTTGTCTCAATTAACTAATTTAATAAAAGATATTCAGAGTAAGGCAAACATTGAATATGTAAAAAATCATGTAGAAGATAGTAAACGTCACTTAAACGATATTAAAGTATTAGATTGGGATTCTAAATATTCTAAACCTATTAATGGGATTCCCGAAAGTGATTTAGATGGGGATGTTCGTAGAAAGCTAAATGATATAAGAGAAAGTGAAGATGGTAGCTTAATTGGAGTCTTAAAATATTCAGAACTAATTGGTAATAGTAGTAACCATAGCTTTGTTATAAGACATAATTTGGGAACTGATGACATTAATGTAAGTGTATGGGATGAAGAAACAAAAGATTTAGTTATGACTAATGTTTCTATTGAGGATGCAAACACAATAAGAATAAATTTCTTATCTGTGCCATCACCAAATCAATACAAAGTAATAGTTATAGGTTAGGAGGTAAATAAATGGCTACAACTAGTTATAAAGTTGGAGATAGAATTAAGGGTTCTAAATCCGGTTTCTATTTAATTGTAAAACAAGTTCTTTCCAATGGAGATATAAAAGTTCAATGTGTAGTTCCAAAGGGAAATGAAAAATACTATACACTTGCAGGAGGAAAAAGAACCTCTATTGGAAGTAGTTATGTTACAATTAAGAAAAATATGAAAGTGACTCTAACTACAGTAAAATATGACTACAAAGAGCAATGGATTAATCCGGCATGGTATTGGTATGGGAATAAGTATGATGGTGTCATGAACTATGGTACAAGACCTTATACCAAAATATCAAAAGGATCTAAAGCGGCTCCTAAGTCTCAAACTAATGCACAATTATTTGATGCTACTGACTTATCTAAAAAATGGACACCAAAGAAATGGGTTTCTATTCCTGGAACATATCAGTGGGCTAATAGTACTAGTAATGGAGATTGGAGTGGCTGGTATAAAGGTTCTTGGTATCTAGCTGTTCATAATACTTATAGAAGACCAATTAAATTTAAAGTAAAATTAAAAACACCAGACAAAATCTCTAGATCTGCAACAGTAAATATTACAGGTATTAGATCTATTGCAGATAAAACAAAACCTAATATTGATCTGTATGACAAGAGATCTAATAAGAATATCTTAATTCCGAATACACCAGAAACTTATACAGTTTACAAACCTATTACTGTTTTTTGGAAAGAAGATACATCTAAATTTAAATATGATATAACTGCTCAAAGATACACTGATATTGATGGTAATACTAGTAACTTTACTTTTACTAATTATTATAAAATTAATAAGTATGGCACTTATGAAGTTGCAGTAAGATGTACTAATAAAGATACACCATCATTAATGGATTTTGCAACTTCAAGAATTATATATGAAGATCCAACACCTGCTCCTGATTTTAAGATCTTTGACAAAGCTGTTACATCAAGGATATATGATGAATACAACAAAGTATATTTAGCGGCGTGTTATCCAACTATTAATGTTCCTAGTGGTTGTACGTTATATGAAGCAAAGATTAATGGTAAAGCATATACTCTAGGCACTCCATTAGTAGAAAATGGTACTTATACAATTGTTGTTACAATTAGAAAAAATACTAACCATAAAACACTTACTAAAAAAGGTGTATTTACCATTGACAATGATCCACCTGATCCACCAATTATTAGAATTGATAAAGATTATCAAGGTAAAGATTACGGACTCATAGGTAGATTCCCTAACCCTGTTTCACCAAGAATAATTGTACAATCTGGTTGTGTACCAGTAACAAAAGTTTATTATAAAAAAGATTTAAATGATACTCAATGGGTGCAAATACCAGAGGAACAAACATACTCTAAAAAGGGCATATATCGTATTGAATCTAAAGCACATAAACTTTCAAATGGTCTATATTCAGAATATACGACTGTAGAATTCTATAAGAAAATAAAATATAGATATACGATCACTTTGGATCCAAATGAATTATGCTATAGAACTATAGCCACTGTTAATTTCCCGAAAGATCCTACAATGAAATTTCAATATCGGATTGATGATGGTGATTGGCGTTGGTATAGAGATCCAGTTAAAATCTATAAAAATTGTATAATCTATGTACGAAGTCTAGATGGTGATGATGACTATGAAAGCTATATTACATCCAAAATAGTTGATATTATTGATACTACACCACCTGACACTCCAGTTATTGGAGGAGTATCTGAAGGAGATGCTAAATCAACAGTTATCCCAACTATTGAAGGTTAATAATAAGGGAGTGAAATTATGATAATTAAAGACTTACCGTTAGGATCCTTAGTAAAGGATCCTAATACTAAATATAATGGAAAACCAATTGTTTGGAAATTGGTTGGTAAAGATTTAGCAGGTTATCCAGCAAATAGTGCTACTTTGATGACTAATAATATCATCTCTATTAAGACATTTGATGCTAAGGAACCTAGTAATAGTAATACAAATAGGCAAACATCAGGAAACAACAGATGGCTTTATTCCAATATGCGTCAATGGTTGAATTCAACAAAACCATCACCTTGGTTTACAGCAACTAATTCTTCTGATACACCTCCTTCTTCTGGTTCTAATGGAAATAGCTATGATACAGAAGATGGATTCTTAACTAATTTTAGTAGTGATTTTGCAAATAGAATTTTAAAGACTGATTTGAAAACAATTGTTCCATCAGTTGACGGTGGTGGAGTAGAGACTGTTCAAGATAATGTATTCCTATTTAGTATGACAGAAATGGGATTAGCAGGCTCAAGTGGAAAAGAAGGAACAACAATTCCATATTTAAATTCTTCATCTAATCGTATTCTTAAACCAACTGATGAAGCCGTTACACAAAGTAAATATCAGCATTCATCATTAAATTCTAGTTCAAACTATTATTACTGGTTACGTTCTGCTTATCCTGATTTTGGTCATATTGTGTATCGTATTAACATAAATGGCGCATTTGCTCAGTCTGTTGCAGATAACGATACAATTGGTGTTGCACCAGCACTTAACTTGGACTCCAACTCTACTATCTCCCACCAAGATACAGATGGAGTTTATGTTCTTGCTTTTGAAGGTTCATCTCCTAAAGATTTAAGTGGTATAAAATTTACACTTATTGATAAAAATACTAATATTAATATTACAACTGAAAATAGATTTTCAAATTCAGTTAAGTTAGATTGGAATGCAGATGATAGTTCTATTGCTTATACTATTAAATTAAAAAAAGATGGAATTGAAATACCTTACAGTAGGCTTCAATCTTTATCTGAAAATGGTAAATATTCAGCTATTATTACAGCAAAAGATAAAGCTTATCCGACTAATACTAGAGATTCGAATGAATTTACATTCTATGTACTTCCTCCTAAAAAAGATTTAGATAATATTAGCTTTACTCTGAAGGATTTATTAACATCCTCTCAAATAGTTGAAGGCTCTAAATTTGTTGGTAAATTTCAACCTTATTGGGAAGAAATAGATGGTACAAATATTACTGTTAACTACAATGTTAATAGTACTCCCAAGGGATCTTTAGTTAAATCTAATACCTATAGTCAAGCCGGTCTTTATCAAGTTAGCTATCTTATTACTGATAAGAATTATCCAGACAACCAAGCTACAGGTATTATAAACTTTGAAGTTACTGCCGCCCCTGAAGACTGGAATGATCTTGTCTTAGATCTCAGAGATGCAATTACTACTAAACCTATTAGTGAAGGATCTCAATTTGAGGCTAAAGTTCAACCAACTTGGAAAGAAGATTCTAATATAACATATGGAATAACTGTTACGTATAATAATAGTTTAATTTCATATAAAAAGGGTGATACATTAACTAATATCGGTCAATATACAATTAAATTTAATCTGACTGATAAGAATTACCCAGATAATAAAAAGGAAATTAGTGTAAATTTCGAGATTATAGAAAAGATAACTGATCTTGATACTTATGAAATGGAATTTATTGATGTAAATCTTCCTCAAGCACCAAACACTATCATTTCTGAAGGAAAAATATTTAAAGATCAAGAAGTTAAACCATATTGGCAACCAATTCCAGCGGATTGTACTATAATAAGTTATACATTAGAGCGAGATGAATCTACAGTTCCTTTTACACCAAATAATGATGTTTATACAGATTATGGTAATTATTCTATTACTGTTGTCTTAGAAAATGGTGCTGGAGAGAATAAGACTTTTATTCGTAATTTTATTATAGCTCCAATTAACACTAATCTTGATATTGAAATTTATAATGATTTTGATGAGACTGAAATCAATGAAGGACGAATCTTCGAAGATGAATTAGTATTACCAACTTGGGATGAGCCAGAAGATTGTGATGTAGATTATACATTGCGATATGATGGAGAAGATTTTGATTTTATGAAAGATCTCACAGTGTTATCAAATAAGGGTGACTATGAGTTAGAATTGATTATCACAGAGATAGATAATCCTACCAACACTACAACTGTAGTGAGACACTTCTCAATTGTTGATAAAAAAGTTGATATGAATGAAATTGCTCTTGTAATTGTTAACGCTATTACAGATATACCTATTCAAAATAACGATGTCTATAAAGGGATTCAAGTTAAACCATTTTGGTATACAGGACAACTTCCATCTAATCTAGATTATGAGTCATGGATTACTTATAATGGTACTAGACGGTCATATGATCCAACAGATGACGAAGATATTCTAACTGAATACGGAGATTATGTAGTAGAAGTTAAAATTTCAGATCATAACTTTCCGACAAATTATAAAATGGTAGTTAGAAACTTTAAATTAATGCCGGGATCTATTGATATAACTGGAAAAGAGCTTATTATCAAGAATAAATTAACAGGTTCTATTATTGAAGAAGGACAAGTCTTTAGAGGAAAAGATGTGGCAGTTCAACCTACTTGGGATATTTTTGCAGGGTTAAAGTATGAGCATAAATTATATTTAAATGGAACCCTTCTAAGTTCTTTTAAACGTGAAGATACAATTAGAGACAAGGGCGCATATAGATTAGTTGTAACAGCTACCGATCCAAACTATCCTGAAAATAAAATTGAAATATCTCTTACATTTTCGTTAACAAATGATCTCGATGTTGATGGTAATGAAAATGAGGATGCATATTTAAATGGTCTTCCATATGTTATGGGAACACCTATTATAGATTCAGGAGATTATAATTTACTTGTTGTTCGGAGAAAGAAATCTAATTTTATGGTTTCAATGTCTGATGTTAATTTTATCGTATTTAATCCTGATGAAGAACAAAAACCATTAATATTAGCAGACCCAGAGTATATACCGAGTATTAAGGATACTATTACAATTAGGTATCCAAATTATGGCTCAGAATTTGAATATAAAATTGATAGTGCTGAAGAATGGCAATCATATAGTGAGCCGTTTGATGTAACTGATAACTGTATTATTCATGCTAGATACAAAGATCCTAATGGTTATTTTGTTGAAGACACTAAAGCAATAACAAATATTGATAAATTACCACCAGAACCACCTGTTGTTATGGGCTTTAAAGAAGGTGTATCAACATATTTAACAGTTTCACCAACTGTCCAGTATGTTTATGGTGTCGATTTTACTGCAACCTTAAATGGAGAACCATATGAAATTGGGAGCCCAATATATAATGAAGTAGCTGAGATAAGAGATTATACTTTAGTTGTTACTGCTAAAAAACGTCTTAATGGTTTAACTGCTACAACTATAGTTAAATTTACATTAGATTCAGTTCCTCCTGAACCTCCAAAAATTGTCGGTGTATTACCTGAAGTTATTCAAGAATCAGCAAGACCAGATATTGATTCTTATGAGGATAATCCATCTTATAAAGAAGATAATGAATTTGAAGCTAAACTTAACGGTAGATCATTTAAATTAGGTACTCTGTTAAATGATCCTAATAGTTATCAATTATCAGTAACAGCAATTAAGAAGATTAATGGTCTAAGAGCCACTTCATATGTAGTATTTACAATTATTGATAAGATACCAGAACCAATTGGACCGCTAAGAATCAGCTTAGAACCATTAACTGAACAAAACAAAGTAAAGGCAATTGATGGTGAGATGGTAGTTGATCGTGATACAGGACATATTTCAATTTATGATGATGGATATCTAATTAGTAAAACTAAGGAATTAGAGGAATTACTAACATTGTCAGAAAAAAGAGCAGTTGCAATTGATATCTCTCTGCAAAATAATGAACAGAGAATCAATGACCTTAAAATTATGAAAGATGTATTAAGGGAAAAAGTAACTGATCTACAAAAAAGAAATTATGAAATTGAAAATGATGTAAATACAATTAAATCCATCTTATCTTATTTAGACTTTACTGATTTAAGCGTTATCGACCAATTTAAAAATTCATTAGAAGAAATTGGTACTGTTACTAGTGGTATACGAGTTAGAATTGAAGAACTTAGAAATACTACCACTGGAAAGACAGAATTAGCTCTTCAAATAATGGATGGTCTTCAGAACAACTCAAGCCTTATTGGTGAGACAATTTGGTATAAAAATAACACTTGATTGGGTGATAATCAATGGATTGGAGAATTGTAATAAGACCATTGCTTGAGAAAAATATGTTTAATGCTAAAGAAGGAGAAATCATTCTTGATAAGAAGACTGGGCATGTAACAATTAAGCATAATGGTAAGTATAAAAGTAAAACAAAAGAACTTGAGGCTAGGGCAAATGCCCTCCTCAGTTATAAAAATAAGCTTGTTAAAAAGTTTATTGAATTAGCTGAAGAAATTGAAAGATTACTAAACTCTATAGATGTATTAAAAGATGATACTAAAAAAGTTAGAGATAGGGCAGAAGAATTATATGTCAGTTTAACAGAGTTGGATGCAGATGTTGAGAGTTTAATGACATTAATAGATAATTTTTGTAAAGAATTGAAGGATTTTCAATATAAAGAAATTCGTCCTTTTCTTGATCCTATAGTTGATAATCTGAAAGATATTCTTAAACTAAAAGCAACTATAGATGAAATGAAATTCTTGGCTAATGATATAACTAATCAAAAAATAAGTAACAAATCTGGTTTAGATCAAATTGGAGGTGGATATTGATGGCTTATAATGGAAGATTCGCATATCAACCTCTTTCTGAAGAATTTGCAAAAGACTCTCAGCCCGGACAGTTGATAATGAATCGATTTGATGGTCATATATCTGCCAATAAGAATGGTATAATTGTTAGTAAAACTAAAGAAATAGAAGACAAACTTGAAGATATTAATGAATTAAAACATGATGTTGATGAACAAACAGATGTTATTCTTAACTTATTAGAAGATATTGAAACATTCTTAAAAGGGGATTTTGAGGATGCAGTTGAGGCTCAAAATAAAACCTATGAGTTTGGTAAAAAGATACTTTTAAAAATAAAATATCTTGACCAACTAGATAAAGGTACTGCAAAGAAAATTGAAAGAATTAAGAAAATAATTCTTAATTTAGAAAAAGCCAATGACCTTCAAGTTGGTTGGATGGATGATTATGAAGTTGATGCTAAAAAAGCAATAGATGATATAGGTGATTTAGCTTATGTTGATAATGAATTTAATATTATAACATCTCTTTATAATACCTACAAAAAGGAAGGTTAGGATAATATGTCATTAAATATCATAGAGACATATCTAACTCCTAATGGAGAGCCAAGAAAGGGGAACAGACCACTGTTCCTCATTCTTTTTAGTTCTGAAAGATCGGGTTGTTCCATTTATGATTTAGATAGAGAAGATAAATATGAGAATGGAAAGACTATGTTTAGAGGTCATTTTTTTATCTCAAAAGAAGGTGTTATTTTTAGAGGAAGATCTTTAGATACAATTGGCGAATTTGCTCATGATGATCAAACAGGAATGGACTTCAATAGAAATAGTATTGGAATTTGCGTAGAAGGTGATTATACATCCGAATTAATGCCAACTATACAAAAGAATTCAATTGTTTTACTCATACAATACTTAAGAAATAATAATTCTACTCTAAAAACTATATACGCTTTAGATGAGATTCTTACTGATAAAAGCAATCCAGGAATATTCTTTCCATTGAATGAGATTATAGCCAATGTACTTAATGTGTCAATTGAGCCTGTAAGAAAAGCACCTAATGGATTATTGAGATATGCATTTGGTAACAGAACACTATACTTTGATTCAAAAAAGCCTATCACTGGTAATGATGTAACAGAATTACAAACAATGTTAAATCTATTTGGATTCAACTGTGATACTAATGGATATTTTGACAATACTACCATGTTAGCAGTACTTAATTTCCAAAAAAGCTATAATTTAATTCCAGATGGAATAGTTAATGACGAGACTTTTAGTCTTATAAAGAAATTATCATTAAAATTTTTTGAAAATAGAATGACCTTTTCTAGAATATTATACTTTGATAACAATAATCAGTTATATGGAAATGATATTAAGCGATTACAGAATAGATTACAACTTTTAGGTTATGAGTGTAATTCTAATGGTTTTTATGATAGTAGTACTGAATCTGCGGTTAAAAATTTTCAGGAATCACATTCATTAACTGTAGATGGAAAAGTTGGACCAATTACATGGAGTCAAATTACTGACACAAGTTTTACTTTTATAAAAAGGACACTTATGTATACTACTCCTATGTTATTTGGTGATGATGTTCGTTTAGTACAGCAACGTTTAAATGACTTAGGCTATATATTAGAACCTACCGGATGGTTTGATGAGACTACTATGCAAGCAGTTATTAAATTTCAATCATCTAAGGGAATGAAAGCTGATGGGATTATAAATGATTCTACAGCGAAGCAATTATTTAAATAAGCAAAGACTATAAGAAAGTCTTTGCTTATTCTATTATAAAAATTAAATATATATTATTTTTATGATTATAGTTTTAGAAAGGGGAGAAGATTGTTGGCAAAATTTAAAAAATTTTACTTGCGCAGAGAATAGAAAACAGTTATAATAGAGATAGTGTATTTTAGATTTACAAAAAAGAAAATTTTCAAGTGTATTAGAAAGATAAAATAGGGGGAAAACAGAATATGGGGAAGAAACTATCCTTAATCGATTTTAATGAGATTTACAATGAGGAGAATTTAATTACAAGAGCTAATCCAATTGAAAATCATGAATTCTCTGATGATGGTATTTACTCAGAAAGGATATTTGGTAGTTATAATGAAGACGATGATGATAAGGATATAGATACTATTGGATGGATTAATATTGAACCTTATTATATTATCAACCCAATCTTATTTACTATCATCAAAAAATGTATTCCAAGTATTAATAAAATTATTAACTACCAACAGTCTATTGATCAAAACGGTGAGAATATTGATCTAACAGAAGAAATTGGGGAAGATGATTATATCGGGTTAGTAAAGTTTAAGGATAATTTTGATGATCTCCTTGAAAAATACACTGATAAAAAGAAATATCAAAAAGAATATGATTTCTTAATTGAAAATCATGATAAGATTTTTATTAATAAACTACCAGTATTTTCACACAAGCTTAGACCAGCTACATTATTAACTGGGAGTAAAGGAAAAGTATTGGCATTTGATGAGATTAATAATTACTACAACTTTGTTATTGAGTACATAAACCAGATTAATGAGGGTGTAGTATCTGATGACAGCATTGATTTACTATTATTACCATTACTTTATAATATGCAATTCTATGCCAATAATATCCTAACAAGAATTATTAGTGAATACCTTCGAGGTAAAAAAGGATTTCTAAGAAAGAATATTATGGGTTCTAGAATCAATTTTAGTGCCAGAAATGTTATTACACCATTAATTGGTCATCCTATTGATGAAGTTGCTATGCCTTATAAAACGTTCGCAGAACTTTATAAGTTTCAGCTTATCAATCTTATCAGTAAAGTAAAAGGTATAAATTATAATGAAGCACTAAAATTTTGGGAAAAAGGCATACTAGGATTTAATCAAGAGTTATATAACTATATGGAAGAACTAATTACAAAAACTAAAGGTGGTTGTACATTTTTACTTAACCGTAACCCTACTATTAGTATTGGTAGTATTTTATACCTAAAGATTGGTCTTATTAAAAAAGATTATAAAGACTTAACACTGGGAATTAGTAATAACTTATTGTCTGCATTATCAGGCGACTATGACGGTAAGGCGATTGCCGTCTTTAAACCTCTTTAATTGTCTGGGAAGCTAAGTCATTTAAGATATGCCAACCAGCAGCCAAGACTATACATTGCTCTGAAAGAAGCTAATTAGAATGGAACTAATATGGAAAGAAATAATAGGATTTGAAGGTCTATATGAAATAAGTAATACAGGTTTAGTGAAATCACTTAAACGAGAAGTTAGTGGAAAACTAAACAGTATTCGAATAATAGACGAAAAAATTCTTTCCTCCACAAATAATGGAAAAGGTTATCTTGTAGTCACATTATATAGGGATAAAAAACGTTATTACAAAAAAATACACAGATTAGTAGCAGAAGCATTTATTGAGAATTCAGAAAATAAACCAGAAGTAAATCATAAAGATGGTATAAAAACTAATAATTGTGTATCTAATCTAGAATGGTCTACTACAAAAGAAAACTGTAATCACAGACAAAAAACTGGTTTAGGAAATATCAATAATGCTACTAAAGCAAAATATAAACCTATAGCTAAGTTAGATCTAACTACAGGGGAAATAATTAGTACCTATAAAAGTGTAAAAGAGGTTGCTAAAGAATTTGACTGTAAAATAGATGCAATAGCAAGAGTAGCTAGAGGTCAAAGAAATTCCTATAAAGGCTATGGTTTTAAATACATTTAAGTGGAGCAATGTATAGTAAGGTTCAACGACTATCGAAAACACGGATATTCGAGAAATACGGTATCTGGAAGTGAGTAGAGTACAGCCTAAGCTAATGAGGTAGCGAAAGCTTTAAATGGAAAAGGGAGGAACTATTAATTTGGTAATAGAATTAATAGTTAAGATATAGTCTGATTCTAACAGAAATGTTAGCCCAATGGTATGAGAGGTTGCGCTCTTATATAAACTAAATGGACGTATTGAATATCATTCCAGTATTTGATAATAAGATGAAAGAACATTTCTCATTATTATCACCACAGAATTTCTTAGTAGACAGAAATAACGGGCGGTTTAATGGAGATTTTGATCTACAGAAAGATCAAATTTTGGGAATCTTTATTCTAAATAATTAAATAGAAGAAAAATAAATATAAAGGATAATATTATTATCCTTTATATTTATTAAAGGGGATTAAAAATGGATATTAAAATAGTTGAATCAAGACTAAGAAAATATGGTGTTATAGTAACAAAAACATCAAGATATTCTCCTCCATTTAATGAACTTCAGCATAAATGGTTAGTCAATTTATATACTGCAAATAAAAGAAGATGGTGGTTTGGATACACTCTCAGGCATATTAAAGAAGTTAAAACAGACTGGTTCTCACCAAGTTTAGAATCAGATAATATGCTTGTTAGATTTATAAAGGATGAAATTGAATATATTGAATCAACAATATTGAAAGAAGATAAAAGTAAAGCTAAGATTAATAGAATAAAAGAAAATTACAATAAGTGGGATGGTAAAATTGATTAATAAAAAGGATTTAAAGGAAATTAAAACAGATAAAGGTACTTATTATGCTAATGTAATTAGGAAGATATCAGGAGAACAATTTAAATGGAAAATCACTATATACGAAAAAGTAAAAGGTAAAATATTTAGAAAATATAAAGCATTAACAAGTACAGAAACCATTTGGTACTATAACACAAATGACTATTATTTAAAAGATGATAATTATTTAATTCATAAAGTAATAGAATTAATACGTAGTTACGAGAGAAATAAAGTTGAAATTATAGAGGATAATTATTTGAATTGGAATCCAAATAAAATTTAAGAGGTGAAATAAATGGCGTGGGGGATATCACCTAATGCAACAAAAAAAGAAAAACTAAAAGCTGAAATGGCTGATTTTCTAAATGGTTTAAACTCAACAGGGGAAATAAGCTATAGTATATATAGTGAAATGTTTGATTATTCTATGAACTTACTTGATGAGATGTATGAATTAAGTAAGTCAGAAAATAAATAAGAGATACTTGATGATTGTGAGGTAATTCTTTTGAAAAAATTAGTTATTGTGGGATTATTATCAGCCTTATTAGTAGGATGCAATCAAGTAAACACCAATACTACGATAGATAATAAAAAACCATCAACTAACACATATAAAGAATATTCAACTATAGATAATTCAACAATAATTGATAAGGTAAAAATAGAAAGAAAAGGAAAAAATTCAAGAGATACATTTAAGATTATTTTATCTGATTCAGGAGATAATAGAGAATTATATGCAGGAAGTGAAGAGGTTTTTAAATCACTCAAGAAGGGCGACAAAATTAATGTATCTTATGATGAGGAAGATTATATTAGAGAAATAAAATTCTTAAATTAATTAGGAGAAATTATGACAACTAAGACATTAGACATATTAAAATTGTTGCGTTCAAAGTCTATTATTGATATGGATTTCATGATTGCTGAATTGTTGATTAAGGATAATTCAGAAAAGACTAAAAAGAAAATACAATTCATTGCTAGAATAAGAGCGAGATTTAAGGGTTGGGAAAAGAATTACAAAATACCTAATATTAATGGGTTAGGAAGACCACTTACAAAATATGAAATGTTAGAGATTGTTAATGAGGGAATGTATGACTAAAAAAAAAATAAAGGTTGAAATTAATCAACCTTTATTTTTTTTTTCATACTTAAATACCATATTACCACAATCCCATATTCTATAGAAATTTGTGTTATCCATTATTTCAAACTCTGTTAAACCATTATCATATAGCTCAGGAAATTTATTTTTGAGTTCCTGTTTTCTAAAATTAAATCTATGAATTCGTTTAGTACCATCATTTCTATCCACATACCAGTAATTTGGTCGGCTATTATGAGTATATTCAAAATCATTCTTAATATATACATTTCCTTCAGACCATCTAATATCAGCATATGTTATAATGCTATCATATTCATAATTCTTAATAAAATATTTAAATAACTTTCCAAATGCACCTATAGCACGATAGTCCCTATCAGTTGCAAATCTACTAAGTTCATAATCAAATTCTCCTTTATGTTTTGAACCTAGTGCTAATCTTCTTTTAACAAATGTCATAATAGCAATTAATTCATCACCATCTTCTTTTGGAAGCCATAATCCTAATTTAATACTAGCATTATCTTTTCCTTGGATATGATTCCGTTCTAAGAATTCATTTTTAAGAGAACTATCAATTTCCTCAATATAACATTTTCTTGCATATATTTTTTCTTGATTATTTATTCCAAGAATATGAAGAAGTTTGAATTTAACTAACTCATTTTTGTTAACCCATTCATCTTCAAATACATGAATAAGTCTTACTCCATGTTCCTTGCATTTTCTAGTCTTATCGATATGATAATTCTTTCCTTTATGTTTTTCATTGTGCCAATATAAACCGTCATATTCAATGGCTATTTTCAATTCTGGTAAATAAATATCTAACTCTTTACCATTTAATATTGTTCTATTTCTAAGAATTATTTCACCTTTATAATTTTCTGAAATAAAATCTATAATTTCTTTTTCTCCTTTGGATTGTGTGAATATATTAGAGCATTTTGGACATCCTTCACCGTTAAGTCTATTGTTAGGATCTGCCTTCCATTTATTATTACAAATTAAACATTTATGCATAATTGGAACACGTCTACCTTTATATTCTTCTAATGCTATAAGATTTCCGTTAAATATTTCATTTAATCTTTCTTGATAATTTTTATTACTTCTTTTCTTATTATTACAGGAAGGACAATATACCTTATTCTTAGTTACTAATATATTACCTGCAATTGCAGTAAAAATATAATTGCATTTTTTACATTTTAATTTACATTTACCAGATAATTTAGTAAATTCTAAAATTTCATATGGTAAGAAACCATATTTTTCTTTTATTTTTTCTTCAAAGTGTTCAATATCTTTAGTGTTAGCTATATTTGATCTCTTTTGACCACATGTTCTACACATATGATATCTGAGTCCATCTTCTTTTATAGCGCCGTTTTTCATATTTGAACGTTTAATATCAAAGGTATCTTTACAAAAATTACAGGTAACATTGTATTTACCATCCTTAAAAGAATTAATTATGTAAGGATAGTAACCACATATTTTAAATAATTGATCATTTATTTCTTTTACAGTTTCTTCAAATGATTTCTTTTTAAAATTATTAATTAAAAAATTTTTTACTTCTTCATTATAATACTTTTTAACACCCTTAGAAAATGATGACTCTATATTATTTTTTGTCATAAATCTTTCTAGTGTTTTAATTGCCTTTCCTGTTAATTCTGCTAATTCTTTTTTAGAATAAAAGTTTTCCATTTAATAATATTCCCCCATTTTATATTATACAATTATAATATATATTTGTTTAATGGTACTTAATTATTAAATGGAAAACTAAAATAAAATTATCTAAATTTTACTCAATATATTTATCTATATCAAGATTTACAACTTTTAGTGTCATATCGTGAAATGCTTTTAAAGATGCGTTGAGCAAAGAAGTCCCAATACGGTTGGAAATTATTCCAACATTCCTAATACCTAAACGATAGTAGAGTTCTCCCGCACATTTACTACAATATTGTTTATTTAAACAATATAAAGGACTTCTAATCTTGATTATCTTACCAATATAGTTGTTAATATTATCAGAAGTCAATAATACTAGTTTATTATTTTCTACAATATACCTATACATGAACATGTTTGCATTACCTTTATTAAGTTCAATGGTTATCGTCTTTTTCGTATGACAATCAGATCCTTCATCATCCAAAACGATATTTTGGAAGGCAGCACTAAGTTTCTTAGATTCATAACCACCTTCTCTAGTACCAACAGCACGACTGTATGATGCTTGAGTAATAATATCAGAATAATATTGAATCTCTTCAGGAGGTATTCCTTCCATTAAAGAAGCGTCTGAGATATGAACCTGATCTGGATTTGCCAAGTTTTTAATTGCGCCCCTTAAAAGAGTGGTATTCTTATAGTTGTTACCAAAACTTCCACGAGCACCACTAGCATAAATTTGATAGTCAGGAATATCAGATACTCTTCCTTTTGCATCAGCTACTAACTGTTTTTCAATTTTATTAATAGCAATTAAATCACCAGATTCCAATGCTTTTTTATGCTCTTGAATTAATTTCTTTTTCAGAGCATCCGTTTCTTTAGGTATCTCTAATAGATCATAAGTTAGTGACGCATTTAAGAATTTTGCAGTAATAAATCCAAGCCATTGTAATTTGTCAATATAATCTGCAAATTCTTGCACTGTAATTTTATCTTCAATCAAATATTCAGAGAGAGTATTTTCCAATCCACCAATATTACCATCATCAAATGAAATATTTTGGTATCCTACTAATTGAATAATCTTAGGGGATAACATAAATAAATTAAAAATATATCTTCCAACAGTTGTTGTCATACTTTTATCATTATATAATCTACCCTTTGGTAATACAAATATATCATTTGGCTTGAACATAGCTTTTGTATTCTTTTTATTAGCGAAAAGTTTTTCTAGCATTTCTAATGTAATATCTTCCTCAGAAAGAGAAAATAAAAAGTCTTTATCCTTTTCTGAAATAGATATTGGTTTTTGTACTTTTTCCAATTATTTCAACCTCCATATCTCTATATGTCTCTATTCTATTGTTCATAGTAAATGTAAATTTTAAATATATATTATATTAATGATAAAAGTTTTATTAATATGGAGGTTTTTCATTTGGGAAAAGATATGACATTAGTAGCATTGGAGAACTTAGTAAAGGAGTTAAATGATGCAAACATATTTGGTAAGTTAAGACCTATTGTTATTGATGATACCAATAGGGCATTAAAACATGAGGGTAGTAATTATCGATTGGGGAATCAAGAAAAAGATGATTCGTGTTATATTGATATTAGGGAATTAAAAAGAGATATTGAAATACTTATTGGTTTTACTAGTAATCTAGCAGAAGAGTTTGGACAAGAAATGGATTATGTTAATTTTGAAAGAGTAGATGGTGATTGTGATAGTCTAAAGGCGATTGGGAAAGCTCTTGAAGGATTTAGAAATACTACTGTTCCAGCTGTAATCTTTGAGAGAGAAATAAATCAATATTATCCACAAGTTAATTTTAGTTTTGATTTAATTAATGAGTATTATGAAATTTATCTTGAACGTGAAAAACGAATTATTGATGAAATGTTAAAAGAGCAAAGAAGGAAAGAAAAATGTCTATTGAAACTTAAAACACTTGCTAAGGAGAAAGTAAAGTAATAATATTATTATGGAGATGATTTAAAATGGGATTTAAAGTAGTAAGAGACTTTCTATCAGAAAAAAGAAATAGAGAATCAGATGTTTTGGAAAAAGTCACAGATGATTATAAAGGTAAAAACGTAGAAAGAGTACGTGTGTATGATGATGATAAAACTTTATATTATGAAGCATTATGTGATAAAGATTCTCATGAATCAGCTGAAAGGTTTCACGATTGGTCAATGTATGATAGTGGAACAACAGAAAGTAAAATTCTAAATGACAAGAATAATGAATGGGAACCGTTCATTAGTTAATAAATAGTGAAGATAACGATAGATTAAGTTCTATCGTTATCTTCAATTTTATCATATATTTTTTTGAGAATATTAGTTTCACTATATGGCGCATTACTCTCACTTAGTTCTATTAATTTATTAAATTTTTCAATCATATCATCAGTCATAGCAAATGAATATTTTTTATTAAATTCATTTATATCACCATAAACTTGATTTAAATTAACAAATATTTCACCAGCATGAACCAGTTCATGAACTGTTAATGATAATGGTACTAGACCTATTATATTATTATAATGATCATCTAATACTTCCTTTATAATAGTAAAAGAATTAAATTTTTTTCCTAAAAGGATATTTCTACTAATTGAAAGATTAATTATGTCATGTATAGTAAAAGGATAATGGTGAAATTCTAATGACGCATCTTCTGCTGATACATTTCCTAAAACAGCACAATGAGATAAACCTAATTCATTCTTGAGGAAACCAATATAATGGGAATACTCATCACTTGATCTAATTTGACTTTTAATAGATCCAACTAATTTTTTCATTTTAGTATCATCATAGATATCAGTAAAATAAAATTTTTCTTGGAAGTAACCATCCATATTTTTTAATAAAATATTATCATTATTCTGTACACTCTGAATATTTACAATATTATTGACTTTAGCAGGACTATTAATTTTTTTTATCATTTTCACATTTCCTCCATTTCTGAACATAAAGATAAATAATAAGCGAGGTGAACACGATTGGGAAGCAATTATAGTGTCCTCTCACAAGGGGATATAAATGAGATTGAAAGCGTCCTTGAGTTCGCCAATGGTCTCATTCTAAAAGATACTGAATTAGCTGATTCCTTGGAAACTACAAATTCTTATCGTTTGTCTAATGAATTCATAAATATACGTTTAGGTTTATATGATGTAGATGAAGAAACTAAGAAAAAAATAATTGATGGTTATACTGAGTTAAATAGTTACTATAAAGAATTGTATGATAACTGGGGTATAGACTATTTAACTTCTAGAACTGCCAAAGATCTTCATATTTTATTAGCCACAAGACCTACTTTATCAAGAGAAGAAATGAATCTATTTTATGAGTGCTACTATGAAGTACTAAATTATCATAATAAAGTTACCTCTACTAAGGCATTTAAAAACCAAGATATGTATAGAGGATTTATTAAATTGTTCTTAATATTCTCTACCGTCCAGAGATATCTAACTAGAAAGATGGAAAATTTCTTTAATATAGATGTTTATGATATGAGGACTCTTAAAAATGCATTTATTTCAGTTGGTCTTGATTATTTTGAGGATATGCCAATTAACTATCAAAGAAGATTATTAAAAATGATTAATACATTATTATCTCATAAAGGAACTAATCAGGCTATTCTTGAAATTATCAATTTATTTGGTTTTGATAATATAGAGATATATAGATATGTATTGGCAAAGGGTTATAGTACAGATCCAAGAACTGGGAAATTAAACTATAATGATCCTTATCTAATGTTTTTTAAAACACCTGCTGATAAAGAAGTTGATTTTAAAAAAGATATTATTCTAGATTATAATTCAATTGTTTCAAATGATCCTTATTGGCAAGCATCAGAAGATGAAGTAAAGAGTATTCCTTTTAATTTTATTAATTCAAAATATATGAGTGTTGATACTACAATAGATGCTATGAATGAAACAATTGGGTTAGCTTATTTCATGTCAATATTAAATAAGTTTCAATTAGATTATAGTCAAAAAGAAGGTATTGACTTTGGATTTATTAACGGAAGTATTTCTGAAAATATAGTCAAGATATATGATGCTATAGTAGCTCTGCAATCTTTAGTTATTAGAAGTCATGGTTATAGGGATACTATAAGTAAGAATCCAGATGTTATTAATTATATCTATGGCTATCGGGACATAGAAAATAGTATAGATATTAGTAGTATAATGAGTGAAATTAAAGAGATAGCTATTAAAAATGCTTCTAGAATCAATAATTATAAAGAAATTATTGAATTTACTGAGAATTTTAAAATGACAGGTTTTGAGAAAGAAAAATATTCTATCGAAGATTTCTTAGAGGTTTTTAATACAAATGAGAAAATGCGAAAATATCTAGAAGATATGATTATAGAAACTGATAACTATCATATCTATAGAAAACTTCAAGAGATATGGGATATTGAAATGAGGACTAAAATCAGCAATTCTATTTATGGTGATAGTGAAACATTTAGTGATTACATTAAAACAAGAAATTATGATCTATATAAATATATTCAAGTACCAGATACTATTAAAGATAGTGAGAAATTATTAGCTAATTTTTATAAAGATAGAGTATTTGAATTAACTGAATCAATTGGAAACTATATTAGTGATCCGAAAGTAAGAAGATATTTTACAAATAATAATTTTATTGGACTAAGTTCATATATAGAAAAATATCTTTATACAATTATTAGTATTTTTAAATCATACACTATTGATCTTTTATCAGCTAATATTGTATTTTCATTTGATGATAAAACATTTAATACTCTTAAATTATTTGATGATTTTAGTGCAACAACAGATCATAGTTTTGCAAGCACTATCGATCTATTAGATATTTCTAATATCTTAGATACTAATCTTAATATCAAAGTACCATTAAATATAAGAGATGTAATGTGGTGGCAATCTCAATTGTATAAAGATGATTCTAATATGGTTCTCAATGATGATCGAATAGTTCATACAATTCACTCACCAATAGAAGGTATAGGTTATCATGATCAATATAAAATTTCAGATATTCAAATAAATCAACATGATATCTATAAATTATCTGATCGCTTTAATTATGAGTCTAGTTTAAACAATAATGATACTATGTTATTGAAAGAATCAGTAAAAATAACTGTATCTGAAGAGAATCAAGAAGATAAGGTTATTTATGAGGAAGTTTAAAGAATAGTAAACATTTATTTGTAAATATAATAAATTGGAGGTTTCAATAATGACTGAAAAATTGAAATTCAATGATGGGATTAATATTGGAGATAAAACTTCTCAGCCAAGTTCTGGCATGGGATTAAAAGGTAAAGTAAAAGTAATGGATGAATTTGGAAATACAATTTTAGAAAAAGATAATCTAATTGTACTACGTGGAAGAACATATGCTTTGGAGCGTTTATTTGGTAAACCGATTGATGCAGAAGCTTCAGGTTATAAAGTTAACTTAAATAGAAGTATTTGCTTATTTAAAGTAGGTTCAGGTGGCGCTGATATTGAATCTGCACCTTTCCAACCTTTTGCGCCATTGTATAGTGACGAAGATCTAGCAAAGCCAGTTCCATTTGTTGTTCAGGATCCAGCAAAGCATGAAACTCCTGAAAAAGAAAATAATCCTTCTATTATTGAGGAACTTTCAGAAGAACAAAGAAAACGTTATTATCTGCCTGAAGTAAGATCTGATGGAACTACTGAATATTATGGTAAAGTTTTTGAAGTAGAACCTCAATGGGTATTCAGTAAAGAAAATAATGAAGTTTATCAAAAGATTATGCTTAAAATTAATGCAGATGAAACTAGAGGATATCTCATTAATGAACTAGGCTTAGTATTTGCTGAGTATGATGAAGCTAATAATACCTATAAAGATACTGAGCTATTTTCAAGAGTAACTTTTGATTCAGAGTCACTCACATCTCTTACTAAAACAGTATTAATTGAATATCTTATTTATGCATAAAAAAAAAATAATCCTATATCATGTGATATAGGATTATTCTTTCTATTTATTTTTACAATATTCTTCCCATTTAAAATCATCTACATAATGATCTCTTTTTAGACATTCTTCTTCCTCATTAGAATACATAAATGTTTTAATTATGAAGAATATAATAATAAACCCAACTAAACATAGAGCAATAGTTTTTAAATCTTTGATCATCTATTTTACCTCTTATTTACTGCTTATTTTTATTTTGAATCGTAACTTCTAAATCTAGACCATCTAAAATTTTCAATAATGTATTGATATTATAATTATTATCAGCATTAGTTATTCTTACTATTTGAGGATGTTTTAATCCTATATTTTCTTCTAACTGACGTATAGATATTTTTCTTTTTTGTAACTCTTTTTTTATTTTAAAAGAGATATTTAGTTTAGCCGTCATCATACGCTCATCTATACTATTATCTAGCATCTATTAATTCTCCTTAATATTAATTCGAGCTTCATTTAAAACACGAGTAAATTGTTCTCTAACATCTGGATTTTTAAAAAATTTATAAAAGATACTATTAATCATTGGATCAATTTGCTTTGAACCATTTAATAAATCTCTAAAATTTTTACATCTAAATGCATATAGGAAGGTAGTATTGGAAATCCAGAATTTAAATGCATCCCATCCACCAATACCAACTTCTAACATTCTCTGATGATCTCTAGATCCATTAAATACTGTTACACCATTGCTGGATTGCATAGGATTTCCCATTTTATCAGGTACAATAAGGTGATTAGATGCATGCATTAATAATAAGTCACCTAGATAGATTCTTGTTATTCTATCTTCAACTCCCATTATCTTAGTTTCCATAGTATATAAAGTAAAACTATTATTATCAAATTCATCTCTTAATCTTTCAACTGCTTTTATTTTATCATTTGCTGATCCTTCACTTAAATTAAGGATTTGTACCATTTATAGTAACTCCTATTCTATTCTTATTGATTTAATTTCTGGATCTACAATATTGTTATAATCGATTATATAGATGATATTATGATCTTTATCATGGTCTATAACATTTATTGAAACAACATTCCCAATTTGTCTCTCAATATATTCAATTTCCATTGCAACAACATGATCTTCTAGTTTACCCGATTCTCTAATAGCATAGATAGTAACTGTTTCATTATTCTTTAGATCTTCTACTCCTAGCGCACTTAAATAATAATTTAATACTTCTTCAGTCGATTTCCTAAGAGACTCATCTTTAATCATTGCAGTATCATTTTTTGTTTCTATTTTTATCATTACTATACCTCCAAATAGAATAGGATGGATAAGTAAGGAATATTCCTTACTTATCCATTATTATTTCACACTAATTAATTTTGATTCTTCATTTCTTTTTCTTTCAAATAGAATATCAATTGATTCAGGCTCAACATCCAAGGGTTCTTCTTTAAAATAACCTTTAGGATCATTTAGTTTATAAATTGATGCTGTATCAACTACACTTCCAATTGAATAATAACTCAATATCACTACATATTCTTTTAATAGAAATACATTAAGTAAATCAAAAGGATCATTTCTATCTTTTAGATGAGCAAACATTGGAACATCTAATTTAATATTGAACTCTTTTAATGCTTCTAAAAATGATTTTTCAACAGGATTATTTCTATTCTCTTCTCTTATTAAACTTTCAATACTAATTCCTTTATCAAAGAATTCATAATACGGCTCATCAGTATAATCATCGATTACATTAGATATCATTTTATCGATTTTCTTTGAATAGAATTCTTTATCTGCTCTGTACATTATTATATTCCCCCAATATTATCTCTTTAGATTACTTCCTTGTCTTCAATCTTAAATATAGAAATTTCAGCAGTAATTATACTTCCATCTTGTGATACACTAAAATTACAATCAAACTTAGTTCCCAAAATAACATCTCTAAAAATCTCAATAGCATTAACAACATCTGTTATTCTATACTCTCTACCACAAACACTTAATTTAAAATTCTCATTATCTTCTTTATACTTTTTTAATAAATCTTTAAATAGTTGTGATCTCATTTTATTCTCTCCTTATGCACTTCTTTTCCATATTTTATGTTTTAATATTATGTAATTTTAAATATAATTTATTCATTAATACTATTTCTCCTTTCTCTTAGCTAATCCCTATTATTAACATTAATATAATATATATTTGAAATATTACTATAATACGGTATGAAGATAAAATATCTCCAGATAGGAGATATTTTATCTTTTTAATAATAGAAACATTCTTGTTTCTTTTTGACTAGTTTTTCTCTAATTGAAAAACCAATCTTATTATTACTTTCAAACTTTTGAATAATTTCAAAGTTTGTTCCCTCAATGATATTCTCGGCGGTAATTTTTGCACCTAGAAAGGAAAGCCATCTGTCTTCAGCTTCTTCAGCACTTTTTACACCTTCAGTACTGTAAATCCAATTAATTTTATTATCTTCAATATAAAATTTACCTGAAAGATACTCATTTTTAAGTGTCTGATAAAGCTCTTCTAATTTCATGTGAATCCCATCTTTCTAATTTTTATAGTTCTATTTCAGATATCTTCTCCTTTGTGCCCTCCGCAATATACTTACTTATGAGGTTTAAAATTTTTAAATCACCATAAATCATTAGCGTATAAGTCATGTTATACATAGGTTCTTTCGTTATTAAGTTGAGAGTCTTCCAATCCACATTAAAGAGTTCCTCATATATCTCTTTGTTATCTACTAATACTCTGGCTTTCAAGAGTTTTGACATATCTAATTTTTGCTTTAGTGCTTCCTCTATAACTCCTCTTAACTCGGAGTTAATGAGTGGACTAAAATCTAATATGTCAACTTCTGTATTAATATCTGGAAGGAATTGTTTATGCACAATTAGATGCATACTATCATATTGTTCTTTTATAAAATGAGTAGGAAGAAAAAAGTCATATTTCATAGTTCTTCCTTCAATACTTGGCTCATTACTAATTGTGTCTATTATTGGATCGTCTTTAGTTTCCATTATATAATTTGAATGAGACCATAGTTCAAAGGAAAAAGGAAAGTTTACTGTTGTACTATCAGTAATTAAACCATTTTCATTTTTTTCATAAGTAGGTAAATCAGGAATATTTACAAGAATATTAGTTTTATAAGTATATGCATACTGGCTATTACCTGAAGATTGATTGATTTTTTCTGTGATCGCATTATAGGAATTAGCCAAGTAGTATTCCTCTAATTTCTCCCTATCATCTGGTTTAGTTGGATCCAGATTTAATTTTTTCTCTATAATTTTAGTATACATCTTTGGTAATTCTGTTTGTAAACTTACATCATTTAAATAGAAATATCCACCAGTTTCAAATGTTTGTTTTACATAATGTAGTACATCATAAGCATACAATTCAGATGGTAACTTTATTTTAATATTAAAGTTTACCTTAATTCTATCAGGTATTGAGTATATATAAATATCATTTTTATTATCGTATAGTACACCATTATATTTCTTCCTTGGATTCTTAAAGGTAAAATATTGTGTTGTGTGCCAATTTGGTAACAATTCCATAAATCCGGTTTCACCGTTATATTCAGGTGTCATAATTAGAGTAGGTTTTCTTAATTTTGTAATATCTACATTTTCCATTCTTATTTCATTTAAAGCACCACTAATATGAGTATCTTTAAAAAAATCAGGAGGAAACTTTGTAGATAAAAAATATCTAGCATAACCAGTAATATTTCCAATTAAAGAAGAAATAGATGTTGATATTTTACACGCCACTATTCTAGATTCTCTCATTTATAATTCTCCCCATTTAAATAATTTTTAAACATATAATAAAAAAAAATAAGAACAATCTCTATATAAGATTGTTCTTATTTTAAATTCCCCATGAATTATCTACTTAGTCATTATCAGTTGAATATCCTACTGGTTCATAATTGGTAATTTCGTGAAATTCATCATTATCATTACTAAATTTCATTGGTTTTCTAAAATTATATGATTTTTCTGTACCACATTCATTACACATATCTGGATATAAGTCATCTTCACTATTAAGAACTTCATTACATTCAGTACAGTAGGTAAAGTCTTTTCCCCCATTATATAAATTATCATCTTCTCTTTCGTCTTTCCATTCAAATTTATATGATCTAATAGGAAAATTATATAAACCATTAAATCTAAAGATATATAAATCAGTATTGGTCATTCTATAAACACCAATAACCTCTGTTCCTTTTTCAAATACAACAAGACTATTATCATTTCTAGAAACAGAAGTAAAGAATGCAACATCTTCAGTTAGGATTGCCTTTCTACCTTGAATGTCTCTAGAACGTAAATTTCTCATTTTCATTAATTCCTCTGTTTGCACTGTCATTGCCATTTGTTTTCTCTCCCAATTAATTAGTTATTTAAACTAATTCTCTTATTTTTTTATCTTGTTCTTTAGTTTGTAAAGCTCCTGTTTCAATTCTTTGAATAGTTCTTTTAGAGCAACCAAGTATTTCTGCAAATTCTTCTTGAGATAAGTTTTTCTTTTCTCTAATATTTTTTATCTCTTCTGAATGAAGAAGGTTATTTTCATTCCTATACTTAGTATAAGCTTTAATAAAATTCTCATCAATTCTTTTTGGATCAGTAATCTTTTTACCACATACTATGCATTCTAGAAAACGACTAACAATTTTAATTTCATGCCCATAAATATTAAAAGTATCACCTTCAAAAACTTCATTAAAATCTCTCATCTCATAACATTCTGGACAAAATGAATGTTCCATTATTAATCACTCCTTTATTTTATCTTGTTGTTTCCAATACTAACATAGTAATATTAAAAATAAAGAATCCAATAAATAACAATGCAAATATTGAGAATATAGCTTTCTCTAATTTAGTTTTAACAGTAACTAGTCCATAAGTAAATATGAATATGAATAATACACCCATAATCATTCCTAAAGTATCATTAACAGCCATTAACTTTACTCCTTAATAAACTTTGATAGATAGTATTTGCTTTCCTTCCATAACTGCATTATTGATCATTTTTGAAATAGCATCATTATAATCTTTTGCAGATATTTGAGTGTAGAATGTTCCATAATCTTTATACGCAATATGTACTGAATATTCATATTATTCCCCCTTAATTTTTGTTATCTAATTACAAAGAAATAATATATATTTAAAAACTCCTATAATCTTTTAGGATTATAGGAGCAATTTATTATTTTTTGTTGAAATGAAATACTACATTCTCAATGAGAGTTTCAACAGCCTTCTCATCAAGTTCAGATGGCTTAAGACCAACACCTTCAGCAATAGCATGGAAGTTTTCTTTAGCCAACTTTAATTTTTCTTCAGATTGCAACTCTGTACCTTGACTCACTTGCTCTACACCTTTAGCGGCAACTTCAGCCACTTTTTGTAAAACATCAAAAGCATGAGCCGCAGGATGTTGTGAAACACCCTTAGTCACAATAGCCTTTAGTACTCCTAATACAGTTGGAAGAGCATTAGTTACTTCTTGAAGGACTGGAGCTAGTTCTTTATGTCTTTTTAGGAAGACACTAACTCCAAAACCTCCAGCTAATACAACTACTGCTAGAATAACACAATAAATTAAATTCATAAGTTCAGGTGTCATTAATAACCCTCCTTTATTTATTTAATTTATTGTTATAAACTAATTAGAGGATAATGACTCACTTAATCTATTATTTTTACTTTGAATAAAAAATTCAATTCCAAAATAACTATCTAAGTAGTTCTTCATTTTTTCCATACTAGATTCTATCTCTTTCTCTAGTTTTTGGATATAAATATTTAACTGTGGCTCTTTAATAAAGTTATTCGCCTTTGTAATATAAATTTCATTGGCAATAATTTGCTCATTTATTTTATTCTTAGATTCTTGATTGATTTCTCTTGATTTTTTTGTGATCTTAATACTCTTATCCAGTCGTTTTAAATTATGATTTAGTCTAATATTTAATACTTCTTTTGATTCTATCTTCTGTCTAATAATACTAGATATGAATTCCAAAGTTGATTTCATTGAAACATTCTCAATAATTCTAGAATCAAAATCAATCTCAATTCTCTGTGAAGATAAAATTTCCAATATATTAATATCAAAAAATTCTTCATCAACATCTTTTGTTATTTTATCAAATAAATTTAGACTTACATTAACTACATTAGTTTCAGTATTTTCATGGAAACCTGTTAAAGTTTTATTATCAAAAATACTTTCTAAAATCTTCTTAATCTCATTATTATACTTTGTAGCCAATAATTGTTCAACATCTCGTAAAAATGATTTAGAAGAATTTATTTCCTTGTAGATTTCTTTAATTTCATTAATATTGTCTGAGAGACTTACTATATTACTTCTTGCATTATTGATATTATCATGTAGATTTCCGATTCTCTGTTTAACCGTTAACATTGTCATTTATACTCCTCACTCCATAATTTAATAAGTAAACTAGATTATCTAATATCTAGTTTACTTATTTTAGTTTTTAATTTGAAAATTAATATTGTTTTTGAATATTTTCTATTAAATCAAACATTAATTTTTCAGCTTTTTTAAAACTACCTTTCCATATAGTAATAGATTCACTACATGACATACCATGATTAATTTTAAAAGTTAATGATCTCTTATTTTCTTTTATAGATCTTTGAATCAGTTTTAACATTCTATAAGTACATTCAAGAGTTAGAGGTGCATGATACTGATAACTATTAGAAAATGGTTTCTTACTTATAAAATTAAAACCATCAATCCTTTTAACTCCATCTTCCCAAATATTACGACAATGTAACTCTACATCTGATTTAATAAAATATCTAATCTTTTTTAACATCTATATTTTTCTCCCTATTTTTTAGCAGGATCATTTTTCCCATTGAATTAAATATAAATAGAAACGGTAACATACATAATATTATAAATATATCAAATAAGATTATTAAGAAGTTAAACATTATAGACCTCCTAAATAGGCAGTAAAAACCCTTCTAGACTTTACTCCCCCTGCAAGACTCGAACTTGCAACCATCTCAGTAACAGTGAGATGCTCTACCATTGAGCTAAAGGGGAATAAAATCTAGAAGAGTAAAATTTATTCCATATTTATATGTTAAATGTAAGATTATTTTTATAAAAAATGATGAAATTAAAATTTTAATATTTCATCAATTAAAGAACGAATAATAGTCTTGTCTCTATTTAATTTTGGATGGGACAGATGGTTATCTAACTCATCTAAATCTGCTTTAAGAATATTAAATTGACCAAGATTCATAGATCTTTTTAAATGTGTAAGATATTCAATACTCTTAATCCACTTACTTTTAAACGGAGAAGAGAATTCTTCTTGTAGTTCATAATTTTTATTATAATCTAAGAGTTCTTCAATAGCTAAATTTTTATAAATATTAATAGCTCTTTCTATTTCAGCTTTTAAATGTGTATGTAATGCATCAATTTCTTTTTCATACTTTTTTAGAAGCAAAGCTTCAAGTACTATATTCATTTAAATCATTCCTTTCAATAATTTACCCCTTCTAAATCTTATTAGTTAAATCAATGGCGAACAGAATTGATTAGACCAATAAAAATTAGAAGGAGTATCGGATTGGATGTAATAGAAAGATCGTTATCATCTAACTATTAATAGGGAATAGAAACGTTTGATGGTTATATTTTCTTAAATATAAAAAAGTGTTTTCCGCCAATGAAAAGCTAATTTTATATTTTAGATTTGGTGACTGTTGTTGGAATTGCACCAACATTAACAACTAGAACAGTCACATTGTCACCAAGAGGATCGGTAAACCTCTCAGTGACTAATGCGGAGGTGAAACAAAAACCAATGACAAAGATCATCCCATAAAGAGTTTACCTATAGAGGTATGCACAGAGTACTAAATGGAGAAATCACATTGCGAACAGTTGAGTAAGAAGGAGACCTCTCACTATCTCCTTCCGTGTGAACATCGTGAAAGGATGCTACTCTCACACGTATTAAATTGTTTGAAATGCAGGGTAATTTTTAAAATAAAAAAGAGAAATAAATTTTTTAAAACTTAATATTTATGCAAGAAGTTCATCTTCTACTTCAATCTTATTAGGATTTTCAATATCTTTAATATTAAGTTTTAATAGACTCTTGTCTAGGATATCACCATTAATACTTCCTTCTCTATCTTCTTTCTGACTAAGTTGTTCTAAATTACCTAATAATACTTGGAAATTTTCAGTATTGGCTGACTCATACTTATTAATAAACTTAGTATAGTTACCAAACACATAGTTAAGGTTTACAAAAATCTTTCCAGAGTGTACTAGCTCATGAACAGTTTTTGTAAGTGGAACTAACCCTATATAATTCTGATAATGTAATTCCATGACTTCTTCAGCAATATCAAATGGATTAATTCTTTTTTCTCCATTAACAAGAATATGTTCATCTAGTACTATGCTTACAATATCAAAAAGAGTAAAAGGGTAGTGATGGAATTCTAAACCAACTTTTTTAATTTCCTTTGTATCTACCATTGGAAGGAAAGTACATTTTGTCAAATCTAGTTCATTTTTTAAAAAGCCAATATAAGTTTTATATTCAAATGAACGTCTAATTATCTTTTCAATTCGTTTGATAAATTTTAGTCTTTCCTTCTCATTAGAAGTAATTTCAAAATTAAAAAAGTCTGCACGATCATCAATAGAATCAATTACAACTTCATAAGACTCATCTTCATTTATAAGACTTGGATTATTCATCTTTGGTACTAACATTTTTTCTCACCATCCTTATAGTATTATGAAATATTATATTGTTTATTTTAATTATTATTAATAACATATACATGTTTCAAATATATATTATTATAATGAATACATATTTTTTAGGAGGAGATTCATATGAAAAAGATTTATATTTTCTCAGATGCCGCTTCATTTCATAATGGTAAACCAGATGCTCTTGGTACATGTGCAACATTATTTGTAAATGAAGAATTTCAATTAATAGGTAAACGATTAAAAGCTTTTGATAAATCAACAAATAATTATAATGAATTAATGGGTGTAATTTTAGGGTTAAAAGAAATGAAAGATTTTGTTGAAAAGAATCCTAATGAAATAGGAGTCATTGAAATTATATCAGATTCAGAATATACTATACTAGGGGCAAGAGATAGATTAAATAAATGGATTAAAAATGGATGGAGAAATTCTTCTGGGGAAATAAAAAATCTAGATTTATGGAAATTATTAAATGAATATAAAATTTATTTTGCTAGGAAACGTATCATATTGCAGTTTAATTGGTTAAGAGGTCACAAAGGAAAGAACATTACATTAAAAGATGATCCATATACTTACTACCAAGAAATGGCAGATAGTCTTGCTGTTGAATATAAAGAACGTGCTTTAAAAATAAGAAATGGAGAATAAGAAGGACATTGAGTCCTTCTTTTTTTTTATAGGAGGAATATCAATGGAACTATTAATTGCTTTAATTGTACTGTTAAACCTTTTTGTTATTCTTTTTTTCGCTAAATTTATGATTAAGATTGTAGGTACTTTAGATAAAAGTAAGGGATTAAATTCTATTAATGGGAACATAGAAAAAAAATTAGCTAATAAAGATTTTGAGTCAGATACTAAATATCTAATGTTTTTAGTAGATTATTTTTGTAACAAATCTAGAGATTTAAAATTAATCCCATATCAAAGAAGATCTACTAGTCTATCTTTATTAAATGATGATATTCTTATAAAAATAACTGCTGAGACTACTCATAGTGTAATGCAACAACTATCAGAACCTTATAAAGAAAGTTTAAGTGTCTATATTCGGGATTTAACTGATTTTGTTACTGTTTTGGTATATAATCGAATTGCTGAGATTACAGTGGAACTTAATAGAACAACTATAAAAAAAGTAAAATAATATAACGATTAAAACAGTAGAGTTTCAGTCTACTGTTTTAATCATTTTAATAGAATATTTATCACCCTAAGTAAGAAATTAAGGTTGTTATTGATTAGAACATATTTTTTTAAATCTTCTGTTATTTCGTCCAAGTAATACATATGATTTAAAATACCATATAAATATTTACCATAAATTAAATCTAGATAGTACTGATAAGGTAATTCTCTGGTTACGAAATTATATTTAAGTTGTATTAATTTCTCAAATAGTGCATTTTCTTCATTATGTGTATCTAGGAAAAGAAGTTCTTCTAAATCTTTAAATAAGTAATCTTTATGGAATTCCTTTATTTCCTTACTATAACCCTTAATATCTAGAGTTCTATCTGATTTATAATAAAACTCTTTATTATCAATATTAATATAACTAATATACCTATTCTTTTCTTGGAATTTATAATATTCGTTTAATTCTAAATTGGTTAACTTTTTATTAATGATAAAAACTGCATCTTTTTTAATTGATAAGATATCATCATCATCAATATTATTCTTCTCAAATAACTCTTTCCTAATTAAAACAAACTCATTGATCAATGCTTCACTAATATCAGGATTCTTTTTTAAGAACAAGCCAACTGTTTTATTCTTTTTTAATTTTTCCATTGAATTTAAATGTCGATATTCTTCTTCCGTAATAACATTATTTTTCCGTAGAATATTGACGCCAGCATTGGTCATATCATATTCTCTTATAATATTATTCTTGAGATAACTAATTCTTTTATTTAGATAATTATGTTTTTGGTATAAATTGTTTGTCATAATTCAACCTCCCCCTATGACAAACTAAATCGATTATAGGAATAAACCTATAATCGATTGTTTATGTTTAAATAAACTTTTTATTCTCTAAGTATTGATAAACATCTTCCGCAGTAATATAATTATAGGGTGGAATATTGACTAACCAATCATTAATAATTGGTTTTAATTCTTTTCTTTCATTTGCGACATATTCTTTAGTTCTTTCATCTCTCTCTTTTGGTTGCTCCGAATCAATTCCCAAATAAAATACCTCTACATTATCAGTGTTATTAGAAAGGTATTCTCTCAAACTCTCAATTCCTTTTTTATTAGCAATAATAATACCGATTTTATTTTCTTCAAAGCTTGGAACTGTCCCGTAATGGTATCCATTAATTTCAGTTTTAGCAATTAATGCATGTTCAATTACATCATAATGAGACTTACTAATAAAGTGATAAGTATTCTCATCTGGTGTTCTCTTCTCCCTAGTAGTATATTGTGGAAGCTGTTGAAATAATTCTGGATAAGTACCAATTAATAAATCAGTGATATAATTCTTTCCACAGCCTGATGGTCCAGCAATAACTAATAATCTCTTTTTCATTATGTTAACCTCCTGAGTATAAGTCAATCTTTTGTTACTAATTTACTAAAAATTTTAGATAATTAGTGACAGATGTATTGGAAATTAACAAAGATAAAATAAGTATATCCGCTATACTTATTTTAATGGAGGTTTAAGTAATATCAAGTATGAACTGTTGTCCATACTTGATATTTTATGTTATTCAGCAAATAATTTTTTAATTTGTTTTTTCTCAATATCAGGAATTTCTTTTTCAGAGAAACCTTCCAAGATTTTATCAATAGCCATTGATAAAGTTTCTTTCTCAAATTCTTTAAAAATTTTCAAATTATCATATTTCTTTTCATTTCCACTTAAGATGCTAATAATTGTATTAAGTTTAATAGTTGCGATAGCTTGCATATATTCTCTTAGGTCTAATCCAGTTTCAACTGTTGATCTAACATTATACATTTGATTAGAATTAATTCCAACTGTAAATTGTACAATATCACCTTCTAATTGAGGTTGTTCACTTTCTCCAACTTCCTCTTTTTCTACTACTTCTTCTTGATTTTCTAAAACTTTTTCTTCACTCATTTTCTTAAACCTCCATCAATTATATAATATATATTTGTTATAATATTTTAATTTTACTTAAAAAATATAAAAAAAAATAACTCCCTAAAGGGAGCTATTTATTTGTTTTTTTAAATTGATAAGTAGTTTAAAGTCTATTATATTATTGATTACTTTATTAATTCTTTCGCTATCTATTATTAAAATTTTATTAGAAAATTCTTTTTTAATAATATTAATAGTTTCTTTATCGATAGATGGGAAAATAAAGTTTCCAAAACTACTTTTCATGTTAATATATTCATCTTTTCCAGTCGTAGACTTTAAGCTACCAAATATTAATTCATAACGACTCTCTTCATTAGAGAAATTGCATATACGATTAAATTCTTCCTGTTTAATTCCGTCTAAGATGACTTTTAACTCTTCATTACTTATATAATTATTTCTATTAGAAAAAATCTGTTTAGTGACTTTTTCAATGAGTTTTATTCCATTCTTTTTAACCCTTGAACTGTCGATCATTGTATAGCTAGGTATTTCTATATCTAATTTTTTGTCATTCAATGGAATATTAAATAGCTCATATTTAGATAGATCAAATATATTATTCTGTTCTTTTATAACTGATGGAATATAAATAAAACCATCTTTTACTTCATGACGAATTAAAACATTAGTAGCTCTTTCAACAATTACAGTCATAGGTAGTATACGAGCAAAATCAAAAATTGACTCATTTTCTTTGAAATGATATTCAATTTTTTCTTTATAACCTGTATGTTTTACATATAAAATATCAGTTAAAAATACATTTCCTCTAAACATTTTTATTCCTCCAATATTATTTTGAAATAGGTAATATACTATTAAACTGTGTAGAAGTAGCACCTTTTACTTCAAGAAATATAGTATCAATAATATCCCTAAACTCAAGACGATTATTATTTTTAGAAATGGTAGTTAGAAATGAACCTAGCATAATTTCTAGGCTCATTTCTGTTAATCTATAATTCAATTTTCTTTCTGTAAATAAAATTAACCGTTTAATATCATTAAATAACTCCCTATTTTCTTTTCTTAGATCTCTCATTTCAATATGAACGACTATCTCACTTACTTTCTCATTAAAAGAATATAATTCACATGATAATACTCCTTGAATTGCTGTTTGTTTAGGATTTTTATTAACTTGAAATCTATTTATAGTATAACTACTTGGATCTTTTATATTCTTATTTGTAGATAACAGCTTATACATTACAACTTCCAATTCATTAATAAAAGGCAAAGTAATATAAGAATAGTCTCCTTTATTAATGACTTTAAAATAGTTATTATTGATTATCTCTTGAATAAACACTAATCCATTATCGTTATCTAATTTAGATATATTTTCAATACCTAAATAATCTATTACATCAATAAATTTTTTAAAATAATTCATACTTATATCATTAATATTTGAAAGGCTGACTTCCATAACTATGTATTGATTCTTGATGATTTTTAGTACATTATAAATCTTATTATTTTCTTTAGACTTTATTTGGAATAAAGAATGATGCATTGTTATTATTCTCCTTTTATATTATACAGAGGTAGTATATATTTATTTTCATATTTGTCATTTTGTACTTTCATATAAAGACATTCAAGCATTTCAGCATTTCGATCACTAATTTTCATATTGCGTATAATGTTATCATTAGAAATTTGAAATCTCACAAAGTTCACTGGGAAATCAACATTATTTCTTGCATAATCAATAACTCTATTAATATAATTAAATAATTTTCTATTTTTATCTCTAATATAATTAAAATCTAATGTAAAATCTTCTAGGAGGTCGATAATTTTCCTTTGTCCATCAATATAAATGTAAATATATACACTCATCTCAAGTATTCTTGTTTTTGGTTTAATAAGAATTTCATTAATAGCTAATTTAAGTCTACTTGGATCTTCTTCTATGGTTTTCCCAATATGTACTTGTCCTTCCCAATAATGATACATAGGTAATTTTACTAGCTTATCCATAATAAGCATTTTTGATACATCAATAATGTCTCGTATCTCAGGAAAAGTACAATAATTCTCTTCATCATAATTAAATTCCTCAATAATACCATCTCTAATTAATTCAATCTGTATAATTTCCCAAATATCACTAGTATCTTTAAAATGTGTATGTGCCTGTAATACATCAAATCCAACAATTTCAGCTACATCTATAAATTTCTTATAAACCTCAAATACTTGTTGATCATTCGAAACATCTTGGTAGAAATACTTTCCTTCAGTAGATGAAATAGTAGTACCCCTATCTTTATTATAATTCCCCAGTATAATTCTCATAATAATTGAACCTCCTAGTTCTCCTATTTATTCAATTATATAATATATATTTCTTTTAATATTTTAATACGGTTATTAAAAATAATAAATTTAATAAAGATAACTAATTCTATTAAGAAAAAGTTATCTTTATTTTTTAACTTACCCTATTAATTTATTATTTCTTTATTCTTTAAATTTTAAAAGATAATCAAAAAATTCATCATATTCTTTATCATGAATTTTAATATAATTAAAATTACTTTTTAATACTGCTTTATCCTTTGCTTTTTCTTGTTCTATATCTCTAGCTCTATAATGTTTATTATCAAAAGCTTTTATCTCTATGATGGTATTAATTGATGTAATATAAAAATCTGGCATATAAAAGTGTTTTTTACCATTAAATTCATAGTAAAAAACTTGTGGGGCAGGACTAATAACATCACTTGGTTCAAAATGTAAAAATACATCTAAAAATTCTAAAAAATCTTTTTCATAAGTACCAGTATATTTAGTCTTACCTTTTTTATTTGTCCAAGTATATTCACCAGATATCTTTCTAGAATCAAGCATCTTCTTTTGCATTTCTGGTTCATCAAGTAAAGTAGTCTTACCATACTTACCCATCATACGTTTTTTAAACATTTCTCTATATTTCTCTCTACAATTAGTCTCTTTACGATCACAAATTCTCTCATATCTATTGGTACTTTCATTCCATTTAGTAGACTTTCTACATATAATACATTTTCCACCAGTTTTATTATATTTAAAATTAAAATATACCTGTGCTGGAGAAAGACCATTCAACTGTTCTTTATGTTTATTTTCTAAATGATTACAAAGAAAAGATTTGTCTTTATACTTATTAGAACAAAATGGACATTTTTCTATTTTCATTATTTTTCACCGTCTTTTCCATTATTATGTCTTATAAAATATTGTTTATTATTTTTTATAATTTGGAGAATTGTTAACATTTCAATATTACCTGAAATAATGGAGGAGGTCTTAGAACTATAGTGGCTGATGATATATTTAAGAGTGAACTCCTTTTGGAAAAGAGTATATATAACACTAATGCTGAGAGGAAAGATTTAGAAGCATTAGCACAGACTATTCAAAATTTAATGATAATTGAACAAGGTACATATCCTAATCAACCAGAATTAGGCGTAGGTATCGAAAATTATCAATTTGAATTTATTGATGATCAATTAAAACAAGAATTAAAAGAAAAAGTTGATAATCAAATAAGTAAATTTATACCAACCAATATAGGAATACAATTTGATTTGGATACAGTAGATAATGATAGAGGATCTAAAATACTTGTTTTTACCTTTATTGTTTCAAGAGATATTCAGACTACTAATGATCCTGATCAAATTACTATTATATTTGGTAGGCAAAGTAATAAAAAAGTTATATCTAAAATTATTTTATAACGGAGGACAAAATAATGAGTAAAAGACAAGAAGTTATGAAAAAACTTTCTGAAAAAGAGATTAAAGATTTTGGTTTAAAAAGTGAAGAAGAAATTGAAGATCTACATGAAGAATTAGGTATTATTGAAGATGAGGAAGAAAATATTGAAGAAGAAATTGTAGAAGAAAAACCTAAAAAGAAAGCTGTTTCAAAAAAGAAAACATCAACACAAACCAAAAAGAAAAGTAATAAAAAGAAAACATCAGATAATTCGGATATAAGAGATATCCTTAGTGGTATTACTATTGATGTATCAAATATTGAATTTTCTGAAAAGAGTCCATTAGAAAGTACATCTGATATTGATTTTATTCTAAATGGAAAACCTACTTTCCAAGTTGTTGCTAACCAATCGGCGTATATCGCACATATGGAATCAATTAGAATGGCTGATATTAATTCTATTGTAAATTCTACTATGTCTCCATCTGCTTCTAGACAAAAGCTTTACAAGATTGTATATAGTAAAATTAATGCAACATCTTTAGGAAAAATTAGTTATAAAGATTGGTTAAGAATTACTTCATTCTATGATTTTAATACCTTACTCTATGGCATTTATTGTCAAACTTATCCAACTGATAGTACTTTTGAAATTAGTTGTGGTCATTGCCAAGGAACAAATACTGTTATCGTTAATAATGAAACACTAGTTGACGTAAAAGATGAAGAAACTTTTGCTAAGTTACATGAGATTATTGGGAATGTTAGTAATGTAGATGAGTTGCTAGAAAAATCACTTGTTAATAAATTTAACCGTATTGTATTACCACATGATAAGATTTTGTTGGATGTTCAAACACCTTCATTGTATGATCATTTAGAATTGATCGGCTCAGTAAATCCAGAGATGCTACAAGAAAATGAGCAAATCTTAACAACAATGATGTTTATTAAGAATCTTTATGTAATCGACATTCAACAACTTAAAGCTAATAATAAAGTAAAATATGTAAAAATTGATGATAAAGAGTCAATCTTCCAAATTATTAAGAATTTAGAAGTGGAAGATGTTAAAGCATTAGCACAAGCAATTTCTGATCGTTCAGAAAAATATGCTATTGATTATAAAATTAAAACTCATAAATGTAGTAATTGCGGAGAACAGTTAGGAGATATCGAGATCGATATGGAAGAAATGCTTTTTCATCGTCTTCTTCAGGAGGATTAAAAGGTGGTCTTAAACGAAAGACTGAACTGGATGCTAAATACCAGTTATACCTTTTGGACTTATTTGATGGTAAAATAAGTATCAGCGAAATGATCAATATGGATCTATCAATGCTAATCAGTCTGGAGAAGGAAAAAGCAAAACAAGTTGAAAAAGAAGCTAAAAAAATAATGAAGGCTCAACAAGATTCAAAAGAAAAACCTAAAACTATTACTAATAAGAAATAGTAAGTATGTTCTTCTTTTACTCTCATGAGGGGAAAGAAAGGTAGAGGGAAAGATGAACAATGAAAATTATATCATCTATGGTGAATTAACTAAAACAGATAATGAAGAGTATAAATCAGAAAATTTTTTTAAAGGTTTAGAATATAGAGAAAATGCTTTAAAAATTATTGAAATACTAAGCAATATAGAATTTTATAAAATTGTAAGAGGTTTTCTATGCGAGAACCTCTCTGATGATAACGCAATTAATACCTTTAAAAATTGTCATATTAAATTATTATCAGATAAAAATAAAGAAAAAGCCATAGAAGTTATTAATAATCATAAATATGTAGATGAAGTAAAAGTTTTATCAGAAAATGAAATTGTATTTTTAATAAAATAGTTTTCTATGTTCCAAAAGAGAGAAATCAGGAGGAAATTAATATGTCAGTTAAATCAAATGTAGCAGATCAAAGTAAGACAAAAGAAGTAATAACAGAAACCTTAAATACGCTCACAACTATTCTTTCTAATAGTCTTGGACCATATGGTTCAACTTCTATTATACAAGATAAATTAACTGTAAATCATGCTATTACAAAAGATGGTTATAGTATTTTAAATAAAATTAAGTTTGATAATGAAATTGCTTCAACAATTTTAGATATTGTAAAGAAAATTAGTAGAAGCTTAGTACGTGAAGTTGGTGATGGTTCAACTTCTGCTATTGTAGTATCAAATTCTCTCTTTAAAGAGTTAGACTCATTGATCACTGAATTTAAAGTACCTCGTAAAGATATTATTGATACACTGGCTAAATTCGAAGAAGTATTAGTAGAATTTATTAAAAATGAAGCAACAGAAATTACAGAAGAAAATTTTAATATTATTAAAGAGATTGCTACAGTATCTAATAATAATGATGAAAAAGCAGGTCAAATTATTTATGATATTTATAAAGAGATTGGTGCTAATGGATTTATTAATTTAGAATTATCTGATGATATAGTAGATAGTTATACTGTAACTAAAGGAATTGAATTAAATAGAGGCTACATTACCAATGATTTTGCCAATCAAGTGGATAAAGTAACTACTGAACTTAAAGATGCTTTAGTATTTATGTCTAATCAAACATTAGATGAGAGTGACTCAGATTTAATTGGTAGCTTAATGGGTGATGTCATGCTTGGGAGAAAAAAACCATTAGTTATCATTTCTAAAGGTTATTCTTCAGAAATAGTCAACATGTTAAGAATTAATCACCGAAGAGATGAATTAAAAGATTTAGTGGCAATTGATTATGCACTTGCTACTGATCACCATCGTGAATCATTTGAAGATCTTGCTATATATTTAGGTGCTACTATTTATGATAAATTTGAGATGGGACAATTAGATGCATTTGATATTGATAAACTAGGAAAATGTAATAAAGTAACAGTCAATGAAAATACATCAAAGCTTATTGAAGGTCAAGGGGATCCTGAAGCCATCAAAGAAAGAATTGAATATCTAAATACAAGATTAGAAGAAATTAATAAACGTGAAAAATATATCGACACTACAGAAGATGAATATAGAATTAAAAAGAGAATTGCAGATTTAAATTGTTCTATTGCTAATCTTTTTATTGGAGGAAGTACAGAGTTAGAAAAAGAAACTCGTAAATTTCTCATGGAAGATGCAGTTTTTGCATGTCGTTCGGCTTTACGTAATGGTTATATCTCTGGTGGAAATTTAATTATTCCTAGAATTATTGATAAGAATTTAGATGTTATTATTGAAAAAATTATTTCTGATAAATCCCTATTTAGATATTTTAATGATGATGAGAAATATAATTTTATCAAAGAATTTAGCATTAAGATCAAACAAGCATTCAGAAATTCTTTTGAGACTGTTTTAATGAATAAGTTTGAAGATAATGAAAATCTAATTGATGATATTATTTCAGAGTGTATTGTTAATGATAAAATTTACAATCTCAAGACTGATGAATTTGAAGATATTAGTAATACTAAAATTATTAACTCAACACAAACTGATATTGAAATAATGAAAGCTACTTTTAGTATCATTGGACTTTTAGTTACTAGTAATCAATTCGTTTCCGTTCAGTATCAGCAATAATCTTAAAATGATTAGACATTATAAAACATTTATAATGTCTAATCAATATATTTTCTAAAGGAGGAAATATAGTGGCAATTGTAACAATGAATCAATTATTACAAAATCCTTCTGGTAAATATTCAGCTTACTTTGCAAGAAGGGATATTACTATTCAAAACCTAAAAGATAGATTTTATGAAATGATGAAGCAACATAAAGATTTTAAATTAGAAATAATGAAAGATAAAGATATTTATTATTTTTATTTTAAAATACCATCAGAAACATATGAAAAATTATTTTATGATGTTGTATTACAATTTTCTCCAATAAACGATCAAGCTAACTCAGATTTTACATTCAATAACTATAGTGTAAGATTATTTAGCAATGCACCTAATTTTTTATTTACGTATGCCTATGTATATAATCAAGATGGAATTCTGATTGATTTCCTTAAGAAAAAAATATCTAATAAAGCTTTAAATGAACCTCCTAATACACGAAATCCCATTCAATCTTATGGATTTGAAAAAAGTGTTTACTTTGCACTACTATATATTAAACACAGAAGATTTAATGTTAAATCTGTTATTAGTACTACTAGTATTAAAAAATTCTCTAAGACTCTTTTATTAAAGGCAGTTGATTCAACTGACGAAAAATTAAAGCAATATAATAGGGTTAAGAACAATGAGATGACTAAGAAGAAATCTCAAAAAAGAGTTGCAAAGAAAGAGAAAAATAGTTATAATGGAGAAGTGAGAAAAACTTTGAAGGAAGACTCTCAGAAATCTAATAGTCGTCCTACAACTAGAAAGTCTCTTAAGAAAAATCCTCAAGAAAGAAACAAACGTCCTAACATGAAAAGAGACATGAAGAAAAATATGAGTGTTAGAAAGAAGAAAAAGTAATATAACACTTTAAATATATATTATAAAAAAGATTCTCACATCATGAAATAATATAGGAGGTATGGACATTTTGGAGAATTATGTAAGCTTTGATGAACAAGCAAGAGACATTAATATTGCGTTTGATAAATTATTTGGGAGGGATGACATCTCTCACATGAATAATTTCTCAATTAATAAGAGATCATACTATAACTGTTTAGACCAGATTAGTGATGATCTAAATTTAGTACTTAATAAATATAATGACTTAGCATATTCATTATTAGAAATTCGGTATAATATGGCTACAAAAGAAAATTATACTCATATGGAATTCTATAGTGACATTGAAAGATTATTTATTAAGAATGAGAAATTATTAAATGTCATCTCAGATATTGTAGAAGAAGAATATGATCTTGATCTCAACCAAGCAAGTAAAGGAAAGAAAATTAATATTGAACTTCAGGTAACAGATAACCTTAATAAGATTTATCTTAAGAGTTCAGTATTGATGAGAATTTTAATACCAATACTCTGTGACTTTAATTGTGATGATGATATTAACGAAGTTTTGGTTTATGATATTTTTAAAGAAGTCATTAAAAGTTTTGATGATGGTAAAAAGAATGCACTCAATAAATTATATAAGATTATCTACAGTCGAGTATTTGAAACTAAATATTCAGATGTAGTTATTTGGACTTACTTAAAGAATATGTCTACTGACTTAATGATCATTGTAAAAGATTATTTTAAAGTAATTATTAAGAAAATCTTCCCTAAATTAAAACATAATAGTTCTGTTATATCATATCTTGATGTAGTTATTAAACAAAAACTAAAATACTTATTTACATTTAAATATCCAATTAGTTATAAACCTCTTAAAGCAGAAACAACTGATGATGAGGAGCTATCAGAACAAGAACGTATGGAAATTAACTTGCTTAGAAATGACCAAGGTAATTCCATAATTAACGAATGTAGTATTAAACAGGAAATTGCAAAAATTAAAAAGAAATATAATGTAACTGATGAAGTAATGAAAGAATTTATTAATGGAAGAGAATTAAACTCCATTCAGATTTATTTAGTTAAGATTTATTATTCTAATAAGTTTAAAGTAAATTCTAATAAAAATGATATCTTTTATTTATTATATGGAATGACGAGAGAACTTGGGGAAATGAATTTTAGTATTATTCCAGAGATTTTAAGTTGTGCTATTGCACCAAATGTTAGAAAAATGAATAATCGTAAAAAGCTTGTTGATAAAATTATTCATTCTGATAAATATTCTTATCTTCTTAAGAGTTATCTTCCTATTAAAAATATCTTGGACAAAAATAATGTTATCCTTCAGTTAATGACAATTAAAAATGCTAAGTTTATGAATAAGGAAAATAAAGAAGTAGATTTTTCTACAGATCATTTAGCAGAAGAAGTTCTTGATATGTTATTGTGTATCTAATAAAAAGGACAATACCAACTAAAGGTATTGTCCTTTTAAATTTTTTATTTTGAAGATCTTTTAAAGAGATAATTTAACAGTTTTTTAGTACTAAACTATGGGAGAAGGATTTGATGAACAATAACCTCTTGTATTCACATCTAAAATCTAAACTACGTGTTTGTGGCTTATCAGGAAAAAAAGATGAGATTTTTATTAGGTGTATTTTCTGTGGAGACAGTACTAAAGATCCAAATAGTGCTCACTTTTACATAATGAATAGAGCGCCATATAAATATTACTGTCAGAAGTGTCATTCTAGTGGAATTATAACATCAAATTTCCTAAGCAGACTTAAAATTGCTGATTATAATTTAATAAGCCACATTAATGAGGCTAATATATCTTATAAAAAGAAATTATCATATAAATATGGTAGTGAAATTAATTATTTTAATAATGATAAGATAATAAATTTCTATCCTAATCAGTATACAGAATTGGAGAATAAGAAAATAAGATACCTATCCGATAGATTAAAAATTGATTTTGTTGAGAGTGATCTAGAGAAGTATAAAATTGTCTTAAATCCAATTGATTTCTTCAAGAATAATAATATCGATATTACAAAGAGAATTAAAAATGATAAACAAAAGAATTTATTTAAAAAGGTACAAGAACATTCTATAGGTTTTCTAACGGCAGATAAGAATACTATTATCTGTAGAAGTCTTGATCCAAAAATTACTGGATTTCGTTATCATAATTTTTCGTTGTTTCCTGATATGGTAGAATCAAAAAAGCTATATGCTTTAAAGAAAAAATTAGACTTGTCTGAATCAGAACATAAAATTATCATGACTGAGGGAATCATAGATTTGATTGGGGTAAACAATCATATCTATAACAAAGACGACAAACCTTTATACGTTTCTGGTAATGGAACATCCTTTTTACTTGTTTTAGATCACCTAGCATCATTATCACTCTTGAATGTAGATATTGAAATATATTCAGATAAAGATGTTACCTTAGATTTTTATAAGTATATTATTAAGAATAATAGGCTTGCAAGATTTAATGGTCTTAATATCTTTTACAATAAGATAGTAAAAGATTATGGGGTAGAAAAATCTAAAATTGAATTAACAAAAGGAATAACACTTCCTTAATAGGGGGAATTATATGTTAATCATATATGATACCAGAACTGGTAGTACCAGATCTTTTGTAAAGGATTGTGGTTTTACTAACGCTAAACGTATAAGTAAGGATCTAATTGTAGAAGAGCCATTTGTATTAGTAACTTATACAACTACCTTAAGGATTGATGGAGTAAAACAAAACGGACTACCTCCAACCTCAACTATGGAATTTCTAAAGCATAATGGTGAATACCTTGTAGGAGTTGCCGCAAGTGGTGATAGAAACTGGGGAAAAGAAAATTTTGCTAAAAGCGCTGATTATATATGTGAAAGGTATAATAACGCAAAGCTTATATGTAAATTCCAAAAACGAGGAACAGAGAGAGATAGAAGTGTATTTATAAAAGGAGTGGAATTATTAGATGAAGGATTATCTCAAATACAACAACAGTATCACTAAAAAAGGTGACAATGGTTTTTGGCAGTTAGAAAATGACAAATTAGCTATTTCTTCTTTTGCAGAAGAAATTAATGAATATTCTATTAAGTTTCCAAATTTACTTGAACGTCTTAATTGGTTGATTGGAAATAACTATTACTATAATGTATTTCAAGATTATAGTTTATCACAAATTGAAGAAGTTTATAAAGCGATCAATAAAGTACCATTCAGTTTCCAATCATTTATGGCTATCTCCAAATTTTATAGTACTTATGCCTTGAAAACTACAGATAAAAAACATTACTTAGAAACTTACCAAGATAGAATTGCTATTGTTGCTCTCTATCTATTTGATGGGAATCTAGACAAAGCAATTCAAGCCGCTGTTGCAATGATAGAACAAAGAGTTCAACCTGCTACTCCTACTTTCCTTAATGCTGGTAAAGCAAGAAGAGGGGAACTTGTATCTTGTTTCTTAGATGAAGTTGATGATACTCTAAACTCAATTAGTCATATTGAAGGACAATCAAAGTATCTCTCTAAAATTGGTGGAGGGGTTTCAACAAATGTTTCTAAATTAAGAATGCTTGGAGATCCAGTAAATGGTGAAGAAAATGCCGCTAAAGGTGTTATTCCTGTAATGAAATTATTGGAACAAAGTTTCTCTTATGCTGATCAGATGGGTCAACGCAAAGGCTCAGGAGCTGTTTATCTTAATATTTTTCATGGGGATATTATTCATTTCCTAAATACTAAAAAAATCAATGCTGACGATAGCATTCGTATGAAAACACTTTCAACTGGAATTATTGTTCCTGATAAATTTATTCAATTGCTAGAATCAGGAGAAGAAGAGTTCTATACATTCTCTCCTTATAGTGTCGAAAAAGAATATGGAATTCCTTTAGATGAGATGGATTTAGATGTAATGTATGATGAATTAGTTAATAATCCAAATATTAAGAAATTTGTATGTGAATTATCACCAATGAAACTAATGAATCAAATTGCAATGACTCAATTAGAATCAGGATACCCTTATCTGTTCTTCAAAACAAATGCTAATAAAGAACATGCTTTAAAAGCAATTGGTGAAATTAAATTCTCTAACCTTTGTACTGAAATTATGCAGTTAAGTTCAGTATCAGTAATTAATAATTATGGAGAAGAAGATGAATTAGGATTGGGAATCAGTTGTAACCTTGCATCATTAAATATCGTTAATGTAATGGAGACTAAAAAATTTAAAGATTCTGTAGATATTGCAATGGATATTTTAACATCTGTAACAGATAAGAGTGATATCAAAAATGCACCATCTATAAGAAAAGCAAATGCTCTATTCCATTCAGTTGGTTTAGGCGCAATGAACTTACATGGTTTCCTTGCTAAAAATAGTATTTCATATGAAAGTGCTGTAGCTAGAGATTTTGCCAATGTATTCTTTGCAATTATGAATTTCCATAGTATTAGACGAAGTATGGAAATTGCTATTGAGAAAAATAAAAAATTCCATCGTTTTGAAGATTCTGAATATGCTAATGGTAATTATTTTAAACGTTATATCGAAAATGATTATACACCTAGAAGTCAAAAAGTAAAAGAATTATTTGAGGGAATCTTTGTTCCAACAAAAGAAGATTGGGCTGAATTAGCAGAACAAGTAAAAGAAAATGGTTTATACCATGCTTATAGACTTGCTATTGCACCTACACAGTCAATTAGTTATGTACAGAATTCAACTCAATCTATTATGCCAGTTGTAAGTCGAATTGAAAACAGAACATATCATGACTCTACAACATACTATCCAATGCCATATCTAGACGGTAGAACTCAATGGTCTTACAAATCAGCATATGATATGGATCAAAATAAAATTATTGACATGGTTGCAGTAATCCAACAACATATTGATCAGGGTATTTCTACTACTTTATTTGTCAATAGTGATATCCCTACAGATCAATTAGTTGGTCATATGTATTATGCCAATAAACGTGGTTTAAAGAGTCTTTACTATGTACGTAATAGAAGTAAATCAGGAGATGACATCTGCGAATCTTGTGCAGTTTGATTTAAAAGAGGAGAGGACTAGATAAAATGACAACAGAGAGTAAAATTGTACCCATCGTTCATAAGGCGGTTAACTGGAACCGCCTTACTGATGAATATACTATTGATTTCTGGGATATTAATACTTCCCAATTTTGGTTAGAAAAAGAGATTGATTTAACTGGAGATATTGTTACTTGGAATAAAGTACTTAGTAAGGATGAACAAGAAGCATACTACAAAGTACTTGTTGGTTTAACAAAATTGGATACTGAACAAGGAAATGCAGGAATGCCATTAATTTCTCTTCATATTAAAGATGAACAAAAGAGTGCCGTTATTGCTTTTAGTGGTGCAATGGAACATGTACATGCTAAGTCGTATTCAGCTATTTTCTCAACACTTTGTTCTATGAGTCTAATTGATGAGATTTTTAAATGGGGAGAAGAACAAAAGAACCTTCAGTATAAAGCCGAAAAAATTGTTAAATATTATGACGCTATCTTTACTAAGGATATTACTGATGAGATGTTATACAAAGCAATGGTAGCCAGTGTAATGTTAGAATCATTCTTATTCTATTCTGGATTCTTCTATCCTTTATACCTAGCTGGACAAGGCAAAATGGTAGCCAGTGGTGAAATTATTAACTTAATTATCCGTGATGAGTCAGTTCATGGTCAATATATGGGATTATTAGCTCAAGAGTTATTTGAAAAATTTGATATTAATAAACAGCAAGAATTAGTTCAATGGGCAAATGAACTATTAATGGATCTTTATGAAAATGAATTAGAATATACTGAAGAGATCTATTCTAAAATAGGATTAGTCGATGAAGTAAATGCATTCTTACGCTATAATGCTAATAATGCTTTTGATAACTTGGGTTTTAATCATTTATTTGATGATGAAGATATTAATCCAGTTGTAGAAAATGGACTTAATACAACTACTAAAAACCATGATTTCTTCTCAGTAAAAGGAAATGGTTATACTAAAGCACTAAATGTAACTCCTATTACAAAAGAAACATTTAAAATTGATCGCTTAGATGTAGACTTAATGTCTGAACTTAATGAACTCTCTGAAAGTTAATTAAAAAGGAAAACCAGAATAATATCTGGTTTTCCTTATGTATTTTAAAGAATTAAGAACAAACAAGTATATTTTATTATGGAGGAAATAAAATGACAAACAAATGGGATTTAATGTATATGGACATAGCAAAAAGAGTTGCAATTGAATCTAAATGTGCTGCTAAACAGGTTGGCTGTATTATTGAAAAAGATACTAATATTCTAGCAGTAGGTATAAATGGAACTGCTTCTGGAAAAGAAAATTGTTGTGATAAATTTATGAAAAGAGATGGAAAATGGTATAAAAAACATTCCACTTTAGGTAAAGGGATGAAAAATATATTTGATCCTTGGGGATGGGAATTATGTGAAGATCAAGAAGAACATCATAAGTGGTCTTTGATTCATGAAATTCATGCTGAGATGAATGCCATTGCAAAAGCGCATAAGAATGGTGTTTCAATTGAAGGAGCAACAGCTTATATTACATATTCACCTTGTTTTAATTGTGCTAAACAATTAATAACACATGGAATTAAACATATTGTATTTGATAAAGAATATGATGGCTTTAATGAAACACTGAAACTATTGAAGAATCATGATGTAGAAGTAATTAACATCAATAATAAAGGAGAATAAAAATGTTATTATTAGAAAAAATTCTTCATTCCAAGAAATTAAGCTATGACACTTTAATGCCTTTAGTCAAACCATATATTAATAATAAAACAATTATAACTGGTACTGATAGAGAATATAATACTGTTAATATTTTTATTGATTTTTGGGATATAGTTAAGTCATTATACAATCCACAAACTCTAGAAACAATGAATTCATTAAAACAGAGAGAAAGATTTATGATTGCTTCAGAAGTTATTAATATTATTGGACATTATAGACATTTCTTTTATTCCAGATTAAAAATGTATACTAACTTTGTCTTCTATTATTCTGATAAGAGGGATACAAGATTAACTAATATTGATAAAAACTATAGAAGTTCTTTTTATGAAAAAAGATTAGATGATAAAAATCAGACTTTTGGTTTATTTAATAATATGGTTAAGAAAAATGTTCATATTATTAAATTATTTTGTGAATATGTACCACATGCCTACTTTATCAAAACAGATGAAATGGATCCAAGATTAGTACCGCATTTATTCTTATCTGAAAACTCAAGACTTAAACAAAATATTATTAATAAGAATGATATGAATATAATTATTTCAAATGAAAAAATTCATTATCAAGATTTAAACTTACAAGACAGAATTCTTCAATTAGAACTTAGAGGAAAAGAAAAATCAAGATTTGTGGCATCAGAAGATATTATTGATATCCTCCTAGAAAAAAGTAAAAAGGATTATTATTTCTCTATTCTCCCAGATATGTATTCATTATTGGTTTCTCTTACAGGATATAAAGACTATGATATCAGTAGTATTAAGAAAATGGGGAATATTAAGGCTCTTAATTTTATTCAAAAATGTATTGATAATAATATATTAAAGAATATTGAATATAATAATACAGATCTATTGAATGGTTTAAGAGATGAATTAGGTGAGGAAAATTTAAAAGAGTTATATAAGAATATGCAACTATTAAATAACAATCTTTATAATTTTAGTAACAAAGATATAATCAATATTGAATCACAATTATTCGATCGTATTGATGCAGAATCAGTTAAATTTGTAAATAGTAAATATTTTGACAGATATCCAATCTTATTGGAGTATGTTTTTGAAGGGGAAAAGTATGAATAATAATAGTATTATGAAATATATTGTAATTCGTTTTATTACAATTCTGATTTTAATGTTAATATTTCTTCATTTATTTCATTTTTCTAATATTAAAAAAGAGAGAGATAAATTAAGAGAAGAAAATCATAGTTTACATTCACTATGTGATAAAGATTGTAAATGTTTAAAAAGATAGCGTTTGCTATCTTTTTTTTTATAAGGAGGTAATTATAATGGATGCTTCTTATTTAATAGAAGGATTTGTTGCCATTGACGGAATTGATAATCCAATAGTATTAGACAGTATGTTTAGGAGCATAGAAATAATTAATGATTATGATAATAATGTATTTCCTATTTTAAGATTAAATGTAGAATTAGATTTTGAAAGTTATTATCTAATTCAGAAAAATGATTCATGTAAATTCTCAATAACTATTAAAAAATACAAACATGAAAATTTGGAGAGTAATGATACAACTATCTTTACGTATTATATGAAAAATAAAATTTTTATACCAGTTGATAAGGATATTTCTCCAATTAATATGCCTGAAGGTTTAAATAGTGTTACTGATCAGATTCCTAGTTTAAGAACTACTTTTTTATTAATGAGTGAAGAAGATTTATCGAATAATAAAAGACTAGTTAACACAGTTTTAAAAGACTCTGATATTGAGAGTACAATTTTATATCTTGCACAAAAATTTCCATCAAAACCAATTATATTTGAAAAACCAGATAATCAAATTATATATGATCAAATTATACTACCTCCTAATAATATTATTAGATCAATGAAATATCTTGATACTGTTTATGGAATATATAATTATGGACTAAGAATATTCCTAGATTTTAATGCATATTATATTATTAATAAACATGATAATTCTAATTTACCTGTATTAGAAGGTAAATATAAAAATACTCATATAAAGGTTGTTAGTGATACTGCTGAAGGAGATTCATTATTCTATAATGATACAGTAACAGAATCTGGAGATTTCTACTCAGCTAAAGTTCATATCTCTAATATAAAATTTATAAACTATTCTGATTCTAGAAAAGAATTCCTTGGTACTCATAATATTATTATTTCTCAAAGTAACAGCGATATTGTGAGAAATGATTATGGTACTAATGAAATTAAAACAAGAGTTTATTATAATAGGTATAATAATAAGCATAAAGAAAAGGAAATTGTAACAAATTCTAAAAAAGGAATTTTTTTGACATGCACTTTAGACGCTATTGATATAGATGCTATATCATGTAATAACCAATTTTATTTTAATTTTGCCGCTAATAACTACAGTAACTATAGTGGGGAATATCATATTCTAAAATCTAGTTCTATATTTAATGTAGGAAGTAATGGATATTCAGACTTACAGGCTAAATTATACTTTAAAAAGAAATAATGACATTAGTCATTATTTCTTCTTTTTTTAACTTCAGCTACTGTCATCCTACATACTGTAAATGAATCAGTATATAATTGATTCAAGAGACTAAGCATTCTAGAATAACATTCAATAACAGTTGAAACACACATTCTTGAGATTTCAATATAACCATTAACAGCTAATTTTCCATCTCTTGTAGAAGTATCAACATTAAATTTACTTATAAAATTATTTTTACTAGTTCTAATAATTGAATCTGTAGTCTTATACATTTTACTAAATTCAGCTACTAAACTATCATAACCTTTAAGTAAGAATAATTTACTTTTTTCATATAAATCTTTATTTGGTGTTACTTCTTCTTTTTCAACAATCATTTTATTGATTTCTTTTTTAGCATTACTTAATTTCATACTTAATTCTTTCTGAATGGTATCCTTACTAATATCCTCTGGTCTAATTTTTACCTTCATAATATCATCAGAAACAATCTTAACTGATCTAACAGCATTCATTACGGTATCAAATCTTCGATGATCAAATAATAGTGGACTTACTTTAATCTTTTTATCTGAAAAATACATATTTGTCTTTTCAAATTCTTGAAGATATTTTCTATTTTGATCCATAAATTTATCTGCTAATTTCATATGGATAATAATTTTATTTACTACATCTTTAATTCTAGATATAAAAGCAATCCAAATATCTATTATGGCTTGCAACAATTTATTTGCAACTTCTTTTATCCTCATTTTATAGTCAGTAGGATTTGGATTGTGATCAATAGGGTCATCCTCATTTAGAAATAAACTAATTTCCTCAGATAAAAGTTCATGATAGATATTATTAAAATTCATTTCTGCTTCTAATATATCAGTTGTCATTATTGAGTCATTTAAAAATTCCATTAATAATTCCCCCTTATACTTTATTAAAAAGGATACGATTCATATTAGAATCGTATCCTCATTTATATTATTCAATTTCTTCTAGATCTTCTAAATTGAGATCCTCTAGATCTTCTAGTGCAATCTCTTCTTCTTTTGTTTCTTCATCTTCTTCAAAATCTTCAAGAGTAAGAATTGGTTGTTCTTCATCAAGTTCAACATCTTCACTTACTGCTAGTTCGTTTCCACGTTTTCCTTTAGCCGCATTTTTAGAAGCCTTTTTATCAGCTTTCATTCCTGCACTTCCACCAGAAGTAGCCGCAGAAACAATACGCATAGAATCTCCATAACACTCAACTTCAAGTTTAACAAATACATTTAGTACTTTGTTAAGAACTGATTGAGCTGCTTTTGCAGTTTGAACAGCCGCACTTTGTTTTTGTTGATCTTGAGGATCTTTTGCATTTAAGCCAGCGGTAGCCGCTTTACGTCCTTCTTGGATGATTCCTTGAGATTGTTTTCCAAGTTGATTAACAATACCTAGAATTTGTTTAGCAGATTTGACATCATTAGCCGCAGATGAAAGAACTTGTGGACTAACTTTAACTTCAACTTTTTCATTTCCACGAGCTTTAGCAACTACACCTTTATCAATAGCAGAGAAGGATTCAAAACCTAATCCTTTAGCAATTTCATCAGCTGAAACAGCTTTTCCACTCTTAGCGGCTTGATTAATAGCTCCTACAAGACTGCCACCTAAACGATTAGTTGGGAATTCTTTAGCAATTCCAAGCATTCCTTTAACTTTCCAATTGTAGATAGAAACAGTTTTATCACCTTGATAACGAGCTAATTTTTCCTTACGAGAAGCTAAGAATTTTTCCCCATTAGTAAACTGTACTTGAAGACGAGATACTAGATTCCGAATAACTTGTACAAATTTTTTCCATAATTCTTGGAAGAAAGCAATTGCTTTCTTGAAGAATTCTGAACGACTTTTAGTTGCCTGTTCTTCATCTTCTTTCATGATTGCTTGAAATTCTTCTTTGACGATTTCAGTATGAAGGTTATTCCAGCTCATTTCAGCCTCAAGAGTAAGAGCAATAAGACCAGTTTTATCTTCAATAACTGCTTCAGTTACAACTTCTTTTTCCTCTTCTTTTGTTTCATCCAACTCAACATCTTCTAATAGAAACAGATTTTTCATTATTTATTTTCTCCCTTCGGAATTAGGTTATTATTTAATTTTACTAATTATATGTTTATTTGTATTTATAATTTTAATATAAATCTAAACTAGTGCTATTATTAGATGGGCTGTTATCAATAGCAATAATTTTATTTGATTCTTCAATTTGACTATTTGCTCTGTCATTTGCTACGTTTTGGTCAACTCGAATTCGATCAGATAATTTTCCAAGAGCTTGAGCAATTTTTTCTTGACGTTCTCTTACTTTTTTAGCATCATGTTCAAGAGTTGATGAATTCATTTCAACAAAATCTTTTAAATGTGTAAGATACTGAGATAATTTAACTCTTGAATTGAAATACAAGAAAATAATACTTCTAATAAAGGTCAAAGAAAATCCAATTAAACCAAGAATTGCAATCCACTTAGTAACTCCACCAAGATCAGATAGGCGCTTCAATACATCTTTACCAATGTTGATTAAAGTATTTTCAGCCAAGTTATGTGATTCTTTAAATAACTTAACCAGCTGACCTTTTCGTTCCAATTGATTAAATACTGAGATTGATTTAATGTGATTGTTATTAAAGATTTCTTTGGAATCTCTATAAGTGACATTATACAAATTTAGATTATCTTTTGTTAGCTGGACAGTCTCTGAAACCAAATAGGAAGTTCCTTGAATAATAGCAATAACGATAGAATTATACAGGTAACGAGTAATTGAATCATTTAACATAAATCCACGCTGAAAATCTTTTTTATATTTAATAAGAGTATTTAAAGTGAATTCAAGCTGACTCACAGCTTTGACAATTTGAGCGTCATCACTTTGTCCACTAACTCCTTTTTTAATAAAGGAAATAGCATTAGAAATAGTATTGTAATTAGCTAGGCGAGTGATATCACCCTTTGACTTATCAACTATAGCGAAATCAACACTAAGTGCTTTTGATTTAATGTCACTAAATAAGTTTGTGACAACACGGTCTGTAACATCAGATTTAATATCTTCAGCTAAACTTTGAATTTTGTACTTACTCCATTCGCTATCTTCACGAATAAGAATTCCACCTAAAAATTCATCATTTTGTTCTAATAGAGTGGTTTTCTTTTCAAAAAACATATATACTCACCTCTTTTATTTTAAAAGACTATAAATATCTTTTATATCAATATTTTTTTGTTTTGAGAAACCTTCTAATGATCTGAAAGAATAATGACTGAAATCGCTGGTATCTTCATTAAAGATATATACCGTTTCAATACTTTCATCAACAATGATAAAAGTCATTAAGAAGAAATTCTTCATAATCTTTTTAACGAATGAAGGTTTTGCAAGAAGATCAATACCATGTTTATGACGAATATTGTCTACATTTTCTTTACTGATTACCATTGTAGAGGTAGGAATAGGAGCTTTCCCTAGTTTTCTTCCTTTACTTAATGCAAATAAAGAAGGACGAGCATGAGCTACTTTTGAGATTGTTTGTAGTTTTCTCCACCAGAAGCTATTTTTATCATTTGATTTAACAGCAGTTCTTTTAATTTCATCAATAGAAAATAAGAAATCTTTAAAGAATTTAATCTCCCCTGATGTCCATTGAATCATACGCATGATTGGTGTTTTAGTAATTACAGCATTTGGGAGAAAATACTCGATATCTTGAGAATCAAGAAGGTGAGCAACACATTTAACTCCAAATGAAATGGTCTTATGAACTGTTCCATTATTAGTTTCATAATCAATATCCACAGAAACATTAGTTGGAGTTAATTCATTTGCTTTTTTAATTTCTGTATTATCAATTTTTGGTTTTGCAGATAATTCTTTTTCAACTTTTTTGTTATTTGAATCATCTTTTTTATCTTCTAATAAATTTTTATATTCTTTACTAACAGTAGAATCATTTAATACTTGAAGGTTTAAATCATCACTAAAACTTTCAAGTAATTTTTTATTAGCATCTCTTAAATCATTTTCAGTAATTACAGACTCTGAAAATCTTCTTTCTAGTTCATCTGTACTTTTAGATAAATGAGAATCAAGATTTGCATCATGACTAATATTTTGATGGTATCCTTTTAAATATGATGCAGTATTTTCAAAACCGTCTGCACCATCATTTTGAATAAGTAGCTTTAACATATTTACATATTCATGTTCTAATGCACGATTTACAAGCTGTACTGAATGAGAAGTAAGATTATCAGAAAATAAAACAGGATAGTGAGCAATTAAATCTTTTGCTCTATATTTAATACTACCTCTTCTTGCAGTAGCTGTAGCGCCAAGAATTTCAGCCGCAGTCTCCCAATCTTTAGTTCTCGGTGATTTATCTTTATTTAAATCTTTTCCGAAACCGAAAGCAGAGATAAAATTCATTAGTGTATTAATATCCATTCGTTTCTCAACCTTTCCTTTCTATCATTATTAAATGATATTTATTTAGCATTAATTATTTGTTAACAAAGGAGGAAAAGAAAAAAATAAAAAAATATAACCACCTATTTGCCATTAGCGAACTTAATCGCTAATGGCGTTATAGTATATAAACCTAGTTTTAGGGTTCCCAATTTATTGTAATCCAATGATTGACAATACTGTTCTTAATGCCTTAAACATGAGTTTATCTTCCTCCATCTTTATATGTTGAAGAAGCGGAAGCGTCATCAAGGTGGTTGTATGCTTCCTATTTAGAGATTTATTAAGGTCTATATACTCTGATATTTACTTACTTCAACATTCTTATAATATATATTTGAAAAATGAGTTTTCTTTTACTTAGAACAATTAAATAAAGATTCGCTTTTAGGAGGTTTATAAATGTCTGAGTTCAACTTATATCCTCATATTGATATAATCAAAGAATATGATGTATATAGAAGAGGAGATCCAAAAGATCATGATGTATTAGTAAAAGGTATACCATACATTTTTATTACTACACCAAAATTAAATCTAGATAAACTTAACACTCGAAGAGATAGTTTTCTAATGTATTTAGAAACATTAGAACCTGATCTTTTTAATGCACTAACTACTAATGGAAAAACAGTTAGTCCATTTATTAAAATTTTAACAAATGCATTTAGAGGAATGGATGGTAAGGATTTAGCGGCAAGGACAATTGATGTTGGAGAAACATTCTATGGATATAAACAAACTTTACCAATTTCACTTGTAGATAGTCTAGTTGGTGATACTACTACTGTTAAATTTGAGGAATATAAAAGTCTACCCATTATTAAGTTACATAAGGCATGGGTAGAATATACTGAAAATGTAAGACGTGGTACATTTTCACCTTCAAAAGATGCTATAAAAAAGAGATATTTAGACTATGTGAGTTCAATTTACTACTTTCTTTTAGATTTTGATGGTGAGACTATTTTATATTTCTCTAAATATACTGGTGCAGTTCCTATTTCAGTTCCCTATGCTAACCTAGCAACTGATGGCAAGGATCATGATATTCCAGAAATATCAGTAGAATATAGTTACTCGTTCAAAGAAGATCTAGATCCAGCAATCCTTATGGACTTTAATAAAGTAGCAACATTAGATTCTGAAGCGTTAAGATATTCAACTGAAGGTTCTAATAAAGGTGTTATTCCCTATACAACGAATGATTTATTACCTTATAACTTTACTGAATCTAATGTGAAAGCAACTAAAGTTCTTGTTGTTAAAACTGATCCTTATGAAAATGATTCTCTACATCCAAAGACATCATTTAAACTTAAATTCTTTAAATAGGAGGAGACACAATGGCAGAAGAGAATAGTATTATAACAGTCAATAATACATCTTATAGTATTGAGGATAAATGGCTAGAAATCGCTAAAAAATATTTTGGAATTGATGATAATGATGAAGTGAGTATTAGTTTACTTAAAGCAGGTTTATTTGGATATAATAATGAAGTTATGTCCAATGAGATAAAGAATAATATTTATCATAGAAATATCCTGTATGATGAACATTTCCTAAACACAGCATCTATTCCAAAATCTATTTATAATTTTGCTAAAGTACAAAATTCACAGATCTCTATGGCAACACCATCACATATGAAGATTAACTTTAGTGTAAAGAAAAGTGATGTTATAAATAGTACAAAATTTAGAAAAATTGATTCAGATGAGAATCTATCAGATTCTGATAGTGCTTATGAGTTTATCATAAATAATGATTATTTGCTTAGTGTTGGGGATTATAATTTCATGATTCCATTTCCAATTCAATTAATCTTTAAGGCAAATAATGTTAATAATGATTATAGTGTAATCGCTAGATACATGTACGATGAATCTACTTTTCCATTTTTTACAGTTAAGAATCCCTATCTAAAACTATGGGAAGCCAACTATAATGGTGAGAAATATATTTTCATGGGTGTAGATATTTATCAAATGGAAAAAGATACCAGTTCAATCACTGTCTCATCAGAAGATATATCGGAAAATTTATTTTATGATATTAACTATCAAGGACAACTTGCCTATTTTAATGTATACTACACATATAATGGAGAACGTGAATTATTAAAAACTTACTTTAATAACACTTATACACCTCCTGAAGATGAAAAGTATTGTTATTACACTTTTATAGATGACAATAAAATTGAAATATCATTTTCTGCCTTACCAAATAATTTCAGACCACGTTTTAATTCAACTTTAGAAGTAGAAATATTTACTACTGACGGATCAACCGCTAATTTCTCATTTAGTGGAGAAATTCTTATCAACTATCTAAATGATACTGAAATGGGTAGAATACCTATTTATATTCAACCTATTACTGATGCTTCTGGAGGTGCTGATAAACCTTCTTATGCTGATATTAAAAATAAATTAATTGAAGATTATTTAGTGAGAGATAATCTTATTACAGATTATGATCTAGACTTATACTTCAATAAGATTAATTCTTCTGATAAGATAAATAACAGTAAGATTAAGTTCATTAAAAAGAGAAATGATGCAATTAAGAGACTATGGAATTCATATATTCTTTTGAGAAACAATGAGAATATGGTGATGCCAACAACAACTATTCCTTCATTATTTATTAGTAATAATGAAATGTCAAATAATAATTATATTATTCCAGAAAATAGTGCAGTAATTTATGATATTGAAAATGATATCTATTTTATGGTTTGGCACAAATTAGAGGTAGAAGAGTATCTTAATAATCCAAAATATTTAGTATATGCAATTCCTTATCTTATTAAAGTAGAAAAGGATCCTGTTTTATCATCCATTTACTATAAAACTCATGCAAATAAAGATGTTAGCTTATCCTATAATTATATTAATCCAAGTATTCCTTATCAATTTATGGTATCATCTTTTGATTTAACTAGAGATAATATGTCAGAAGATGTATATAAATTTAATCTATCACTTGTAACAAACTTAATTGATGACAATTTTGATGATAATGTTAAGATACGAGGGATACTTAAATCAACTACTGGGGAAATATATGGCTATTTTGATTTCAATAGAACTAGTGATACAGAGTTATTATATGAAGGGTATCTAGCAACAGAAAAGTGGAATTCAATTAGCAATAACAAATTGAATATTTATAATAGTCTTTATACTCTTGATTCAAGTCCTATTTTGGATAATGAAGGGATGACTACTGTTAAAAATGCATTTATTGATAGTGATGTTAATCTTGATGTTGTAATTCTCTATAAAAATGATTTTAGTACTGAAAAGACTACAGATGTATTAAAAATGCCAGATATGACTGATTTTGGTGTAGTATGTCTACTAAGAAATGATGATCCTATAAATCTATTCTCAAATATGTCTAATGTAATTGAGAGTAATATATTTCCAACTGAAAGTGGTTTTAAATTAAAATCGATTCCATTAATTGAATATACTTATTTTCAATATAATTATCCGTTAGTCTATGATTTAATGGATAAATTTATTTTATCTCTAACGGACAATATGGATAAACTTGAGAATAATACAAGTATTGATGTTAAATTTTATAACACTTATGGTAAATCATCTTGGTATGATACAGGAAAAGTTTGGGATAGTACTCAGAATAAGTATATATTAAAGGGTCTGGATAGAATTGATCTTGATCTTAATCTCACTATATACGCTAATAATGCCGTTACAAGTGAAACAGATATTGCAATTAAAAGCTATATTTCAGATTTTGTAGAAAGCTGTAATGATGAAGAAATTTTCCCTATTTCTAATTTAATCAGACGATTAGAAGAAAATTTTGATATCATAAGATATATTGAGTTTAATTCAATTAATGATAAAGTTGTACAAAAGATTGAATCTAGTCATTCATCATTCTTAGATATGACTAAACAAGAAATTATTGATTATGTACCTGAATATTTAAACCTAAGAAAGCAATTATCTTCAAATAATACTGATTTGGGTGTTGAACAGTATTATACACATACGATAACAATTAATTATATCTAAAAAGAGGGTGAACTTAATGGAAACATTTTCCAGTAAAAATACAAAGTTTAGAAAGAGACGGTTTAATCAATCACTTGGATTTTCTGAAGTTTTATCTGAAGGTAAAAAACAGGAAGAAGTATTTAATGAGAGCGTTATAAATAATATTGAAGAGACAAATAATGAAGTTGCCTTCCTAGCTGGTAATAAACGTGCTAGACAAAAGAGAGCTAGACTTATTGAAAAGAAACAATTTGAAAGTCAACAGTCTAAAGAATTACTTGAACATTTTTTATCTAGTGTAGTATATAACGCTCTACCTCTTGATGAAGATGTCAAAAAATTAAACAAAGAATATATGACTAAACAAGTTAAAGGAATTACTGATAATCTTATTTCAAATGGAACTTTTGAAATGGTTAAAAGTACTACAATGCAAAGTGTTATGGAATCAATTGAATATCATATTGAAAAAATGTTCCCAGTTAAAGATAATGAAGAGGATGTAAAAATCGTTAGTGAATCATTTAATAAGGATATTAAAACGTATGTTGAGTATGTATCCGAGGTAATTACCAATAAAGTAGTTAATGTTGTTAAAACTGAAAGAGATATTGCTGTAGCTATTAGTGAATCTGAAAGCCCAATTAAACCAAAAGATACTCTATTTAAAAATCTTCAGGTTCAAAATGTTAAAATGGCTTTAAAAGAGAATGAAAAGACTGAAGTAGATCAGGAAATTCTTGAACAAGCAATGGCTGAAAGCCTATTTGATTATACTCTATTGGAAACACTAAATACTCTAAGATTAGTAGAGTTTGATGGAGAACAATTAAGAAAAGCCCTTCCTAGATTCTTTAATAAATAGAGTAAAACGATAAATCATATTATATAATATGATTTATCGTTTTTATTAATTACATATAACACCTGAAATTACATTAAGACCATTATTTCTTAATGCATTAATTACTCCCTCAGTATTTCTTCCGCAGTCTACAATAAATTTATGGTTTTTATAATCATCTAAATTTCCAGTTATCATCTGTAAAGAATAAATTCTACCATAATTAAACTTTTCTGATAATTCTTCCACTTCAGAATGAAGAGTAACTACACTCAGATCATACTTCTTAGCTAATTTAATAACAGCAGTTGTCTTTCCTACTCCTTTTAAATTAGTAGTAACTAATTCATTGCGTGCAATTGCTTTTTCAATAGTATTCTTTACTTTATTGTAAACAGGTTTTGTTAGAATTACATCATCTAAGTTAATAATTTCTTCATCAATTAAATCTTTTGTACCTTTTAATTTTAATGCTTGTTTCCACATTATGAAAACCCCCTGTAATCTTTTTTATTAAATAAAATAAAGTACTTGAATGTTATTTCCCTTGATATCAGGTCTAATTGTATAAATATTTGAAATTAGAATATCTTTGATATCATCTGGAATATCTGAAAATAAATCATTTAATTTTTCTGTGTCTTTAATACAATCAGTAACAAAAGTAGAAAATTTAGAGATAACATCATTAAAGATGTATTCAGTAATAATATCAATTTGAATTGACTCAGTTTCTTCTGGATCAGAACCTTGTACAGAATTAATTTTATTTGTTAGTTCATCTGATACATATTTTAAAATAAAATTTGGTCTTTCTTTTTCAATATATAATCGTGAAGTTTTACTTCTAAAGTCAAAATGTTCAGATTCATCAATAATATCTCTCATCTTATTGATGAATAAATCCATATCAAAAAAACTAGTAATATCCTTTTTAATTTTATTTACTTTCACAATATTTTCAATGTCACTTTGGTTGAGATACTTTGATGTATCCGCTAAAGATTTAGCGTTTTCCATAGTTCATTTTCCTCCTCATTTGCTCTTCCCCGAATTTCATCTGGCTTTAAATCCATGTAAAATTTAATATAAGTTGCTTGGTTTTCCCCATAAAATTTTCTCACTTTAAGTTCTACTACTTGATTATCATCTTTCCAAAATAATTTAGAACAAACATCCATTGCAGTTTTAGCAACATTATCTAAGTCTGGTTTAACAATAGGTCTTATAATTCTCTTAAATATAGCATATACTAACTGTCTTTTTGTAAATGACTTAGGTGGAACAGTATATACATCTATAATGAAAGTAATTTTACCTTCTCCCATTTTAAAGTTTTCATAATTTTCTAGTTGTTCTTTTAATTTTCGTCTTATCTGTTTCTTATAAGTATTTAATGGATCATATAGATGTGATGAATTACCTGCCAATCTATTTCTTACATATGGTTCTATTATGCTATTCATGTTAATATTAACAACTACTTGATTATCATCTAATTCATTAATTATTAACTCAATTTCAGTATTTTTAATTTTTTCTAATTTCTTTTTTTGCGATTTGGTAGTTTGTGAAATACTACCTTTTTTAAATGCCAAGAATTCTACCTCCAATCAGATTTAATTTCTATTAATCTGTTAGGCATATTCTTTAAAAGTTAGGAATTTAGAATTGTATTAATTAAGAAAGAACCTAAATAAAGGTTCTTTCTTAATTTATCTTAATATATTATTAAACTTACCTTGTAGTTCATAGAAGAAGTCAGCAAATTTATTACCAACTCTATCTTTAATTCCTGAACCTCCATCAAGGAAAGTAGTAAACAATAATGAATTTGATAGTTTTCTATTAATTAATGATTTAAATTTAAGAAAACTTAATTGGTCTGGTCTTATTCCTGCCATGTTTTCTAAGAATGATGCAATTCCCAGATTATATGCAAGTAAACCAATATCTTTAATTTGGATCATTTGTGGATATAAATCTACTACGTTCATATTAACTTCAATCATTTGCGGATGACCGTCAACTGTCCAAAGACTATCAGCTCCGCCTTTAGTGATAGTTAAGCTTGTTACTACTCCCATATCTATGTCAAAATACATTACCTTCCATTAGATTCGCTACATCTAATGCGTTCTCTTATGAACTGCTCTATGTTTCCATAGAGATGAGACTATATCTTCACCCTCTCTAAAGAGGGGATTCCCGTTTCCATTTAAGGGATTTTCACCCACTCCAAACACTTGAGCCGTACTCCTATTGCCTATTTTTAGGCTACTCATAATCTAACGATTACTTTCGGATAGTCGTTGAACGTTATTATTAGTAAAGAAGTCTTCTAGAATTATATCAACAGTATCCCTATATTTATATGGTATTCTTAAAAGTGGAATATTATTAATCTTACAATAATTATTTTTATATTATTTTGTTTATTTTACTATTGATATAATTTTTTATTACACAATCTAAAACTAATAATCTTCGCTGCTGATTATCTTCATCACAACATGTTAAGACTTTCCAGCAATTAGAGAATGATTGTTTCTTATGATTACTCATAAGCCGAGCTATTTAGTTAACCCGGACGAGACATTCTTACAAAGAATGGTTGCTGATATCCTAATAAACCGTCTTGACGCATAACCTTCCACTGAGTCGCTACTTCAGTGCGTTCTCTTATGAACTGCTCTATGTTTCCATAGAAGTTGAGACTATATCTTCACTCCAGCTTTTTGCCTTCATCATGCTCTTTGTTTCCCATATAGTATTAGTTTACTATACTTACATTTATGCCTAAATGTAACCACGCTTGTGGGGTACTCTACTTCCTTCCATCAAATGATGTGGTTTCGATAGTCGTTGAGCTAGTAACTTCCATGTGGAAGTTTTAACTAGTTGCTGATTGTCCAATCTTATTAGTTTTTAAACATTCACGCTCACTGTCACCAGTCACGTTGTAGTCTAATAAGCTCTAAGGATGTTCCAGCAGTTAAAAGAGTTTTAATTGCCCCGTCATTTAAGGCAATGCTAATGCTAATAGTGCTATAAAAGGTACATACACATATCTAAATATACTTTCTCTATCACCATAAGGACTATAAAATTTGAAACTAATATTATAAGATTTATCAAATCTAGAATCTTGCCAAAAGTCAGGGAACATTAATTGTGATCCATTTACAACACGAAATAATGCATTTGATGTACGAGTGATAATTCCATCAAATGAACCTAATGATTCTAGTACACCAATTGGATTAGCCGCTTTAATTGAGTCAACAATACGAGATGTTGTACTTCCTGTAGGATATAATAAATCTGCTTCCCTTAAAGTAGCCGCTTTCTCACTTACCATTTCTGCTGTTCTAGAAGCCGCATAAGTATTATCAGCTGACTCAGAAATAGTTGTAGATTTATCTGCATAAAAACATAATCCATAATTTTTAAAACTATTATTAAAGTCATCTGAGAATCTATATAAATCAAATATGCCATCCATTGCCATATATGAATGTATAGTACTTAACATAGTTTGTACATATTTAAAGTATTCAGAATAATCTGCTTTAAACCCTATGAAACGAAGGTCATTACCACTTTTTACTCCTCTAACTCCAAAATTAAAAATACTATTTGGATTATTTTGAAAATCCATTAATGCACGAGAAAGAGTAGCAGGAATAATACGTTTTCCTGCTACGTCAATCATATTTCTATTAATAGATGGAATTCCGGGAACCATGTATATATTAGGAATATCTTGAATAATGGTTTGATTGTATACTCTTCCCGAAGGATCCGCTAAATCATTATAGTATAAAGGTAATCCTAATACACTATCTGATTTATATGGATTCCATGTAGGTGTAGCATAAGAACCAGAACCACCCTTAGAAGATCCAATTAACGCTTCAAAACCATCAGTATATTCTACACTTGTTCCAAATCCACCTTTTGAATCTGAATTAGAGTTACCTTCTTGGAAAAACTCATCTCCAATTATCTGTGACTGTTGTTCATCAACGTTTTGCTGTTCATCTGCCATAATAAATCACCTCTCTATTAATAACCCTTTAACATACTATCTGTCTCTGGAGAAATACTTGAAGAACTGTAATTTGAACCTGAAGAAGTATTATTGACTACTGTTGTTCCACCAAAACTTTTATTATCTCTAATATCAATAATGGCTTCAAGCATCTTAGCCAGAATACTATTTCCTTGTTTGCTGTTCTCATTAATTTGTTTAAGAATACTTTGCATTTGAGCAATTTCATCAGAGTTCTTAAGCATTTCAGTAAAATCATTTCCAGTTATAGTACTTCCAGTGTTACTTTCTGAAGAAGAACTTGAAAGTTTTGGAATAGAGCTTAATGGACTTACTAATGAACTTGATGCAGTCGATTTAATATTTGATGTTGTTCCTGTGCCAATTCCTAATGCAGAAAATGGATTACTTGAAGAATTGGAATTTAGATAGCTATTCTTAATACTATTTGCTTTAGAAATAGTATTATTTCCAATTGACCATCTTAAGTCTCCCATTGCTTTATCAGATGTTGAAAGTAAATTTGCCACATATGCAGAACCAGAAGTTAATGCTTTTCCAGCAGATGAACCAAGACTAAATCCACCAATACTCTTATATGATGAAGAAGGTGCTGAGTCATAACCTGCTGTACTATTTGTATAGCCTCCACCTGAAGAAGCTGAGTCAAATGGATTATCGTAAAATTGACTGCGATCATTCATAACCTTAGATGCTGTTGAACCTGTTGTTGAAGAATCTTTTGTATCTTTATCACTATCAGATGAAGTATTTGCTTTTTCTCCACCATCTTTAGCTAACATTGCTAATGCATCTTTTTTCTCTCTTGAGAATCGGTTCACAACACCTTTACGAATAGCGGCAGAAGAACTAGGGAAATATTTCATACCATTATTAGCCGCACGCTCTTTATAAACTGCATTAATAATTTCAGAATCAGACATATCATTTGCTTTACTACCAAGTGCATTCTTCCAAACATTAACAGCACCAGCAGTTCCATGTTGAACAGCAGTAGATAATAATACCGCTTGAACAGCCGTAGAACGTTTACCAACATCTAAACCAATTGCAGATTTGATTTTACCTGCCGCTGGTCTAAAATATTGATCTGCAAAATATTGATCTTGAACTTTTTCAAATTCTTTTGGATTTTCCTTATATATCTTCTTCCACACTGCCGCACTTTGAGAGGTACTATTATAAGCTGATTTTAATTGTTTTTCCCAATCTTCATGACCATAATCACTAAGCTTATTAATAAAAGATTTATAAGACCCAGTATTTCTTGCAAGTTGATATTTACCAAATGATTGCCCACCAATATCACCAGAACTATTTGCTACCGTTCCAGCATTACCACTAGACTCATATTTAGCGGCTAGTGCTCCAATACCAGAACCAATTTTACCAGTATAAGAATCGCCACCTGAAGTACTATCATCTTTTCCTCCACCAAATAAGCCTTTAAACCAGTTACCAATCTTATCAAAGATACCACCTGTTTTACCAGTAATCATTCCCCAGATACCACTAAAGAATGTACCACCAGCACCAATTGAGAAGAATTTACCTAGTTTTTCGACCCAAGCAGAGATTTTATTAATAGGTTGCTTACTGTTTTCTCCCTTTTCAGCATCTCTTTTTTGATCTTCATCCTCTTTTTTTCCAAACATCTTAGAAAGTCCTAAAGCACCTAATCCTAATCCTCCACCAATACCTCCGGCGAGTAATAAAGGATTTTTCTTAACTGTACTTAATGCTTTTGAACCAAAATCTTTAATCTTGTTACCAAATCCATAAATCCCTTTTGAAACTTTTTCTTTATCAGCTAAACCAAATGTAAGTCCACTTATAACACTACCTGCTCCTGCAGATACTTTTTGTCCTAAAGTAGCTTTTTCAGTTCCAAATATTTGGTTAGCGTTCTGAACGCCATTAATAGCATCCATAACACCCATTCCTGCTGTAGCAACTAATCCTACTCCCGGAATGAATTTTGCTAATCTACCTGCCCCTCTAAGTGCTGTTCCGGCTCCTCTAAGAAGTCCTTTAGCGCCTCCAGAAGCCGATCCTGCTACTCCACTAGCACCTGCCGCCGTAGTAGCCGCCTGTGTAGCTGATGCGCCTGTAGTTGCGGCTTGAGCAACTCCAGCACCCCCAGATGCCAATCCTGCACCAGCACCTAAAGCACCAATTCCTGCCATTCCTCGTCCACCTAGACGAGATAATCCTCCACCAATTCGACTGAACATACCTCTAATTCCTCGTCCAGTTGATTGATTTCTTCCCATTCTAGTAGAGTTTTGTGCTAAATCAGTTGCTCCTTCAATAGCTTCAGATGCACCACCTCTATTGCGATTAAAGAGACCGCCAATTCTACCAAAGATTCCTCTCCGTCCAGCTCTTCTTCCAGCTCTAGTACCAGTATCTCTTCCTCCACGTCCAGCAATTTTATTTCCAATTACCTCACCAATAATATCACCTGCAATATTACTCAGTGTTCCGCTTAAAAAACCTCCACCAGAAGACTGTTCACCTGTAAGGTTATTTCTATTTCTTTTCTTTCTACCACCTTTTAAGTTTTGAAGAAGGCTATTTTCATTATTTTGACGTCTTTTTTTAAACTCTGCAATTTGTTCTACTGCAGAGTTTCCATCACTAATATGTGTCTGAACCTTAACTACTTCTCGGATTTTATCTAGAGAACCGCCATCTACAAAGACATGCAGTGAATCACTTTTACGATTAAATACTCTATCTATAATATCTGGCATTGAAAAAGATCTTCTATTAGAAGAAGATTTACTTTTTTTATGCCCTTTACGACCAGATAGTTTATTACCAATACCTGAAGCGATATCTCCTACTTTTGAAATGCCTCTCATACCAAGGCTTAAGCTTCCACCAATAAGGCTACCTGCTCCTCCTATAACACTCCCAGTAGTACTTGTTAAAAGACCAAGTAAGCCTCTCATTCCTTTAATATTTCTATTTCCGCTTCTTCCTGCTCTACTTGCAGATCTATTTGATCGAAGTTCTTTAGCTTTATCTAATCCTTTTTTACCTGCTCCAAGTATTAGTGAAAAAGCACTTTTACCAAAATTTAAAAATCCTTTTGTTACCTCTCCTGCAAATTTAGTTGCTTTTGGAATTGTTTTAGACGCAACATCCAAAACAGTTGTTAATGTACCAGAAACAAACTTGGTGATAATGCCATCTCTTCCTAGAAGTCTTGATGTAATAGATTGTCTTCCATTAGCACCTTTAATAGAATCCATTGCACCACCAAATAATTTAGATAAAAGTGAAGTTCTGGAACCTGAATTACCAAATACCATTCCAATAAAGCCTTTAACTTTTTCTGCTGTTCTAGAGAAGAAACCTCCTGAATTAGATCTTCCTCTTCCAAATAACTTTTCAAAGAAATTAAGAGTTTTATCCTTATAACTACCAATAATATTTTTGAATTTTCCAATCCTACCTACTGGTAAGCCATCTCCACTAAATTTAGCTTCTAGTAATGCTATAATATGAAGAATATTATCATTAATCTTAGGGAGAATGGAAAGATCTGGGTTTTGTACATTCGTAGTTCTAATGGCAGTTGAATTAGTGGAAGAGGATGTTTTCTCATCATTTCTACCTTCCATAATTCTATTATTACGTTCAATATTTCTATTTAACAGGAAGATGCTTCTGGTGATACCTCTATCTCCACTAATTTCATTATTTACTTCTTCAATATTTTGATTTAAATTACTTAATTCTCTTGTTGTATTGTTACTACTAGTATCCTCAGTATTTGAGATAACAGGAATTGAAGGTGAAGTTCTTCTCTCAGGCACTAAACCATTTCTTGTATTTAACCTAGAAATAGCATTACTTCCTGTATTTACTACTCTACTAGCAAAATCTTTTATCTTAGATCCTCTATTTACTGTATTTTGCTGATTAGAAGAAGGTTGTTGAGGTCTAGTATATGCATATTCATTATTATCCTGTCCATAAAAAAATTCAGAAGTTTTTCCATTAACTCTCTTAATACCTTCAGTTAACCAATAAAGAGGATTCTTTTTACTCATATTATTTTCTACTGGTCCTTGACCAACACCAAAGAATCTATCAATATTTGATTTTACTCTTCTAGCCATTTCTTTATTAGTTTCAGGCTCAAATATTCTTTCTTCTTTTGTCATATCAAAGGCATTATTGAATGATTCATTTTGCTCAATTCTTCTATAAATATCGGAATAAGCTTTTGAAGCACTTAGTAGATCATATTGATATTTAGACTTATTAGCATTTGTTTGACCCTTGAAGTTATTTAAGATAGCATTAGCAACATCTTCATCCTCCGAAATATCAGATGCCTTGCTATTACCATGAATCATTTTGCTATTTTTAACCATGGATAAAAGAGCTTTATCAACTCTTTCCATAAAAGCAGATAATTCTTCACTGCTTGAAAATTTAGATTGATTCTCTCTTGCAATCTGTTCTTTATAATTAGTAAGATCATAGTTATCAATAGTGAAGTTTTTAATATCACTATTCATTTCTTTTATTACACGTTTTCTAGTAGTAAATTTTCCTTTATCATAATCATAGATAAGTTCTTCTTTATGAGTTGAATTATTGCTAACACTAGCCAAAATTTTAGATAACAATGATGGAATTACATTAACAATAGAGCGTCTAGTTACACCATCAAATGCTACCTTTCCTTTTTCATAATTAGAAAAGTTAAATCCCTTATCTTCTTTTAGATCAATGCCAAATATTTTTGCGGCATTTCTCTTAAAGACATTATCGCTACCTTCCCAATCTTTAGCTTTTCCTTGGATCATAGTAGGAAGAAATTTAAACATTTGATCCATATCACCAACAGCTGATTTTAAAGCTCTTGGTAAAGCTAACTTAATTGCATTTTTAGTTAAAGCTCCAATTGGATTTGCAACAACTTCATCAATATAAGGTTTAATAACAAGATTAAATGTATCTTTCATTCCACCAGTAGAATTAGAATATTTTTTCCTATACATATCCTTCATTCCACTAACACTAAATCCTTCTAACCCTAATAATGTTGCAAGCATGGACTCGCCTTGTGTTCTTCTAGTTCCACCTACTGAAACCTCAGCCATCACACCAAGGAATCCGGTCATCTGACTAACATCTCTTGTAATATCAGCCATTTTACTTGACATCTCTGTATAGAATCTGTTAGTGTTATTATGCTGGAATTCAATTAATGTAGAAATTTGTTTACTCAAAGCACTAGAATTATAATGACTCATCTTCATAGCTGAAGATGAAATAGTTGTTAATTGCTGAATGCTTTTAGAAGTAGATGGATCACTATTATTCACAAAAACATTTTGTTGAGTATTATTACTGGTATTGTGAATAGTTTTTCCATCTTTCTCTTTTGTTGTTTCTTTATTTTGATCTTCAAAATTAGTAAGATTATCTAAATCAATACCAAACATCTCTTTGAAAGAATCATTAGATGCTTGTTGTTGTCTTTCTTTATTATAGAAATTACCTGATTTAAGATCTCTAATTGCATTATTAATTAATTGCTGACCAGATTTATAAATGTAGGTCTGTTTAACTTCATTAGGAGTTACTTTCTCTCTGGAAGAATTATATACTTCAGCAATATAATTTTTACTATCAATACCTGAATTCTTCATACTAGGCATCATATCACCAAATGCTGAAGCTGTTGATCTTCCAAGTGATCTACCTACATTTTTAACGAATTTTGGTAGTACTCTCATTGGCATACTATTTCACCTTCTTTACTTATAAAATAAAAAAAAAATAATTATTTATAAATTATATTATATAATATTGTTTATATAATAAAAAATTAATATTTTAATATTAATAATAGAATAATAAGAGTTATATTATTATAACCCTTATTACCCATTATTATTTTTTTGTTAATTATTTTCATTAAAATTAATGATTATTAACTTCCATTCTCCATCTTCATTCGTTAATCCCCTTATTAATTATTATTAAAAATCATGTTCATCTTCAGTTTTTTCAGTGGGAGTACCACTATCTAGATCTGGTACAGGGATATCGTCTACTTCAAGGAGTTTATTTAACTTATCAATTAGATTTTTAGTCTCATTTAATTCGTCAATATATTTTTGTAATTCATCAATATTAATATTTTCATAATTTCTTCCTCTTATAGTTACGAGAAATCTATTAATATTAAAATTAAATCTAACATCAATAGACATTCCAGCACAGTCTCTAATGTAAAATCCGTTTGTAGTACTCCAAGTAATATCTTTATATCCATGTTTATTTAATAATTCTATAATTTCATTAAATTTACTAGGTATTTTCAAATATTCAGCCATCTTAGTCTCTCCCTTTATAACAACTTTTATTTTAGATTTTTTAGTTGCTTAGTAATCATCATAGAATCAATAACACCATTAAATCCATTTAGATTAATGAATAATACATATTCTAATAATTCCCAAATTAATTCTCTAATTGTATCCATAGCAATTTTATCTCTGTTTTCAATAGTATTACTATTCTTTCTATGCCATTTTCTTTCTGGATACAAACGTCTTACAACCATTAAACTAGAAGATACTCTATCCATTAAAGTGTGAATATCTCTTTTAGTAAAACCATATTCATAGCCTTTCTTGACAAAAACTTTTTTACCATGATCAATTAGGTTTTTATCAAATGTGCAATATGTACTTCCGAGGTACATAACAATATCTAATATTTCTTCTATTACCTTCATATCATTTTCTTCTCTTTTTACTTCATGAATCTCTTCAAAGATTTGCATAAAATATCTATCAGTTAAGTGAATTCCTTCATCTTTAGTATTTAATTCATATTTTAAATAAATCTCTCTTTGTACTTTCATAAATAAATCGAAATTAAATTCAAGAATATCTTCTGAAATTCTTGAAGTATAATTGGTATTGTCATTGATTATTTTATCATTAATAATTCTAGGATTATCTAAAATCGTTATTCTAACAGGTTTTCCACATAATAATTCATCAGGCTTAAAATTCCATAATAACTCTTTAGTAATACTATTATAGTAACAAGTAAATTTTTCATTTTTTCTTAAAGTAAAAGAAGATTTTTCTCTAAAATCACTATAATAGTCTATGTCATGCACTAACACTGGAAATTCGTATATATTCCATGTATCAAAAGCTACTGGATCATCTGAAATTAGTTTAATCAATTTTTCTTTATCTTCAACAAACATTGGACCATCATTATTGGCATTAGGTATAAAACTAAATTTACCAGTTTCTCCTAATGGTGTTCCTATTGCATATAAAACCTTTTTCATTGTTATATTTCCTCCCAAAAAATAAATCTTATATATCTATTAAATCATTTTAAGAATTAGTTTAAAATAGTTATATCATAACTACAATTATTTAAGGTAATATGATGGTCATTGGTTCTCTCAACTAGTGTAGGCATTTCAGTAATTTCAAATTTAACAAATTTCTGGTTGTCAAGATTTTTACTTAATGAGTCAAGTGTCCAATAAACTCCTTCTCCATTAAAAATAGCAAAATAGATTCTATTAATGACTGGAAAACAAATTTCTTTAGACATACTAACCATTAAATTTTCTAGGTCTGTTGGTGATCCCGAAATATTTGAAATATCCTCCAGAGTTACCTTCATTTGATAAATTTCCCAACCATTGTCTAATTTAGATTGTTCATCTCTTGAAATTAGTCTAATCAGATCTCTCAATGAAAAAGTAAATAACGGAAGATTACTTACAGATTCATCTAACCATTCATATCTCTTTCTCTTTTTATTATAATATCCTATTCCGTAAATGTTTTTATTATAGATAATATTTCTATCAGTAAAATCTGGTCTCATATATAGATCCCCTTAATCTTTATTTTCTTCATCCAAAAAATAATTCCCCTTACAATATTAATGAAGGTAAATGAGATTATCTCATTTACCTTCATTATCTTATATTATTTTTTCTTACCAACTTCAATTTCAAGTTCTACTGGATCAAATTCACCAGTGTCATAGTTGAACTTACCATCAGCAATAAATTTACCTTCATCTTTCAGATATTGCCCACGGAACTTGTCTACATTAGTTGTATCTTTTGTAAATGTTTTTACTACACGATCAGCTTTATAGGAATCATATCCAGCCTTTGGAGATTTATAAACTTGTCCAGAACGCTCTTGACGTTTAATCATTGAGTTCATGAATTTGAAATCTTTATGATTTGTTACTTCATCTAGAACTTCTTCAAAAGCACCTACAACAGTTGTAACTGCGTCTAGGGTGATAGAAATTCCTTGATCTTCCAAATGTTTTTGAACTTGTTTCATTACAGATTTTCTAGTAGCACGACGACCACCAGAGTTATCACTTTCTTCTTCTGAGTCATTAACTGATTTAAGAGCAATAGTTTTATTAGCTTCTTTTTTACTTGCTGGTTTTTTCTTAGGAGATGTTTTAGTTTCTTTTTTCTCTTCTTTAGGTTCCTCAACTACTTCTTCTACTGGCTCTTCTTGTTTTTCTTCGGTATATGTAGCTTCAGCTTTTTCTTCTTTAGTAGCTTTAGCAACATTTTTCTTAGGTGTAGCTTTCTTTTCTTCTTTAGCTTCTACTTTAGGTTCCTCAGTTGTTTCTACTACTGGCTGTTGTACTTCTTCCTCTTTTGCTTTTTCTGCCGCTACTTCCCCAGATGTTTTAGGGCGAACTACTTTCTTTTTCAATGCCATGATAAATTCCTCCTGTAATATAAGTAATTTTTATTTAATCTAAAGTAATAGCTTGTTACCTATTATCTTAGATTTTTCAATAAAATAATATATATTTATTTTTCAGTTTGAAATTTCTCCAAACTATATAACTGTTATCTATTCTTTTAAATTTTAAAAAGAATTAATAATAGTTAGAACAAACGAGAACAACTTATTAAAATCTAAATAATATAGGGATGTGATTATAGTGCCTAGATTTTACCAAAATAAAGTAAGTGGTATTGTTATAGATGATAATACTACTGGAACGGATCATGCATGGTCTCCTGATAGAATTATTCAAGAGATCGAAAGTAAGTTAAACCTTTCTTCTCTATCTGATGTTAGTATTAACCCAACTATTGAGAATGGATTCGTTCTAACTTACAATTCTATTAGTAATAAATGGGAAGCAGAGAAAATTATTTCCAAATTATCTGAAATGTCGGATGTAGATATGACCAATATAAAAGATAAGTCGATTCTATCATACTCTGTAGCAGAAGAAAAATTTATTGCAAGTGATAGTGTATCTCTTGAATGGGAAGAATTTAATTTATAAATTTTTTAAAAAATTATTAACTAAAAGAATAAGGAGGTAAAATAATTGAAATTATCATTTAGAGCTATTAAAGAATCATTATTAAATTCAATTAATACTATAGGAACTATTATTTTTACTAATGAAAGAAATTTATATATAGTAGGAAGTAATGGACAAAAATTAAAAATATCAGATCTCATAGTTGTAGAAAGTGAAGATGAATTAAATTCCTTAACTGAAAAAATACAAAATAAATTATATCTTACAAAAGATAATTATAAAATTTATATTTGGAATGGTTCCATATTTAAACCTATAACTGATGGTTCTAATAGTAAGAAAAGAGAGACAATAACCCCATTAAAAGGTCAATCATCTTTTACAGTACCTTTTAGCTTTAATACTGGTGGTTCATTAAAAATATATAGGAATGGTGTATTTCAAGACTTAAATATTGACTATACTGAAGACCAGAATACTAATTCTATTTTATTAAAAACTCCAACAGACGATGATGAAATATTCACTTTGATAATCGATTGATAGAACAAAAAATTATTCTGGTATAAAGGATGGTGTTGTCATGAAAGTTCTTAGTAATATTGATTTGGGTGGAGTGGCTAAAATTGTCAATTTACTTAGTCCGACTGAAGGATCTGATTTAGTAAGTAAATCCTTTGTAGAAAATAAGATTGATAAAGCAATTACTGATTTTGATTTTCAAAATGATGTAAAAGCAATCCAATCTGATGCTACATTGGTAATTGATTCTCCTGTTGTTGGAGATCGTTATGTAATTAAAGATCCAACCACTCTTGATTCATCATTTGGAGAAATTGAAGGTTTAGAAGCTGGAGACATAGTTCAATATGATGGATCTAAATTTGTTGTCACCTATGATGTCTCATCTAAAGGTGATGGTGTATTGTTGTTTAGTCAAAGTGAAAAACAATTTTTCAAGTATGTTAATAATACTTGGACAATCGCCAATCTAAATATAATTAATGCTGGTAGAGGTTTAGAAAATATTGATGATACATTTAATGTAAAAATTGATAATGTCTCTATCGGTCTTAATGTTGGGAATCAATTAGAGGTAATTGATAAGTCAATTACTAAGACTAAATTAGGTACAGACTTAGCTGGTCTTGGTTTAGAGCAAAATACTGATGGTAGCTTAAAAGTTAAATTAAATGATTCACGTTTAGCAACAGATGCTGATGGTCTAAAAATTGTAGGTAGTTTAAATCCTAAATTTGTATCAACAATTGGGGATGGAACTGCTACATCTTTTACAGTTAATCATAATTTTAATACTCGTGATGTTATTGTGCAAGTATTCGATAATGAAACATTCGCTAATATTAGCACAGATATTGTAAGAATAGATGAAAATAATATCACTGTTAGCTTCTCTCAAGCGCCTACATTGAATCAATATCGTGTAGTAATAATGTCCTAATAATTCTTTAGTAGTGTTGAAATATCAACACTACTAAGTATATTTAATCTTTTATTTACCATTAACCTTTAAACGAATATTAGGGGGAATAAGATTGAATAGTTATGTAATTGATCCAACACAGTGGGGAATTGTTGAAGGTACAGATCCAATTAATGCTACTATTAATAGAGATAATTTTATTAAAGCCATTGAGTATGCAAAATCAGAAGGTTATTATAAAATTACCTTACCTAAAGGAATCTATATGGTTAATGGAGTAAGTAATACTACAACAAGTCCTGAAATTGGTGCTGGAATTCGTGTTCCGGGAAATATAGAAATTGAAATCACCCCTGATACTATATTAAAAGTAGCACCTAATGATTCTTATGGCTATACTTTATTCTATGTAGCTCCTAATGAGAAAAATGTTTCATTCTCAGGAGGAGGTTACTTAATCGGAGAACGTTATGACCATGATTATAGTTTTCAAGGAAAAGATGGAAACAAGAAAACTCATGAATGGGGATATGGTATTTATTTTCATGGTGCTCATGATGGTTATGTTGAAAAACTAAAAATCATGGATTTTACAGGTGATGGAATTTTTCTTGGTGCTAAAGGATTACTTAACTATACAGGATCAGAATACCATCATTGTTATAATATTCATATTGAGAAATGTTTTATTTCCAATAATAGACGTAATAATATTTCAGTTACAGCGGCAGAGGTAGTTAGAATTAAGAATTGTATAATTACTAAAGCTGGTGCTGATGATGGTTGTGCCCCTCGTTTTGGTATTGATATTGAAGGTTATGGAGAAGGTTCTATTGACTATGAGGAAATTAGAGATGTACTTATTGAAGGATGTACATTTATAGGGAATATAAATGCTTCAGTAAGTAACTTCAATGGTTATGGTGTACGTATTGTAAACAATCAGGCTGACCATGTAATTAATTATGGAAGTGGTACTGATACACTTATTTCTAATAATACAATGGTTCGTACTGATGGTAAGAATACTGCCATTCAGGGAGATGGTGTATCATCTTCTCAGAAATGTAATAATGCTTTAATCATAGGAAATACAATTAAAGGATTTAATAAGGGTATTGATGCACGAGGAAAAGGTGTTAATATTATTGGTAATATAATTGATGAGATGCATGAATCTGCAGTTGGCATAGTTGTCTATTATGCTGATAATGTAACCATTTCAGGTAATAAGGTAATGAATGAGAACGGGATTGCCTTCTTAGTTGATACTTCTACAAATATTTCCTTAATAGGAAATGAGGCTTATAATTCATCAACAAGAGGTTTAGATATTTTTAGATCAACAGACATTCGAATTAAAGATTTCCATTCAATAGGATGTTATTCAGGAATTCGAATTAGATCATCAGAAGTGAACTTTTTGAATATTCTTGTAGATTTTAATGATATTGAAAACCAATCTTATGGTATAGATTTCGATGCAGAAAGTCAAGTTCTATTTGATAATATTACTGTCAAAAAATCTAAGAATTTAAGTATACTTGGAGTGGCAACAAAATATCGTTTATTTATGAAGGATATTAAGGTATTAGAATCTAAATATATTGTACCAATCCAAATAACAGGTGGTATGGGTCATCGATTTGAACGTATTTATATTACAACTAACATTTCAGGTGGACGTGGATTAAATTTAGTAAACACTGAAAAAGTATTAATAAATGATCTACAGGCATATGCGGCAACAGAAAGTGCATCTATGACAGCACCATTAGTCTCAACATCATCTAAGAGTACTACTTTAGCTAATAGTCTATATGAAGGTAAGCCTTGGATGCTTGAAGACGATAGACAGATTAATAATATACCTATAGCTGTCTAATATTATTTTATCGCATTATTAAAGTAACATTTTATTAATCTTAATTAAAGGAGGAACTTTTATATATGGGTTACATTATTGATATTTCTCACCACCAACCTTCAAGTGCAATTGATTGGGCAAGAGCGGCTAAAGAAGTAGATCTTATGATTATTCGTGTTCAATATGGTTCAAAGACTATTGACCGAGAATACAAAAATCATGTGGCTAATTGTAAGAAATATGGCATTCCTTTTGGTCATTATGCTTATGGACACTATGTATCAGTTAAAGATGCTATTATTGAAGCAAATGATTTCTTAAGCCGTATTGATAAAGATGCTAAATTTCTAGCTCTTGATGTTGAGGATGATACAGTTGCATCTTGCGGAACTGCTAATCTTAGAGAAGCTTCACAAGCATTTATTGATACTTGTAGAAAAGCTGGTTATAAGACTGGTTATTATGTATCTCACAATCTTTATATGTCTTATGGACTGAATAAAGTTGATGCTGACTTCTTATGGATTCCTCGTTATGGTCGTAATGATGGTACAGCTAATAAAAAACCAGATTTCCCTTGTTGCATCTGGCAATATACCGAATATGGGAAAGTATCATGGTATAACGGTACTCTTGACATGAATTTACTAAATGGTGATAAATCACTTACTTGGTTTACTGGTGGAGTTAAAAAAGTTGTTAAAACAGAATCTGCTGTAAAACCAGTTACAGTGTCAGCACCTAAAAAAGAAAGTAAACCTTCTGGTACGTACACAGTGCAAAAAGGTGATGTTCTTTCCAAAATTGCTAGTAAATTTGGAGTTTCTGTTTCTACTCTTCAAAGTATTAATGGAATTAAAGATCCAAATAAAATCTATGTAGGTCAAGTTCTTAAACTTAGCGGTAATTCTAAATCAGTAAGTTCTACTAAGACATCTAGTTCTTCTACAACTTATAAAGTAAAAGCAGGAGATAATTTAACTGCTATTGCTAAGAAATTTGGCTCTACAGTTAATGCTATCGCATCAGCTAATGGAATTAAAGATCCAAATAAAATTTCTGTAGGACAAACACTTAAAATTCCTACTAGTGGTAGTTCCACTAAATCATCTGTACAGTATTATACTGTAAAAGCAGGAGATAATGTATCAGCTATTGCTAAGAAATTTGGCTCTTCAATTGATCAAATTAAATCATGGAATAAATTAGCTGATGTTAATAAAATCTATGTAGGGCAAAAATTAAGAGTCAAATAATTGAGAAAACAAGATAAGCATACCTCTAAAAAAGGGTATGCTTATTTTTTATATTTTTACTAAATTAAAAACAATTATTTAGAGTGGAGGTGAACTTATTGATTAATCAGAATCAAATAAAGGGTATCATTGGTAACACTATTAAGGAAGATATTCTTAGCTTACAAAAGAATTCCCTATCAGTAAACTCAAAAAGTGAGACTAAAGATTTTACTAATATAACAAATTTAACTGAAATATTTAATATGTCTAATATATTAAATACGATTGGGGGAACATCTGTAATAAGTTGTAGTATTAATATTAAAAACAAAAATTCTATAGCTATTCCTTTTAAGATTACATCATTAGGTTCAGTATTACATGAAGGAAATATAGATGCAGGAAAAGTAATGGCATTTTCTTCACAAAGAAGTGATCTTGTCATTTCCATAGGAGGAAACTGTACTTTAACTTATTCTATTAAAAGTATCTAAGGAGGATATTTATGAGTGTAATTTATTCAATTGGTCAAGGAAATTTCTCAATTACAAGAGATAATTTTACTTCTTTTCCTTTGTTTCAGGAAGAGAGTAATACAATTTTAATTAATGGTAAGACGTATAATAAGAATTCTTTACAAGAAGAGAAAGTTGCAAGATCACCATACTTTAGTTATTCTTCCCCATATAATGCAAATAATATTAATACTAGAACAAGAACTCATAGTATAAATTATGATGGTAGAACAGCTTTTGTAGGAGGACGTATACCATATCGCAAAGATGAAACCATTTTTCAAAATTCAATTTCATTTAATGATGGTACAGAAATTAGAGTATCAGAAAGTTCTGGAAATACAGCAACTGCTATCTATCAATATAAGTATGGAAAAATTTTAAATACTTATAGATTTTCGAATGGATTAGGAAAAACATCATTAGTTAAACTAGATGAAAGCTCATTCATTGTTGTTAGAAATATGATAAATTATGGAGGATTTGGGATAAATAATATTGGAGGTACTAGTTCTCCTCCAGCTAATGGTGAAAATGCTAAAATTGATTTATACGGAAAAGAGTATTTTGAACTAAATAGAAGTTCTTCTATTACAATAGTGAATGGAAACTACTATTCCAATTGCACTTATTCTGCCGCTGCTCTTAATCAATACAGTTTAGCTTCAACATCAACAGCATATAATACCGTTAATTTAAATGATAGTATTCTACTTTTTGATAAAAACTTAAACTTAACTAAAAGTTACACTTTAAATGGAGAAGAAATTTTAAATATTCTAGGTAAAACTTCTAATGGCAGTTTAATTATTTTAACACAAGGTTATATTTTTAATAATGAAACTATAACAAAAGAAGATGGTACAACATATACAATGTCTGGTCCAAAAACAAGATTGCTAGTAAAGAAGATTTCACCAACATTAGTTGAAACGGTTTTATTCAGTAAAAATATTCATGCTGGATCAACAACAGGATATTCCACATTTGCTAGACAAATACCATATTTTGATTCTAAAGAAAGCTGTTTATATTATTTACAAATGGAATATATAACTGGTTCAAGCAGTTCTTTATGTAAGTTACCTATAGATATTCCTAATGGAAAAGTAGGTACGGTGACAAATCTTAGTATTAACGGATTAGATTTAAAAACACTTTACAATTATCAAGATTATGGTTTAAATCTTTACTCAATTCAAATTGGTTCAATCACTGTTAATAATACTAAATACCTATATATTGGAAATGTATTCTCGCATTTAAATGAAATCTTTTATACCGATTGGATTAACTATTATAAACGTGCATCAGTTTCAAACCCAAGATCTGGTTCATTAAATGCATCATATCTTGCAGATACCTATAAAACAAAAGAGTTCCCAATTCATCTTTTAGAATTTGATGATACTGAATTAAATTTAACTTTAAAAGATTCTCTACCATTCAAAGATATTCATTTGGATGGCGTTAAGGCAATTTTCCCTCTAGGTGATCAATTTATTGTTATTGTTAAAAATAATGGTTTTTGGGTATATACTACTGATTCCACTACAAAGAGATTTTCATTGATTGAGAATATTACTGATCCAATTAGATCTATAGGCATTGATGATTTAGAAAGAGTTTGGTTTATAAGAAATAAAGAAGGTGCTAATTTAGAAATGATTAGTCCTTTCTTGTCAGTTGATGTCTCAGTTAGTTTCGAAGATACAGATATTACCTATGTGGATCAAAATATTGAAAGTGCAATATTAGTCGAGGCAAGAGATATGACAGGACAATTAAAAGAAACAGAGATTAAATTAATGCTTGAAGGAAATGCAATATTTAGAGATAGTCAAGATAAATCATATAATGTTTCTACAAGCTCAACATCACCTACGAGAGTACCAATTATAATAACTGGTTCAGGAGCCATTTCTACTTATACTTCTTATGAAGGGAGTTAAGTAAAGTGATTGTTAAAACTAGATTAACTTATTTAAATGGTTTTAAAATAAAAAATGAACTTAATGTTAAAGATGGAAAAATTACGGATTTAAATAATCCTGATAACCATATAATAACAAATACCTTTTATGTTAGAAATATTACTGACTCTATAGGAAAAACGCAAGCAACTTTATGTAATTTTAATTCTAATAAACCTGTATTAAGTGGTTTTTCCAATCTGATTGTTAAAGAAAATAAAAAAGATAAAGTATTTTTGACTAATGTAACTTCACTTAAATCAACAATTGATGTTAAAATGGACTATACTATTTACCTAAAACCTTCTGTAAATGGTCTACAAGACTTTTCAATTAATGCAGTTTCAGGACATTCACTAACCGTAAAATTAAATACAAGTGAAGTATCTCTTATTAAACAGGTTAAAGGATTGCCTTCAAGTTTGTATTATGATGCTGATAGTGAAATGATCAAAGGAACTCCATTAGTTCTTGGTGATTTTGTTATTACAGTAGTTCTTAAAAATAAGAGCGAAGTATTGATTAACTTGAAGGTTTCTAGTGAATATGAAACGAAAACTGTATAGGGGTGTCAACTATGGAAAGTCATGATAAGCAATTTATACTCAGACAAGAAAAAGATGGAAGATGGGTTACAGATGGTTACTTTATTCCTAGTGGACAACAGTTTTATTATCAACCATTTGATCCTTATACTCAGGAAAATTTTAAAGATAAAGATGATTTAATTAAATATATAAAAAGAGAATTCTCGTTTTCAGATGAATCTGATATTATAGAAAATGATATTATTACTATTTATAATAAAGATAATTTAAATAGAACTAGTAATGATGAAACTGTAACAGAATAAATAATAAAAAGATAAGGATAAAACCTTATCTTTTTATTTTTAATTTCTTATGTAAACAAATAGATATTGTTAAGAAAGGAAGTGGGTATAATTGTTTTATCTTGATAATCTCAAGGAATTGAGAGTGTACTCTAATATAAAACTTTCATCCATTAAAAAAAGGAAAAATGACCGTAATTCAAATTTGATTTTCTTTTCAGGAAATAATCAAAGTGAGATATTTGATTTTATTAATTCTAATATATTCAGTCCTTCTTTTTTTAGAGGAGTATATATTCCAAGAGCATTCAATACCATTCAGAAGAATAAAAGAATTATTGTAGATCAAAAGAAATATTATGATGAGGTAAAAGCAAAATGCTCTAGTATTATTTATACTAAACGTGCTTTAACTAATTATAATGATCTTAACTTGATCTATGATATTACAAATGAGCATCTTGAGAATGAAGTAGAGATTAAAGTTCGTGGAAGAAAACGAGTTGAAATGTATTTTGATTTTCTTATATCTAAAATTAAAGAGGGTGCATCATATGAGAATAAAGCAGTAGCAATTCCTGTTCCTGACAATGTTCTTGATCCATCATTCTTTGACTTAAATAATGCAAGAACACCTTTTGCTTATATCTATATGGCAATTAAGAGAAAGCTATTAACAGAGGAACAGAAGAAAGAACTTAAAAATGTAGATTTTATTTTTTACACTACTGTTAATAATACATTTATTAAATTTAATATTAATGATGAACTTTCTAATCTTCTTGCAAATAGATTCCTTAATGCATTAAATATTCTTATTAAAACAGCAAATCATCAGAAGACTAATAATGATGAAAAACCTCTAGGTAAGGAAGAGGCAACTCAAGAAACAGAAAACAAGAGAGATGCATTAGTAAAAGAAAAATCTGAAAAAGTTAAAGAAAAATTATTAAGTAATTTCCAAATCGATGGAAATACAAAACTATCTAGTAGTGCAATTGAAGTTACTGATAAGATTGGTGATGATATTGAAAAAGCTATTGATTCAAGTGATGAAGATATTCTTGATAAAAGTGAAGATGAAATCATTGATATCTTAAATAACAGTAAGGAATTAAAAGCTGATGTTTCAACTCTTAAAGAGCTTCAGTCTACTGGTGGAGATGAAATTAAACAGAGAAAGACTCTTGAACGTTTAAAAGAAAAACAAAAACAAGTTACTCTTGATGATATTAATATTCAGGATATTATTGATGACTTTAAATCAACAAGTATTGACCGAAAGCCAATTACCAATACAAATGTCATTCAAGAAGAAACTAGATATTCAAATCTTAAAGATTTTGATATGAGCTACTTTGAGAAACAGATGAAAAAAGACTTAGTTGCAGTTCTTTCATCATTTAATGGAGATAGTGATGTTAAATTATTTGTAAGTGATATTAAAACAGAAGACACATCTACTGATTTATCAAAGAAACTAACTTATACTGTTACTTTCCAAGATGACCGTAATGTAAAGCATACTGTTAAATTCGATTATCCTATTATCAGAGATGGTAGGTTTATGAATATTAATGGTGGTAAAAAATTGATTTTGAAACAAATTCTATCTCTACCAATTGTAAAAACAAAACCTGATGAAGTTCAGATTACTACTAACTATAATAAATTCTTTGTCATGCGTTTTGGTTCTAAACTATCTCATAAAACTGAGAAACTTAAGAAACTCTTTGGTATGGATTTAAATGAATTTAAGGTATCAGGTAAGAAGTTTAATTATCGCTTAGGTAATGCTCTTACAATTAATGAGGGATATGAAACAACTCTTGAATATAATGAGATCTCTTCCTTCCTTCTAAGCTTAGAGAATGATGAATATAAACTTATGTTCAGTCAAAAAGAAGTAGAAGATTTATTGAAAAGTGATCTTGATAATATGGCTAAGCTTGCTAAGATTAATATTGACGATAAACAATTCTTACCAATCGGTCATACAAAAGATAATGAAAACGTTATTGCTCTTAAGCGTTCAAGTAAAAGAGTTTATCTGATTAATAATAAGAAACAAGAAAATACTGATATGAGTCTTTCAGAACTCATTATTAAAGTTATTGTTACTTCACTTAGTGAGGAAGCTTATAAAAAATTATCTTCTTTAAGTAATTCTAAGTCTCTAGCATATAACCGAGTTCGTATCAATAATAGAATGATTCCCCTTGTGGTTCTTCTTGGATATGAATTAGGATTAGAAGATTTATTAGAAAGATATAATATTGAATATAGCTTTGATACTAAGAATAAGAGAATTACAATTGATGATGACTATGACAAGATCCGTTTTAAAGATGGATACCTATATTATAATAATTCTTTATTGAGAAATTCCCTATTATTAAGTGGTCTAAGTACAATGGCTACTGAAGAGTATACATTTGAAGAAATGAACTCTAAAGATCCTTATATTGAAACTTTCTATGAGATGTTCGGTAGCAGAAATATGGGTAAAGGTCTTCATAATACTCTATCTCTAATGGTTGATCCTATCACATTAGATGTACTGAAACAGTTAGAATTACCTGAGAATATCTATGACATATTGTTGTATGCGAATACCTTATTGGAAGATATGAGCTATAGTCCACTGAATGATATGAGTTCATATCGAATTCGTGGTACTGAGCAAGTAAATGCCTACTTATATAAAATCTTGGCAGATTCATTTAAAACGTATAAGGATACACTGAAAGCTGGTAATCCTATTAAGATGTCTGTTCCACAGGATATTCTATTAAAGACATTAATGAATTCACCTACTGTCGATGAATATAGTGTCCTTAACCCTTCTTTGGAAATTGAAAAGGGTGGTGCGGCTACTTACAAGGGGCTTTCAGGAAGAAACTTGGATTAAAGTGTTTAGTCCAATTAAAACCTCTTTAACTGCTGGAACACCCTTAGAGCCTTTAATACCAAATCTATATGGAAACATAATAGATGGCTGAATATAACAATTCAGGTATGGTAAAAATTTAAAGGATTGGGTAATCATAAGCAACCAAGTACCTAAGTTACAAATTATTTGTAATAAGGTAAAGGTTCAACGACTATCGAAACCACTCTAACAGATCATTACAATAATGCTAGTTAGTGGAAGGGAGTAGAGTACAGTCTAAGCGATTGAGGCTGGAAATGGGAGGCACTTTTTAAGTGATGATATAGTCTCGTCTCTAAGGAAACTTAGAGCAGTTCTAAGGAACGGTATAGGTGTAGCGAACCTATATGAAGAAAACGGATGCTTACACAACTGATATTCGTGCTTATGACCCTAGTATGCGTGGAATCATGGCAATGTCAACACCCGACTCGGATTGAATTATTATAATTCTTGAATTCCCAGACAAGATTTATAATAGTCCCTTATAATAGAAATATTATAAGTAAACCTCTTTAACTGCTGGAAAATCCTTTAAGGACAATCAGCATCCAAGACTCATTAGAGTAAGGTTCAACGACTATCGAAACCACTCTAACAGATCGTTGTGATAACGCTAGTTAGAAGGAAGGGAGTAGAGTACAACTCAAGCGATTGGAGTTGGAAATGGGAGGCATCCTAATAGGATGATGATATAGTCTCATCTTCATGGTAACATGAAGCAGTTCATAAGAGAACGCATTAGATGTAGCGAATCTAGTGGAAGATAATGAAAGTTGGGGTGAATTAAACTGCCCCCTTATATAGTGATATATAATGATAAAATCTCTCTAACTACGGGAAACTCCTAATAATAGGACAATCCGTATCGAAGACTCTCGTTAAATATATATTATAATAGTAGTAAGTTAAAAAGGAGAGCTACTATTATGGAAAAAAATAAAATAATATATCTAAAAGAACAAAAATTATGGAGAGTAAGTTTCTATAATAAAGAAAAGAAATCAAATTCCCTTGCACATTATTCAGAAGTTTTATATGGAGATTATAGTGAGCGTATAGCTATGAAAACATTAAAAGAAGGAAAAAGAGCATATAATTTTATTGAAGTATTAGATGATCATGCATTATTAGTTACTTTTTCAAAAACATATGGTATCGTAAAATCTCAAATTGATATTGAAGATATTGATAAAATAAATAAGCATGTTTGGAGAGCTATCTGGTCTAAAAGAAATAATTCATTTTATATTTCAAGTAATTCAGGTGGAAAGCTTCATAGATACCTAATGGATATTAAAGATAATAATAATGTAATTGATCATATAGATAGAAATAGTTTAAATAATAGAAAAAGTAATTTGCGTGAGGTTTCTCAAATGATGAATAATAGAAATACATCACTAAGAAACGATAATACTTCTGGAATTAAAGGAATAAGATATTCTAAAAAGAAAAATAGATGGGAATCTGAAATCCGTGTTAATCATAAAAAATTTATTAAAACATTTGCAGTCAATAAATATGGTTTTGAAAAAGCTAAAGAACTAGCAATTACTTTTAGAAAAGAAATTGCTGAGAAAAACGGTTTTATAAATTATTTTTAATTATAACGAGAGTAACGTTCAACGACTATCCTTTAGTGGTTAACACACAATAGGAGTACGGCTCAAGCGATTGGAGTGGGTGAGAATCCCTTAAATGGAAATGGGAGATATCTAGTCATCTCCTTTCTTTTTTTTTTGACTAGATAAAGATATAGTCTCATCTCTATGGTAACATAGAGCAGTTCATAAGAGAACGGTATAGGCGTAGCGAACCTATATGAAGGTAATGGGTTAGACAGTTAACTTTTGATCCAGCATTCAAAAACACACGAGGATTCTTAGACACCAATCCAAATACAAAAAATAATACGACAAATATCTATGGTCCGGCAGAGTTATTAAACTCCTTTACTGCTCGTCATGCCGACCCACCGCGCGTTGGAATGCAAACAACGCAGCAAAAGCATGATTCGTGCCTAGTAGTAGTAATATTGCTAGCAAAACCCTTTAACTGCTGGAAAATCCTAAAGCCTTTAGTACCAAAGTGTAACAATCTAAAGGATATATGGGCAATCAGCATCCAAGACTCTTTATGAGTAAGGTTCAACGACTATCCGAAAGCAATCTTAGGATTGTGAGTAGCGGTGAAATTCCGCAATAGGAGTACGGCTCAAGCGATTGGAGTGGGTGAGAATCCCTTAAATGGAAATGGGGGTTATCCTTAATAGATAAGGATAGTGATATAGTCTCGTCTCTATAGAAATATAGAGCAGTTCATAAGAGAACGCATTAGACGTAGCGAATCTAATGGAAGTTAACGATCATTCCTACCACAAAGCAATCTAAACCTCTATTTGGTAGTGGTGTAGAGAAGACTGTTGCTTATATTCTAAGTGACGACTTTGTGTTTAGAGCAAAAAAAGATGGGGTTCTAGAGTCCATAGATGAAGAACATGAACTAGCTGTCGTTCGTTATAATGATGGTAAGAAAGACGTCATTGATCTCTCCGAGCATATGAGTAAGAATAGTAATGGTGGGTTTAAAGGCTCACGTTAAATTCCTTTAATTTCTGGGAAGTCCTTATTAAAAGGATAATCAGAAGCGAAGCTCTATTAAACTAATAGAGAACGTTCAACGACTATCGAAAATCTTATTAATAAAGATGAGTAGAGTACCCCACAAGCGATTGGTGGCAGGTTTCTGAGATGAAATCTGGTATACTTTTATTTATGTATACTGGGAAACAGGGAACTTTGAAGATATAGTCTCAACTTCATGGTAACATGGAGCAGTCCGTTAGAGGGCGCACCAAAACTAGCGAATTTGGTGGAAGATAATTGTTTACATTGCTAATCGTAAAGAACTCATTATCAAAGTAGGAGAGAAATTCAAAAAAGATGATATCCTAGCGAAGAATCCAAGTTACTTCCTTGGCGATAAGAAAGATGATATCACGTATACTACAGGGAAGCTTTGTAAAGTAGCACTAGCAAGCGCAGATTACACGTATGAAGATAGTAGTATTATCACAGAAAGCTTATCTCAAGACCTATCTACTAAAATTACTATGAAGAAAGAACTTGCTCTTGGAGTTAACTCAAACATTGACTTTATTGTTAAGAAAGGCGATATGGTTAAGACTGGTGATCCATTGATTATCTTTGAAAACTCCTTTGAAGATAAATCACTCAACCAACTCTTAGATAAACTAGGAGATGACTTTAATGAGACTATTAATGAGTTATCTAAGAACAAGGTAAGTTCTAAATATACTGGTAAGATTGTAGATGTTGTAATGTATTACAATAAGGATATCAGTGAGTTTTCTCCTTCAGTACAAAAGATTCTGAAGAACTATATTAAAGATAGTAAGAAGAAAGAAGATAAGATTAAGTCTGTTACTAATGATCTGACTTCTGTTAATCTTAAACCTATTCAAAAGCAATCAGGTGAGAAAATTAAAGGTACTGAGGTAGATGGACTACTCATTGAGATTTATATTGAGTATGATGATGAACTTGGTATTGGAGATAAGATTACGTATTATACAGCACTTAAGACAATTGTATCTGATGTTATTCCTAAAGATCAAGAGCCTTTTAGTGAGAATGATCCAGATGAGAACATTGAAGCCATTATGAGTCCATTAAGTATCGTTTCACGCATGACCGTTGATATTTATAATGCTCTATATTTAAACAAAGCATTAGTACATCTTAAACGAGAAATTGGTAAAATATATTCAGAATAATTTTTTATTGATAAACAAATTGGATTTCAACTAAACAAAATAATAGTTGAAATCCAATTTATATAAAAGGATGATTGTTTTGCCTAAAAAGAAGACTACTGAAATGTTTATTAAAGAAGTGTATGAATTAGTAGGGGATGAATATACTGTATTAGGAGAATATACTGGAACTAATAATAAAATAAAAATGAAACATGAAAAATGCAGTCATGAATACTATGTCACACCAAATGGCTTTTTAAATGCAGGTAATAGATGTCCTTTACATAAATCAGAGAGAATATCTAAAAGAAAAAATAAGACTACTGAAATGTTTATTAAAGAAGTGTATGATTTAGTAGGGGATGAATATACTGTATTAGGAGAATATATTAATAGTTCTAAACTAGTATTACTTAGACATAACATCTGTAATAAGGAATTTAAAAAAAGACCTAATGACTTTCTCAGTAAGGGTTCAAGATGTCCTGATTGTACTAAGAAACTAATAAAAAGGAAAAAGACAAAGACTACTGAAATGTTTATTAAAGAAGTATATGATTTAGTAGGAGATGAATATACTGTATTAGGAGAATATATTAGCTCTCAAGATAAAATTGAGATGAGACACAATACTAGTGATTCTCATAATTTCTTTATTACACCAACTAATTTCCTAAAAAGAAAAAGGTGTAATATATGTAATAAAAAACCAAAAAATAAAGGATCTAATGGTTTTAAAGAAGATTTTTATAGAATATTTAATAGTAATGATTATACAATTAAGAGTAGATATATTAATAATAAAACTCCAATAGTTATTGAGCATTCATGTGGTTATTCTTGGGAGGTTAGACCGGTCGATATTTTACATGGTAATTCAAGAGGTAAAAAAGTTAAAAGAGATTGTCCCAGATGTCAACTAAAGAAACATAATTCAAAAGATGAGATTGAATTATATGATTATATTAAACAAATTCTCCCCAATAGCACTAATGTAATTCTATCAGACAGAAAAATACTTGAAGGTTTAGAACTGGATATTTATATACCTTCAAAGAAAATAGCAATTGAATATAACGGTTTATATTGGCATGGTGAATCTCAAGGAAAAGATAGAAACTACCATTTAAATAAATTGAAAAAATGTAATGAAAAGGGTATAAGATTAATTCATTTATTTGAGAATGAGTGGATTGATAATAAAGAACTTATAAAGGGAAAGATAAAACATATTTTAGGTTTAAATAATGGAGAAAAAATATATGCTAGAAAATGTTATATAGAAGAAATTCAGAATAATGTGAAAAGAGATTTTTTAGATAAAAATCATATTCAAGGATCTGATAACTCTACTATTAAACTAGGACTATGGTATCCAAGGAATGAGGGTGATGAGTTAGTAGCAGTAATGACATTCTGTAAACCTAGAGTTAGCTTAGGGCAAAAAGGGAATAAATATGACTATGAATTAAGTAGATTTGCTACAGAAAGAGACTATAATGTAATAGGTAGTTTTGGAAAATTATTCAGTTATTTTAAAAAGAATTATGATTGGAATAAAATCATAACATATGCTGATTTAAGATGGTCAGAAGGAAATGTATATCATAAAAATAGCTTTCACTTTATGCATAACTCTCAGCCAAATTATTGGTATTTTAATAAAAATAAATTGAGTCTTTCACATAGATACAACTATAGAAAACAAAGATTAAAAGAATTATTTCCAGAAATTTATAGTAATGATAAAACAGAAATTCAAATTATGAGAGAAGCTGGTTATGATAGAATTTGGGATTGTGGAAATTTAGTCTTTGAGTATACAAAAAAAAAATAAAGGATAAAGACTAAATAGTCTCTATCCTTTATTTATTATTCCCCAATTACTTTTAGTCCTCTAAGGTTTTTACCTATTGTATTTAAATAATTCCTAAAATAATTAGTAGCCTCAGTTTTACTATTTGCATGATAAGTCATGATTTTATTTCCTTGTAAGTCAGTTAATTTAAATTTCATGATAATCCTCCTTTAATTAATAGAAAAATGCTTAATTCTATCTCTACTTACTCCATAATCTTTCATTAATTGCTTAACATGCTTTTCAACATTCTCTTCTCCACCAGTGATTGTTTCAAGACTAATAATAGTTAAGAATGTTTTTAAAACAGCTAGATTTTCATTTTTCTCAATTTGTTCATCTGAATATCCAATACCAGATTCATCAAAATCTCTTTCGTAGGTTCCATTGTTCATTAATAGTAAAAATACATAGTTTTTAGTATCTGGTGTATAATATGGTTTTATTGTCCCATATAGATACTTTTTTATTGCTTCTAGAACAATATCATCAATAATATGAGGATTTACATTATTTCTTAAATAATGATCAAAATCATGTTTAGTTAATATTGTTTTATCAATATTATCAAGAATTTCATTAGTAATTTTTTCGATATCATCTTCATTTATTTTGCTAAATTCATTATCTAATGAGATTTTATTAATTCTTAATTTTAATAAGTCTTTTACAGATTTCTTTTCCATTATTCTTGTCCTCCATTATCCCTTAATTTTTTTAAAATCTTTCTAAGGACATAAATACGTTTATCTATTTCTTTACTATTACTTTTAACTACTCTTAATTTCATCAAATTAGAAATTCTATTCTTTAATTCTACTTCATAAATATCACGTTCAGATGGTGTTAACTCAATACTAAATAGAATCATATCTTCCATGATTAAACTCCCTGACTTAGATCATTGATTGAAAATTCTTCTTTAACTATATTTGCACATTTATAGCCTTCATTCCATTCTTTAGTATCCATTTTTCCACTCATAATACAATCAAAACCATCCATGAAGGCATCAATATTATAACTTGGATCAAGACCAATTTTATCTCTAAAGATTTTCTCCAATTCCTCAGTATCTCTAATAGCATTAATTTTACTTAATGACAAATTACCATTACTATTATTAATGGATAGAACTGATAAAGCACACCCACAGTTAATCACTGGATTTACATATACTTTATTTATTGGTTTAATACCGGTCTTCTTATACGCTTGTACTAATTCCTCAGCAGTAATTGTTGTTTTCATAATTAATTCCTCCCTTTACTTTTAAGACCACCAGTTTCTTTTTTTAAGACAATTTTGACAGACTGCCCAATGTTCACTAATAAATTCCTTACCACATTCTTTACAGAATTTAGGTTTATTTTTCTTTGAGAATAATTTAAACATAAGTTTTCTTCTCCTTGTTCATTAGTTCTTATATTCATAGTACCTTTAATATTATTGTAATTTATATGACATAGATGATAATTATGATTAATCATTTTATCATTACAATAAGGACATTTAGACATAGGTGTAAAGACGATTCTTACTGGTAATATTTTTTGATTCATATTATTTTCCTTTACTTATTTAGATATTCTGAATCAATTTCATTTTCTTGAAAATTATCCAATAACCATTGAACAGCTTCTTCTTCATTGTAAAACAGTAGGTCATCCCCATCTTCATCTTTTAGATACTTATCATTATCGTCAAGTTCATCAAACCACTGTAATGTTGCTACTGTTACTTTTGGTTTACCATTCTCGCTAATATAATATAACAGCTTATAGTAAATATCAGTCATTAAAATCCTCCTATGTAAATTAATAATAGGAATTAGAGTCAACTAGACTCTAATTCCTATTTTAAAGTTATTTGTCTTCTAAAGGAAGTTGAAGAAGTGAGTTAGTACCAGTTGCTTTTGGCATTTTACCATCCCACTTTTCAATCCATTTATTCATAATAATTTCTTTAGACATAGACTTCTTAATGATCTCATTGGCATCTGCAACACCTTGAGCTTCAATTTTCTTCCTCTCAGCATCTGCTTTAGCAATCTTGATTTCAGTTTGAGAACGTTCTAATTCCTGAGAAGATTTAACTCTAGCATCAATTGCATCTTGAGTAGCTTTATCTGGCTTTGGCACACCTAAAGTAAGATCATCAATAATAAAACCATATTTCTTCATATCTTCAGCAAATGTTTTTTGAATTTCACTAGCCGCTTCTGAAGATTTTTGACCATAAGTATCAATTACTGAATATTTAGAGATCACTTTACGAGAGGCATCCCATAAACGTGATTTAAGATATGAATTCTCAATTTGTTCAACTTTAACTGAACCAAACTTATTAAATACATCTACTACTTTATCTGGTTGTACAACATAGTTATAAGCAATATCCATTTCAATGTTTTTACCATCAGATGTTGCTACTTTGATGTCTTTATTATTTACTGTTTGCATGCGAACTGGATATTCTGTAACTTTATCAAAAGGCTTGATCCAATGCCAACCTTGATCAAGTGTAGTCTCTTTTACTCCACCATTAGGGGAATAAACTACACCAACATATCCATTTGGAATTTTCTCAACCATAAAGATAGAGATAATTAAACCAGCAATTAATACTACTCCTGCAACGATACCACCAATAATCTTATTTCTCACTGTCATTCTCATCACCCTTAAAAATATTATTTTTTACTTTTCTGGTACTTCTACCTATTTTCTCAAATAATGGACTGATTGCTAACCACAAGAGAAATAAGATTGCAAGTACTATCATTGTTGAACCAATCATTACTTTCAATTACACATTCCTCCTCTGATAAATTGTTACTAAATCTCTATTTTAGTTATAGAAAAATCAATTTTTAAACAATAAATTTACATTTCAAATATTAACTTAGCAAGAATACAAAACATTAATCCTCCAGAAATAATTTGTATAGCAGTTAGAAAATCACTCATTGCGTATCCTGTATTTGCAAATTCTTGATAGACGAAAGTTGCAATAAATATTAAAAATAAAACAATTAGTAGTACTATGATATTAACCATTTTAACACTCCTATTTGATAGCTCTATTAATAGCACTATATAATGATTCTTTTATAAACAAAGTACAAACTATATTATATTTTTTTAAAAATTTTTCTTTTTCCAATAGTATAAAAATATCTTCAAACATTCCTAGAAAGAATGAAGGAGATACCATAAATATAGTATCTGGAAAAATAATATCTATGGTATCAGTAGTTTTATCTAATCTATTTAAGTCCATTAATTTACGTGTGATTTTTCCATATTTCCTTCCCACTACTAATGAATTTGTACTTGTGTTTAGATAATCAATCAAATTGTATATTTTTCCATTCATTAGATGTCATCCTTATTTGCTCTGAGTTTTTATCAATTTCTATAAAATTATCTTTAGTTATACTTAATTCTCTCGTTATTTGACCTTTATTTTTAATAACAATATTATAGTAATCTTTTCCTTCAGAACCTAAAAGTATGGAATCAATTATTATTAGTGAATTACTAAAGACTCGTTCCCCACAAATTGTCATACCACTAATTAATTTGAAAACTTGTCCCGGTTTATAATCTATTTTATTATATGCGCTCATTTCAATAATTCTTACACTACCACCTAATATATCACCAATGCTAACAAAAACATCATGATTCAGAGTTGTAAAATCTAATTGATCATCAGTAACTTTTTTCAATAAACCAGTATAAGTGGAATTATCTGCAAAAATTTTATAAGCATTACCAATATTAAATTTTTGTCCATTAAATACATCTATTTCTACTTTTTTAGTCCACTGAACGCTCATTTATTATCCTCCTTAATTTTACCATATCCATTACAATTAATACATGGGGTATTATGATCTTGTATCTTTTTATCTCCAACAAACCAAGTATCATATCCTGTACCTTCACAATCAGGACATTTCATTATTCTACAACTCCCTCATCTTTATTAGTTGAATAATCAATTAAATTATCCCATTCATCTTCACTCATTTCAATTTTCATTGAATTTGTATTAATTTTTTGAAGGTGATTTTTAGCAAGTTTAAATTCTTTTATATAACCTTTATTCTTAATAGTAATATTATATATTTTACGATTGGGATATTCTGTAATTGAATCAATTTTAATAAATGCACCACTTGATACCATATAACCAGCAATTTCTGTATCATAAATCATCTGATAAATTTGCCCTGAATATAATTCCAATTCATTATCGTCATCTAACTCAACAATCATAAAATCATTATTTAAAAACTCATGAATATTAAATGAGATTCTCTTATGTCCTGTATCACTATCATAAATAATAAATTGCAATGAATAGTCACTTATATCAGACAATAATCCATAGACAATCTCTTTATCATCATTACTTAAAATAATTTTATAAGGTTTTCCCAAAATAAATTCTGCATCATTAAATACATCTACTTTTTTTGTCCATTTACTCATAGAATTTTACTACCTCACTTTAATTCTCAAGTGCTCCTCTATTTTTAAAGGAATAATTCTCTAATTTTTCATTTTTAAACTCATCATCTGATAAATATTTGTGTTCGTAATTATTTAAATTACTGTTCATGAATTCTCCATCAATATCGTATATCTTGTTATCAATATCAGCAACTATATGATACATTGGAAATTTTTCTTTAGTCTTAGGATCTATAAAATTTGTAATTAATATTGGTTTAGTTTCAGGATATACATGTTTAAGCAATTTTACTAATTGACCGCAATTACCATTAGTATATATTTCCTTAATTATATAAGAAGCAGAGTGTTGATCATCTCTAACTCCCCTATATTTAGAACCGAGTATTTCTTTAGCATCACTTCCTCTAATCAATCCAATAAATTCTATAATATTCTGATGTTTATCCATTTATTTTTAACCTCTTTTATTTATTTTTATTATTGAATACTTCAGCCATATTTGAATAACCACCATCTCTGCCATAAATAAATTATCAATCTTCTGGTAATATCTTCATTTCTAGTTCTAGAATATAGACTTTATTTCATTTATCTTTTTATCAGAAAATTTAATATTTGATATACTACTAATAGTATATGAATAACTACTTTTATGTCTTTAGTCTCTTTTCATTTCACAACCCCATCCCTTCAATATTTTTAAATAATTTAATAATATCAGATAAGTATTCATTAGAATGCAATTTAATCAATGTTGCGTTATTTTCATCTTCAATTGCATTAATAAAGGATTCCCAATTTTTCTCTATGAAAGATAAAAACTTATCATCATTTCCTCTTTCTTTATAACGTTTAAGATATTCATCTTTTAATTTAATATCAGGATATACAATATAATAATCAATATTATTATCATTAAGCGCTTCTCTTACGACATCATGTGAAGATACAAGAATAATATCCACTTTACCCATATTTTCTTTAATATGATCGATATAATTTTGTGGAAAATCCTTATTGCGTACTCCCGGACGTGACCATGAAAAATTACTACTATCAGAGTCTAAAACTTTTAAATCAGTATTATTATAGAGAGTACTCTTACCAATTCCTGGAAAACCTGAGATAATTTTAGTCATTTATTTTATCCTCCAACTTTTCAATTTGTCTTTTAATAAGAATATTGGTATTTAATACTAAGATAACACTTAATGTTACACATACAACTGCAATCGCTAAACCAAATCCTAATAGTGAAAAACAAAATGATTCATAGATATCCATTTTTATTACTCCTTTTATGTATATTCATGATGATATTAAGAGAATAATTAATTATTCTCTTACAATCTAAAACTATTAAAATAATCCTCAAAATAACTTAATTCGCCATTATTAAAATCTTTATCTCTAACTGCTAATTGATTATTAAAGTAGAGATCCATTAATTCTATATAATTATTTTTATTTTTTCTACTTTTCATAATATTATTATCACAATATAAGCCACATTTATTACATTTAAAATAATGTATTGGATCAGCAATACGTCCTTTTGATCCCATTTCAATTCCATGATGATCACATTTAATCTTTTTAGTTTTATTTAAAATTTTCTTAAGACACTTAAACATATGTTCTCCTGTTTTAATCTCCTTTTTCCACATGAAATTTAATATCTTTTAGATAATCATTATCTTTAATTCTAGCAATCAGATAATCATCTTCATTATATAATACTTCAATATGATATAATTCATCTTTAAATCTATCTACTAAATTAAATTCTTTACTAATCCACATTAATTCTTCAAATGCCTCTTCAGACAATTCATTTTTTAATTCTTCAATTATATCTCCTTCAATATTACCTTTAGCTACTAAACATAAGTCATCTTGATAATTAGACGCAAGAATATGAGTATAACCATTCTTAAAATGTTCATATAGAGTTTCCAATTCTGTTACTTCAGCTACAGCAGTTAATGCTTTTACAATGATTTCCATTTTATTCACCTTTTTCTACATAAAATTTAATATCTTTTAAACTATCATTGTTAGCTTTTACGATTAAATTGCCATCATCATCATAACTTAAAACTTCTGTATATTTAAGTTTATTAATTATAAAAACAGGAGATTTACTCAACCAAAGTAATTCCAAATAAATTTCTTCTAGTATATTATCATTAATATTTTTAATTATATCCTTTGGAATAACATCTTTAGATAGCAAACACACATCATTTTGATAATTACCATAAAGAACATTTTTATACCCATTATCGTAGAGTCTAAATAATTTTTCCACTTCATGTACTTCTGAAGAAACATTTAATGCTTTTACAACAATTTCCATTATACTTCCCCCTTAATAATTTTATTCTTTTTTATAATATATATTTAATTTTTTCAATAAAAAAAAGAAAGGCATTAATAAATGCCTTCCTCCTCGTCTACTACCTTAATAGTAGGGAAATATTTTCTAAATACTTTCTTATTACTTTTATAATTAATACTTCTATATCTTTTCTGTTCTTCATGATAATATCTACATATAAAATCATCACAATCTTTTATTACATAATTTTTATCCTGATTATAAAGTACTGTAATAATTGTGAATTCAATTTCTTTATCTTCATTCTTAGTAACACCTACTAGGATAATAGGACTAATTTCAGTATCACCTAAGTTTAGTTGTGATGCTATCACTGTCCCTTTCTTAAATTTATTATAGTTTTCAAACTGAACGATTGGCGTTAATGCCATTTCTAGATTATGATAGGGAATACCACGATGTATCATTCTATCAAATTGAAAATGATCAGAGAAATAAAAATTAAATTTTGTTTCTGCTTGTCCAATAAATTCAATTTTTCTTTCATTCTTAATCTTATTTATTACTTTAAGTACGCTATTACTGAAGTTTTGGAGATAGTTAGTATTTGGATTAGTCATTGCTGATGTGGAAATAAATATGGTGAGAAGTTTCATCTGAAGACTATAGAAGTCCTTACTATCTATATAATTCAAAAATTGTTGTTCAGCGACAGTTCTTTCTTCTTCTTTAATATTTGATATAATATGATACATCTGAAAATGTTGTTTCTTAATAGTCTCTTTAAGACCAACATAACGATTTTTAGGATATCTGTCTTTTCGATATATAATACATTTTGGTAAAGCTTCAGTATATAATGGAACCATAAATGTATTCTTTAGAATTAAATCTACAGGAACTTTTCTATAGTGTCTCTTTACCATCTCTTCCAATACTTCTCTACTAACATTTAATTTTCTTACATTCCTAATTCTCTCTTCTACTGTGATCTCTCTTTCTTTCTCACAAATCATAATTTACCTCTCCTTTAATAAATATAACATCCTCTTCACTTTAATAATATATATTTCATCTAAAATTTTAATACGTCTCTGAAATTTTTAATTTTTTTATGTGAATAATCAACATTTAGTTAGATTAATCCAATATCTAGAGGGGTGCATAAAAATGGAAATTATTAAATTAGTTGAAGGTTCATTCATGGATAATAATGAAATTATGGAAGATTACATTTATCTAGAGATGTTAAAAGTATTAAGAGAAAAATATAAAGAATTTAGAGATAAACCATCTTGTCGTTTTATTGTAAGAATGAAGGATAAAAACTATAAAAAGTTAATCATTAATGCAATTTCAAATCTGGATATTTGTAATACTAGTGATATTGTATGTGAAGATAAAGATGAGGATAAGGTCTTTGTTATCTCTCAAAATCCAGAAACAAATGATTATGTAAATACACTATTTCATTTTAAAGTAGAACAGAAAGTTTCTTGACAAAATAATAAAATAATCTAATGTCTCTTATGACATTAGATTATTTATTTTAATTCCTCTTTCTTTTAACTCAACTATATTACCTTTATCAATAAGTTTCTGAATATTCTGATAAATCTTACCTTCTAAAGTAATATATTTTTGTGGAATAATTAATTCCATATCTTTATTTCTGATAGTTAACTCTCCGAATGTCGCATTGGACATGATTGAATGTTTATAATATCTACTTCTACCACGCATTATAAATCTACCTCTCTATTATTCTGTAAATTGTTCTAACACTTTTGTACTTTCAGAGAGAATAGAAATACCTGCTGTAAGCAGTTGAGAGTATGAACTTATTGAAATGCTAATAAATTCTGCAAGAGAATTTATAGTTATATATAATTTACCTTGATCAATTCCAGAATTATTCATCCTAGTCAAAGTATGATAATATTCTTTCATAACTATAATTTGATTTTGAATCTGTTTATTACATTTTTTATTTAAATAATTTACTAAAATATTTTTATTTTTTATAATAGCATTAATATCGCTAGCTATATATGTTAAATTTGTTCTTTTAACTACAATATTTTCACAAGAATCTTTAATTGATTTTTTCTTATTATTAATTGTCTTTTTCATATTTGGTATATTAACATTATTTAGCTTTGTATTATTAATACTAGCCGACAATAAAAGGTTGATTGAACTCAAATCAACACTTACATCCTCATAAGATCTAAGTAAATTATTAATACTTAGTATAATATCAATTTCTGATATTACTCTTTTTTTACTATTTAAATTATAGTTGGGAGTATCATTCTTAATTTTTGTTATTACCTTGCTAAATATATCTTTAAACCAAATAATAATTTTATTAATGAGTAATTTTATTTTTTGTAAAACTCTTAATATACTATCAGTTAAATTTTCATTTAATATAGCTGTATTATTAGAAATATCATTATATTCAGATAAAATTAAACTTCTTTCAATATAATATATTTCATTGATTAAATTTTGTATTTCTATAGACTCATATAAAAGATTATTTAGTTCATTCTCAATTTTTTGCATTTCTTATTCTCCCTCCTTCTTATTTTATTTTTAAATCACTAATAGTATGTTTCAACAAATGAATCAAAGTTTATCATGTAAATAATAACTGAACAAATGAATATTGGCTTTATATTAATTTAAAGGAGGTTAAAATAATGGGTCGATTTATTGAAGAAAAAGATGTAATCGAAAAATATATAAACAATTTTACGAGTACCACTAAAGATTTCTCTCGGTTCATAGAAGGTTCTCCAAACTTTGTCACTTATTATTCTAAAGATATAATGAATTCTATGGAAGATCAAACACTACAAGGTGTTATGGAAGTTATTGGTGTAGAGTCTCCTATAAAATTTAATAAAATTGAAAATTTCCCTATTTATAATATGGAGCAAATTGATCCTAATTTAGAATATGATACTGAAAATGGTCTAGATACATCAGTAGAAAGTACTGCAATCGTTCTACCTAATACTCTTAAACCACTCCCAAATGACTATTTCCTAGTTAATTATCTAAATAAAGATTATCTATTTAGAATTAGTAATGTTGAGACTAGCAGTATTGATAATAAAGTATTCTATAGAATTACTTATATACTATCAGGTGATAATCTTGGAATACTGGAAGAGAGACAATTAACTGAAGAATATAAAGTTGTTTATGAGAATATTGGTAAAGAAGCTAAGAGTATTCTTAAGACCACAGATTTTCTCCTGTTAGGTAAAATAGATGATGCATTTAATATCTTATCAAAACAGTATACAAAGTTATTTTATAATAAGTTCTATAATACTTTTCTTTTCAAGAATCAATTATACGATAATATGCTTATGAAATTTATCCAAAGTAATAATCTATTTATCAATTCTAAAACATTCTTGAAAAATATTAAAATAGAACCGCTACTAAATGAAAGCATGGATGAATTTTTCGCCTATGATAATAGTATCTACTCAGCCATTGAAGAAAAAAGTACAGATAATTTAGAGAATTTAAACTATACTCTTGAAGAAATTAATGATAGTAAGAGCATATTTAATCTCTATAAAAACAAGTATAACATTCTTCATATTAGTTATTCTGAATCAGATTCTAGTGATTTATTACCTTTATTTATTAGTGATTTTATTAAAAGAATTAAAACAAATGAACCTTATGCTGATGATAATTATAAAATAAATAATTTTATAATTAATTTTTTAAACAATGCTTTAGTAGAAGAAGAAATTGTTAATTTTATTACTAAGGAAAAAATAAAGGAGACATTGGATAATTATATGATTATTCCATGTATTCTCTTCATACTAAAAGAAATAAAGAATACAATTTTAAACAATTAAATAAGTATAATTACCTTATTTAAGGAAGGAGCAGACTTAAATGTTTAAAACTATTAAAAATAAGATGCTTAATGAAGATACTGAGTTGCTTAATATTGATGAGGAACTTGAGGGTTTAGAGGAAGAACTAGAAACAGTTGAGACAACTGAAGATGAAGTTCTTGATGAAGCAAAAATTGACGGTCAGGATTTATCAGTTGACATTGATGATCTTGATGTAGACTTAGATGTTAATGATCTTGATGACGAAGATGATGACACTTCAGGTTTATATATGGATGATGATGACGAAGATGATCTATTAGAAGGTGCAGAGTTATCTGAAGAACTATTAGATGAAGAAATCATCTCTGAAGATGAAGAGGTTGTCAAAGAAGAAGAAGATGAAGTTACATTAGAAGAACTTGAATTAGAAGAAGCAACTTCTAATGAAGAAGTTCTTGATTTTGAGGATGATGACGAAGATGATGACATTATTCTTGATGAAGCATTGGATGAACTTGAAGAAATTTTAATTAATGAAGAAAAAGAGACTATTGCTGATGATAAAGAAATTGAAGAATTAGCAGATGAAGATGACGAAGATGATGAAGAATTAGAAGCCATCGGAGAGTCATTATTAGATCTAGACTTACTTTAAGGGAGGATACAGTATATGAGTAAACAAAGAATTCGTGTAACAATTACTGACTCTAAACTTATTCCTACTATTGGAAAAGGTCCAATTAACCGTCCTATTAGTATTACTGTAGGTCAGTATGAATTGTTGACTAAACTAGGTTTTAATGTAGTTCGTTATGAAGAAGAAAAACCTCAAAAAATTCAGGAACAGCCAAAACCTCAAGTGGAAGAATCTGTTGAAGAACAAGAAGTTTCTGTAGAAGATCCTAAAGAGTCTCAAGAAGAAGAAACATTAGTTGAAGAACAAGAAGTTTCTGTAGAAGATCCTAAAGAGTCTCAAGAAGAAGAAACATTAGTTGAAGAACAAGAAGAAATTTCAGAAGAAGAACTAGAGGAAATTGATTCTGACATAGCATATACAATGGAAGATCTTGAAGAAGCAACTAAAAAAGAACTTAAAGAAATCTTGGACTCTCGTGGTGTAAATTATGGATATAATGATACACTCTCTAAATTAAAAGATGCTGTAATTGAATCAAATCCAGAAAAATAAAAAAAAATAAGGATAGACATATATGTCTATCCTTATTTATATTAATCAATTTTTGATAGAGTAATTTCTACCCTATATCCAATTATTTCACACCATTTCTTTACTCTTCCCCAACTAACACTACCCTTTCGTAGTCCATTAATTAGATTCCAACCTTCAACTCTTCCTAATACATTATATACATCTTGATTGGTAATCTGAGCTTTATTAACTATCTGTTTAACAAATACTGCTAGCTCAGTGTCTTTTTCTTCATCAATTTCAAATTCCAATACTTCTACTTCAACCTTACGTCCTTTTCTAGAAGGTTTTTTCTTTTCTGTTTCTTTTGTATTACTAATTTGAGAGATTTTATCTAGGAAATCATTGCTGTTTGTCATAGTTCTGTTTCACCCTTTGCTTTGTAATCTTAGAAATTAATGCCGCCGTCTTTATCATCAAGATCAGGAACTTCGATCTCTGTTGCTCCAGCCATTACATCATTAAAACTAATAGGAGAATCATTATTCTCTCTTCCAGTTTCAATAGGAGAATCATCTTCAATTCCACCAGTGAATGGGATATCGTCATCACTAGGAATAGGAGGATTTAGATCAGTTCCATTCTCAATGGCACTTTCTAACTCATCTGGAGTAACATTCTTTGTTTGCGGTTTAAATCCTGCATTACGTTTAGGGCTTGATTCTTCGCTCTTATTTCCACCGAATGTATTACCATTACCTCTAGAAGCACCATTATTCCCACCAAAGATTCCACGTTTAGGTTTAGCGTTAAAGCCAGCATTATTTTTAGGCGCAGAGCTAAATGTGTTGACAGATGGTTCAGAACCTTCTACAGCTGAATCAAACATTAATCCTGTAAGGAACAAAGTAGAGCTTTCAGATAATAGGTTGAAATTATTTAAGATATAATAAAGAGCGCCTAGTTGAGAAGCATCTAATTCAATTGCATAATCTTCTGATCCAAGGAATAAAATAACACCATTAGTATATACTTGATCTCGTTGAATAATAGTAGGAATAAAAGCTAATTGTTTACCTCCACCAAGAGGATTTGTTGTCAAAGAAACATTTGCATATTTTGGATTAATATTATTTCCTTGATAAACCTCATCAGTATTAACCATATTATAAGCAGATGTTAAGATTGTCATAAAGTTCATCATATGAGGATAGCTGATAAAAATATCCTCATTAATTTTATTTTGAAAGTCATGATATGAAAATACAAGGAAATCAGAAGTTCTGATTTGGATTTGATCTAACGTACTTCTATCTGAATATTTTTGTGAATCATATGAGCGTGTATAAATAGAATTTAATTTATTATCGTTCTTTCCTTTATTTCCATTAAGAATTACATTTTTCACGGAGAATAGATTTCCTACTGAAAATAAAGTTTTTTCAATTCTTTCTACTGTGTCTAGTCTGCTCATTAAGTGTTCCCCCATATTTCTAATTATTTTTTTTTTTTGATACATTTTTATGTTTAATTTTTTCTAACTTTTTATGAAAATTAATCTACAAAATATATACTCTTAAGGATAAATTTTGTCCAAAATATGTACCATAATTAATACCTGCAACACTATCTGTCCAGCTATCTAATGGTACATTATCCATGTGATCCTGTAGACATTCTATACAGTTTCTCAATTCCCTAGTATTTATCTCTTTTTGCTCTTTATTATCAAATGCTATAAGATAATTTTTTTCATTTACATTTAGAAACATTGTTTTAGTATTATCATGGAAATACTTTTTTAATCTTTTAATATTAAATTTACCTTGAATAAAAACATCTATCATTTAATGAACCCCAATCGTTTTGCAATTTCCCTCTGCTTCTTATCATAAAGCCTCCTTTCTCTTTCTTCTAGTTTTGCTAATTCCCTCCTTTCTTTCCTAGAGAGACTTCTTTCATTAGTTTTTAACGTCTTCTTAGTCTGATTTGAATAATCATAATAAGTATTCATGCTACTCCTCCTTTTCATTTAAAGACACTATTATAATATAAATTTATCTTTTATTTTGATATACATCAAATAGTTGCTTCCAAATACTAATGTTCCCTTTGGCGCTAATAATAGCATTGGATTTTTTCTCTAATGATGTTCCTGATAGATTAATATTTAGGAACTCTAGAAGAGAATCTAAATCAATTGTATCATTGGATAACATAAATTTAGGAAAAATTTCATAATCAATTAATTCTGAAAAGAACAGCCAGCTAAATTGTTTATCATCAATAATAAACTTAATCTTCTTCTTATGTTTTAGATAATAGTTTGCCAGCCATTTTGAAACTTCTTTTCTTATTATATCACTATTAGATTTGATGTGAAAATGATTGTTACTCTCTATAATAAAATCATTTTTCTCATTAAATAATAAATTAGGAATGATATCATTCTTAGCATAATAATCTAAAAAGTGCTCAGAATAATCATTAAATTCTGCATAAAATAAGTTTTTACCTCCAAGATCAGAAATGCAAAGACTAATAATCTTTGCATTCTTATTTTTGTTTGTGATTTTAACACTTAATCCCAATGAAATTTCATTTTTACTTTGCATAATCTTTAGCACCATCCTTTAATAAAATATCAACAATTTTTAACATTGCGTCTTCGCTAATAGGACTACCACTAGTTGTTTTTCTTCCATCTCCACCATTCTCACTTGCTACCTTTGAAACATCATTTCTAGCATCTCTACTTCTATACGAGATAGAATGATTCATTGGATTAATAGCAATAAGTACATCTACATTATCAAAATTCCCAAATATATGTTCTGTAATTTCAGTAACATATCTATCTACAAAAATATAACATGTTTTACCTTTAATTATTGGTTTAACTTTTTGAATAGTTGCCTGAATATCATCTTGTCTCATTCCAAGAATAATCTTTTCTTTCTTACTCAATGTGAGAGATGGATTGATTAAGAATCTTGCCAAAAAGTCATGAGTCTTTAAGTTATAAGATAAATCATTAATAATCTTAGCATTCTCGTTATCATAATCCCATGTTTCTAATGAATTAACAGAGTCAATTAGTTCATCATAGCTGTCATCATTCATATTGATTAAACCTTTTTGCTTTAAATATTGATATAATTCCTTAGAAGCACTGGTATTATCCTTAAATAGTAAGCACCACTCATATTTCTTGAGATAATAGTGATTTGCTGGATGATGGTCAATTAGCATAATAAAATTGAATAAGTGTTTTAAACTTTCAATTCTCTCTGCGGTTTCTTTAGAAATAGTAATATCTGTAATGACTAAAACTGAATCAGTGCATTGCCAGTTTTCAATAGCATCTAGATAATCATTTACTACCTCATCCACATTTGAGTAGTCACAAATTCGATAACTACCTATTCCATTCATATATTTTTTGGCTAGAACTAAACATGTTTTTCCATCTGCATCATAATGTGTGATGATCATTTATCTTCCTTCTTTCCCCCATAATACTTTTAAAATGAATATTTTAAATGGTATAATCATATTTAGATATGATTATACCATTTTTTATCTATTTTGTCAAGTCTAATTCATAAATTCTCTTTGCTTTTTTATTATATATATTTTGTCTCTGTTTTAATTGTTTTTTACAACTATCAAAACCAATATCTACAAGATCAATATACCATACTTCTTTTCCTTCAATCTCCCTTAATCTACCTAATAACTGCTCAGTTAGAACTTTTGATCCAAATGGAACCGTATTTATAAGTATCTCTAATCCTTTAACATCAATAGCTTTCCCAAATGATACATCTGTTGTTACTATTATATCTTTTTCTAATTCCTTTAAGCGTTTATCCTTGTCCTTAATACTGGAATTATATCTTCCAATTTCTATATTTGGGTAAGTTTCTTTAAGATCATTAATAATAACATCATTGCCAGCCATTGTATGAAATAATAGTACTGTTTTTTTATCAAAATTCTTATTTACTCTTTCAATAATATTTTTTGTAATATGATTCATAAATTCTTCATATTTAATATTATCCAGAATATATTTACACCATCTATTTGTATCAAAACCGTATTTTGATTTCATCTTGGCTTGATCATCAATACTAGGTTTGCTGTTAAATTTCACAATAATTATATTGTGATAATTAACAATTTCATCTTCTTTAACTTTATACATTGGAACATCATTGAAAATATTTTGATAAACTTTATTTTCAATTGGATCACTTCGGGATGGAGTAGCTGTTATATAAACACTTTCAGTATTAGTTAATGAATCAATATAGAATATATTTTTATATTCGACATGTGCTTCATCATACAATTTAACACCTATGCCTAAGTGTTTCATTAACTTATCAATATTATCTGGATTATCGTCAATATAGTTACCAATAGTTTTATGAATAGCAATGAACCACTTATATTGCTTTAGCTCTTTCTTTTTCATTTTCATTAACTTATCAATACTATTTCTACCACTAATAAGAAATATCTCTTCCTCTTTTACTGACGTAAAATTTAGAATACTCTTCTTCCATTGCTCCATTAAGTTCTCTTGGTCTACAAATACCATTGGTAATTTCTTAGACTTAAATACGTAGTTAATAGAACAGTATGTCTTTCCTTTACCTGTTGGTAAACATAAGAATTTCTGTGAATCATTTGTTTGTAAAAGAAATTTAATTGCATCTTGTTGTATTGAATCTCTAGGAGGATATTTTAGTGAAAAGGTTACTTTATTATAAGGATCAACATTTAATCTTTCATTAACTATCTTATCTCTTGGAAAACACTTTTTTAATTTAGTGTAATCATAACCTCCAGGAATTAATAATTGATTTGTATCTTCATCAATTAAAAATGCTGAAAAGGTATATTGAAAAATAGTTTTATCCCATACAGATAGTGATTTCTCTAGTTTATCACTTTCACCAGCTTTATAATTTTCAACAAGAATTCTAGTTGGTTGTACTCTTATCATATATTATCCTCTCCTATTAAGAACCAAGAAATTCATACTCTCTAGAGAATTTTAAAAATGGATATTTATCATTTTCTTCATTAAAATTGATTTGTATATCATAAGAAATTTGATTGACTAAATCATCTCTAGTATTAGTAAAATAAATATAGTCGTTTATATAGCCAATTACAATATCTGTCTGAATGATTTCATATTCAATTCTTTCTATTTGTTCATATCTTTTTTTAATTGGGAGTTTAATAGATTTTAAAAATGATAAACGTTTTGTAAGTCCTTTTTTAGCGTCATGCATATCTTTATACTGTTTTTCAATCATTTTTTTATGTTTCTTTAATAATCTAGGATCTATTTTATAACCTGTAATAACCATACTAAAAATATCAATGCTACACATAAGTAATGAATCAACTTCCTCTAAGAAATAAATATCAATTTTACGCTCATCAGGTACTAAAACTAATTTTTCACCAATAATATAATTAGTACATAAATATTCTTTTATATACTCGGTAATATCTATCATAAGTTCATCAATTTCTTCTTGTCTTTTTGTAAAATCATTAATATGATTTCTGAATTCTTTTTGATCTTGAAAGGCTAACATAAAATCTCTCCCTAAATTTATTTCTGATATTTTGTTATCTATATTTTTATTTATTTATACATTAATATGTAAAAATAAAACAGTATAAAGATCATATAGACCTTTATACTGTTTTTTATTAATTAAAGTAGTTTATCTAAAATTGAAGATTTTGTTTTATTAAATGTATCATAATCTAGTGTAGTTAGCTGTTTCTTAACTTGCTCAAATAATAATGATCTTGATAGACTATCTCCCTTTAAATTAGCATCTGTAATACGGAAGATTTCATAATCCGGCATTTTATCATTTTTAAATTGTGTTCTATCTGAATCATCTAGTTTCATCATTTCTCTAATGATTAACTCTGAATGAACAGACTGAATATTGATACCTGATTCATTTAAGAGGTAAATAAAATAGTTTACCACTTCATTAACATTATGATCTTTAATATATTTATTAGTTTCAATAAGATCTTTAATTTCCCTTAATGGTTTTGATAATTCGTTATTATCCATGATGAATGTTGCAAAACTATCGCCTTCATCAAGCTTATTTAATGGAATTTCAAATTGCATTTCTTCTATATTATAAAAGCTTTCATCAAGTTGTTTCTTAAGGTCTTTATTTAGGAATAATCTCATTGGTGAACTAATAGAAATAAATCTATTACCACTTTTTAAAGTAAATGTATCAAATACTTGTTCTTCTGTTTCCTCATCTTCTTTAAAATCATCTTCTTTAATAATAACCGTTCCATTATAAACTTTAGGATAAATTAAGTTTCTGTTTACGATAAAGTTCTCTTCAAAATTAGTTCCCCAATCGATCTTAGAAGACCGAGTCTCTAGTAAGTGTTTTGCACTTAATAAACGCTGAGTTAATGGATCTGTTAATAGTAGAACTGCAATCATGCCAATATTTAAATCTTTATTGATATCAAACAATTTACCATAACATTTACGACAAACGCCTTCATTAGATGCACAAGTAGTTGGAGAAGGAATTTTTATTACCTGTCCAATTAGACTTTCATCATTAATATCAATTTCAACTAATTCACCATTATTATTTAAATAACTTCTTTTAGAGAATCTTTTTAGAACATCTTTATTCTCAACATTAATTGAAAGATAGTTGTTTTCATGGCTTCCACAATCATCTAAATCAATTAATTTTGTATCCATCAATAACATACTAATTTTTCTTGTTAGATAGCCAGAGTTTCTTACTTGTTGATAGTTTGTGATTAAAGCTTTTCTTGCCCCTAAAGCATTAATATAGAAAGACCGTACATCTAATCCTCTTAGGAAACTAGTATTAATTGGATAAGGAATAATTTTACCAAATAAATCCGGTTTAGAACCTACTAATGATAATACTTGACCAAATTGTTTTGAGTTAATACCAGCACCTGAATCAATATAATATCTTAGCATATTATCAGTTTCAGAAAGAATTTTCATAATTTCATCTAAATTCTTTTTAATAATAGCCTCAATATCATTAAACTCCAATGCTTCATCATTTGGTAAACGATAATGTAATAATTCTCTAAATCTCTTTACTTTATTTCCCAAGTCAATAAGTGATTTAATAGAAACTGTATTACCAAATGTTACATTAATATCCCCAGAGAAAATTGCTAACTCACTAATAACATCTTTAATAATGGATTTAATTTCATTACTGTAACCAAAATGTTCCAGCAATGTAGTATAATAATTTTGGTATTCTTTTAAATCAGATAGATCAAATAATAAATCTTCAGTCATTGGTACTTTAAAGTGATTAAATGGTCTTGCAACAATTAATAATGTGATTAGATTTCCATATGTAATTTCATATGTTTCCCCATCAACAACTAAATCAATGAATTCATCTTTAAGAAAGTCATTTTTAGCAAATTCAGAAGTATTACTATACTTTACTTTCTTAGATGCCATATCATTAATTATTTCTTCCTTGATATCCTCTTTAATTTTTTCATACTCATTTGATAATAGAATATCATTTAAATTATAAGTCTTTTCCAATGATGATCCCTCCGTTGATTAATTATAACATGAAACATGGAAAAATACAAGTTAATAATATATATTTACATCACTTTTTATGTTTTTTAATATCTTAAAAATAACTAAGTATTATATGTAAACGGTATATAAGTATCCTTAAGATCTTTAATAAGATCTTAAGGATAATTTAAAATTATTCTTCACTTTCAAATCTGATTACATTAATAGTAATCTTTCTCATTCATATTTCTATGATCCGAAAATTAACGAGCTTGTTTAGCTTGTTGTTGCTGTTTAAGGAACTCACGGACTTTAGCTTGACCTTTAGCACCATATTTTTGTTGAATTTGAGAACGGAAATGGCGTTTTTGTTTAGCCGCTTTAACATATTTTTGATAAATTGGATCGTTAGCATCTTTAGCCGCTAATAGTGTAGCCTGAGTAAGCAAACGTTTTTTAAGAGTTTGTTTATCCATACGAACTACGTTAGCTTCTTGAAAAGTTTGCTCAAGAATAATATCACTAGTATTTGACTCAGTGAGTAAGTTGAAGAATGATGACATTGAAAATCACTTTCCTTTCAGATTAATATAATTTAATGTTTATTTGAAATAAATACTTTTATATTTAATTGTTTAAATAAAACTCTTTTTAAAAATATATTATTATATTGATTAGTTATTTTTAATCTTAGATATTTTTAAGAGAAATGATAACTAAAAATTGATAAATACTTGGGAGGAGAAAAATTTGCAGGAAACTAAAAATTATGTAAATTCATATCCAAATTTCTTAGAAAAATATAAAGAACAGGCAAAGAAACAATTACTTCTTTCATTTCCTAATATTAGTGAAGAAGAGATTGAAGAATTCTTAGACAAGGAAATTAATAGTACTATTCAGGGTAAAAATGTTGTATTTAACGATGGTGAGCAAAAAAGTGTAAAAAATTTATTAAGTGTTACTGAATGGTTAGAAGAAAAGAAACCAATAATTACTGGTTACGGAGCATTCTATAGAAAACATAATGAAGGTGTAAATTTACTTTCTGATATGGTTGATTATCTACTGGTATCACGTAAGAAAGTAAAAAAAGAAATGTTTGAGCATGTTAATGATGAAGATAGAACAGAATATAATAATCTAGACTTAATGCAAAAAACCTTTAAACTTCTTGCTAACTCATTTTATGGAGCAACAGTTGAGAAAAATAGTATCTTCTTTAATCAAAACTTTGGTCCAAGTATTACATATAGTGGTGTAATTATTATTACGACTGCTGTAAATGCATTCGAGAATTTTATGTCTAATAACTTTCACTTTGAAAATCTAAATGATGTTCTTTTATACATTAATAACATTCAAGAACAGAAATATGTATATACACATATTATTAATAGAAATATTGAAAGCGGAGAATTATTACAATATCTCCTACGTAAATGGAGAAATAGAAATGATTCAGATGTAAAGGTTCTTTCAGATATTATTGAGAGAATGGATCAACAAACACTTAACAAAATTTATTATAAAAATAATCTTTATGAATTCTTAGGTAATAATGAGATCTCTAATCTTTTAGGAAAAGTAATTAATAAAGAATTTTTAGATCCAAATGATCCACCTAAAGATATTAAAGATTCACTAGAAATGTTATGGACATATATTCAAGAATGGGTTTTATATAATCATTTAAGTTTCTATCGTTATGAAAATGCAGAGAATGAAAAGAGACAAACAGTATTAGTAGTAGATACTGACTCAAACTTCTTAATGTTAGATCCATTTTATAAATACTTAAAAGAAAATTACCCAGATAATGTAGACGAGACGGATGAAGGTAAAGTAAGTGTTGTTAATATTGCATCATATTTATTGGCAAAGGTAATTGAAAATGTTTATTGGAAAATGACATCTGAACTAAATATTCCTTCTGAAAAACGTCCTATTATCAATATGAAAAATGAATTTTTCTATAAACGTCTAATGCTTACTCGTAATAAGAAAAGTTATGCTGGTAAATTAATCATGCAAGAAGGTCGTATGTTTGAAAAGCCTAAACTTGATATTAAGGGTTTAGCTATTAGAAAAGTAAGTGTAAACAAAAATGTAAGAGACTACTTTACTGAAATGCTGGATAAAAATATTTTATCTTCTGATAAAATTGATTTAAGTAAAGTATTTGGGAACTTTGTTCATTTACAAAATGAAATTGCTAATTCATTGATGAATGGAGAAATTACTTATACACTTCCTTCCAAGGCTAATGAGATTGAATCATATGCTAATCCTTATGCAATGCAATCTATTAGAGGAACTATTATTTGGAATGAATTATTTCCTGATAATGAAATTGTGTTACCTACCAAAGTAAATCTGATTAAATTGACAACTGAGAGTTTAAACGATTTAGCAGGTAAAATACCAATGGATGTCTATAAAACCATTAAAGAAACTATTTATGATAATGAAAATCTTTCTAAGCATGGTTTTACAATCCTGTGTCTACCAAAATCAATCAAAAAATTACCTGAGTGGGTTACTCCATTTATTGATATTGAAACGATGGTTAACGACCATATTAAGAGTGGTATGATTATGTTAGAATCTTTAGGATTTAAAATACTAGAAACAACTAAGCAGACACAATTTCCAACCAATATCTTAACATTCTAAAAGCATTTATATTATTAGAATATAATGGTATTATTCTAATATTCCTTCGTGCATATTATAATTACAGGGAGAGGATTTAATGTTTTCTATTAAAGAACCATTTTCAATTGTTACAGACTGCGATGAGGTATTAACTGACATTAGTCCTTTATGGGTTCATAAGATTCAGCAAAATGCTGATTATTTTGGAAAATACTTTGATTTAAGTAAACTAGAAGGATTGGAATTTGGTACATTTGAACATTATCAAACAGTACTATCACGTCCAGAATTTCATTTAAATAAATGGTTAAGAAAAGAAAATCTTGTATTATCAGATAAAGAAGAAAAAGAATTATTTGAAAGATTTTATTCATTATATGATAACGATGAATTTTATGAAGATTGTATGCCAACTAAAATGTGTGAAGGAATTTATAAATTATCATTACAAAAATTCGTAGATAAAATCTATGTTGTAACAAGAACAAGTGAAGGAACCAAAGAAGGAAAAAGAAAATTTATTGAAACTTTCTTAAATTCTAATAAAGTAGAGATTATTTTTGTTGGGAAAAATGAAAAGAAATCAGATTATATTAAGAATCTAAAGAATGTAAAAATGATTGTAGAAGATGAATTATCAAATATTAATGATATTGTAGAAAATTGTAATGATGGTTTTGAAGAAGTAGATATTTATATTCCATCAACTGGTTATAACAATAAAGATATTGATGGTTTTAATGAAAATCTAATGAAAAAAGGATTTAATGCCGTTCCATATGTAATTATAGAAAGACCAGAAACAGAAGAGAAAGCAGTATAAAATGACATAAGAGACTTATAAGTCTCTTATGTTTTTATTTTTTGTCTACAAAGGAGAGAATAAGATGAATCCATCTAGTCAATTAAATCCTGCTAATCCAACAAGTCCTTTAAATCCTACCAGTCCAAATAATTTATTAAGTCCTACACATCCTGTTAACTACCTCTATGAAGATGATAAAAGTAGCACAATTCTTCATTTAAGTGATCCTATTATATACATTCCCTTTGGAATTATTTTAATAATCATTATTATTTTATTTTATCTTTTATTTAAAGAATTATAAAATTTGAGAAACAAAACTATATAAATATTAAATAGAAATGGGGAAAAATAATGGGAAGAGAGAATGGACAATATAATATTGAAGAAGCAAAAAGATTAATTGGAGAGACTGATCTGTCTTATTCTGATATTTCTAAAAAGACTGGGGTAAAATATCAAACAGTACAATATCATGGTTCAAAAATTAGAGGTAAGAGACCACGAAAAGAAAGTATGCATGGTGAGGTAATCACTAGAAAAATGACTCCAGAAGAAGAAATTAGATATGGAGTTAGAAAACCTTTAAATTATACAGAAGAAAAGGATAATGTAAAGGGAATTACACCAACTCACATAGTTAATGAATCTTTAAATAAACCAATTGAAAAGAAATTTGATAGTGGTTCTATAAGTTTAAACATCCAAGATATTAATATTGACAATATTGATGAACAATTTGAAAGAATTAAAAATACTATTAAAAGCTTTGGAATTAAAGAGATTTCAGTAACAATTGAATCATATAATCATTGATCAAAAATATAATAAAAAGGACTAATATATGAAATACTTAAATGAAAACTTTTATTTAACTATTGTTAAAGGATATAAAAAATCAGAATTATTATGCGGAGAAACTACTAAAGATGTAATAAATAAGCTTGATACATTAAATAAAATGTCTGATCCTAAAAAACCAACTCTCATTAAAAGACTAATTTATTTAAAAGATAATAGATCAATTGATTGTATTATTGTAAACGACTCAGTTAGTAACAGTATTAGAATTATGCCATTGGGAAATGAAAAAATTGAATTTAAATAAAATATGAAGGTTAATCCCTTCATATTTTTTTTTTGTTCATTTCTCTTAAACCGTTAACAAATTATTATAATAGTAGGAGGGAAATTAAATGAAAATAGATACATTAAATATAGATAAATTTATTACTTCTCATGCATGTAAAGAAGTAACAAATCCGGTTTACTTTAATATGGGAAATATACCAACTGAAGATGGATTATTTTCAACTAGTATTTTTGGTTATCCGGGAAGTAAAGAAAGAAAAATAATTTTTGGTTATATAGACTTAAAGAGAAAATTTCTCCATCCAGTAATTTATAAGCTTCTAACCTCTATGGATCGAAAAATTGCAGATTGTCTATCTGGAAAAAAATATTTTAAAGTTGAGGGCGGTAGGTTAGTTGAAGATAAAGATAATGGTAAAACTGGAGTTACCTATTTTTATACTATTTATGACCAATTAAAATTTAGTAATACTGGAACTGATAGAAGAACAAGTTATCTTACATTATTAAATAAACTTGGTAAGGATGATATATTTATTGACAAATATTTAGTGATTCCGGCATTTTATAGAGATTATAATCCCTCAAAATCTTCTAATGATACGATTAAAGCTGTTGATGAAGTGAATGACAAATATGCTAAATTAATTAGGTATAGCCAATCAATTTCTAAGGGTGAAGATTATGATTTTATGGGAGTAATAACAGAATCATCTATTCAGACTCTTTTATATGATATCTATGACTATTTTACATCCTCTTTAGCTGGTAAAAATGGTATGTTCCATCAAAACTCTTTAGGTAAATCTGTTGATTATGCAACTCGTAGTGTAATCTCAGCACCACGATTTAAGTCAAATAGCTGGAAGGATAACCCTATTAGATTTGGATGGACTGGTATTCCCCTATCACAATTAGTGGTAGAATTTTATCCATTCTTTCTTAAATATATCCAAGATTATATTCTTGAACGTGAATCAGAACTTAGTAAATTTAAGCATAATGGAAAAGAGATAACCATCAGTAATATAAGAGAACAATTTTCTGAGGAAGCAGTTAAAAAGATGATCTCATTATACATTAAGTCTATTGAAAGTCGTTTTAATAGTTTAATGATTAAAGATGATAAAGGAAATGAGATTCCTATTCCATTATATAGAGAAGAACTAGGACGTAACTTTACATTAACTGATATTCTATTCATTGCGGCAGTTGATATTACCAAAGATAAACATGTATATGTAACAAGGTATCCAATAGAGCAGTATCGTATGTGACGTTCTCCTATAAGCATTTAATGTGAAATGGAGTAGATTTTATAATCTAAACTGTAAATGAGAACAAGTAAAAGATATGACCATTTTCATTGAAGACTTGTCGCTAATACTCCTACATGCATCTATTTTAAACTATATAAAATATTTGTATGAAGTTAGGTGAAGTCATCTGAATATTAGTAGTACTATAATACTAATAGATAGGGTGGGCGGTGCTATAATATGATGAGGAACACGAACCTTTTTATACTATATAAATTCAGGGTTTAGTAATACGGTACTGGTGAACGACCTGATTGTAAAGTGTGGTACAATAGAAGTTTATATAGGGCAGAAGGCATCTAAGTTATAGCTATACTATCATTTACGGAACGTCAGAGATTCTATATAAGAGAAATTATAGTTGATACTCTTATATAGAAAGTCAGCAGACCATAGTAGTTATGAAGATGGGTAACTCCATTGGAGCGAAGGGTCATAGTCAGTTTAATAAAAATAATCGAACAATCACAAAACATAATAATAAATAGTTATGTGGAGTGATTTTAATGAGAAAATTGGATAATACTTCATTTGATTTAAGACTAAATCAAATACTAAAAGGTTACAAACGAATTGGTGAATATATTAATTCTAAAACAAAAATTTTAATATTACATGAAATTTGTAATAAAGAATTTGAGGCAAGACCTTGTAACTTATTACAGGGTTATGGATGTCCTCATTGTAATTCAAAAGAAAAGTTAACTACAGAAAAATTTATCAATAAGGTTAAGGAATTAGTAAAAGATGAATATACTGTTTTGTCTAATTATAAAAATTATCATTCTAAGGTAACAATGCGTCATAATAAATGTAAATTCATTTATGAAGTCAAAGCAGGAAATTTTACATCTCTAGGGAGACGTTGTCCTAACTGTTCAGGACTTATTAAGAAAAATAAAGAATATGTTCAAGAACAGTTAGACAAAATAAATCCTAATGAGTATAAAGTGATTGGTGAGTATATAAATAATGTAACTCCATTAGAAATAATACATTTAGAGTGTAATACTATTAATAAATTTTCATTAAAAAATATTACATCTAATAAATTTTCATGTAAAAACTGTAAAATGAGTAGTGGGGAATTATTAATAAAAAATATTTTAAATAATATGGGAACAGAATATACCTATCAAAAAACTTTTAAAGAATGTAAAGATAGAAAACCCTTACCTTTTGATTTTTTTGTAGAGGAATTTAATGCTATAATAGAATATGATGGTAGACAACATTTTCTTCCTATCTTTGGTAACGATGAAAATGACCGTATTAAAAAATTAGAATTAATACAAAAACATGATAATATTAAAAATGATTTTTGTAAGAAATATAATTTACCAATTCTTAGAATTAAATATGATACACCAATCGATAGTATACCAATTCTTATTAAAAAATTTTTATTAAATTGATGGAACGCCTTATGCGATGAAAGTCGCACGTAGGGTGTGAAGTGGGGGAAAAAGAGGAGATAAAATCAAATCTTTACCTATCACTATAGAATATTTATCCAAGTAAAATAAGAATTCTTTCAACAAAGGAAACACGACCTCAAAAGCTGGAAGATAGATACTTACCTGATTATCCTGTTATATACCCTGACTATCCCGCAGAGGATGAACTTTTTGTTGATACAGTAATTCCTTATAATGGTTATTTAAAGGCTTTAGGCGGAGACTACGATAAAATTAATATTATTTCTTTTTAAGGGAATACAGTGTCAAATAAACAAATAATTATTAATTATTTGGAGGTATTAGTGTATGCCACGTAAAAAGACACTGGATGAATTCAAAGAAGAAGTTAAATTACTAACTAACAATACCTATACAGTTTTATCCAATGAATATATTAACAATAAGACTAAAATCAAATTAAGGCATGAATTATGTGGAAATATATATGAGGTTAGACCTGATGTATTTCATAATGGTAGAAGATGTCCTCAGTGCGCTGATATTAATAAAGGTAAATCAAGATTAAAAAGCAATGATGAGTTTAAGAAGGAATTAAAAGAAAAGACTAATGGAAGACTTATAAGTCTTGAGAAATATATCAATATCGATACCAAAATACTTTTCAGATGTAATGACTGTAATTATGAATGGAAGACTACTCCTTATTATGCTTTGAAAAATAGATGTCCTCAATGTTCTGGTAAAAGAAGACTAACTACTGATGAGGTTAAAAGAAAAATTAGCTTAGTTACAAATAATGAGTATTCATTATTAGGTGAATATCGTAATAATAAAACGAAGATTAGATTGTTACATCATAGTTGTAATAAGGAGTATGAAGTTACAATTAAAAACTTTGATAATGGAAATAGATGTCCATATTGTGCATTTAAAAGTTCATCAAAAATGGAAAAAGAACTATCTTCTTTTATTAAAGGATTAGTTGTAGATAAAGTCATATGTAATGACAGGAAATTACTTGAAGGTAAAGAGATTGATATATTTATTCCTTCCAAAAAAATTGCTTTTGAATTTAATGGTTTATATTGGCATTCAGAGCAAATGGGGAAGAAAAGAAACTATCATTTAGAAAAATTAGAAAAATGTAATAGTAAAGGGATTAGACTAATTCAAATTTTTGAAGACGAATGGGTTAACAAACCTCTCATAGTAAAAGAAAAAATAAAACACCTACTAAAATTAAATAATTCTACTAAAATATACGCTAGAAATTGTTATGTAGAAGTAATTGATAACAATTTTAAAAATGAATTCCTAGAAAGAAATCACATTCAGGGAAAAGATTTGTCATCAATTAAATTAGGCTTATGGCTTCCAAAAGAAGATGGCGATGAACTTGTAGCGGTAATGACTTTTAGTAAACTTAGAAAAAGCCTAGGTAGAAATAGTGCTGATAATATTTTTGAACTATCAAGATTCGCTACCGATATGGACTATAGAGTAATAGGTGCTTTTAGTAAACTTCTCAAATACTTCGAGAGAAATTATGAGTGGAAAGAATTAATAACCTATGCAGATAAACGCTGGTCAGATGGCAATGTTTATATCAATAATAAATTTGAATTAAGTCATATTAGTAAACCCAACTATTGGTATGTTAACGTTGAAAAAACTCAACGATTCCATAGATTTAATTATAGAAAGTCTAATCTCAAAAAGAAATTTCCAAAATTATATAGTGATGATAGTACTGAATTTGAAATCATGGATAAAACTAGATTTAAAAGAATATGGGATTGTGGTAATTTAGTATTTACCTATAAAAGATAATAATCTACTGTCGTAGTAAAACCCTTTTAACTGCTGGAAAATCCTATATGGACAATCAGCATCCAAGCATCTTTAATTCATTTAAAGATGAAGGTTCAACGACTATCGAAACCACTCTAACAGATCGTTGTGATAACGCTAGTTAGAAGGAAGGGAGTAGAGTACAGCCAAGCGGTAGAGGTATTCCGTAATAAGGTTATAATTCCTCTTTAAATGGAAACGGAGGGCACAATTATATTGTGAAGATATAGTCTCATCTCTATGGAAACATAGAGCAGTTCATAAGAGAACGCATTAGACGTAGCGAATCTAATGGAAGATTTTGGGTGATACAGTATCTTTACGTGGAGTATTTAGTAAAGAAGCTAATGAAGAAGCAGAACGACTAATATGGGAAAAGAAGAATATGTTAGACCAAATGGGACGAAACTCTCGTCAAATTGGGAATGAAGCAATACAAGCAATTTATTCTCTAACTAGAGAATAAGGAGGATTTCTATGTGGGGTTTTAAGATAAATTTATTGGAAGGACTATTGTTAATTATACTAATTTTGTTAATGTTTATTATTTCTTTCCCTTGCTGGCTATTACAAAGATTTGGTTTTAAAGTAAAACAGTATTCAAATTTTCTTTATAAAAATAATCAATACTTATTATTAGATATCAAACGTTATTAACAAAAAAAAGAGTAAAGTCTTTTATAGACTTTACTCTTATAGCATTAAGTTTGATGAGGTACTACATATACTAGTCTAGATCTAATAGAACGTGTATATGCACTTGGTTCAACAAAACTAACTTCTTTTATTTTTGTTTTCATCTCTTTATCTTTAAGTATATAATAACATTCTCTTCTTGAGTTAGCTAAGACATACTTGTACTTCTTACCAGTTACTTCATAAATCTTATTTGTCTGAACACATGGAAAATTCAATATATCTAATTGGATATCCTTCTTAAATTTAGTAAGAAATTTGGTTCCTACAATGTCGGAACTTAGATTTTTTCCACCATTAATACTATAATATACATCATCTTCATCATTATCAATACTAATTCTTATAACATGATTGTTCCAAACAGTAGCAAATTCAACACTGGTCTTAGACAATTTAATCATTTGTACAATTTTAAACATTAAGTCATCAGAATTAGAAAGAAGATCTATATTATGAGCAAGTGAAAAACGATTTTCAATTAGATTAAAACGATCTAGATATTTAGTTAAATAAGTAGAAACAACTTTTTGAGCATTTTGAATATATTCATATTCCCGCATCCTTTCTGATTCCAATTTCATTTGATCTTGATATTCTTTTTCTTCCTGAAGAGTTGCTGCTGATTCTTGTCTGGATTTAGTCATATTATCCTCTAATCTTTTTATGACACCATCCATGAGTTTAATAGTTTCATTACTCTGTTCAACCATCCTTCTTAGTGAATCAATTTCCTTATCCTTCTCCTTTGCCATAAACATTCTTTTAAACCAATTCAATCAAAAACCTCCCCATTAAGTATTTTGACGAAATCTTTATACATTGACCAAAAAAAGCCCTATGGGTGGGGTTGCCCCCACCCATAGTAAAAGTAGTCGTCGTATATGTTTAAATAATAGAACTTCTAATTCTTACTGCATCAATAGGGAATTTTCCCAGACAATCATTTTTCTCAACTGTGTTTGTCATAGCGTATTCTCCTCTCCATTTTAAAAAATCCTTTTTCTCTTTATAAGGATACGGAGAATGGTGAAAGATCTTGCTATAATCACTAGGTGGGTATTGTCATTCGTTCAATACACTTTTCGTGGTATGTAGCCTGATGAATATTTTTGTCTTTCCAACCATTCTTTTATTACCTTATTTATTACTAGTTTTTGTGTTTCTTATTGTTACAGCTACGGGCACATGTTTGAGTCCGTGTAAATGAACAATATCTAAGAAAATTACCCTACAATGATACCGTAGGAATTATGACGAAATTCTATTACTTCGATATCGTCACAGTAATAATACATACTTGAAAATCTTTTTGATACGGAACATTATATTAGTATTAAATATTATAGGAGTGATAGAAAATGGCTGATAATATTAATATCGATATTTCTAAAGAATTAAGTATTCTCCAGAATGAATTAGAAAAAATCGATGAATTATATGATGAAACAAAAGAGCATTATGATAAAGTTAAAAATAGTGGCAGTAATGGAACTCTTACATTTATAGAAAAACAAACCTCTAATTTAATTTCACTTAAAACTGGTAAGATATCTATTATTCAGCAAATCGTAAATGCTAAGAAAACTGAAGCTGATATTGCACTTAAAAATCAAAGAAATCAAGAGGGTGGCGATAACTCTGATATTAGAGAAATTGTTGCTGGTGTTCATGATTATATTCTTAATAATAAAAAAGATAAAAAATTTAGTGAAATTATAAATAAACAAGAATCTGAAGATATTTCTGGATCACAGAAAAATGATGAAGAAGTAGATGCATTATTAGAAGCAAGATTGAAAGAAGAACAAAATGAAAGCAATTCTGAAAAGGAAGAGACAGTAATAGAGGAAAAAATAAATGACTATCAATATGTAGTAGATATGGAGAAAAATATCTATTGTCTGGATGGCGACTATAATATTATAGAAGATGCTGAAATACCAGATCTGCAAATAGAGATTACAGAAGAAAATGGGGAATACATTGCAAAAGATGAAAATGGAAAAATTTATGATGTAGTAGAATTTACTGAAGATGAAGAATAAAATAACCAAGGATATCAAATAATGATATCCTTGGTTTAATTAAATAATATTGTTCTGCTTTTATTGAGGGGTTTATTTTATTATAATTATGTTTTATTGTAATTAATTCTCTAAAAATAAAAAAAGATTAAAGAATATATTATAAATAAGTTAATAAAATAAAAGAAAAAATGGAGTGATTTAAATGAGTTTTACTATTAGATGCGATGAATGTGGATCAAACAATATTAGTTTTATAGTAGACGATGATGAATTTGGTTCATTACTTGTAATACAATGTGAAGAATGTGATAATTTTGAAGAATATAATCAAGCAGATATATACTAAATAATTTATATTCTTGTAACTAAAAAAATTATTTAAAAACATGAAAATGAAGAATATTAAACTAAGGTGGGGATGTTGATGAATAAGATTGATAGTTTTTCAGGTAAATATTATTTTTTAAGTAATTTTTATCCTGCAAAAGTAAAATTTGCTGACTTAGAGTTTAATAATAACGAAGCCGCCTTTCAAGCTATGAAGGTTACTTCAAGCTTTATTCGTAAACAATTTACAATTCTTCCTCCAAATCTAGCCAAAAGAAAAGGTCGTAGTGTTCGTCTAAGACCAGATTGGGAGAATATTAAAGAGGATATTATGTATAGAATTGTTTATGCTAAATTCTCACAAAATGAAGGACTCAAAAGAAAATTAATTGCTACAGGAAATCTTGAATTAATTGAAGGAAATACATGGAATGATACAACTTGGGGAGTATGCAATGGGAAAGGACAAAATAAATTAGGTAAGATTCTCATGAAAGTTAGAGAAGAGCTTAAATAGAGACATATGGGAGAGTTGAGAGAATGAAAATCACTTATGCAAGATTTGTTAACTTTGCTGGAATTTATGCTGGATTAGGTAAAACAGAACTAGAGCTTGATTTCTCAAAATCTACTAATAAAATTATTGCTTTAATCGGTGATAATGGTTCTGGTAAAACGACTATTTTAAGTTTATTAACTCCTTATAGAGATACTAATGATGAGAGAAAATCTATCATTCTTGATGGCAAGAAAGGTGAAAAAGAAATTCATCTCTCTAGTGAAAAAAATAGCTACATTATTAGACATTACTATGCAAAAGTGGTAGATGGTAAATTTAATAGTAGTGGTAATAAATCATTTATTTCAAAGAATGGTGAAGAACTGAATGAAAATGGCGGTATTAGAACATTTGAAAAAATTCTTCAAGAAGAATTTAATCTAACAAGGGATTATTTTAGAGTAGCAAGACTTGGGAGTAATGTAACTACATTTGTAGATTTAAAAACTGCTGATAGGAAGAAATATATAAACAATTTTCTTCCAGATATTGATGATTATTTAGAAGCATTTGAGATAGTCAATGAAAAATTTAAGAATGTTACAAGTACTATTAAAAGCATTAGAAGTCAATTAGAAAAATTAGATTCCAAGGATAACTTGGAAAAATTAAATGAAACATTGACCAAAAGAATTAATGAATTAAATAAAGAGATTGAGAATATTGATAAGAATATTAACCGAACTGAGGGAAAGATAGACGAATTAAAAGTAAGTCTAGATACTGAGGGCTTTGATGATTATGATCATTATATTAACCATCTAAGCAATACTATTAAACAGATGCAAGTAGAAATTATAAAAGGTGAAAAGATTTTGGATACTTATTATGACAAATATCCAAACCTTAAAAATTATGAGATTGATAGAATTAATAATTCAATTATGGAATGTAATAAGTTAGAAGTTGAGCTAAATGGAGAATTAAATTTAATCAATAGTCAGATTGATAATCTTGAAAAAGATATTGTTCGTCTAGGAAACGAAATCACTTCTAAAAATAGTATTATTGAAAATAAAGCTGATACTGACTATATAGAGGAACAAATAAAGAATAAAGATTCATTAATTGAACAGTATGAAAAGAAAATTTTAAATAGTCCTTATTCAGATCTAGATATAACGGTTCAAATGGCAACACAATATCAATATATCTTAGATGGAATTGTTGAAACAATTGAATCAATTAAGTCTGATCATACTAGCCATATCATTGAATCATTTAATGTTTCTGAAATAATTACTATACCTAATGAGATTAAGAGACTTGATGAAAAATTACAAGTTGATCTAAATAGAAAAAATACTATTGAAAAAGAGACTAATAAGATTGAGTCAAATTCTTATTTACTTGAAACACTTGAGAAAAGACCAAGTAATTGTATAATTGATACATGTCCTTTTATTGTTAAAGCTTTAGATTATAGAAATAATGATTATTCTAGGTTAGAACCCTTACTTAGCGAATTAATAGATATTGAAAATAGTATTATTGAAGATCAGAAAAATCTTGAAGAATTAAGAAATAGATGGAACTATGCTCAAGATATTATGAGATTGAATAAGAAAATTAATTCTAATAAAGAAGTAATTTCATTAATTTATGATAATGCTATAACAGAGGAAAATGTAATTGATATTCTAAAAAGTAGCATTAGCGACATCCAAGAAAAGTTTTCAATTAAGGATATTATTGAAATAGCTAGTGTAAAAGTGGATATTATAATTGAAAAAGATAAAAAAGAAAATTTATTATCTCATCTTAAAACAGCACAAAAGCAAAATGAAATTGTTGAACAGGCTAAAAAGGAATTATTGGAAATTAAGGAAAAGTATCTTCAGTGTAAGAGTGAAATTGATACTCTAATTTCTAGTAAAAAATCAACAGACAAGAAAATTAAAAATAATAAAACAAAATTAGCAATTTTAGAAACTATTAAAAATCAAAAAAGTATTATTGAGAATAATACTAATGAATTAAATAAAAAAGAAGCAGATTACCAAAAGAAACTAAACATCTATAATTCTATTAAAGCAAATGAGAAAATCATTAATGATAATCTTCTTCTATTAAGAAGCAAAAGATCTGAACTTGAACCGTTAGAAATTAAATTAAAAGAAGTTCAAAGAGACTTAATCATTATTGATGATTGCACTGAAAGATTAAAAGAAATTGAGGAAAATTATAATAATTATAAAATTATTAAAGAAGCACTTGATCCAAAGAAAGGAATTCCATTATTCTTTATCGATAACTATCTTAAAGATATAGCAATGAGAGCTAATAACTTATTAGATATTGCATATGGTGATCAATTTAAGATTAAATTTGATATAAGTGCATCTGATTTCTTTATCAATGTTTTTAAATCTGATGGTACTTCTCTAGAAGATATTAAAGAAGCTTCTCAAGGGGAAACATCATTAACAATTATCTCTCTATCACTAGGAATGATAGAAAGAATGATGGAATCAACTAAGTATAATATTCTTTATTTAGATGAGGTTGATAGTACGTTATCTGCAAGAAATAGAAGACTATATACATCATTGCTTGAGTCTCAAATTCAAGAATTAGGTATCGAGCAAGTATTTGTGATCAGCCATAATAATGAATTTGATTCTAGTCCAGTTGATCTAATTTTATTAAATGGTCATAATATAGATACAGATAATGAAGAGTTCATGCAAAATAAAGGAATTATTTATAAGTACTAGGGGGGAATTTAATTGAGTCACATACCAAAAAGAATCAATAAAGAAAAAAGAAAGAAAAAATATAAAAAGTTGTACTATAGTATACTTTTATTTCTCATTGAAAAGCCTTGTAACTTCTTCTATAAGAAGTTTCAGGCTTTTGAAAGAAAAAGATATAATAAAAATAAACACAAGTATTATAAGCTTGCAGTCAATGAAGTAATATCATATATTGAAAATGTATTAGTAAAATATCCATCACAAGGTGTTGAATTAGCAATATCTGAATCTAATGTTGATATATCTTTAGATGAATTCTTTAGATTTGATTTCTGGAGAAAGAAAAACAAAGTAAGTCGCAAAGTATATAAATATATCATTGATAAGAATAAGAGTTTTAATGATTATGGAAATGATTTAATTCATATGGTTGTATCTTATTTTAATAATAATCCGTATACAAATATTGAGTTTGATAATAAATATAATTATTGGTATATAACTATGAAAAAAGAGGTGGTTAAAAATGCGTAAAATAGAAAGAATTTCTGATGAAGAAATGAATATGTTTATTGAATTATATTGGAAAATATTGAATAATGCTGAAGCAATGGCTGAACTCGATTATCATAGAAAAGTAAATATTATTTATAATGAAGGCGTTAGAGGTATTATTGATATAGATGAAAATAAAAAACAAATTTGGTTCCGAAATGATGCTAATGATATAGAGTTTCGACAAGAATTTTATTATACTTATGAAGAATTAAAGGGTGAAAAATATGCACAATTACAGAAAGAGTATATTTTGAAAAAATTATCTTCAAAACAAATTGAGGCTCTAAATAAACTTCTTAACAATATTAAAGCATTAAATATTCCAGATACCATTGTTTTAAAAGAAAGAGGTAATTGGACTGGTGAATTTGAAATATTAAATGATATTTCTTATGGGGATATTTGGAATTTTATTAATCTATTCAAGAATAATGAGTGAATTTTATAATAATGATGAGAGGTTAGGAAGAATCCCCACCTATCCTCCATTCATGAAAATTAGACAAGTTAGAGAATCAAGAAAAAATTTTATATGTGAATTCTGTAATGAGATGATACAAAAGGGAAATAGTTGTCAATATTGGGTAGGAACTGATTTAGGCAAATTTTATTATTATAGAGTATGTAAAAAATGTAGTGAATGTTAGGAGACTAATAATGAAAGAAGTATATAATTTAAAAGATCTTGCAGGTCAATTTTTCTTTGGAAATATTAAAAATAAAGAAGATTTAGAACAAGCTATTGAAGGAAAATATTTATTCAGAAAAAATAAAGGAATTTCAGATGTAAATAATGCAATTCGTAAAAGTATTAAAAATGGAAGAGGGAAAACAGAATTGGAATTAGACTGGCTTGCCCTTTATCTAAATGATGTCTTTAAATTAGATAGACGTAAAAATAAGGAGGTGTAATAGTATGTATTTTATCGATGATACTAATGATTTAGAAGGAAAAGTAATTGGCTTTGTTTCAGCAAATCAATTTGCCGACTATACTACTATTGCTACTAAAGATGGTGGAGTTTGTTTGATTCAGCAAAAGACTGATGAATTTGGGGACACTGAAATTAGAGTATATCCAAAAATACAAGCACAATATAGTCTATATAATGACAAATATGTTAGAGATGAACTTAATAAGAGAGGAATTATTACTGAAAAAGATTGGGAAGAGTATGATAAAGAAGTTAAGAGAAAGCAAGAGCAAGTTAGAAAAGATCATCTAAGAAGAAAAGAAGAAGCAGATAGAAAAAGATATGAAGAACTAAAAAAGAAATTTGGATCTGAGAGTAATTAAAATAATTTATCAAAGGATGAAGATAAAATGAATAAAGAAAAAATTGAAAAGAATAGCTTTATAGTAATTAGTAAAGATGAAAATGATGAAATATACTTCAACCAAGCAAAATCAGAGGAAGAGGTAATTAATGAAGTAAGTAATGCTACTACTTATGGATATAGTATTAAAAATATTATTAAAGTCAACAGTAATGGTGAAACTGATAAGATGACTGTAGAATTTTCAGACGGAAAATTAAAATTAATTAAACTAAAGGCTAATAAAGTAAATACTAGATAATAAAAAGTGGTTATGTGGATATTAAATTCACATAACCACTTTAAATATATATTATATAAATGATTACATAAATAGAAAGGAAGAATATAGTGATTTAGCCTAACTTTTTATAAAAATGGAAAACTAAATTATTGATGAATATTGAGGAGGTTATAAATTTATGGTTCAGATGATTAACACACATTATTTTTATCCAGATAGAAAAAGTAAAGATGGTTTTGATAAGGTACTATTTATTGTTAAAGATGAAAATGGTAATAAGCGTTGTGAAACAATTGAAAAACCAGTCATTGAATATTACATTACAAAACCACAATATTGGGATGGAAAACTAAGAAACTACATTGAAAAAGATAAGGTACTTCCAATCAAATGTTATGCGAAAGATTTATATAAGTCAATTATCACTACATTAAATGATCAGAATCTTACAAATTATTTCTGGGATACAATAAAATCTGGCGGCTATGGAATTGGAAAGAAATTAAATCGAATTCATTTAGACTATCGTTTACATGGTTCAGATGTAAACATTCAAGATTATTATATTTCTCAATTTTTAAAGAAACACCCAGTCGATAAAAATAACTTCGGTTTAACTAAAGTGGTATACGATATAGAGGTTGATATTGAGAAAATTGTTGGATTCCCTGAACCAGAAGAAGCTGAAGCACCAGTAAATATTATGACACTTATTGATATGGATAATCTTAATTGTTATACACTTTGCTTAAAATATAATCATGATACTTATGTAGAAACAATGAGTAACCTAGATAGTATTAAGAGTGAACTAGAAGAAAGATATAAAAAGATCTTAAAAGGTAGAAAGATGAATTTTATCATTGAAGAATGGGAAAGTGAGATTCATATGATAAAACGATTCTACGATCTTATTAATATTGAAATTAAACCTGATTTTGTATTAGCTTGGAATGGACATGGATTCGATAATCCTTATTTAATGAATAGAATTATGAGATTAGGATATAATCCAGAAGATATTATGTGTCCAAAAGAATTTAAATATAAGAGAGTTAGCTATAGAAAAGATACATTTAACCAAGATCCATCTGATAATGGTAATGAAATGAATGTTACATCTTATTCAGTATATCTAGATGCAATGAACCTCTATGCTAACTTAAGAAAAGGTATGGGTAAAGAAGAGTCTTATAGTTTGGACTATATTGGGGAAAAAGAAGTAGGTCTAACAAAAGATGTAATGGAAGAAGGATTTAAAACTTTCCATATTACCGATTATAAGAAATTTATGTTTTATAATATTCAAGATACTGTTATGATGATGATGATGGAAGAAAAGAATAGAGATGTTGATGCAATCTATTCAGTAGCAATGTTAACTGAAACACGTATTGAGAAAGCAATGAAGAAAACAATTTGTTTACGAAATCTTGCTTCTAAATTCTATCGTGAAAAAGGAGTTTATATCTCTAATAATAGAGCAAAAATTAGAGAGCAAACTGAGGGAAAAATTAAAGGTGCGTTTGTAGCTAATCCAAATAATATTGATAATATTGGTATTGAGTTATTAGGGGAAAAATCTAAATTCCTATTTGAGAATTGTATCGACTTTGATTTAAGCTCTCTATATCCATCAATTATTCAAGCATTTAATATCTCTCCTGAAACATGTTATGGAAGAGTCATTATTGAAGAAGATGGCAATGATATATCAAAAGAATATGTTGATGATTATTCAAGTAAGGACTATATTAATTTTGGTAATAAATGGCATAATTTGCCAACAACAAGTGATTTAATTCAAAAATTAAAACAGCAAAAACAATTACAAGTATCTTAAGGGAGAGATATAAATGGCAAAAATTTTCTTTGATACAGAATTTACTGGTCTTCATCAGGAGACCAGTCTTATTAGTATTGGATTAGTTGCTGAAAATGGAAGATCTTTTTATGCTGAATTTAATGATTATAACAAAGATCAAGTAGATGAATGGTTACAGGAAAATGTTATTGATAAATTACTATACAATGATTATAATCAATTTAATAATTTTAAGTCTAATAGAGATGATTACACTGTAACAATGAAAGGAAATTCTAAAGAAATTAAAGAAGCATTAGAAACATGGTTAGAACAGTTTGATTACATTGACATGTGGTCTGATTGTTTATCTTATGATTGGATATTATTTAATAATTTATTTGGTAGTGCTTTCGACATTCCAGATAATATTAATTATATTCCTTTCGATATTTGTACTCTATTTAAAATCCTAGACATTGATCCTGATATTAATCGAGAAGAATATATTGGATTACCATTTAGTGAAAATAAACATAATGCACTCCATGATGCTAAAGTAATTAAAGAATGTTATTACAAACTTAATAGTGCTTATCATAGAAAGGTAATTAATAAGAGAGCATTAGTTAGTAAAAAACACTAAAGGGGATATAATATTGGATATTATTAAGGTATTTCTAGGAGTGGAATTTGTGATAGTTAATATTGCTGCTTTTTCGTTATTATATAAATATCGAAGTTTAATGGATAAATATAATGAAGAACGGACAAAAACTGAATACTTATCAAATGAGAACATTAGGATTAACAGTTATAATAACTTATTAGAACACCAAAATAAGCGTCTAAAGAAATCTCAAGTTAAAAATAAAGAACAGATAACAAGTAAATGAGGGATATATTATGAAAAAGGGAAATTGTTATTAAATCAGTGGAAAGATAAATAAATGTGATTCCAGTAGATAAATTCTACTGGAATCATTATAATAGGAGTGATAATATGATTGTATTATCTGATGCGAATGAGGTTAAAGAATTTTGTAAACTGCTTAATGATCTTAATCAATATATGAAAAAGGTACATAATAGCAGGGAACATTATAACTACATTAATGGAGTTATAATTGCTAATGGTCATGAACAACTAACTCCTTATATTACTGCTTATCCTGTCTATTCTAAAAAGAATGCATTTTTAGAAGATATAATTAATAATTGTAGATTTTCCATTAGGGGATCTGATTATTATGCCTTTTTTAAAGAATATAAGAATAATATAACTGAAGTAAGAATAGATAATAATTATATTGAATTTAACACTGACGTTCCTTTAGTAGAACAAAAATATGAATTCATTGATGATTCTAATAGATTTAAGATAGAAAACTATAAGTTATTAGGAGAATTTCAATTAAATAGTGATCAAACCGAGGTAATAAAAGAATATAAGAATTCACCATTTTCTATTTATTTCTACCCTAATACTGGTAATTGTACTATAGATGAAAAATTAGAAGATGATGATAGCTATATTAGAATAATTTATAATAAGAAATTTTTAGTTGGATTCAAAGGTACTAAGACATCTAAACAAGATATCTATTTTAAATTATATGATTATAATTCAGATGAAAATCTCTATATTATCGAGATTATTGTTCCTTCAAATAATATTGAGGTAAAACAGTATATACTTATTACTGATATAGCAGAATAAAGCATGTAAACATGCTTTATTTTTTTTTTATTTTTTTCATAAAGAAAAACATTTAATTATAATGTTGAAATAGAAAAAGGTGATGAAATGGCAGATCCAAGAGGAAAAATTGATGGTTTAGAACATAAGATAAATAATCAGATCTTTGGTACTGATACATCTGATAATTTCGAGAACGATACAAAAGAAATATCTAACTCTATTAATAAGATTATAGATCAAAATAAATCTTATACTACTCCAAATATGATGGACTTTCTAAATGCATCTGAATTTAATAATGATGCTAATATGAGTGGAGAAAAACCTAAGAAGAAATTTGATAAAGGTCAGTTAGAAAAAGTCTTATCCAAAGAGAATTTATCACAATTAATGGGTTTTGAAAAAGAAAGAATCTCTAGATATAGTGATTATAGTATTATCTACTCTTATATTCCTCAATTAGCTGAGTGTATTAATGTTTATAGAGATAGTATCATGTCACCAGATGATTTGACTAAAGACTCTTTAAATATCCGTTATAAATCAGATAAAGTAAAAGATGAATTAAGTAACGATGTTATAAAGAATACTAACTTCCTCGTTAAAAAGTATAAATTAAATAAGAGAGCAAAGAATATTATAAGAAAAACATTAACGCTTGGTGATTATTTTGTTGCAGTATTAAAGTATGATGAAGAATTTAATAAAATGCTATTAACAGAAGATAATAAGGATTTATTTAATTCAAATAATGAGGAACAGCAAAATTCTAGATTTATCATGAAAGAAGATATTGATGATAAAGATTTAAAAATGCTATTCGAAACTAATTTGAATGAGAAATCAGAGTATAATTATAATCAGATTAAATCAGAAATCTCAAGTGTTATAAATAATAATATTGATTATGAAGATGATCCAAGAAAATCTTTACTTAACTTATCTGCGGATGGATTATCTCAATTAAATAAAAAGAAAAATAAGGAAAATGATGAGGATGAGTTTACACATTTTGGTATTAAGGGTTCTATTATAAGAATGCTTTCACCTGAGAATGTTATTAAACTCGAAGTAGATGGAATAAATTTTGGTTATATTCATATTGAAAAGACTGATGAGATTGCAACACAGGGTTCAGGTACAACAGCAATTAGTGATTTCTTCAATTCAAGAGTAGATATTGAGCAATCAAATCATAAGGATAGAGAAGAAATTATTGCCAATGTGTTTATTAAAGGGATTTCAAAAAAGATAGATAATGAATTCATTAAAGATAATAAAGAATTCAAAGACTATATCTATGCGTTATTAAAGGAAAAATATATCACTGAAAAGAAAGTTAAGATTACCTACCTAGCACCAGATGAGGTAGTACATTTTATGACTGATAGTGATGAATTATATGGACAATCAAAATTAGCAAGAAGTCTGTTCTTTGCTAAATTATATCTTGCTACTTTGATTACAGAATTAATGCAAAAGATCTCTCGTGGTAGGGATAAACGTTTGGTGTATGTTGAAACTGGATTAGACGCAGATATTGAAGGTGCTATTCAAGGAGTAGTTAAAGATATTAAGTCAAAAGAAATTCAGACAGATATTTTAAAAAGTGTTTCTACAATTCTAAATAGTATTGGAGTATTTGATGACTACTATATTCCTCTTATAGATGGAGAAAAACCTTTAGACTTTGATACATTGAGTGGTATGGATGTGGACGCAGATAGTGATTTCCTTCAATTCTTATTAAAGTCAGCAGTAAATGGTACAGGAGTACCTGCTAACTATATTGATGCTTCTCAAGATGTTGATTTTGCTAGATCACTTGTTATGCAAAACTCTACATTTGTAAGAACTATTGTATCAGATCAAGCATCATTCTCTGAGAGCTTTTCAGAATTAATTAGAATATTATATCGCAATGAATATCATTTAAATGATAATAGAAAAGATAAAGATAATGAAAAGAAGAAAAAAGATAGTCAAGATTATATTGATGTTAATGATATTGAAGTACTATTTCCACCCCCAATATCCCTTAATCTGACTAATATTAATGATCAGATTTCTAATGCTAGTCAAACGGTTGATTTTATTACATCTTCCTATATAGACGAAACAGATGCAGATACATCTAAAAAGACTAGTTTTAAGAAGAAAATTGTTAGACAAATGATTCCAAATATTGATTGGGATCTAATGGATAGATTATACGAAGATGCTCTAATGGATTCTACTGAAAATGCCCTTAAGACAAATAATTCTGAAGGTGATGGAGGAGACTTAGGAGGAGGATTCTAATTTAAAGAATAAAAGCATATATCAATTAAGATATATGCTTTTATTTTATTATTAAATATCACCAAGACCTTGTTGTACGCTACCAGCACTATTATTAAATTCAGAAAGATAACGTCCACCAACATTAGCTTTTTCTGGATCAAATAGACCAGCAGTAACAAAGGAGTAAGTAGTAGCAAGAAGTTTCTTAGCATAGTTATCTACTTTAGAAGAAATATGCATATTACCACTAAATGGAATTTCAAGCTCAACTAGGTTATGTTCACCTTGAGTATAATCAAAATGAGATAATGGAATACGTTTAGGCATTACATTAGTATAATAAACAGCCTGTTCGATATTTCGTTTTTCAGTATTATTAACGTCAGGACGTGTAACAATGTACATTAACTCGCCAGTATGGTTTTTAGCCGCATATTCCATTCCATATACTTTTGGATATGTTGCAATACCTGTCTCTGGATCTGAAATAGAAGAAACCCAGAACTGATACATATTTTTAATAGGACTACCAGAATACTCTTGATGACGAAGAGTGAATTCAGTGTTATTTTTAGTAATACCAGCCGCAACATTATAATCATTGTTAGCAAAACCATATTGGTATTGTTGTGTCTGAAGTTCCATATCTTCTAGACCAGTGAATCCTTTAAAGTTCTTCTCTGTCATAGCTTTGAATCCCGGATATTCTTGGACAATCCATTTTGGTAATTTAGTCCAAACAATAAACGCATAACCAGTAACCAATGGGTCAAAAGCTAGTTGTTTGAGATTTAAGCCACCAGTGAAGAATGATTGCTGTTGCGCCAGTGAAGAGTCAAAAACTCTAACGTTACCTTGTTTAATCATTAATCATTCACCTTTCTCTCATAATATAAAAGTTCTATATCAATATGTTTAATTATTATAAATAGTATAGTGTGAGGCAATTATCCTCACACTATACATTATTACTGTATTACTTAACTACATCAATACTAATTACGATGCGTTCAACAACCGCTTTAAACTTAACTGTGATTTTAACACGAAGAATCTGTTGAGTTTTATCATAATCAGATGCATATACGGTTGCAGAAATTTCATCACAACTTCTATTAGAAATGTAGGTAGATAGATAATCATTAAGATTGTACTGGAATGTTCTGATAGTTTCATCATCTTCAAACTCGAATTGATAATCTTCAGCCATTTCCTCAACATTACGTTTGATATCAAGAGCAATGATAGCGTTATTGATATTAGATAATGGAGTTCTTTGCATATCAGCTGTTAATTGAATACCAAACTTAGTACGTTTACTATCATGTTCTACATAGTTCAATTGACGAGTATATAATTGTTCTTTATAAGATTCATTTGGTACATAACTAATAGACTTAAATCCATCAATTGTACCACGTTTATTACCTGCAATTGGATATTGCAATCCATATTGAGATGCAACACTAGGAATCTTAGTAGCCAAGAAATAAGTTGGTGTTACTTTAATATCTCTTCCATTATACTCATCATAAACTACGAAGTCTTGAGTATAAATTCCAAGGAATTGGGAAGATACATTGAAAGAAGCATTTCTCCAACTAATAGCATCTGCTGGACTAGCTTGAATACCAGAATCTGCATAGAAGAAAATATCTTTACGGATATCTCTCGCCAGTGTAACAATTGCATTCTTAACATCTGTTGGATAATTGGCATCTAATACAAATTGGAAAGGAGCAACCTTACGATTAGTAACACTATCATCAATTAATCCTTGATATCCTTTAACTAGGAGGCTCAACATAGTTTTACTCTTAAGTGTAGGATTACTTTCATCAAGATCACCATCACTACCATTCATAAAAATAGCAGGAGAATTAAAATCTTGAAGTTGAGTAGTATAAACAATAGATTTCATCACAGTTACAACAGCTGTAGAGTTATCAATATTCTTACGAATACTAGATAAGAGTTCAGCCTTGCCTTCAGTTGTAGAAACCTTTTGTGCATACAATTCAGTATTAGTATATGTTACAGGAACAATACCAGATACAATATTTGCAATTTTCTTACTAATAATATCGTCAATAATAAGTAAATCAATATTAACGATAGCAAGTTCACAAATATTATAAAGATCTGCAACTAATTCATCTAGACTGTTATAAATATTAGCAAGAATAGTTTTAGCCGCATCATTAGATACAATTGGATCAAAGATAGCATTATACATATCAATGATTGCATTATAACGAGTTACTGCTTGGTTAATATCTGTAGCAGATAGAGAATTTTCATTGATGATCATAAGAAGATAATCAATAGTTGTTTTAACATCAGAAAGAATAGAGGTTAAAGCACTTGCTTGTTCATCTTCATCACCAGTTCCTTTTAAAGTAAGAATAGTGTCAGAAATTTCATTAATCTTATCTTTTTTAGAAACTGCACGGATATCAATAATCTCTTTAAGATTTAACTTATTGTAAACAGAATTAACTTTCTCATCTAGATCAAGAACTGTTGAACTCATTTCTAATGCTTTATGATAACTTAGAAGTTGACCAATCAGACTCATAATATCTTTAATGCCTTGTTCAACAAGAGTATTCTCAGTGACAATCCGATTGAAATCTGATTCTAAATGACTACTATTAAATACTGTTACAAGGTTTTGAATAGTAGTATGATAACCATTTAGCTTTTCAACCATTTCTGGGATTAAACCAGATTCAGGAGTTACACCATCAGGAGTATAAAGCAATTTAGTAATGATTGTATTATAATCATTATTCTCAATACTATTGAACACTTGTTTCATATAATCGATACCAGCAAGATATCTTTCATACATACGTTTACGATAAGTGTTATCTGCCAATAGAATTGATTGCTCAATTAGATCACCAGCATCAATAATATTCAAGATTGGATTATCGTTAGAATCAGTCATAACATTTCCATTAGTATCATAGCGGTGTAAAGAAATATGTGTATCTTCAAATTTCTTAGTAATGTTACTATAGAAAGTATCAACTACACCTCGAACAGTTCTTGTCTTACCTGTTAGTGGATCAATCTTAGATGGAGAAACATCTGGATTAATAGTACGACAAAGATCAAGGAAAGCATCTTCATTAAACATACATCTTAAATGAGTAGAATATTTATTAACTACATCCTCAATAAACATACTTTCATTAGATGAAGAAAGAGCATCTGGACTCAAAGATACGTAAAATGGTCCTTCAATAATATTAGCGGTATTATATTCATCATATCTAATTACTTCAAAGTTATAAACACGGAAATCGTGTTGTTCATCATAAGAAGTATTTAGAGTGATTCGGAATCCCAAGTTATTATATGCACTTCCTCGTCCTGTAGGATAGACTGCAAATAATAAGTGATTCTTAAATCCATCAATAGTCTCATCAGATGATCTATCTTTATTTAATTCATAATTTAATAGTGTTTCAGATACATTATTTACATCTGAATAAGCAACTGCTGGTTTCAATGTAACATTTTTATAGGAAACAGCATTACCGTCCTTATCCTTGACTTTTTTAGTATCAACTTTAGAAAGAACATTTAAGAATGCATGAGCAAAACCTGCATTATCAGGCATTACACGCATACCATAAACTTCACCACCAGCCTTTAACCAGTTAATGATGTTATAAGCTGATTGACCATATTTTTTAAGATTTGGATTACCAGTTTTGGCAATAAATTCATCAGGATCAGTATATAGTACTAGTTTATTATCTTCACCTTTTTCAGAAGTAAAGATAGAAAGCATTTTTTGTTGTCCAGAGCCACTTTGATAAGTGATCTCTTCACTATTGATTACACTTGTAACGCTTGGGTGTAACCAAGTAGGACTTACTTCAGTACCAGTAGAAATTGATTGTGATGTACTAGCTTCAGTAGCCATTTTATCTCTCCTTTACAGAAATCTTTATTTCATTAATTAAATGTTCTTTTACAAATAAGAAAATTTTAGTACTTAATTATTCTTTCTACAGGTGATGGATTTTCATTCTCATTATTACGAGTTTTACGAATAGAAGATATAATGGCTTGGTTAATATCTTCAAATGTCATTGCATTAAATGTTGAGTTAATAGCAGGTAATTTCTTAAGAGCTATATTATTATAGTCATAGTCGGATACTTTAGCATTCTCTTTACCAATCATCATTCTAAATGGAACTTCTGTATTATTTCTATAGCGACATAGTTCAGCAATGATTAATTCAAATATTACTGATGGGTTATTTAATTTTACTTTATTTAAAGAGATACTTTCATGATATAAGTCAATTATATCACTGTACTTTAGTGATTTAGGTAATTTTCCACCATGAAGTAGGTAAATAAATTTTTTACTGTTTTCAGCAGATTGTTCTTTAATAACATTATCAATGAATACAGAGCCTTTTTCCAATTGAAAAACTCTATAATCGTCCTTATCTAAGTCTGCTCTTAATTTAGTAGATATATCATGGTATGTTGTAAATTCAAACTTTATTTCCATAGGAAGCTTTAATAGATGAATCTCACCTTTATTTTTGGATTCTTTTGGTTGAGTGTAAACCATAAAGTTAAAAACCCCTAATGTATTCACCATATCACCATGATAACTAGCAATTCCTTTTGAAAAATAGTCTTTAGGAATATAAACTTCCATATATTCACCATCAAAAATTATTTTATTATCAACTTTCTTTAAAAAATTATATTTCAATTGTTAAACTCCTTTCATGACTTAGTAGTTCAATATTATGTTTTAATAATAAGTAAACCTATATATAATTTAATATATAGGTTTACTTATTTATTTACTTTGTTTTAGCACTACCAATTAATTCATCTTTTAGTAACTGAGTTAATTTGATAAGATTATTAATCAATTCTTCTTTTTCTGGATATTCTTTATCTAAATTATTAATATTGTTAATTAAGAATCCAACAAAGATAGCATAACCGCCTCGCTTAAGAGAAGCAGTATTAATAAAAGCATAAATATATGACGCTGTCATTCTAGAATAAGATTTCAAATCATCTGGTAATACTCCTTTAATCATTTTTTCTAAATAAAAGGATGTATTAAATGTAAAAGTATTATTATTCTTTAATTTATTTTCAGCTTTATTTCGTAATGCTTTATAATTATTAAGTAAAGTTTTAGGCTTTAAAGTAGGTTGTAATTCACTAAATGCTTTAAAATTATAACTACTTTTAATCATAAAAATCTGTCTCTTAATTTTTTCTTTTAATTCTTCACTCTGTGAATCATCTTCAAGAACCTCTTCTAGCTGTTTAATAAAAGCACTACAGCCAGAATATTTCTTAACTTCTTCCTCAATCGTAGCAATAGTATCAAATTCTTGCTTAATTTCATTAGCAGACTTTTCTAATACCTCAAAATCTTCTTTATTTTCTTTATCTAAACCTAGATCTTTAAAAGTTTTTAATAGTGATTCTGAACTTTCTTGAAGTCCTTTCATTGTTTTAATCATGTCATTATTTTTACTGTCGATAACTGCCATCTTCATAGTCCTCCAATAATTTATTTTTTATCTGAATATTTATTTACTAATTGAGTTCTAGCCTGCAAGTAATATACTTCATTTTTCTTAATAGCATTAAGAATATTATCAATAAAGCTTTCCCCAATATTAATATATTCAGTATTCTCATCAAATAAAGTACCAATAACCATATTCGTAATTTCTTGTTCATCATCTATCATTAGCTGTACTAGATCAAAACCAGATTCCACTGTCAGATTTGAAATAATGTCAGGTAGTTTACAAATAATTACTGCAATATCTTTATTAATAGTCTTTTTGATGTTATTATAGGTAAGATCTTTTTTATCAATTAAAGGTTTATAGTATTTAATAAGATCCTTAATTTCTTTGTCAATATATCCAGAGATAACATTAACTGAATTTACTTTATTTCTAATTATGAAGAAATCATAAAGGTTCCCAATAATATTAAACTTCTCTTCATCATCAAAGAATGCAGGTAAATTTAATGTAAAATCAAATTTTTCTTCAATTAGTGTTTTAAGTTTTTCATAAAATTCTTCTCTAATTTCTTTTATTTTTTCACATACTTCTTCATACTCTGAATATTTATTCATAATATAATTATATTTACCAGTAAAATAAGTAATATAATATACTGGGTTACTATCAGATTGTACAAATACATTACTAATCTGTTCTTTCAAACTATCAAAAATAATATCATCTGATAAAGATGTAATTACATGATCAATATCTTCATCTGTTAAAAATTTTGCTTCTTGTTCATCCATCATTTCAGCCATTAGACTTCCTCCTATATGTGTCAACTAATTTTAATTAAATTCATATGAATTTGTTAGTAATTCTCTTCAATATAAAAAAGAATGTAGATTTTCATCTACATTCTTTCATTTATCTATTTAAACTAGTAATAAAATTTAGGCTTTTCATTCTTTTTTGCTTTCTAATATTATTATCATTCTCATTATGATCTTCAAAAAATCTACTTTCATTCTTATACATTTCTAATAATATTTCACTCTGTGATTTTTCACCACTATTAATTTTAGACAATGCATGAATATTTCTAGCTCTATCTTTATTATTTTCTTCATTCTCATTATTATCGCCATCACTGATGACTTTAACAAATTTATTTATATTATTTCCATATAAGAAAGCATAGCATGCCACTAGCCATGAGAATAATGTATCATCATGACCTCCATCCCTATGTTCAATCTTTCCTTTCTTATTTCTTTCTAATGTTCTTAATTCTTCAAAAATATATTTACTTGTAAACACATATGGAGTATCATTAACTGCATTACTAAGAATCTCATTGATCATTATATCCCGACTATCTTTACTAGTAGTAACCCCATAAACTCTTGTTTTAGTCTTAACTGTCTTTTTAGATGATCTTTTTGGGTCATCAACTTTCTTTTCTCCCTTTACTTCTCTAACTTCATAATATAAGTTATTAGCTACTTCTGAACGTAGTAGATCTTGTATTAAAGAGATACCTAAGTTATTTCGTTCTGGAATAATGACACCATTAGGACAAAATTCTAATACTAGGTGTATAACCAAATCTTTTAAATCAGGTAAAGATATATTATTACTTCTAAATACTGCTTTTTGAACCATATCTTTAGGATCAATAATAGATATCACTGTAAAATCTCGATTCAAACCTGCTCCAATATCTATACCGATTAGCCATGATTTTTTAAATATATTTCGCATTTCACTGAAAATTTCAAATTTATATCTTTTCATTACATAAAACTTACCAATAGGTTCACCTGCATGTTGCTCAATTTCTGCTAATTGTTCCTCTGAAAAAGGTGAAGTATCGTTAGCCAATGTCCATTCTAATAATATTTCACGTTTAATTTTTAATAAGTCATTATTGAGCTGACGACATTGTTTTTGATACCATTTGTCATCATGCCCTAACTCTTTATAGTTAAATACTAAATAAACAAAGTCATTTCGAGAGTTCTGTTCAATATATTTTTTAATTTCATCAATATCCCAATCATACCAAGCTTCATCAAATGGACATGCATCATCAATCATACCCTTACAATATTTACCCATTTCTGTATCAAGATCATTCATTTATCTTCCATTAGATTCGCTACATCTAATGCGTTCTCTTATGAACTGCTTCATGTTACCATGAAGATGAGACTATATCTTCATCTCATTGAGATGCTTCCCTTTTCCAACCTCAATCACTTAGGTTGTACTCTACTCCCTTCCTTCTAACTAGCGTTATCACAACGATCTGTTAGAGTGGTTTCGATAGTCGTTGAACCTTCATTGTTATTTATAACAATGCTTGGATGCTGATTGTCCATATAGGATTTTCCAGCAGTTAAGGAAGATTCAATTACATTATTACTAATGTATTGCCCAATAGTTTAGGAGTTGTTGTAATTAATTTCCCATAAGGAGTACCATTACGCTGTGCGGCTTCTGACGCTTTTGATAGTGCTGGTGCAGCACTCATAATTACCTTCCATTAGATTCGCTACGTCTAATGCGTTCTCTTATGAACTGCTCTATGTTTCCATAGAGATGAGACTATATCTTCACTCCAGTATTTAATACCTTCATCATGCTCTCCTTTTCCTTTCGCTTGAAAGTACTCTACTCAACATAATACAAATTATATTTTTCGATAGTCGTTGAACCTTCATTGTTATTTATAACAATGCTTGGATGCTGATTGTCCATATATCCTTTAGATTATTACACTTTGGTACTAAAGACTTTAGGAGTTTCCAGCAGTTAAGAGAGTTTTAATACGCCAGTTTGCACCAGTTTAGCGTATACCGTATCATTATATTTTAAAAATGCAAATTCATCATCATTATCTTCATATAGGTTCGCTACACCTATACCGTTCTCTTATGAACTGCTCCATGTTACCATGAAGATGAGACTATATCTTCATCTCATTGAGATGCCTTCCATTTCCAACTCCAATCGCTTGAGTCGTACTCTACTCCCTTACCCATATCTAGCGTTATCACAACGATCTGATAAGTCGGTTTCGATAGTCGTTGAACCTTCATTGTTATTTATATAACAATGCTTGGATGCTGATTGTCCTAAAAGGATATCCCAGCAGTTAAGAAGGATTCATTATAATATCACTATTATAATGGGCTAAAAATTTAACCATATAATTGGCACTGTACAACCACGCAAGTTACCTTCATATAGGTTCGCTACGCCTATACCGTTCTCTTATGAACTGCTCTATGTTACCATAGAGATGAGACTATATCTTCACCTAAATACGGCGCTCCCCTTTTTGAATACCTATAGCTTGTATTCTACTCTACTCCCTTATCCCTATCTAGCGTTATCACAACGATCTGATAAGTCGGTTTCGATAGTCGTTGAACTTTACTTTTAAAAGTCTTAGCTTCTGATTATCCTTGGAAGGACGTTCCAGAAATTAAAGGAGTTTATACTGAGCCATAGTTAGTTAACCCAGTTTGTCAGCGTCAGTAACAGTCCTAGCAGTACTCATTGCATCAATTTTATTATTATTCTTTGCACATGAAATTTGAGCTAAGTTATTTGTATCTTTTTTAGGGTCTAAATGCGTTTTTAAATAACTTGGTAATAATTCTGTTATATCATTGAAACGTTTAATATTTAATTGGGAATCGGCGTATTGTTTATTACTAAAAATCATATGAGTATTTTTGGTAGCCCAATGATATACCCATATATATCGACATACAGCCCCAATTGTTTTTCCATTCTGACGAGGTAGTATCTCAATCATATCAATATTATTTTCCATAAGAAACATTTGACCGAGATTAGCTCTGTGTAGCATGAAATGAATAGAACCACCCGATTCAGGAATTCGCACTACTTCCCTCAAGAAATACCAAAAGTTAGTCATTACTTCAACCTGTATTCTTACCTTTTGTTCATCAGTTAAATTTGGATCATATGGATCAACACCTTGTAATGTTTCATCATTTAATTTTAAAAAGAATTTATTATTTTTTATACCTTGATCTTTTAGAAACTTCCAGATCTTAATAAAACTTAGGTTTCTAGTAGAATAATCATACATTTAATCAACCTCCTATTATGATATTTTAATAGAATGTTTGTACCGTATTAAAATATAAAACTAAGTATATATTATATATGAGAAAGAGTGAAAGGAGAGAAAGTCATTGGTACGAAAAGAGAGAAGAAATATTGACAAGGAAATAATAGAATACTTTGGAATCAATTATGAATTAGAGGATGTAATTAAATTCTTTAAAAGAAACAAAGATGTGATTACGAATAATGAATTACAGACAGTAATTATAAAATTTGGTGGAGATAGAATACTTTCTAATGAAGAAGTAGGACAGATCGTAAATCTATCATCAGCAAGAGTAAATCAGTTAGTATGGACAGCATTTGAAAAATGTAAAAATGAAGAAATACAAGAAGGTAAAAGAAAGAAAAATTTAACATATCAAATTGATAAAGATTTACTAGATTTAAGAACGTTTAACTTATTAAGACGGAATGGTTTAGATAATCTAAGTAAATTAATAGATTATATGAGTAAAAAAAGATTAAAGAGTATCGACAAACTTGGTGATCTTTCTGAAAAAATGATATTAACTGCTTTAGAAACAATGGGAATATCCGATAAGATAATTACTGAATATAAGAAAACTCATGGAATAGAAGGATTTGAGTATAAATTATATGGTGCTTTTATAACATTTGAAAATAGTGATAACTCCATTTTGGATTATTTTGCTATACCTGAAAATGAAGAAACTGAAAGTTATATAAGAAACCAATTTCCAGATAAAAATATAACTAGTATTCAATATTCCCCTGTTAGTGTAAATGGATTTAGAATCCTACTAACTAAACTAACATAAGACATCTTAGAGATTCACCTGCATAAACTAGTTCAGGTGAATTTTTTTTTCTTTTTTGAGTTTCAAGATGAAGTTTTCTGGTTAAAATAAAAACATCTAGAAATACCAACTCTCACTCAAGGAGGAATTTGAAATGAGCAAAGCGGAGGTCAAAGAACTACTTGATGGTATTGATGAAATTAGTTTTGATTTTGTAGAATTAGATGATGATAGCAATAGCGAATTTATCGGAGAACTAAATGATATGGAAGATGAATTGTATGATATTGGACCATTTGCTAATAATATAGTTGATAATCTTGGACAATTAATAACTGAATAGTTACAATAAAGAAGGACAGCTACTTTGCCCTTCTTTATTTTTTTAATAAAAGAGTATTATCCTCACCAAAATCTTTATTCTGCTTATTATTTAAATCAATTAGTACTTTCTTAATCAACTCTTTCTCTAATTCTGTTTCAGCAGTTTGATATTCTTTCTTGAGAACATCAATAACTCCTTTTCTTCTTAAATAATAGAAGTTTAAATTTTTCCTTATCCAATTAATAAATACATTCGTACTAATTTTATGAGTTGAGTTAGTATGATTTTGAAGCATTGAGAGTGTCTGATACATCTCATCAGCATATCCATATTTAACTGCTAAGCTATCACTATATATTTCTCTCTCTGAATAATATTTATTTGCAACAAAATCCATAAGAGAACTTGTACCCATTACAATCATAACCAAACCTACAAAACCTATAATTGGGCTCATTACAGTTAATGGAACTGATAAAGTTCTCTTACCCATTCTAACGGTCATAGAGAGTACTGCCATAGCTAATCCCATACCATAACCAATATTAGCCATATTCTTGGAATTTTCTTCATCCCTAAGAGCATTTTGAACTTTAACATATACTTTATGTCCAATTTCATGAATTAAAATTGCAGTTAGCATTCTAGATGTTGCTCCTTCTCTTTTAAATAGGTTTAAAAGAGATCCTTCAATTTCAATTGATACATTATGACAATCGATTAACTGATAACCTTTTTTCTTAGATTCAATGGCTTCTAAATATTGTCCTTTCATTTCTTCATAAGAAGGAAAAATTCTCATACCATAACTTACTTTATTACTTAATGTTGGATGAAGAAAAATTTTACAATCTATATTAAAAGTACTCTTCAAGAGTTTTTCTATTTTTGATATATTCCTTTTAAAACCAGCATCTTTAAAATTCTTCGATGGTAGTAGATTAAGTATTTCTTCAAAGCATTCATCTAATTGATCCAATTCTGTTCTATGATAAATTTTTTCTAGTAAAATAGTATCTACCATACATCTACACCTCTTAAAATAAATATCAGTTGTAACCGTTATGGTCACAACTGATATTTTTATTTATTATCCATTATATTGAGAAACAAGAGTACCATCATTGTTCTCAATTTTGATTTTGCATACCATTGGAAGGAACTCTTCAAGGGTATGACGTTTAGTCATCATAATGGAAGGAATATTAGGATTACGAGTGTTCAGGTAGTTGTGTACAACATTGAAAGTGTACGGATAGTACTTGAACGTCATAAATTTATTAGTAAGTGGAACCATGAACATTGTCAATTCGCCTTGAGGAATCAAGTCAGAAGAAACAATTGTGTAACGGCTTGCACCAGAAACAGCTCCAATACTGTAATCTACTTCAATACCATTTTGAGCATCTGATACTCGGTTAAATGTCCAAGTAACATTTGGAATCAAAGCAGTATCAAGTGGGTTCCCAACAATTACAAAGTAACCTTGGTAGTAGTAAGTTTCAGATTTAATTTTTTGAGCAAAGTAATCAATTACTCGTTTGATACCATCCAACCAGTCTCTAGGATTTCCAGCAAACTGAGGTGCAGGATGAACGTTAAATTTACCCATATAAGTAGGGTTAGATTGGAAAGCCGCATCAATGAAATTATAAATTTCTTGGTCAACTTTTTGAGCTGTAACGTTAGACATTGTGTCTACCACTTCATTAGCACCATCAATTTGATAAAGTGCCATTGTATCAGTTAGCATTTCAAGTGGTAGAGAAGCCTCTAAGTGTTCGCCAGTTCCGATAGTGATATCTCTACGTTCAATATCGAAAGATACGTTAGTTGCTCTGTTATGAGCCTCAGAAGATACATAACCAAGGAATACAACTTTTTTAACTGCTTGACGAAGAGATACTAAGCTAACAGTACCTTTTTCTGGATCAACAGCACCCATAAGTACGTCAGAAGTTACAGTACCATCAGAGTGTTTAGCTTTAACTTCAGCATATAGTTTGTTGTTAATATCAATTTTAGAGTTAACTTTTACTTTAACTGTTTCAGCAGTCTCAGCTGTTCCAGTCGCACTTGCCGCAGAAACTTCAACTTCAACAATATGGAAACGGCGATCAATTGCATCTCCAGCTTGTGCAGAAGCACCTACATCAGCAAGAAGATCTTTGTTATCCAAAGGTAGCTCATAAGCTTGAGAAGAAAGTTTTGTTTTTTCAGCAAGTCCATTATCTAAAGAACGAAGAGATTCTGGAAGATAATGTTTTTCACCTGATACTGAATCAATGATATAAGGTTTAGAGAATGATACAGAGAAAGCAGGTGTTTTAACAGGTTCAGTAGGAATAGCATATTTCAATGCAATCTTAGCCCACATTTTACGAATAGTTGGCATAGATAGAGACGCAATTGGAGGGATACCTGCAACTACGGACTCTTGAAGGATTGCTTGACGGTTGTTTGCAAGTAATTGACGCATATCTGCTTCTTCAGTTGCATCTAAGCCTTCTACTAATTTATCTACATAAGCACTAAAAGTGGATGCTTCAGAAAGAACATCACTGAAGCCTTCTCCAAGGATGTTTACTTGTTGAGTTTGTAAGAAATATTGATGACTTTCTTTTAATGTTTGACTGAATTCATCAGTTGTTCCAGTTGAATGATTAGTTCGATATTCTACGGACATTGATCATTACTCCTTTTCTTAATTATTAGATTTTAATAATTTTTTGTTTAGATCTCTCTAATATAAAATCTAATAAATTGATTTATAATTTTTTTACTATTAAATTGTTTATTACTTGGAAGAAGAAAATTTGTTAAATAGGTTGACCAGTAAGTTAATTTCACTTTTTGTATATACGAAAACAGTTTTTACTTTTTCATAATCCATTGTCTTAATTTTGTCAGTTAACATAATTTTGGTACTATCTTTTAGATTATATAATTTATCTTCGATATATTCAACAAGTTCATAATTCTTACTCTTATTTTCTTCTGTATCTAAATATTCCTTATAAGATGAAACTTTATCTAAAAAATTATCGATAGAAGTGTAGATTGTCTTATATGACTTATACAATTGTAATTTTTTATCATTATCAGTAGGACTATCATCTTGTTCATTATCCAAATCTCCTGAATCAGCATCCCCTTGATCATCTGAATCGCCAGTATCTCCATCTGAAGGATTTGAATTATCATCTCCTCCATCTAAAGATTCCGGTGAATTACCATCATTAGTTTCTTCAGATTTACTATCTGTTTCATCTTCTGGATGAGCAGGGTCATTAGAATGTCCAACAGATAAGTCTTCAAGACTATCCATACCTACATCATCATCGTCTTCATCTTCTTTAAGGAAAAAATTATTATTATGTTTTGTATCTTCCATTAATTTTTTATTAAAATCAATTAGAAGGGTATCAAAATCTGTCACATATATACACTCCCTTCATTTAATCTTTAATGACTTTTAGTTTATCTAAGTCACTTTTTAATTTATTTTTCATTTTAATCATATTTTGTCTTTTCTTTTCATCTGATTCTCTAGTTAATCGGTCTTCAATATATTCTAATTTACTAGAATAAAGATGAATTAATTTTTCTCTTCTATTAGCATCATTACGTCTTCTAATAACTGAACTAGTATATAAAGTAATAAGACCGATAACAGGACTGATAACGGCAATACTTCCAATAATGATACAACGTGTTAATAGTCTAGAAAAATCTGGCATATTTTCAATTAATCTATCATCACTAGAGGAATGGAGTTTTTTAATTATATTAAATATACCTTTAGTAGTCTTATCGACATCAGTTGCTAAACCTTCTTTTAATAGAAAATATTCTTCTCTATATGAATCAAATTCTTCATGTTCAACTAATAATAATGACTCATATTTGGATAACATTTTGATGTACCTCCTTTTAATATTATGATTTAACTTAATTATATGTTTTTTATTAGAAAACATATAATTAATAAATTTAATTAAGTTATTAGAAAGGCGGCTAAATAATGGATCAAAATTGTGGTTTTCTAATTATTGAATCTACATCAGAACCAGTTAAACCTAATATTATTGAGCATAATAAAGATAATGTTGTAATTGAAGCTATTCTTCAAGAGGCAGAAGCTGGTAATAGAAATAGAAGGGAATATGCATTTGAAGCATTAGATGGTGCTATTCGTTCTCCTCAAATTCAAGAAAAGTTAAGACGTAAATCATTGTTCGGAGAGGCTGGTAGGGTTGCCATTCATAGTAGAAATACTATGTCTAAACTCTCTTAATTGCTGGAAACTCCTTAGAGCTTATTAGACCACAACGTGACTGGTAACAGTGAGCGTGAAGGTTATAAGAACTAATAAGATTGGACAATCAGCAGCTTTATTGGTTAATAATATTTGTACATATATTTACCAATGGAGTTCAACGACTATCCCAAATGGGAGTACACTATAAGCATAGTGGAAATAGAGAGGTTCTTAACAGTAATGCTGAAGAACTTGATATAGTCTCAACTCTAGGGAAACTTAGAGCAGTTCATAAGAGAACGGTATGGAAGTAGCGAATCCATATGAAGATATTTGCACCCTCTTTCGGATAAAATGGAAAGACAAACGTACATTGATCAAACTAGAATGTCTCATGTTATTGAGAAATTATGGTGGGAACAAAAATTACTAAAAGGTGTGGTAGCAACTACTAACACTGCTGTTGGTAAAGATATGGAAGGTTTAATTAGACAAGGTACTGAAGTAGCATTTTCAATGAGAGGTCTTGGTGGTGTTACTCGTAAAGTGAATGGACTAACACGAGTTGAAAAACCTCTTCACATTGTTACTTGGGATTGGGTAATCTTCCCTTCTCATTCTAATGCTTATCAGACAAATATTATTAAAGAAGATGCTATTCATCCTATGAATAAGAGAATTCTTAATGAAGGTCTAATGGTGTCAGTGGCTCAAGATGAAATCCTTAATTACATTAAGGAAGAGAGTCAAAATATTAAAACAACAGTTGATCATCTTGGTTTAGATGAAAGAACTGCCAAATTAGGTGAAGATGGTAAAACAGTTAGCTTCAATACTGAAGATGGTAAAGCTGTTTTATTTATTGAAGATGAAATTAAAAAAGAAATTGATAATTTCCTTTTAATTCAATTTTAAAATAAGTGGTTACTCTAATTATAGAGTAACCATATTAAATTATAGGAGGGCATTATGAATAAAAAGTATAAGATGATTTGTGAAAGTTTATTATTAATTGAAGCAATTCAGCATATTCCTTTGACTCCAAAAGAGAAGGAATATATTGAAAATAAATTTGGAAAAACTGAATGTAGTTTTGCTAAAAATAAAGATGGAGAATATTATTGTTATACTCATAGAGCTATGAGTAAACGTTATTCAAAAAATTGAAGATATTCCTAAGAAGGATGTAGACTTTATTAGTTCTACCAGTTAATAATAGAGAGGGTTGATAATATGTTATCTAGTACCTATATCCTTCGGTTCATAGAAAAAAAATTAGGTTATAAGTTTAATGAACTTGAAATGGATCCAGATGAAATTATTGATAATATTAAAGAAGAAACATTAGTTACATTTAGTAATTTTTTCCCTTATCAAGTTGAAGCTATTATATCAAATGAAGATAAAGTTGAAGGAACTGGAAACCAATATTATATTAATACTGATTATAATATATTAAACGTAGCAAGAATGTATGATAATACAACTAGATACTTTGGTGCAGAATTAGTACCTTATAGTAATAATATGATTGATCCTGTGAGTAGACAAATACAAGCTGATCTATCATCAATGAATAGAAACCCAATGACTTACCAATTTACTTATCCAAATATTATTACTATAACCCCTGCTTTATATACTATTAGAAAAACAAAGCTTTTATTAAATGTTGTCCATCCAGATCATTTTGGTACAATTCCAACTAACCTTCAAACTGAATTTCTAAAATTAGCATTATACGACACGAAAGAAGTATTATATCAAATTAGAAAACGGTTTGCAAACCTCCAAACTGCATTTGGTAATATTGAATTATTTGTGGATGAATTACAAGAAGCAACAGATAGAAAACAAGAGTTATTAGATAAGTGGAGACAGAATGTAGCAAAACAAGCAAATAGAAAAAAATTATATATCTATTAGGAAAAGACATTATAAGGGAATTCCCTTATAATGTCTTTTAATTTATTGCCAAGAGACCGTGATAGAATTTGATGTTGAATCATCTATAAAGGTTAAACCAAATTCAGAAAGTTTCTCTTTAAATAATTTTTGATTTTCAAAAATTAATTGAAATTTTTCATAATCATCACTGTCTTTTAAGAAATCATAGTAATTATTTTTAGAAAACTTTATTGACATTTTTCCTTTATCAGCGGCATCATTCAAAGCAGGAAAAATAAATTCATCAATAATCTCATTCAATCTTAAGTCTAATTTTTTGAGTGCTACTGCTCTTAGATCTTTTGCGTTTTTGTACATCTAAATCTCCTCTTTCTATAATTATTAAAATTTATATTAAAAACCATAGTGAGATTATGGTTTTTAATTTCACCTAGTATATTCCCAAATAACATAGTCCAGTAATCTTGGACTCAGATTTGGATATTCTTTTGATAGTATTAATGATGCCTCTTTAAGTAATATCTGTGATTCATCTATATTAATCTTTCTTTGAAGGATCTCTTCAAGAAAGCGAATTATCATTCTATCTGGTTTTATTTTATCTTCTTCACCAGAAAGCATAAGGAAGTATAATAACGAAACCCCTTTTCCTTGACCCTTAATACGTCTAATATCTTTTTCAAATTCCTTATTACCATATATGTTTTTTACATCTTGAAAATAATTAATATTATACTTATTTAGAACTTTACAAAACTCATAAACAGCTTCAGATTTTAATATTCCATTAACTGCTGAAGTTCGTTGTCTATTATTAAAGATTTTTTGAGTGTAAAAATCTACCCCTATTTTTTCATAAGAATCAATAAAACTTTTTACAGATAACTGATTAGATGTACTAGGGAATGAACTACTTTCTCTTAATGGGTTAATATTAAAATAAGTGCAATAACGCTTAATTACATTCTTTACACTAGTATAATTAGAATTAATAGAAAAGATAGAATCAATTACACATAAAGGAAGACTGGAATAATAATATTCATCTGGGAGCTTAGCATCTTTTAGATTAAGTAATTCTTTGCATTTTTCAACCAATATAATTTTATCTTCTTTTTTAATTTCTGTTAATTTCATTTTTATTTCTCCTTTAATTTTTCTAATTCTTCTCTTAGTTTTAGATTTTCTTCCTCTAGTTTTAATCTTTCTTTTAATCTTAGGTTTTCTTCTTCTAGGTTTAACTGTTCTCTAAGTTTTAAATTCTCTTCTTCTAATTTTATATAATACTCTTGTTCTTGGTTGTATTGTTGAATTTGTTCATCCCTTCTAGGAAGAATCCAAGGTATTACAGCTCCTATTATACATGCAATAATTATAAAGCTTGAGAAAGGTATTATACTAATTAATACTGTACCTCCCACAATAACCGCAATTGCGGCTAATATTACTCTACCATTAATATCCATTCCAATATTCCCCCATTAAAATCTTTGAATATGTAAAAAGGATAATCACTAAGATTATCCTTTTATTTTAAATTATATTAAATTTATCATTATGAAATTCTAGAAGCTTGAATGATGGAGTAGTTTTTGTGGTTCTTTGAAGAGTTAGTGGTTTTGAGGAAACTGAGTCTAGAATTTTTTCATTTATATTACTACCAGTATCAAATATTACCAAATCGTATTTATTAACCCCCTTTCTATCAAGAAATTCTAATGGATCATTATCGATTTCATTAATAAGTTCAGAGCTACTTAGGATACTATAATCTTCACCAAGCGTCTTTCTTAGAAAAATTCGTTTTTCTTTTGTGAAATGATTCGTGACCAGTAGAGGATCTTTGAATTCTGTCAGTTCTGATTTGGTGTTAGGCATATATTATATTCCTCCTCTTTTAAATAGTCTGGTATTACAGGAATATAATATATGCTTGAAAAATATTTTTAATACGGTAAATAACTATTCACTAATTTTTTCTTGAATTTCTAATGTTTCTTCAAATAAGTTATTTAAGAAACCATTCATCCATTCAATTTCATAACCTAATTTTCCAAAACTAATTTCTTTCATTTCAAACTTATTTATTTCATATAATTTTATTATATTTAGAGGATAATTTTTACTATTAGTAATAAGAATGTTATTAAGAATACTAATAGCAACATCACTATTAATTATTAAAAGAATTTCTGAACCATTTTTAATGCTCTCAAGTATATCTAATAAACATTCTTTAAATTGCAAAGGATGAAATGAATTTAAATCAATAATATTATTAAATGCGGGAAATAAAGAATAAGCAGATCTATAAGTTAAATCACCAGTTATAATAATAAGTTTTCCTTCTTTTTTCATTTTTAATGCTCTCCCTTTAAAAAAATAAAGCCATACTAATTAGTATGGCTTTTTGTATTATCTAGTTTCTCATCTTAGATAGAAGATCATTTATAACTAATTCTACTGACCAATTATCCAATTTTCCTTCATCAGAATATTTAACAATGTCAGAAGCGGCTTTACGAATAAGTTCTCTATTTAATTTATTCGTAATATTTTTAACATGATCTTTTTGTTTACTCAGTTCATTTTCAGCCGACCATTTTTCACTATATAACTCATCAATAAGATCTTTCATTATTTTTCCTCCCAAATATTATAATTAAGATTCAATAACTTCATCAATTGAGATATCATCAATATTCAAATTAATTTCTGGTTCTTCTGTAAAATGCATATAACTATTCTCAGGAAGTTCTAAGAAAGGAGTCAAAGAACCACTGGCTCCCGGATCACCAGCAGAAGTAGAAGTTAAACCTAATCTCCCTAAGTAAGATGGATGAAGTCCTCTAAGTTTATTGTTTGTACTATTAGAACTAAAAGGACTTTGTGGACCAGATTGTGTATATCTTAGAATCAGCGTGAAAAGACTAATGCTATTTACACTATTATCATAACGTAATAATTCATTATTGATAATTTTCTTTACTAGGAAACCTTCTTGGATGTTACTAAAAATCGTTTTAATCTTCTCAAACTTATTAGAATTACGATTATTTAAAACACGATAAGTACCTTTACTGAATTTGATTAGTAATGGATGTAAGAGATACTCATATAGTCTGATTCTCTTATTAGCCAAGTTCATGTTATCTTGTTTTACTAAAGCAAGATAATTATTAATCATCCATCTAACTACTGAATAAATATCTTCCTTATTCTTTTCCTCTGTACGCAAAATTTTCTTAGTCCATTCATCAAGAATACGTTCAAATGAAAGAATAATTCCTTCTCCTTTTTCTTGCTTATTACTATTATTAGTAGTAAAGTAACCACCGAGTTTCTTCACCCAATAATCTTTTTCATAAATCTTATCAATTTTAATTCTAGTATTAAAGCAGTTAAGTAATGTGGCAATAATAATCTGATTATTTTTATTACTAAAGAAATTCTTATCAACAACTAAGGAAATATTTTTAGTAATCATAAAAATTACATTATCATTAATTTCATCTTCATCCAATTGATCTAAATCTTCTTTCATTAAGACATGAATTAAATCTTGTAAACCAAAATATTCAAGAGTTCCTTCAAATCCAAATTTAGAGAAGAAGTATATTAAGAATGGAACTTTACTCTTAAATAAATCAAGATCAACATTTAACATTGTATGTGTTTCACCATTAATATCATCAAATGTCTCTTTCTTTTCTCTTAGAACAATTGGCATAAGTAATGTTTTAAGTGTGAGAGCCTTATTAGTACGATAAGTACCACTATCAAGTAATTGATAGATTGGATAATATCTATTACCATTAATAATAAAGTACTGTGAATCAATTAATTTTGGAAAGTAAATAAATTTATTTATTTCTTCTTTCTTATCATCTTTTTCAATAAGGAAGGACATTTTAATTAATTGCAATTCTGAACGTTCAATATCAGATGTCTTCTCTTCTTTATTAAATTTATATACTTTATTAATTGGTTCTACAGATGATCCAAGATATGTAATCTCTGGGATGATCTCTAACGTCTTACAAATAGGATCTAAATAATTTAAAATACTTTCATTCTCTTTATTAAGAATAAGATTTTCATTAAATTTTTCTTGATTCTTATTACCATGAAACTTTCTAAAATTACTGATCACAAATGTTTTCCTCCTATAATATTATTATATAATTATTTTATTAAAATTTAATATATAATAATATTAATTTTATATTATTACCTATCAAAACCTATATTATATTTTTATGAGTTTACATAAAAAGTTAGGAGAATAATTTATAATTCTCTACTTATTATAACATAAAATTCAATGAAATGGAAATAAAAATAAATTTTTTTTTAATAAAAGAATTATTAGTGTATAGGAATATTCCTATACACTAATATTTATACTTATAACATTTTAATTTTATTTTCTCCATTACTGTCTTGAATTACTAAAGCCCAAGGTTTATATTCTGGAGCATCTGAAGTTAATAGCATTACATTTTCATCTGTACTTTCATCATAAGCAGTATGAACTAAAATATCACTTTCTGGTTTATTCCCAATTACTTCCTCTACTTCTTCTGGTAACATTAGAATTGATTCTTGAATCACTAGTTGTTTTCCTGTTTCTTTTTCAATGATGTCAGATAAATTTGTCATGTTGAAATTCCTCCTAATTTTTGTATTACTTGTATATTCCCAATTTAAATTCTCTCTTTCTATTATACCGATTTTAATATAATTTACATTTTAAACACCTCCTTTAATTACTTATTTTATCTTATAAATAATATATATTTTCATAACTTTTTAAATATTATAATTTGCATGTAACAAATATATAAATAAATTTCTATAGTTCTCCCCTATATATTTTTCGAAAAAATTAAAAAATATATGTGGGTTCTAGAACAAATTTATAGAAAAATTCTTAATCAGAATCTTGTTTATAAGATATTGATTTAGGATAAAATAAAAATTATAAATTCTAAGGAGGACATTATAATGAATGTCAATCAAATCGCACAACATATTAAAGAAGAAGTACCGGGAGTTACTAAAAAACAAGCTGAGGAAATGTTTAATGCTTTTGTAGGATTGATCTACAAAGAAGTTAACAAAGAACAAGAAACAACTGTTTCTATTCCTAAACTTGGTAAATTCACTGTAACTTATCGTGAATCTTATGAAGGACATAACCCTAGTACTCGTGAACCAATGACAATTCCTGCTTCACGCCGAGCTTCATTTAAAACTTTTGATACACTTAAAAAGCACCTTCAAGAACCTTTAAAAAAATAAATTTAAAATGAAGTAATCATAGTAGATATAGGTCTACTATGATTACTTCTTGATTATGCTTTCTTATATGCATATTTACTTAATATCTTTACTAACTTTTTTTCATTTGTAATTTTTTCATCAAAGTATTTTATTTCCTGACCATCCCTCCAAATTTCTACATGTGGATAATTTATCCAATCATCTTCTAATAATAAAATTACATATTCCCTTGCAACTTTTCTCACATCGGTAGTTACTAGTATATTCTTTCTACGGTGATACTCACCTTCTAGAAGTACTAAAATTGGTTTTTCCATATTTTTCTCCCGCAATATAATTTACAATTATTTCCACTACATTATAACCAGATTGCATTCCTAAAATGATATCTCTAAATAATACATAACTATTGATTAACAAATATTAAGCCTCCTAGCTAATATTATAATCTTTGTTTGTTTTCTCTTCTAAATGTTTACCCTTTACATAACCTCTTCTCCAATATTTAGTTCCATCTTTACGGTGTACCCAATGACCTCTGACTTCAAATTGCTTGGTGATTTTACTACCTCTTTTATTTGATTCTTTTTCCCTAATATATCTTTTAATTAATTCTTTTGAGTTTAAATTAATAGTGCCACTTGCTTTTTGATATTCCCTTTTAACACGTCTTCTTTCTTCTCTTGGAAGACTCTTATTATCAATAATTTTTACACTGTAACTTCCATTGATATAATCTAGCCATACCATTAGATTTACAAATAAATCAAATGATGCTAAATTATCAGATAACATTCCTTCACCATGAATTCCTCCAAGAATACCATTTTCTAAAGTAATATAATTATTGTATAATTTCTTTTCTTCATTATCAAGAATATGTGAAGTAATATAAATAGTTCCTTTAATCTTTGTAATGAAGATCCTAATAATCTCATATCTTTCTTTCTTACCTAGTGGAACTAAACCATCTCCATTATTAAAGATAATTTCCATATTATCAAAAGGTAGATATAATTCTAATGTATCATCTTTAAAATCTTTTTTAAACTTTCTGAATGCTTTTTCATACATTTTATTATCTAAATTCTTTGCAAAATTTTCAAAATCAGAAAAGTTAAATGTTTTAAAATGCCCTTTATAACTTCTTGCAATTTCTCTTATGTAATCATTTTTCTTTCCTTGTTCTTGTAAAGCAACTTTGAATACCCTTTCAACTTGTCTTTTAGTAATCATCTAATCCTCTCTCCTTTAAATAAATATAACAGAAGGTTTATTTAAACCTTCTGTCATTCTTCATCTTCATCTGGATTTAACTCTAAATCTCCACCTGCTAAAATATTGGTAATATCAGCATAGTTTACGGGGAGTAAATCATAATCATCTGAATCAACAAATTCTGCCATTAAATCTACCATTTCATCTGATTCTCTTGTAAAGTTTACATAATAAGATGGATCAAAATAATGTACTACTAAACGATCAAATATTAGAAAATCAAATACATGTCCTTTATCTGTTTCAATAGCCTTTTCTTGAATTTCTTCATCTGCCAATTGAAGTTTATTCTTAAAATAATCTCTTAAGACTTTTACACCAGCTTCATGCTGAGTATTAGGTTGACAAATAGGACATGTAATACTTCTTTCAAGTAAATGCTGTAATTTAAATTCAACATCATGAAGATCTTTTTCAAAAATTTGATGACGGTGCGTTACTTTTACTATTTCATCAAGCTCAAATTCTTCTCTATCATCTTTAAGCACATAATCATTTGATCTTCTTTCCCATAGTTGGTCAATTACATCTTGTCTATTAATAGACATATATTAACCTCCTTTTTATATTAGTATAAACAAATTAGGGAAGAATATTCTTCCCTAATTTTTCATTTCCCAATTATTTATTCTCTAATTTCTTTTGTTCCTTCTTAGCAACATTTAATTTAAATCCTTCTTCATTAATAACTATATTTACACCGCCATGATTAAAGTTGATGTTCATGTCTTTAATCTTCTCTAAAAGTATACCGATTTTTTCTTTCACTTTATTCTCTCCTTTTTATCGAATAAGATCAATTAAATCATCATAATAAAAATCCACTTCATGACTACCATGACCGTGTCCATATTCCCAAGCAAGTTCAAATAATTTTTCTCTTTTAGGATGATTAGAAGTATTATAGAATTTTTCAAGTTCTCTTTTTAATTCATCCTTATCCAATTTTGTTACTCTTCCAACTCCAATAGAATCAGATAAACTCATTGAAATTCTCTCCTTTACAAATTGATCAGTATAATAATATATATTTATATTTCTATTAGAACAATTTAATAAAAAGTATAAAATTGGAGGTTTATATTTATGGACTTAACAACCGACTTTCTTATTAGCCTAAATGAAGAGAACATTTTCTTAATGAACTTAATTAATGAAATGAATCTTGAAGAAAGAAATTTAATTATCAAGCATCACAATAACCTACTTAAAGAAAATACTGAATTACTTAATGAGGGTTTATCTAATGGATTAAAAAAGATCATCAAAAAATTGTCTGAACTTATCCAGAGGATAAAAGAATGGATTAATACACAGCTTAAGAAATTTGCTTCTAAATTAGCCAAAAAGACATCAGAATTAGAAAAGAAGATTCATGAAAGTGACTTTACAAGTGGAAAGAAAGTTACAATTGAAATTGATCCAGATAAAATATTAAAAACTATTAGTTCATTTTCAGATGATCCTTATTATAAAAAACTAATGGATAGTCACAATCGAATGTCCACCATTACTGATCCTTCTCAATTTAGTATTCTTAAAACATCTATGGATGTATCTTTAGATGGTTTAAGTCGATCAATTGGTGAAAAACTTGATAATAAAAGTAGCTCATCTTATACTACAAAAGATATTGATAAACTATTAACATTCTTAAAATTATCTTATAAAAATATTGCTGAAGTGGAAGGAACAATGAAAGAATTAAAAGATAATCTTTCTGTAATTAAAGAAAGAATTTCAAGAATGGATAACTATGAATTAAGTTATCTCATTGGATCAAGTTCCATTCATGTTCACTCAGAATTAATTAAACTTAATTCTAAAATACTAGCATCTCTATCTAAAGTTGTATCATCTATTAATGGTGCTATTATATCCATGGTAAATTGAAAAAAAAAATAAAGAGATTCTATTATAGAATCTCTTTATTTTATATTAGCTAATTCCCATTTCTTCTTTAAACTCATCTACACTTACAATTCGAATTCCATATTCTCTTGCTTTCTTTAATTTAACTGTATTTCCGTTTGGATTAGGGGTTACAACAATATTAGTTTTTCTTGAGACTGCACTTGTAATTTTATGACCAGCCATCTCTAATTGAATTTGCATTGCTTCGTCACGGAAGTTAGTAAAAACAATCTTCATAGCTTGTACTCCAGCCATTTTTTCATATTCTGTTTTAAAGACTTTATGTTCTCTTTTTAATAAAAATTCAATTGTCTCTTTATTCTTTTGTAAACCCTCTACAATATAGTTAGCAGTAATATCAGAAAATCCTTCTTGCTGAGTGATACTGTTAATTAAATTTTCAGGATAATAACTCTCAAGTATATCAAGCATTTCTTGAACAGAAAATACTTTACAAAGTTCTTTAGCTTTGGATGTGGAAAAACTACTAATACCTAATGCACCAATAATTTCATAGTCATATGGAATTTTACTATTAATAGCACCACTAATATTAATTGAAGCAATTGCTCCTAAACCGTCTACTTCAGCAATCTTTCCATAATCCATTGTATAAAGATCAGTGATACTTTTTACTAATCCTGCATTATGAAGTTTGACAATAGTTGATTCTTTAATTCCTTTAATATCCATCTTAGTCAAATAGTTCTGAATTTTGCCTACTGTTTTACCCTCACATGTTTCATTCTTACAATATGCAAATGCTCCAGTTTTAGTAATTCCAACTTCACCGCCACATACTGGACATTTATCAGTATAAGGATGAGGAGAAATATTTTTATTGTGTTCATTTAAAATTGGAACGACATAGCTGAGACAATCATTGCGATACTGAACTAGAATTTGACTACCAATTCCTAAACCTAACTCTTTAAATCTTTTATAGTTCTGAAGAGATTGTTTTCGGTGTTCAGTTCCATTAAAAGTTACTGGTTCATACCAGACTCTTGCAGTAATAATTCCTGAGTCACCTAATGTAAAATCAAAATCAGTTACAGTAGTAGTTTTTTCCATATAAGGGAATTTTAAAGCAGTCGCCCAGTTAGGTTCATCATTTACATACCCTAATGTATTTCTAATATCTTCTTCTAATACTTCAATAACTAAACCATCTATCATAAATGGAAGATTATATCTTTCAATATTATATTTTTCATACATATCTTCTAATTCTTCCATAAAAGGAGTTAAATTATTTCCTGTTACTCCTTCAATCAATCTATAATCACTGAATAAACTATTATCTTCCCCAAATGCTTCTTCAATAAATTCTAACTGTTCAGTTCTTTCCATTGTTGAATTGTAAGGTTTTACCCATAACGGAACTAATTCCATATATTTATAATACTCATAAGCATTATCGTCACCTAATTTACCAGATACTAATGATCTAGGATTAGCATATGATACACCAGTATCTTTCATTAAGTCTTCATAACGTTTCCAAGGAATAATGATTTCATATTTGATTCCTACATGATCTTTTCTTTTAATAGTATGATCTTTGAAGACATGAGTTAAATCCATTCCCAAACCATTTCTACCTCTTGTTAATGCTCTAACTACTTTTCCATCTTTATATTCAATAACAACCGAATTACCATCAAATTTAAAACTGATACCTAGACTAAATTCTTTATCATTCCCTAACTTTTTGATAATATTGTTTAGCCATTCTTCTACGCTCTTCTTGCTTGGATCATCAACATTCTTTTCATAAATAAAATTTGTTTTATCTAATGTACCAACTAACTCAGCAAATGTATGAGATACATCTACTGTTCCTTTTCCTTTAGGTGGATTAGCACCTACATCTAATTTACCACCTAAACGTTTAAATTCTCTGGCAATGGCATCAAATTCATCATCAGATAAGATTTCTTGACCAGTGTTATAATAGGCTTCTGAAGCCTTATCTAGAAATGATTTGACCTCTTCTAATTTCTCTACACTCAAATTTTTCTTTTGTTTAAGACTCATAATGAACTTCTGAATTTTAAGTTTATCCAATGTTAATTCCTCCTTTAAAATTTTTTGTTGTTATATTTCATTTATATTGAAATTATTTCCTATATTATACATCTAATTCTTCTACAAAAGCAGTACCTTGAAAAGCAGAACTATTTTTTAATACTTTCTTAATAGCAATATGATTGGCTGGGCGGCTATTTAATTTTTTCTCGCTTAACATATCATATGCCATTACTAATGCATATTCAGCATCATTTCTTTTTTGTCTTTCTTCTTCTAATGATCTTTTAAGACCATCCTGCATATAAAGAACTGCCTCTCCCAACCAATCAGGATTTTCTTTAATAGTGTTATGAACGAATTCTAAAAAATATTGTTTTTCCATTTTAAATTATCCTCCTAATTATGTAATAAGAGATCTTGATATCAATTAGATATCAAGATCATCTTTACAATCTTCTAAAATGTCAGATAACAGTTGAACGTCATCATAATTTAATGTAATTCCTTTACCCATCTTACTTCGGTCTTCATTCCAATCCCGAATATCTAATTTAGGTTTTCCATTATTCCATTTAACAATATTAACCTGCTTTGTCCAACCATTTTTACCTTCTGAAAGTACTCCTAATTCTTTTATTATCTCAAATGTTACTTCTTTTCCCATAGTTAATTCCCCTCTAATTTCTTAATTTTTAATTTTAACTCTGTAATAGTGTTATCTCGTCTTTCAATTATTTCTTCATAATGAAATAATCTCTGTACAGCATATAAAGGATTCTTCTTTACCCACCTAAATGTTTTAATCCATTCTCTTAGATTATCTTTTTCCATATTGAGACTCTAACTTTCTTTCATCAAATTTATATAATGTCACATCATAATCATCAAAAACATCATTAATTAATTTACTTGGTGCGCAATTATATTTTTCTCAGCTTCAAGCAAGTTACCTTCTTTCTCAATTATCATTTTTCTTCCTCCTATTTTAAAGAATATAAGTGTAATGATTTCTAATAAATATTAATGTGAACCCTTCCTAGTTCATGTAATATTATAAAATTTCATTGATATTTCTATAGTGAATAGATGGAACAAATTTATCTTCTGATGGAAAGATATACTTTTTATTAGAATTCTTCATTACAGGTTCTAGTTCATAAAACATTGAAAGTCGTGAAATATTAGGAGTAACTTTAAAATGTGAAATATCTTTAAATTCTGGATGATTAATTACAATATTAGCAAATGATAAAGCATCTTCACTACTTGAGAAGACCATTACCTCTCCTTTTTCTAGATGATCTAAATATACTTTAACCATCTCATCAACTTCCATAATATCTTTTTCTTCTAATTCATATGTATCTAAAATTTTCTTTTTAACATATTCTAACTGAATTTCTTCTACGGTTACTTCTTCATTTTCTGTTTTTCTTTTAAATTCTACTACATTCCCCATAAAATATCTCTTCCTCTCAAAATTATGTCTTTTTTATTACAGGAAATAAACATATTAATAATGTCCTCCTGTAATTTTAATAGCGTATAATAGATGTGAAACTGGCACACATCTATTATACGTCTCTTATTATGATTTATATTTGTTCATTATAAATTTCTCTAGTTATATCTTGAACTAATTTTGTGTCATATTGACCATCTAACTTAATTAAAACAGCTTCTAGAATCTTCTTAAAATTACGAATACCAAAAGTAAAATGGGTAAAGATAGTATTATCAGCAACCCATCTAATTTCTTTTTCTATTTCATTCACTCCCATTATTTTTCATCCTCTACTTTTCCATTTAGTTTATTTTCCCATTCTTCTTCTACATCATCAATAGAAAGACCGAGACATGTAAATAAAGATTTAAGAATCTTACTTGTACCTGACTCTACATCTGAAAGATCAATATTGGTATCAAATGGATTTCCAGTTAATAATTGCATAATAAGTTCTCTTCTATTAGTCTCATTATTAGAGTATGAATTTAGCATATCCATAATAGAACCCATTTCATTAGTAAGACTTAAGTTAGAAATCTCCATATTACCAATACGTACAGGTGTTTTTGAATATAAGTCTTTATGCTCTTTAAAGTTCTTAGATTTAGCTGGTAGACCTCTTAGGTTCATAAATGATGTACTACGAGCGCTAAATTTAGAATGCGGCTCATGTTTTAATCTAACCATATAAATTTCTCCAATAATTAAAGGAGTACTAATTCCCTCACATTTAAAGTAATCAATATGATCATAATGATTGTATAATTCCCAAAGTTCATCTAAACCAATATTACCAAAGAATGGCTTTTGACAGATAGGAATTCCATTTTCAATAATATCATTTAGAAACTCTTCTAATTCTGTTTTATTTAGACTATTAATGAATTCTTCCATTAATTCAGTTTCTTCTTTATTCACCCTATTTAAGAAATCAAGTAAGATGCTAACTTTTTCTTCATTACTTCCTGCTTCTTCCATATCTTTTCTAATGAATTTAGCAATCCAGTTTAATTCTTGTTCGATCAATTGACTTGGATTAAGGCGGTTAAATACACCAAGTGGATTAAGACAAATGTCTGCCTTGAGTCCTTTAAAACGTCCTTCAGCCACAGTAGGCATTTGATCATCAGGGAGTATTTTACTAATTACACCTTTATTACCATATCTACCTGTAATCTTACTTCCTTTATTTAATGGTTCTTCCTCTAAAATTGTGAATTCCATAATAAATCCACTAAATTTACTATTCTGATAAGTGTAAGAAATATTTTCATCAATTCTCATTTTACAATTATTATAGAAGTGCAATAGCTTATCTGATACATTATTATCTTTACCTTCTACAATCTTTTTAAGCTTTTGATAAACATTATTAGAAAACTCTTTTTGCTTATTAATATAGTATAGGACTTGTTCATTATACTTCTGTACCTTTAATTCTTCTTCAGGTACATTAGAGAAAATCTCAATATCTACAATCTTACCATCAGCAAAAAATGGAGTATCTGAATCTCTCATTTCATTTAGATTCTTTAATTCATATAATGCAGTGTTATAATCAAATCTTCTACGGCTAGCAATAATCTGATTTTTAATATGCTCTCCAATATCTGGGAATCCTTTATAATTCTCATTATCACCATATAGGTTAAGCAAGATATCATTTGTATTAACAGATACTTTTACTTTGTTAACACTAAATGTTCCTAGCTTTTTAGCGGCACTTTCAGAGATTACAATAGCATCCTCTAATGTTTCATTCTTATAACTAAAATATGCGGCATTTAAATTAACACCATAACCAAAATTCATATTTTCATCATAACAAGTATTCTTATATAATACAGTATCTTTTTCAATTGTATCATCTTTCTTTAATGAATCAATTTTATCATTATCCCATTGAAAACCATAATGTTCAGTTAGAAACTCGCATTCAGCTCTTTCAAATAATGTATATTCCCCAGTTTCCTGATCTTGTACAATAAGTACATAATTATAATCATTCTTATAAATTTTTTCAATAACCTTATAATTACTATTAGCCTTTCTATAACCTGCAGTTGAATACTTTCCAACTTGATTCTCAAAGTTAGTATAGACTAATGGCGGTTCAGCCTTTTGTAGAGTTACTGCCTGTGCTAAGTGAGAGCAGAACATTGTAGATCTATTACCGTCTGTTTTATTTGCATTAGGCATTAACAATTCCTCTGCTAAAAATCTATGTGAACCTTCATAATCTTCATTCTTAATTACACTGATGTCATCCATTTATATTCCTCCTAGTTGTATGTATCTTTTTAATAATCTTCTGAACGATCTACTATATTAGCGTCACCTATCCATTGATAATTATCTGTAGAAAGTGGATACGCATATCCTCCTATAATAAGTACTTTATAATATTTAACAAAAATAAATTCATTTCTCAAATTGTTTATTGCAATAACTTCACTAGATCCTTTTCCAAATTCTCTAATATAGTTAACTGTATTCTCATCATATTTGAATATAGCTTTAAATATAGAAAAGTCAGTATCAGGTCTTAAAGAAATTGCAATTTCAGAAATATAATAACGATCTTCGAAACCCAATTCTTCAAAAGGTATATCTTTTAAAATTTCATTATCTGATTCATACAAATCATTGACTAATTTTATTTTACTATACTTCTTATTGTTATTATTTCTATCAAATCTTGTATATTCATATAACATTCCAACTCTTGGTACTTCGAATCCCTCTATTTCCATATTAACACTCCTCTTTTATATACTTCTCTAAAATATCTTTAAATATTAAATCATTCTTTTGTTTTTCATTCTTTTTATTTTTTAAGAATTTATTCCTTAATTTATTATTATAAATAGGTATAATTGGACTGACTGGTTGTATTAACATGATAAATAACTCCTATGTCTATATTTTTTCCACCAATAATTCTATATAATTTGGATGTAACATATGGCTACCATCAAAAGATATCATAGTACTAAGATCTTTGAAATAAGAAATACTCTTAATTTTACTATCATTTGTTTTAATAACATCTCTTAATCGATTATCCCTATAAACTATTTTCTTTTCTGGATCATAGATATCTACTGTAAACCTCAATGCATCAATAAAACCATATAATTTTCCATCTTCACCATATGTATCTTCCTTTGGATACATATGAATAACTGGATTGTTAATAGTTAAATGATATGGAATATCATTTTCTTCTGTATAACAAGAAAATAGATTATTCATATAGTTTACACTCTCTGGTTGAATCTCTACGTTTGATATACTTCTTACAACTTTCATTCAAATTTTCCTCCTTTTAATTATAACATATTTTCCAATAAAAAGCAAGTTTTTATTTGTCCGATATAGACTTTTCCTTCCTTTAAGTAATAGGAATTCTTTTTTATAATATATATCTAAAAAATAAATTGGAAAAAAGATAATGAGAATAGTGTAATTTACACTATTCTCATCTTAAGATTATTTTCCGTAATTTTCAATTAATTCAACTTCCTCAGTTTTTTCATCAAATTTATAATATTGACCGTCACTAGCTCTCCAAATGTTACCTTCAATGTTTTCTTCCAATGTAAGATTATCATTATCTTCTGAGAGATCAATACCGGATAGGAATTCTTCCATAATCTCTTCAACTAAACGATCAAATTCAGCTTTAAATTCTGGAACAGTTTCATACTTTTCTTTAACTGTTTTTTGAGAGAATTTTACATCTGGAAGAGTATTAAGATAGAAACCTCTACCTGCTCCGCCAATAGCACCACTAGATTTAAGTAGAAGATAGTTAGTAAGAACATTATCAAAACCTTTTTCTTGATCAAATACCATCTCAAATTTATTACCAGCACTATTAGAACGTGATTTAATTAACTCACCATTTACTTTAAATCCTTTAATTCCAAACTCTTTATCTGGTTCTAGTTTACTTGAAGAAACAAGTTTCAAAAGAGTATTAGCAAGATAAATACAAGAAGTTCCTCCAGGAATAGATTCATCTTGTTTGAAGTAGTTAACTTGAGCCTGAGTTTTAACCATTGGGTTAATTTCAATTTTTTGAGTAATATGGTTAATAATAATCAGGATAATATTTGCTTGTTCAAGATCACCCATAATACGTTTAATAATAGCATTATTTGTCTTAGCAATAGATGTTGCTGACATAGAACCTGATAGTTTTTCTTCTTCAGAGATACTTTTAGGCATTTGAGTAGCCCAAGAATCAAGTAAGATAACTGTTGGAGGAAGAACTCTTACATCATTTCCATGTAAATCAACTTCATTTGTATCTAAAGCCAATTCTTCAAATTTTTCAAGCTTAATTTTAGCTAGTGATTTAACCAATTGATATAAACTTTCACTGTAGATTCCACGATTCAATAGAATCCATTTTTCTTTAACTTTTTCATCTGACCAACCAGTAATAGTTTGAATACGTGATAAAGTTGACGCACGTTCAAAATCCAAATGATAAACTTGTCCTTCTTTATATGGTTCAACAATACTACTGGCAAACTCAATAGCAAGAGTTGATTTACCTGTACCTGATTTACCTACAACTGTAAGAACCTTTCCACCATCAATACCAATCTTCTTAGTACCACTTTCTCTACGACCGTTACGATAATCAAAAAGATCAATTCCAGTTCTATATGCAGGAGTATAAGTATTTTCTTCTCCAATTTTTTCTTTACTAATAATTTTACGCATTTCTTCGGTTAAGATTGACATTATGAATTTCCCCTCTCATGTATAACAAGATTTTCAATTACTTGTTAGGAATTCTCTAAATTTTTTCTATTAAAAAGTGAATACATAAGAGAAGGGAAATCTATTTTATTATATTTCCCTTATTCTACCAAATTTTAATTTTCTCTTTTCACCACTCCATTTTTTAATATTTTTGATTTTTCCACACTTTTCACAATAATAAACACTATAATCTGTTGGATAGAAACCTGCTTCTACCCATCTATCTCTTGTAATTACATCATGTTTACATCTTAATCTTTTAAATACATTTTTTCTATTATATTTTTTATTTGAATATAGTAACAAACCAAATTCACTTGTGTAACCTGTGTAGTTATTTGCCATTTTACATATCCCCTTTAAAGTTATTTAAAGAATGAAATAGCATTATTAGCTATTTCATTCTTTATTTATACTATAAAATTTCACTTGATTGTGAAACTTCTTCAGGAATTAATTTTTCAACCATAATCATATTATTGACTACATCTTTAACATTTATTCTAATTGATAAAATTTTGTAATTATCACCATTAAAGATAACCCCAAAAGGAGAAGTATTTACATACGTATCAGATACAAAAAAGCACACTAGCTCCTGACCATTATCTTTAATTTCGGAAATTATCGCATTCCTATTATTAACACCTAATTTAGAGAAAATTTCAGGTGAAATAATTTTAATAGCATCACCTTTTTGTATATAATTAGTATCAAATGCTTTTATTTCAGTAAGAATATTACCCATTATCATAACTCCTTCTATTTGATTTTAATAGCTCTAAACTGAGCACACTGTCTAAACAGTTCTAATGAGATTTCTTCATTTTTTCCTTTGGCAAATCTTGATGTAAGTTTTAATAGTTCTTTAATATCACGTCCTGATGCTTCTGGGAATTTAAGAACTAACTGATCAATTAATTCATCGCTAAGGTTTACTTCTAATTGAGTAGATAATACTTTCCATATTTTTTTAGCATCTTCTTCAGAAGGTGTTTCATATCTAATAACAGCAATACATCTTGATTTAATAGCATCATCTACATCAAATTCCCTATTAGTTGTCATAAATAAAATACCATCAAAGTATTCTAGTGTTCTTAAGAAGCTTGCAACAACAGCATTTTGTTGCAAATCATTTCCTCTTTCTCTAATAAAAACATCAGCTTCATCTAATAATACAATTGCTCCCCAACGTGAAGCTCTCTTTAATATTACTTCTAGATTTTCTTGAACATCTTTTGAGCTCAATCCTAATTGTCCTGAATGAACTTTATAAAGTGGTTTTTCAATTGCTTCAGAATAAATTTCTGCTGAAAGAGTCTTACCAAGTCCCGGTTTGCCTGTAGCTAATATAGTAGTTCCACCAGATTTACCTTCAATTATATCTTCTTTAAGAATATCAAGATCACTTACTAGAATGTCAATTAAATCCTTATGTCGTTGAGGGAGTATTAACTTATCTCTTAGACCAGTGTCGTATTCATATGGTTTCATATTAGTAGCATGTACCCATGTATATTTATGTGTATCTAAGTTAAAACCAAAAATATAGCAATGTTGTGGAATTCTATCAAATTTTTCTTCCACTCCTGCTTCGTTTCTCCAGTAATAAGGATCATACTCTTCATTAAAAACTCGTTTAATTATTCCTTCATCATTGATAAATCTATTTTTAGTTGCTATGTCTATATAACCATTAGAATTAAAATAATAGTCTGAAGAATAACTTCCTCCTGATGTTTCATAGCTTTTCCCTGAAATTAAAAATTGCTTCGTTTTTTGAGGTTGATATTTATTAAATAATTCTAATTGTTCTAGATAGATATTTTTTAGTTCCTCTGTTTCATGAAACAGATTCTCTTTTGCCAGTATTTGAGGAATTGTTTTCCCTCTGATATCACTACTATCAAAATAGATACTACGTGTATAACGTTTATCGCGGCTACTTTGACGAGGTGAATTAGCAACTAATCTAATAGAAACAGACGCTGGATCATCCTTTTTAGGAGGATAGTAGCGAATATCTGTAATTAAGTATGGATCAACTGTGACTGGATTATTTTTTCTATCCAAAGAATAAATCCATCCGTCAATTAAATTATCACTAAAGTATGAAGGTAGTGCAACTGCAAGTGCTTTTAAATTAGCTATCTTAGCTCCTTCAAAGTCAGAGATTAAATTCTTGATCGCTGAAACTTGCATCATAACAGACCTATTGCCTTTATTCTGAGCAATGTCATATATTTTTTCTAAGTCATCCCATTCTAGTGAATTTGGATTTAATTCTAACATTGATGCGCCATATCTAAGTTTAGATCTACCCTGAATATTGATTTCTGAATCAGTTTTAAACTCTGGCTGAATGTTATTAATAAAAAATTCTTTATCAATTTCAATATATGACATTTAATGTCCTCCTTAATAAAATATACAAATTAATAATATATTCTTATATTTCATTTAAGGTAATGACAATTAAATGCAATTGAAAAATTATACTGTACAGTATAATTTTATTCTTATATTAAAATAATAACTCAAAAGTAATAAAATTAAAACATAAAAGAAGCATTATAACTCATGCCATGATAATTCAAAGAAGAACAGTGAGTTATTAGACTATTCTTCTTTAATTATCTTAGGATTCCCTTTTTTCTTCTGTAGTGTTCTCTTTCTTTTCTTCTTCGCTAGGCTTTTCATCATCTAAATTAATTTTACTAAGATCATCTACGTTTATATTTCTCAATGCCGCAACATAAACAATGCCAAGCTTAGTAATGTATTTGATGAGGTTCATTCCCATTAATCCTCCGATTGCGGAAATAGCAGATATTGTATAGATATTATCCGTGAGGTTAAATGCTAGAACTCCAGTGATCGCACCACAAACACCGTTTAGAAGAACCTCACTCAGAAATAAGAGAAACGTTTCTTTAGGGTTTTTGGCACGATCATTAAGTTCCTTGGCGAATGCGGAAAAGAAGCTAATCACTACCACCCATAAGATTCTGACAATTGTGTCATCAGTATGGTTAGGCATGGTTATCAATGCTCCTTTTCTTTTATTTTTTGTGGTTATTATTGTAGCAAATCAGCCAAGTAAAATAGAGAATTAAACCAATAGAGAGAAATACAAACAAACTAACTCCTATTAAAACGCACTCTTTAAAGTGTTCTAGATCTGTTATTTGTTTCTTAAATGGTTGGTTAACATAATCTTTATCAACTGAACATGCTATAATAATTCTTTTATAGTTAGGATTTATTAATCCACGTTTATTTTTTGGTTCATCATTCAGTCCAATAGTAGATTCTAAAGGAACTGTTGTCCATTCAATAAAGCTTTCTTTACCATTATTATATTTCCAAGTGTAATTATCATTGTTGCCACTTACTGATCCTTCATACATAGCATTTAAGGTATCTTGGACTTCATCTGGATTTTTATATCTAATGATTTCTTCTTTAATTAAGTCGCTGATCTTTCCTTTATAGGAATTCTTAATTAAATTATAAGAAATAAATGGATATTTCCCACCAATATCTTTATTATTGGAAAAGAAGACTCTGGCTTTCTCTTGATTAACAATGATATCATAGGTAGTCATATATCCTAGACCATTATCAATATTTTGTGGAGATGCACGCCAAATATAATTACCAATATACTCTTTACTTGCTTTGCTATATTCAACTTCAATTACAGCAAAATTATTAAATGTTGAATCTGATTTTACTGTTCTTAAATTATCAGTAGCCCATTTCTCTAGTTGTTTTGGATTGGTAACATCTAATTTACCGTTCTCGTAATCCCTTGTTAATTTATCGTTAAAATATAAGAGATTACTCCTAGCATGCTGTCGGTTCTGATTTTCTATAGCAGAGCTTATTTTCTCAGAACTAGTATTAGCTAGATTGATGACATAATTACTTCCCATTAGGAGTAATAATAAAAATGCAAATACTAGAACAGAGAACACATTTAGAGTTCTTTTTGCTCTCTTGTTCTTCATTTCTCATGTTCTACCCCTTTCATAATAATAGTTTAGTGGAAATTAATTATTTGTTTAATAAATGGAATATCATATTTGGCTGTTAAACCGTATGATATTCCATTTATTATTTATTTATCCAAAATATGAACACTTAAGAACTTTACGTACTTTTAATATATCACTTGCTAATGAATCAACTGGTGAGTGGTATAATTCAGCTTTTCCTATCTGATAAACACCCTCATTTTCAGTATCTGGACTTAATAAGAAACAGTAAACTCCAATCACCCTATTAATATTATTATTAATAGAAATTAACAATGGGTACATCTGTCCCTTATATAACAGTCCTGAGAAAGCAAAACTAATATGCTTTGGTAGTGCTTTGTTGTTTACTAATTTATTATATTCTCCTACAAAATGTCTTAATAAAAGATCCTTTTCATAAGATTTTTTGTAAGTAGTGTAATATTCTTTATTTCCATTTAAAGAAGTTCCAAATCTTCTTTCTAACATGCTAACTAATTTACTATCAAAAACATTTAATAAGTTAACAGTAGAGATACTATTAATTCGCATTATTCGATCCATATTCTCTAATTCATTATTATATTTATTTCTTTTAAATACTGATTCCATTAACAAATCTTCTTCTAAAATATTAGTTTTTGTGATTCCCAAATGCGTAGTTTCAGTAATAACAGGATTACTAAATACTAGGCTTATATTAATACTCTCAATAATTTTATCATATCTCGTATTATCCTTAATCATGTTTATAGATAAGATAACATTTTTATTTTCCTTTAAATTGTAATGGTGGCTAATATACTTTATATTATTTGATTTATCCTCATCTATATTTAGATCATAATTAGTAAATTGATAATTTTCTTTTAGTCTAGATTCTATTTGTTTAAATTTACTTTCAACTAATTTATTATTGGATTCTACAATTTTGATTGAGGGGAATGAATATTCTTTCTCAAAATTTGAATCATATTCTAATAGCATATTATCTTTATCAATAATAATATTTTCCTTTAATTCTTTAGAAAAAAATAATTTTAAATTTTCTGCTAATGAAACAAAATCCCCTTTTATCTCAAGGGGATTGTTTTTACTTTTATTCTCCATAATATCACTTTCCTTTTTTATCTAATAGTTCTTCTAAATTAGTATCCTCTTTTAATAAATCATTCCCTAATCCAGCACCCATTAGATATACATACATGGTATTAAGAGTTTGATTTTCAGTAATATCATGACCCAAATCTTTTAGATAAGTATATCCATATAAATTAATATTTTTATACATATCTGTCTTTGCTACAGAGTTATCCAAGTTATCTTCCAATGAGTTCGCTACACTCATTGCGTTCTCATAATACTATTAAAAATAGTATTAATGAACTGCTCTATATTTCTATAGAAGTTGAGACTATATCTTCTAAGTTTCCTGTTTCCCAATATAGAAATTTTCTATACTATACTCCATCCCAGAAGTATACTACCAATAACTTGTAGGGTACTCTACTTAATATAATCAAAATAATTAATATTAGCATTCTTATAATATTCTTTAAAATTTGTTATATTATCTTTGCTAATTAATAATAGATTATATTTTTCGATAGTCGTTGAACTTTCTTTTATTAATTCTTTAATTATTATGTCTAGATTTTTATTCATTTTGTAATTTATTCTAACCAAAGTGTATTCACTGTTCTTTATAAAATCATTCTTTTCTTGATCTCTTTTTATCTGTGATAGGAATCCATTTTTATCATTAAATTTTTGATAAAAATGCTGACTACCATCATATTCTATTATTAAATTTAGTGAAGGTATATAGAAATCAAATTTTTTACCTTTACCTAATTCTTTAATCGAATATTCTTGAATAAAATAAATATTTAATTCATTTAATGTTTTCTTTATAACTTTAGAAAAGAAAGATTCATTATTAAGGAAATTACACTTTGGGCAACGAGAATTTCTATGAATGAACTCTTTAGGGGAAATTTTATATACATGTTTACAAATATTATGAATAATTCCTATAGGTGTGTCAGTATTTATATACTCATCTAAAAAAGTATATTCATTACCTACTAATTTTCTAATTTCACTAACAAATTCTTTATTTGTCCTTTTAATATTGTTGGCACACTTAGGACATCTCTTTCCACCATTTAAGAAATCATTAGGAGTAACCATGTATATATTGTTACAAATATTATGTTTCACCTTTATTTTAGTCAATGATCGAACGTATCTCTCTAAAAATGTATATTCTTCCCCTACTAATTCTTTAACTTCATTCATGAATTTTTCATTGCTTTTCTTTCTAGGCATAATTGTTTACCTCCAACACTAATTTATATTTTTGTTTTAGTGTTGTCAGCTCTTTTTTAAAGAATTAAATAAAAGCTTAGCTGCTGATTGTCCAATCTTATTAGTTCTTATAACCTTCACGCCCACTGTTACCAGTCACGTTGTGGTCTAATAAGCTCTAAGGAGTTTCCAGCAATTAAGGAAATTACGAACCAATAATCTAGCTCGTGGACCAAGAAATTCTTTTAAAGCATTATCAGCTCCTATAGCAACAAGACTATATGATTCAATATCAGATATTCTGGCAATTTTGTCATTACCTGTAACTTGCGTATCTTCCAGTAGACTCGCTACATCTACTGCGTTCTCTTATGAACTGCTCTATGTTACCATAGAGACGAGACTATATCTTTATCCGTTAAGGATACCTCCTGTTTCCATTTAAGGGATTCTCACCCACTCCAATAGCTTGAGCCGTACTCCTATTGCGGAATTTCACCGCTACTCACAATCGTATGATTGCTTTCGGATAGTCGTTGAACGTTTTGAATATTAGGTTTTTATTCAAATTCGCTTCTGATTGTCCTAAAAATTAGGATATCCCAGAAATTAAGGAGAGTGTTTGCCATTATATTGCTATAATGGAGAGCCAATTATAACCCGATTTCATGTTTCTTTGTGCAATATCAAGAGAATAAGTATTCTTTTTACTTAGAATTTGTTGTACTCGCTTAATTGTAATATAACCAACAGGTACTTTATATGCAGTTCTAATAGGATCATTTTTATGACCATCATGTCGAAGATATACATATTCATCAGTTGGTACTTTTAAGATATCTAGTGCTTTTTTAATTTGCTTTAATGAAGGTTCACTTTTATTAGGTAAAATTTCAAGATAAAAATTTTCATCTTCATCTTTTAGGAATTTTTTCATATACCTATCAAATTGTTCATCGTTCATTTTACCAAAGAACTCTTTATATTTTCTCAAGTTAGCTCCAGTATCATCTAAAACTGAAAGTACCTTATATATTAAATCTTCTACCTTTTGTCTCTTTGATAGATTCTTTGGTGTGGCTTCTAGTAGTTGTTCATCTACTGATTCTTTTATATTTTTTTCAAATAATTCAAAAGGATCTGATTCACTGATTGGCTCTTTAGTTATTTTTTCTACGGTAAGCGTTCCATCATTATTTATTTGGATTTCCCCATAAGTAGCTAAATGTAGAACCATTCTTTTTGTATCTTCTTCAGAGCTTAATACTTTATTAGAATTCTCAATTTCATCTTTCATCATTTCTCTTGATGCTTCTAACAATAATTTATTTTTTGATACAATTGTACCATACTCTTTTTTTAGAAAACTATACATCTTATCAAAAATTTCTTTATCTGTTAGTTTATTAGGACGCTCATCTGTATTAGAGAATGCCTTTTGATTAGAATAGAATTTCCAATAATGACGAATCATAGCTTCAATTCTCAATATTGACATCCTATCTGCATCTGCAATAACCTTTGAATATAAAGATGTAAATATTCCTGTTTCTCTACTTGTACCATCGTGTTCTTTACAAGCAGATTCAATAATCTCCATTTGACTTCCATCAAAATATCTTAACAAAAATTGATCTGCTTTTATGCTCATTAATGTATTAAAATTATTTTCATCTTCTTCAATATAACCAAAATCATGCATTACTGCAATTGTAAAACACATATTGTAATCTAAATGTAATTTTTCAGCTAACTGTAAACTAAAATCAATAGTATCGTATAATTTATCTTCATCAATATTTTGACTTGCTATAAATTTTGGAACAAATTCCTTGTCACAATATTGTACTAGATCATATTGAACTCTTTCTATGTTCCGAATACCTTTAAAAAATGACATAATAATCCTCCTACTTATCTAGTCTATAATTAATTGTTGTCTTCTTCAATAAACAATATATTATATCACATATTGGAGGTTTTCATATGAATGAAAAACAGTTAAAATTAGTTGAGTCTTCATTTATGTTTAATGAAGCAATTCGTGTAAGTAAAGGAGCGCCTGATCTTAAAAAAGCTATTGAAATTGCTCTTAAAGAAACAAATGCTAAGGCTCAAAAGAAAGGATTAACACCAGTAAAAAGTGTTAATGAATTAAAAGACTCAGAAGAACTAAAAGCAGTATTCTCAAGTAGTATGAAAAGTACATTTTCTATAGGAAAACTCACTAAGATTTCAACTCAAAATTTCAAAACCTTTAATGGTCAAGTAGTTATTACAGAAGAAGGTCCAACAGCTAAAGGTTCTATAAGAACTGTATATGCTTTGTATAGATCTAGAGATGGTAAAATTAAAACAGTTAAAGTTAATTTTAAACCACTCTTGAATATGAAGGGTAAAATGAAATAATTATAAATAACAGTTAAGTGTTTAAATCACTTAACTGTTATTTCATTTACATTATCATTTTCTCCCACTTTTCTGTCTCAAGATTGTAAACACGTCTGTTATCATGAAATGAAAAATAGAATTCAGTATTATTTTTCTTTTTTCTTAAAGTTGCCTTTTTAAATATAGGTTTAAACTCATTTGCAAGTTTAAAAGATGCCTCAATATCACTTAGAGTATTTTCAATTGAATCAGTTGTAAAAACATTTTGAATGCTCATTAGTGTTTTCTCTTTTCCATATCTTTGCGGTTCAACAACTTCTATATCTATTAAGTTATCTTGTTTATCTTTTACTGCTCTAAAAATAACCTTTTTAGGTGGCGGGTTCATACTATTTACCATCTTTTCGATTTTTAATAAAACATTTTCTCTTGATATTACTTTTGCTTCTAATAATGAATTAAGAAGCAATGTCTCCTTTAAAATTTTCTCTCTGCTCAAGTTTAATCCCCCTTATATCAACATTCTATTTGTAGATTCCTATAATGCATTGTTTTGTTAAAAAATAGGAAAAACAAGGATTTGGTGGTATAATTAACCACCAAATCCTTGTTTTTCTTATAATCGTTCTGTTACTTCTTGAGCTAAAGGAGATCTTTGATTTTCTTCAGTTTTAAAAGTGATTTGTCTACAAAGTGAACTACCTTTCATTTTATCAGAAGCATATGCTAAACCATTAACAGCTTTAGTTAAATAAGGATGATCAATCTGATCAGTATCTCCACAAATAACAATTTTTGTACCATAACCAACACGAGAAAGAATACCTTTCATTGCTTTAGGTGTAACATTTTGTGCTTCATCTATAATAATAAAAGTATTAGGAATAGATCTTCCTCGTAAGTATCCAACTGCTTGGGTAACGATAGTTTCTGTTTCAAATAGATTATTTATTACTGATTGTTCATCAATTAATACTTCTAAATTATCCATAATAGGGCGCATTAATGGTGCTATTTTTTCATTTTCATCTCCCGGAAGGAATCCAAGTGTTTCTTCCATTAAAACATTTGGTCTACAAACTAAAATCCGTCTATATTCTTGTCTATCAACTACTGTATCTAGTGCTGAAGCAATTGATAGAAAAGTTTTAGCTGTTCCTGCTGGACCTTTTAGTATTACCAATGGTGTTTCTTTTGGAGTTTGCATTAATGCATCAATAGCAAATCTTTGAGCCGCATTCTTAGGTTGTACTTGATAAGGGTTATATTCCCCAAAAATTAACTTTTTAATATAACCATTTGTATAGTAACCTAAACCCGTTTGATTTAAATCTGTATTTGACATTAGGGTAATATATTCATTCTCTGTTAAGATACTAGGATCAATAATATTACCGTCCATATCATACATTTCAGTTGTTAATGTATCGATAGTGCCTTCAGAGAAGAATAAATTTAGATCATCTTCTGTTAATAAGATATCTCGTCTACCTGAATATTCATCTTCGACTCTATCAGTAATAAAATCTTCATTTTGAATCTCAAGAATAGTTGCCTTAAGACTTCTTAAAGGACTTTTTGTTACAAAATGTACATCTTCACCTTGATTTATTAAATATTGACAGACTTGAAGCATTTTATTATCATTATCATTTTTATTCCAGCCATCTGGCATTTCAATATCAGCATAATTAGTTTCAATGACAATAATACCATCATTATCCATCTCTATACCTTCAGTAATATTGCCTTGCTTACTCAGTTCATTAATATATCTAATAGCATCACGAGCATTTTTTCCTGATTCATCACTTGATTTTCTACGCTTACTTAATTCTTCAATAACTGTTTCTGTTATTACAATCTTATTATCCTCAAAAGAAAATAATGATTCAGGGTAATGACACAGTACTGATGTATCTAAGACAAAAGTTTTATTGCTCATGATCTAATCTCAATCCTTCCCATCAAATTTAATATAATGTTCCATTCTCTAATTTTTTTAAGCAAATAAAAAAATAAACAAAATTAATAATAGGGGTTTTTAGGGAAGGATTAATAAAAAAAAAATATTATTTAATAAAATAATAATAATAAAGGATATTCAAATATATAACATGTTGTTATGTAAAATGATATCTTTTATTATTTATAAAAAATACATAACCAATTAATGTGAAGAAAAAATTATTTAAATCAGTCATTAAATATATATTATTAAAAAGAATAATTTAAAAAGGAGAAATATAATTATGATTCCAAAAAGAAAAGATAGTGATATCTCAATCTTTGAGAAAGTAAAAGATATCACAGTTAACAAGAAGGTCAATAGTAGTTTTAGAGATATTGGTTGTGGTATTATATTACTAGATGATAAAGATAGAATTATTTTGGGAACAAGAACAGACTTACCAGATTTTGTACATGAGAAAATTGCAAATGGTGAAGAAGAATATAAATGGACAATTCCCGGAGGTGGTCTTGAAAAAGGAGAATCACCAATGAGATGTGCTTTAAGAGAGTTAGAAGAAGAATTTGGAATTAAGGCAGGTATACAAACTTATACAGTTGAACTTGTTGATTATACTGATAAGTTTTATTTAAAGAGAGGTCAGATTAAGTATAAAAGGGATTTTACTTTTATTACTAGGTTAAAGAGATCAACTATTGATGATATTATTCCACAAAAAGGTGAAATTGGAGAAGTAAAAGCATTTACAAAAGAGGAAGCTCTTAATTTAATAGTGGATAATAAAATCTATAAAGCTAGTAAATCTTCAATATTAATGGCACTTAAATATAATCGTCTCTAGGGGGAAAATATGAATACAACATTTTATATTAATAGTATTAAGAATCTAGATAATGAATCTCTCTTAGCTTGTCAAGAGGATGCTAAGAGAAGAATTCTTGATCATTCAATTGGTGGTAATATTGTAGAAGAATATATCAAACGTCAAAATTCAATCTTAGATTTAACAAATAAAGAGATCAGAAGGAGAGGTTTGAATAATGAGCGTTAATATTGTTGAAAAAATTAGTTTTATTGAAGAGAATAATATTGTCCTAGAGGAAATGAAAAAGAATAATCTTCTTAATTTATTCCAAGTATTAATTCAATATAATGAAAAATCTAGAGTTACTCCTAATGCATTTTTAAATGCATATGAGTTTGAAAGTGATATTGAAAAAGTTGTGGAAGAGCTAAATAAAAGAATGAAACATTAAGTATAGGAAATATTTAAGAAATAACTATATTTAAGGTAGAAGTTTAAATGAGATTAATAAATGGGAAAAGATTTAAATTAAACGAGAAAGAAGGAAATGATTTTATGAAATCTGGTGTCTTAGTCTATAAATGTAGGAGATGTAATAAAGAAGATAAAAGTACTCATGCTCCTAATGGACTAATAGCATTAATTGAACTTATAAATGATAAACCATTGCCTTGGAATGGTGTTCCAGTTAAGAAAACAAGTATATGTAATTGTAAAGACGGTAACTTAGGAGTATCAGATTTAATTGGATTTGAATTTGAAAAATCAGAATAAAAAAAGAAGGGCAGTGGGGTACGGTATGTACTCACTCCCTCCTTTTATTTTTTTATAAAATTTTCATAATTTCCATCCCATAGTTCATTACTAAATATAGCCATTGTTGTTATCCAATCCTCCTTAGAATCTCTAGGGTCTATTGGATCTGAGTGGCAATTCATAAATATTGGCAGATCAAATAAATAATCATCTCTATTATCTTTAAAGTTCCTATGTGCATGTAGAGACATTTCTATTTCTATTAGCTCTTTATTTTCAATACCAGAATTAACTAAATTAATCAATTTATCTAAATCAATATATTTATTAGCAAATTCAAAATCAATACTAATAGAATCATTAAATCTACCATAACTATAATGAATCTCATCAAAATTCACCATTCTTGAAGGAATGTCAATACTCATGAAATTAACTGTATCAACTAAGTTAATTTCAAGGCTATCTGGGATTTTGTAACCGTCAAATGTTTGAGTTTCCTTTATTCTCTCCCATATCATTTCTCTAATAACATTATAGAAGAATATTTTATAAAGTTTAAAATCTTTATTAATAGTTCTTACATCTTTAATAAAGAATTCATATTCCACTTGATTAGACAATTTATATTCTTTATCTAATCTGCTATAATCTATAACATTAATGATGCCTTCTTTATCTTGTGAAAGGGATCCGATGTTCATCTTATTGTTGCCATAGGGATTTCTAATTGACTCAGTGAAGCTAAAACCTTTAATATTTCTAGAAACGCTAAATCTATAGTTTCTATCAAAAATACTTAGAATGCTTTCACTATTACATAATCCTCTATATTCCTCCATTGGTGGTGTCATTTCTTCACTCATCTCCCATATTTAAATAATTTATATATTTCTTCCTAGCTCTTTATCTATCATAAATGGCTCCTTCCAAAGATTTATGTCAAATACTGTGATGGTACATAGATAATTTTCAGTTTGTGTAGTGCTAGTTTTATAGCCAATAAGTAGAGGTAACATATTTACATTAAATAATCGTCTATTGTTAAGTGTGTTATAACTACAGTTTAGATTAATAGTATGAACATCTTCACCAATAATATTATTCATAATATTGAATAATTTATCAACATGAAATTCATTTTTCATTTTATGTAAATCAACATCTAGGCTGTTAATTTTTCCATCTAATACACTTGAGAAAACAAAATTTGCTTTATTTTCATCTTTAAAAATTTGAACTTTATCAATATGTGATACAAAATGTTCATTTCCCATATTTCCAAAGAATGAATATGTTGCACCTTTAATTTCATTATTAGATAATTTTTCAACTAACATTTCCGTTAGGAATACTTTTAATCTTTTGTGGAAAAATAATTCTATATCACTATCTTTTCTATTAACAACATCACTGTTTCCAATTAGAAATTGTAATTCAAAATTAGTAATAACACTGTCAGATACTAAATTAAAATCCATTGACTTCACTAATTCATCTATTTCCATAAAATGTGTTTTCTTAAGTTTCACTGATCTACCTTTTTCTTTCATAATTTCAGTTAATTCATAAATATTTCCTTTTTCTTCCACTTCCACAATCCCTTGTTCACTCTCCATAAAAATTCTCCCCATAATTTTTTCTCCCCTTTTCGAATAAATTGTACCATTTATCCCAATTATAATATATATTTATAAAAAAATTTTGATACGGTTTTCTCCTAACTTTTTATGAGAAGTTCAAACACTCAATTGTAAAACTGAAAATCTTGAGGAGGAACATGATGAAAACATATAAAAGTCAAATTAAATTGGGAAATACTGAAAAAACTGTCATTGCTATCAATTACTCTAAAGAAGAAGTAAAAGAAAGTAGTATTGAAGTTGATAGATTACATCATATCCATGTATTAGATCGGTCTTGGTCAATGAATACTGATTTACCACAATTAATTGAAAATGTCAAAGGTACATTACGATTAATGAGTGATAATGATCTAATTTCAGTTATCTGGTTCTCTAGCGAGGGTCAATGTAAAACAGTGTTTAAAGGTAAATCAAAACGTGATTCTGAAGATATTAATATTTTACTAGATACTCTTAAATCACCTGTTGGTGCTACTTGTTTTTCTGAATCACTATTGCATGTTAAAGAAATTATTGATGACTTAAAAGCCCTCTGTCCTAATTTTAATGTGACTTTCTTTACTGACGGTGTTCCTGTAGTAAGCAATGAGAAAAAAGAATATGAGTTAATTTGGGAAAGAATTGATTCCATTAAAGATGATATTATGGCTTTAAATACAATTGGTTATGGTAATTATTATAATAGAGCTTTATTAGAAGAAATGTCAGATCAGACTATGTTTGGACGATTAATTCACTCTAGTAAGATTAATGATTATGATGATATTTTTAGTCATAACTATCAAATTTTAAGTGATATGGTATCTGAGAAGGTTACTATTGATGCTGATGAGAATTCAAGAATTTTGTATCTAAGTAATAAAAACACTAAGTATTCTGAAGGAAGTATGCATCTAGATTTCCTCAATAAAATTAAAAATCAATTCTTTATTATTACTGATGCAAAAGAAATTAAAGTAAATGATGAAATTATTGATGTTGATTCAATTAATTCTAAAATCCCAGTTACTACTGAGACTAACTTTAAATATGCATTAGCTTATGAGTTATATTATGCTGGAAAAGCAGATGAATCGCTTGATATTATGCATATGAGTATTGGTGACAAGTATTTCATTGACAAACATATGGAATCATTTACTGCTGATGCAAGACAAGAATATATGAAAGAGCTTAATAAAGCTATTTTTGTTAATAAAACACGTTTTAAAGATGGAAGAGCTGAAGAGGAATATCTTCCTAAAGAAGATGCTTTCTGTGTTATGGATCTGCTTAAAGTTTTAACAACTGGAAATAACTATTATATTCCTTTAGATAGTAGTGAATATAATCGTATTGGTAAGAAGGTAACTGATACTTTTAATGTATTCAGGAAAAGTGATGAAAAACCATTAGCTCCTATGAATGAACTAATTTTTAATGCTAAACACCTGAATATTAGTATTCGTTATAAAATTAATGGTAAGGTTTCTATTAACCCAATAGAAGCTAAACGTGTGGATCTTCCTAAAGAAGTTGACTCATGTATTTACCGCACTCAAACTATCATTAAAGATGGAAATCTCAATGTAAATAAAATTACTGTACGTATTGATAAAGACACATATGATAAGTTATTGGCATTACATCAAGAAGGAGTTATTGATTTTGATAAATTATTCATGCATCTAGATGCTAATTGGAATGAAGAAGATGGACAAAAAACTGTAAATAGCATTGACGTTACCTTTAATTTAGAATCTCTTCCAATTATCAATAGATTATATGCTAAAAATAATGATCCAGAGAATATTTTAAATATTGTTCATGACATTAATGTTCTTAAAGCAAAACAAAAAGTGGTTAAATATTATATCAACGAATTGAAAAATAAATCATATAACATGAAAAAGACAGAACATTTTGCACAATTTAATGCTGATCAAATTCGAGTATTAGAAGCACATGGTCTAAATTCTAGATTAGAATATCAAGGTATTGGACGAGAAGTTGCTGAATCTCACCCTGATGATTTCTATATGAGTCGTTTACTAGAATTTACTTTAAAAGGATGGTCTTCTCTTCCAAAAGTTGAAGATGTTTTAAATGATAAAAAGAAAAATGCTCCTGCTGAAGCAATGAAAAATACTATTAGATTCTGTGAAGCAATTGTGAACAATGATAGTATTACTGATAAAGATAGATTAGAATCTCTAAATAATGTCCTTGATGTTTCTAAGAGATCTATTATTTCTCAAACAATTGACTTAAATACACAAAAGATCTCTAAAGTTCTTACTGGTAGTTGGTGGGAAAAGTTAGAATTGGATAAGAAAAATAATTACACTTTTACTAAAGATAACTTAACATTAATCATTAAAAATGATATGGTTAAAGTACATTATTAAAAAAAAAAATAAGACTATACCAATTATGGTATAGTCTTATTTTAATTATGCAACATTTTGATTTTCATTATATTTTAGAAAATCTCTTACAATTGCCACATAAAGTCTAAATTCATTAGTGAAATTCATACGATTATTTTTACTCCAATCATTATTTAGGAAGAATGCTTTTCGCTGAGTGGTACTTAGTTCGAGTTGAACTCCAATTCCTGTTGTTGTTCTATTAACAATATTGTTTGGATCAGCACCTGCAAAACGGTCAGTAGCTATAACAGCATTAAAACCTCCATTTTGTAGCCTTTTAACTAAATTTTTATTTAGTTCTTCATTAGAGCCACCAACAATCGTATATTTTTCATCAGATTTAAACCCGTGATATGATAATGCAAACTCACTTTTACTCATTATCTCTAATGCTGTTGGTTCATCAAATTTTGCACTAGTAATATGAAGATCCTTATTATTAGTTGGTTTTAACCCTTCAAATAAATAAATATTGAAATCAGTTAAAGCAGTATTTCTAGCTAATTCACTAGTTCCAACTTCAATTCCTCCAGCATGAGGGCAAACAATTGTGGTTCTAAGTGCGCTGAATCTAGCAAAGATATCATAATCAATACCTCTTTTTTCATTCTCTGCTAATACTTCAAAACTTGGATACTTGTCTGCCATTACCAATCACTTCTCCTTTATTATCTCAATATGATATAATAAAAGATTGTATTAGATACTGCAACTAAGCAAATTACACCTAACCAATCAATAAGGAGGGTAGATACAAATGAATAACTTTCCTCACTAATAAAGTTAGCGATAAAGAGTGCTATAGCTAACACCCCTCCAATCACTGATAATATAATCATAATATTATTAAGAAATTTGACAATATTTTTAGCACTCATTTATCTCTTTCCTTTTTTAGAAACAAATTCTTCATCGATGTACTTCCCTTCTTTATCGTATGTTAAGAATGTGTACTCACTTTCTTTCTTACCGATAGTATAAGTGAAAATAAAGTTTCTTGACTTTTTAGTTTTATTAAATTTAGCATCAATTCTATGTGGTTTATTTCCCTTTATACTTTTTGTTCCTCTATATTTTCTTTTACCATTTTTCTCAAGAGTATACATTTTAATTTTTACATTTTTATTTGATACCTTTTTATTGAATCCAACATGAAAGTTACCCTTTCTGTCAGTAATAACATGTAGAGGTGAATAAACTCTTCTTGTATCAAATACTTCTCCACTTAATTTTACCTTTTCTTTAGATTTAGTAACCTTAAATTTTTTCAAACTACTCTCTTTACCATTCTTTCTAATAGAAATAGCGTACTGACCATTTCTTCTAACATTAATAAAATTATAAGATTCCCCATTATAAGTCTCAATTGATTCATATTCTTCATATTTACCTTTATTTTTTACATATAAAACAAATTCAGTACCTTGACTAGATTTTCCCTTTGGATCAGCAAATACTAGTGTTGTATCCATAACAGTTGCATAAGGAGTACTAATTTTAGATTTTGCTTCAATAGTATTAAATGGAATTAATAATGTAACTAGAATTGTTAGAATAAGAAGTTTTTTCATAGTTGTTCATCTCCTAATTTTTATTTTCCTCTATATTTTAAGATTCCCATTTTAAAATCTAAGTGTTCCAATACTTTATTGATTTCTGGATGCATTGATAGTTCATCCTCAACACCAAGAATCATTTTATCTTTACTATTATAAACTTTACAATATTCTTCGTTCCAGTCACTTGTCTTAATTGTTAGACTATCTCCAACACTACAATAGTCAACTTTATATCTTTTTCTTGTCTTAGTGTTATCATCATAATAACCTCTAATAATACCAATATCGTATGTATTAGTATTAAAAGCAATTTTCCCATAATTATATCTATTGATTCTTTTAAAACTTAAATCATCTGAAACAAGATGACCATATTTTTCAAGAATGGTAATATCTTGAGTCATACCTTTCTTTTTATTTAAGATATCATCTGCTCTCATTATTTGACCTTTATTAGAACCCTTATTAGGAATATAATAATCAATATAAAAATTACTCTTTAGTATTAAATCCTCAATATGAATCGCAAATTTAAGCGATTCTAAATTTTTAGGATCTTTTTTAAATCCACTTTCAAATAAACTATTTAGATGACTTCTAAATGATCGTCTAACACTCTCATTATATTTTTCTTTTTTAATTGCTCTTGCTCCCAAATGAAACATCTCCTTTTATCCTCTAAGTGATTGATAAATCTCCCATTGTTCTTCCCAATACTCTTCAGTTAATGTAAAGCAATTATTACATTCTACAACAAAGTTTTTACCATCATCCATATAATTTGTATTAGTTCTCCTCCTTTTAGCTCCTAGATTTCCACATCTCTGGCATCGAATTTTTAACTTTTCCTTTAAAATGTTATCTTTTTTCATAACTTTTTTAAAAAATACCTCCTAAAAGACTAATATGCTTTTATTATATTATATCAAAAATATAATATATATTTTAAAAACATATTAGTCGTATTATTAAATAACTTTAAATAAAAACTCTCTGTATGAAAATGTTGGTGTTTTCTTTCCTCGATTTATATTAATATAAATATCTACTTCTTCATTTGGAAGTATATTAGGAATAGTAATTGACTCACTAAAATTAATATTATCTAGACTTAATTCAATTAAATCATCACTAAGAGTTTCAGTTGTTAGAGTTAAATTATTATATGTCTGGTTATCTGAAATATTCTTTAATGTAACTAATTGAGGAGAGCCGTAAGTATCAATTTCAGTCACTTCTTCATTTGGAAGTACTTGATCTTTGTAAATCATTTCTAACTTATAATCACAAGCTACAAATGTATTTCCATATGAAAAATTCATTTGATCGGTTCTTATTACTTCATTACCTTCTAAGTCATATATTACTAGATAACCATTGATATTGTAATCTAAAAATATTTTAGCTTCATTATTTATATCAAATAATCTTTCCTTAATTAAAGTATTAGTTTCATCAAACAATTTAGCACTGTATCCTTCAGGAAAATTTTGAATAGTTAAAAATGGATCAGTATAGACTGCATAATGTATTAATTTTGCGCTTTTTGTACTTATTTTTTGAAACCCCTGTTTAATAATATTTTCACCTAAAGTACTGACACCTCCTAGATTCTGCCATGATTTACCATCATCTGATACATAACATTGAACATAACCCTCAGAATAAATGATCTTCTGAAATTGTTTTTGAATGGGTTCATCCTTGTCTTCACTTATTCCATACTCATTTACTGAATCACCGACATAAAATGTAAATTTCTCATCATCATTTAATTCTTCCCAATTTTCTTTTCTAATTTCAATAAGAAAATTATTATAATTTAGGGTTCTCTCAATTCTTTCATTAGTATCAATATAAAGAGAGTTATCATCAAAATCCTTATGCGTACCACCCTTATTTAAAAAATCAGCAAAATCACTATTAGTATAGAAATTATCTAATTCTAATCTCCCATCTCTTACCTTTAAAAGATTCATAAATAACAATACTCCTTTCTTTAATTAAATGAATGTAATGGGAAATACCCCATTACATTCATTTTTAGTTTCTCGTAGAGCTATTAGCAGGAAGAACTTCTGTCATAATAATATTGTCCATACCTGCAAGTTTTGGATCTTTCGGATTTTGCAACCAATCATTAAAGATTTCTTTTGCACCATCAAAATCATTATTTAAATAAATTAGTTTCCATTTATTAATGTTACCAGTCTTACTGACTGCAACAAAAACTCCCCACATTTTTTGTCTAGGTTGTTTAAAAATACTATTACTTGTTGAAACAGCATTGTATTCAACTGTAGAATATTCCATCTATATATCCCTCCCTATAATTCAATTATACTGTCAGAAGGTACTATTTCTGTAATCATTATGCTGTTTATACCAGCTAATGGATAATTACTACCAATCTCAGGTAAACGCAACCAATCATTTACCTTATCTTTAGCTTCTTGAAGACTTTTTGTTAGTAATACGAGATTCCATGAATAATCTTTTACCTTTGAATAGTAGTAATAGATTTTAACATTATCATACAATAGATCACTATCAGCATAATAGGGTTGATTATCTTTAAAAATTGAACCATCAAGAATTCTTTTAGTTCCTAGTTTGGTTGCTCCATCTTTAAGAATAGAAACATTAAGAATTGTTTTAATTTCTTCACCTTCTGGACCAGTTTTTGGAATAATTGCATTTGGATCATAATCCTTAATAGAATAATCTCTTTTTGCTAAATTCGAACTTTCGATTCCAAATAATGTATATTCTTCTTTCATTGAAGATGCATTAACTGGAACTGGTTCTCCATCTGTTTCTTTATATTCACTAACAATAAAGACTCCCCATGTCTTTTGACGCAATCTATTAAATGTATTATCTTCATTAGCCAGTGACTTATAAGTAACTGGATCAAATCTGCCCATACTAAATTCCTCCTATTAAAGTTAAATTACTTCCATATCAACAGGAACAACTTCGCAAAGAATGATGTTATTCAATCCAGCTTGAGCATATTGACCAGTTGGTGGATTTTTTAACCAATCATTAACTTTTTCCTTAGCTTCTTGAAGACTGTTGGTCAGCAAAGTCAATTCCCAATATTTTGCTCCGTCCTGTGAGTTTGGACGGCTAAAAACTCCCCACATTTTTTGTCTTGGTTGTTTAAAAGAAGAACTAGTACTTCCTACAGAATTATAAGTTGGACCAGTAGTTGTTGCCATATTTTTTCCTCCCTAATTTACAAGAGATAATTACTATCTTCAGAATCAATAATATAATCTCTTTCACCTTTATTTTTATCAGGAAGTTCAATCATAATATCTCCCTGTGGATCATCATCCATTATTGCCCTCATAATATCCATTCGATCTAAAGATTTATAAATAGGTACAATCATATAGTGGTGAAATTCAATATATTCTAAAAGATTTTTGGTAAATATCTCCATATAATAATTACCGTTATATATTAAATTGTTTTGGTAGTCTTTCTTGAAATCAAAGTATACCTTTTCAGCTTCCCATCTAATCCATCTAAAAACTCGTTCATATTCTTTGTTAGTCTTATCGTCATTAACTTGATTTTGAGAAGATTCTAGATTCCACCATTCATTTAATACATTCATAATACCAATAATAGACTCATCACCTAGACCTCTATAAAGTTCATTATACGAGTGATGCCACCAATGCATAACAATATTGACTAATTCAAGTAAAATCTCAATACTGACATCAATATCATTAGTGCCTAAATCTTTAAATGCTTGAATAGGATGCTCTTTTATATCCATTACTGGTTTATTTTCATAAGGATAGTCAATAGATGGAATATTTATTCTTGTTTTTGGATTAGTTGGTTTTATAAACCACCAGCGTTTATTTAATGTAAGAAAATTCACTGAATCAACATATTTAAACTTATCTAATCTTTTATCTTCGATTAGTCTTAGTTGTTTTTTGACAATATTTATATCAATATTGGGATTTAAAATATCTTTAACTGATATAAATTTTCTTTTATCTATCTTAATATAGTTTAACTTATCTAATGAGTAATTATAATTATTTGTAATATTTGGTAATTCACTTTTAAATAAATTATAATTATTATAATTTACACTAATAATTTTATTTTCAAAATTACTCAGGAACTCACTATTAGGAATAAAAATAAAATTATCTCCATTATCAATATTCAAATAATAATTAGATAGTGTTTCAAATAAACCCTCTGGTTGTTTTATATTTAAATTAAAATCTTTATGGATAGGATTACTCATGAATTTATAATGCTTACCCAAATCAAAAGTTTTATTAATTTTATTTATATCCCTTACTGTATTAGGACTATAGTACTTGGATATATTTGAGTCATTAATAATATTCTTAAGATCTGATTTAAATAAATATTGATTATTACTTGTCGCTGTAACTGATTTGGAACTATTATTTATTAAGAAATTATCATTTACATCAATAAATAAATTTTGATTATTTATTTTTTCAAGATAATCAATGAAAGTGAAATTAAAAATATCTTTTTCATTAATTGGATGTAAGTAATAATCATTCCTAACTAATGATAAATCCTTTCTTGAGATTGACTGTAAAAAAGAAATCTTAGTATTATAATCAATATTCACTTTTGAAATATCTAACAATGAATAGACTAGAAACTTAAAAGATGTATCCATCATAGTTGTCTTTTTAAAATATACTTTTTCATTATTTATAGTTATATCTTTAATTGTATCTTTATTTATATTAAAACTATTACTAGGTTTACTTATCTCCCAAGTAGGTTCCTTTCTAATAAACTTCCACCCATTAAGTAATTTAGAGATATTTTTATCTCCATCTTTACTAAGAGTGTTAACAGTATTAATATTATTTCCACTTCTAATAACTCTCTTAATTAATCCAAGAGTATCAGAATTCTTATTAATATCCTTTATAACAATTGTATCTAAATGATGAACTTTTTGAGTATCTTTTTTGATTTGATGCAATGAATTTTTATAAATATCATATATAATATTATTTATATTAATAGATCTAACATTTTCATCTCCTAATTTAATAGATAAAGTTGCTAAATCTAATTTATAGTTATTCTTTACAAGAGTATTAATAGTATTATATACATTAATATGATTTTTGTTATTTCTATATAATTCAATTAAATCACTCTCAAGATTTAATTCCTTCATGGATTCATTGCTAATCTGAAAATAATTTCCCTCTGTGTTAACGAATCTATACTTAGTCTCTAATAAAGTACTAATTGTATTATAAATTATTTTTCTCTTATCAGAAGAAACTGTTAAATTATTATTTGGAATATATATCTCATATGTAATACCATTAATGTTTATACTATTAATGGTACTAATGTTATGAGATGTTTTTCTTAATTTATTTTTATCCATCTCTATATAGTCCAGTAAAGAATTCGTCTTATATACATTTAAGTTATTTTTTTCTACAGTATAAATCCTTTTATTAAGAATTTCTACTGTATATTTATCAATTTTTTTGTCTATTAATTTATTAGGTACGGTTAATTTTTTAGTAGACTTTGCTGTTTTATCTAATTCCTTAACAAAAAAATCTAATAAAACCTCTTTTTTATTTAAATAGAGATTATGAATTGACTTAAGAATAGATAAATTTTTATTTTTAACTATTTTTTTAGGAGACTCATCAATTTTTAAAAAAACTGATGAGCCATTAATTAAATAAGCTTTAAATGTATAACGAAATCTATGGGCAAATAGAGGTAGACCAGTTTTAAATGAAAATCTTTGCAAAAACATAGTCTACATCCTCTCCCTTGTTAATTAACTAGTAGTAGTACCATCTTCAACTTTTGAAATACCATCTGGATTATAGCATCTAATCGCAATACAATATTGTGTATTAGAACTATTGTTTAGGAAACTATAAGGTGCAGAAATCTGGAATTTCTTATAAGTTAATTGTTCTGTAGTACCTTCTTTGTATACAAGTTTATCATTATCATAAAGAGCTGAATTATCACCAACTAGGATATTCTGCATTTTACCACGTTCCATATCAATAGAGTGAGTAACAGTAATATCTGAAAATTGATGTTTTTGGTTGTTCCAACGTGAACCCTCAATATTCATCTTATCCATAAACTGATTAGAACCATAGAATGATGGATAGTGCGGCTGATATGGCATACCAATTTTGTTTGCTACCATCAAGATATCAGTGATTCCTGTACCAGTTCTTGGTCCATAAGCATTGCTCATTACTGGTTCGCTTGCAGAAGAAGTAGTAATACCAAAGTTATATTCTACATCTGGTGATTGACCATCTTCTAATGGTGTAACTGCACCAATATATGCATAACCTACTAAGAATTTTTTATATGGATAATTATCAGCAGATGGATCTCCACGGAATACAAGGTTAACTGCATCTTTTGTAATATTCATCCAATATGAAACTGGTAGCCATGATTTGATACTTGGATCAATATCATCTTTGTACCAAGATAATTTAGTTACTGGTGATACCTTACCTTCTACTAAATCCTCAGTTTCAGCATTAAATTCAGTACCGATTGCCATATTTACATAAGTAAGTGGAACTGAAACTACATTATTTGCATCTGTAGTCTCTGGTCTAAAGATTTTTAAATAGAAAGTTTTTCCAAATGAAGTTGTTGTAGATAGGATTACCTTATTTGTGACATTAGAAATAGCTGATGGTGATTCTAATGTCCATGCATACTCAGTTCCAGCTTTTGTAACAAATTCATTGGCTACATTTTTAATAAGATCACCGACAGAAGTAGAACCCTCTGTGTAGTAGAACTTATCATTGCTTCTAAGATTGTAATCTACTAAAGCCATATTATTTTTGCTACTACTATTATAATAGTAGTAACTTCCTCCTTCCATTAATGGGGTATTATTTAGCTAGGAAATTAGCTAATAGTGAGAAAATCAATATCATAATATATAGTTTTTTGTTTTCCACTATTATTATAAAATAAAAATTCAACTCTATCAGTAGGAATAACTTTTAAAGGTGAAGAAAAATATTTTCTTTGTTCAATTCCCTTAGAAAAAACATTTTCAAACACAGTTACTCCATTAACTCTTAAATCCCAACAGTCTGAAAAATCATATTGATTTTGAAAACTTGTAATTTTAGTAATATTTGATTCTTCAGAAACTTTACAATTCAAATAGTAGGTTCCATTAACACTTGGAATATCTTTACGAATACTAACTGACTTATCAATTCCTTTTAGAGATAAATAATCTTTTATTTTATTTAATAATTCATTTATCTCTAATTCTTCAGCAATTAATCTTGAAACTAGTAATGACAAATCATATAATCTGTCAATATATAAGTCCTCAACTATGGTAGTATTTGCTAATAAGTTACTGACAGACATAAATAAGTCTTGAGCATTCTGAGACTGTGTATTCAATACATCTAATATTGATTTCATCCCAGTTTCAATACCTTCTGTATTTCCTGAAATAACTGTCTCTGGAAGTTTTAAACCTGTTAAATTGACTTTTAAACTGTTAGAATTAAGAGCCTGAATAATTATTTGTTCTAGATCTTCACGATTAATAATATGAGAAGGCATTCCCATTTAATGAATAAACCTCCTTACTGTGGTTTTATTAAATACTCTATATCTAACCACATCTGTCTACTATTACCACTATTATTATGAAGAATAAATTTTATAGAAGTATTAGCAGGTACTTTTAGTCCTTTATTAAATTTCTTTTTTTGGGCAACTTCTTTTGTAGAAATATTACTAAATATAATATCTTCACCAACCATTAAATCATAGGTATCTTCATATTTCCAGCCTATTTGGGACATAGAAATTGCTGTTAGTTCAATATCTCTATTCTGTATAAACTCCAATATAAAATCCTCTCTTATAGGAGGAACATATTCATAAAAACCTTTAATTCTTTGTTCTCCTTGAGGACTTAGCTTATCAGCTATGCCAGATACTGTATCTTTAATACTTTTTGTAACATCTAACTGAGATTTTAATTTAGTTTCAATTTGATTTATTATTTCTTTATTTTCTTCACTTGTTGTAACAATGAAGTCAGATATATTTTCAATATCGGATGATAAATTAGAAATAGTCTGATTAATAACATCATTTATATCAACTATCGAGCTTAATTTGCCTTCAACTACTGAAGTATTTAATATAGCTTCAGTGACTTTATCCATATTAACATCACTTATGGATAAAGATAATCTAGCATCTCTAATAGCCTCCTGAATATATTTTGCAGAGTCATTATAGTTTATTATATAAGAAGGAAGCCCCATTTAAGTTACCTCCTAATCAAACTGTAGGTTTATCAATTTCAATATAGTCGATATCAAACCATACATACTTACTATTGGCACTACTAGTATTATCAAATTGAAATGTTACTGGTGTATTAGCTGGTACTGGAAAGAATTTCTTTAATTCTTTATGCTCTCCACGATTTTTAGTATAAATTCTATCAAACATAATAAAATCACCAATTTTTAGAGACCATTTATCATTGTTATTCCATGCTGATTGAGAGATAGTTATCCCAGTTAAAATAGTATCTTTATCACTAGTAAAAACTTTTGTGTAACTACCAGCTACACTTGGAACTGCAAGTGAGTATCCAATGGCTCTTTGATTTCCTTCAGTTGCCAATTGTTTCTTAATTTCTTCCAATATATTAAACATACTTGTAGTTGTACTTAATATATTGTCAATTTTAGTTCCTAATTGATCCATTGAATTTTTAAGATTATTATCATGAGCAATTAAACTATTAAGAATATTTTTACTAGCATCCTGAACTAATTTAATATTACTGTCAACAGTTCCTAATTTAGATAGAATATCATCTAAAGACTTTTCAATTTCAGTTGTATCAATTGTAATAGAGGAAGAATCTAAAGTTACATCACCAACTGATACTGAAATTGCTGCTTCATTAATAGCTCTAATAATTGGATCCTTAATCTCTTCAAAGTTTATAATTAAACTTGGTAAACCCAATTTATATCACCTCTATTCATATTTTAATTCTGTACCAAGAAACATGCCATTCTCATCACGAAGAATAGTTTCAACTGTAGAGGTTCCATTAGGTCTAACAGTTCTAATACCAATTACTTGACCAGTTTCCTCATCACGAAGAATTTCTTCTGACCACATGACAACAGGTTCTCCTTCCATCATCCGAGACATATTTCCATAAACTACCTTAGTAACCTGATTTGTTTCTGGATCTCTGATAAGCTGTACTGGTTCTTCAGGTGCAATTGTGATAGATGAAGAACCACCATCTGTACTTGTTGAATCATCCCATGATAATTGGTCTTCCCATCCCTTAGCTGTATTACTCGGCATATTCCTCAACTCCTTTATTAATTTATATAGTAATGTTCAAGAGAAATAAGTAATTACTGTCAAATTTGATTGACAGTAATTACCTTTTAGTGTTTTAATTGATTTTGCTGGATAAATAATACAATATACATATAAAATGCTTTTCTATAACTGATTCTAGTAGCTTCTCTCTCAGTTTCACTGTATTTATTACTATTATTCTTAAGAAAATAGTCAAGAAGTTTTTTAATTCTCAGGATATTCACATCTTTTGTATTACTCTTAGAATATATGGAGATACAATATGCAATAAATCTCTGAGAAGCTATACTTTCATAACTATTCTTTCCATCAATCAAATATACCTGTAGAATAGATTGAATAAGGCTTTCAACTTTTTCTCGCTCATTCTTTTTAATACTTTCTAAAGCATATTTAAGTGTGATAGGACTTACATCACTAAATTTAGATGAAACTCTAATTAGCCTATCATTTAAATCTCCTGAATAAAACTTATTAGTCGTTTGACTAGTTAGACGAGATATCATTAATGAAACATTATCAGTTTCATAAAAATTATCTTCATCTGTATTATCCTTTTCAGTATTCAAATACTTTTTACTCTTATAATTCTTCATATATTCACTAGTAAAATTTTTCATTAAGTTATTTAAACGTGTCTGAAGAAACATTAAAAAGTTAACTATATCTTCATCATTACCTCTTTTTAAATCTTTTTCATATTTTTCTAACGTTTTATTAGCTGTATGAAATAGTGCTTTAATTACTACACCATACTGTTTAAATAAAAATTTATTATTTAAGTTATTAATTGTATAATTCATAACATTCTCATTCGGAATATACTGAAAGTACTTATAATGTAGCGAGCTATAAAGCGAAAGAGTTAGGTAAAGGAGAGAATTATTTAATGACTCTTCTTTCTTATCAATAGAATACTGTCTGATAATCATTGCCATTAGAATATTGAATGGATTATTAACAATTTTCCATGAACTTTTAATCATATCAACTTTCTTTATGATTTCCCCAATATAATTTTTCTTCACTCCTGTTAATTCAAAAATATGATTTCTATCAGTATCAGAGAAATAAAGTCGTTGTAATGGAGCATTTGCATATAATATTTGGTTATTGTGATCTATATATTTCTTAACTATATGATTCAATTTGTCAGTATTATGTTTATCAGATAAAGCAACATGAATAGCTTTTTCTAAGTTATCTTTTATCACAGTGTGATTCATAAAACTTCTTCCTCTCCTGTCAGTTTATAATAAAATGTTTACTATGTATATTAGGAAACATTTTATTAAGATATTAAATGTTAAGGGGGTTTTTAGATGGTTAGGACATTGCTATTGGAGTCTTACTTTGGTAAAAATAAAACTCTAATTGAAGTTGAAACATATTTAACTTCATTGAAGAATAAAATGAAAAAAGGTATGAATCCGAATAAATGTGATGAGATAGAACTAATTGAGAAAAAAATTGGTAACTTATTTAATATTAAAAATATTAATTTAATGATCACACCAGAAGAAGGCGTATTAAGTGCAAGTGTAACATCTTTCCTTAGTTTTAATGAATTCAAAAAAGATGAGAAATATTATAGTATTATAAAAACTAATACTGGTTTTAGGTTTAAAAGGAAAATAGATAAAGAGGTCATTATACGAATGAGTTCTTATTTAATAAGAGAAAAGACAGAAGAGGAAATAATTGCAGTCTTGCTTCATGAAATAGGACATGAATTCTTTTATCTAACTAAAACTATTGATGCATCTAGATACATTAGTCGGGCATTTGGAGTAATTAGTACAATATATTCAATAATGAAACAATTCTCTAAGTCTGTTACTTATATTTCTAAAAGTAAAAAAGAAAAAAAGAAAATGGATAATAAATTTTTAATTGCATTTAGTAACTATTTTTTAAAATCTTTTTATCAGGTTGTTATATCAACTGTTTCATTATTTTCACCTAAAAAAGCATCTATAATTGAAAAGAAGGTAAATAATTTCGACATTTCTTATAAAGTGTATTCAAAACTATCAAAGATTAATAAAACTATTATAGATGAAATACCAATTATGACTGGTGTGAACATGGTAAATAATATAAGAACGAATATTAGCTCCTTTCCAAGTAAAATCGTAACAAACCTATTTTTACTTGCAGATAATGTAAGATATAAATCTTATGATGCTGAAAAGTTTGCAGATAATTTTGCAGTAATCTATGGTTATGGAACAAATTTAACTACAGCATTAGCTAATATTCCCTATGGATCAAAAAAAGAAAATGTATTACTTGGTTATTTAAATCTATTTGAAATGCAAACAAGTTTAATAGCATATTTTTTTGATCCACACCCAACTATTTATAAGAGAATTATTTTTATGTATAAAAAATTAGATAGTGAATTAAAGAATAACAAAGAATTATCTAAACAACAAAAAGATGAAATAAAGAGACATCTTAATGAAATAGATAATCTTTTAAATAGTGATACATTAAATATAAAAAATATTAAAAATGTCCATAAATTTTTAAAGTTAGGTGATCTTAAAGATAAGGCAATGTCTAGTGTAAGTGATGATGAAATTATAAAAATATAAAAAAAAAAATAATGAGAGCCCATGCTCTCATTATTATCTAATTATTTGTTACTACTTCTTCTATTTCTAATCCATATGACTTACCATTTAAACCAATTGAATAATAAATTCTTCCACCTACTAAAGAAACTTCAAATCGAATTTTATTATCCTTCCAAGAAAATTCTACGGATTTAATATCATTTAATAAATTTGAGTTAAAGAATTTACTAATATCATCTGAAAAATGTTCAATATATTCTAGGTATTGTGTAAAATTATAATCTTTATTTAATATAATATTGAGAGCTGTACCAAATAGCTGAATATTAAAATCCTTTCCTCCAAAATCTCCATCATAGGAAAGAGGAATATTAACCCCATTATCTATATAACTTGAATGCCCCTGAATGTTAAAAATTGTTTGCTTCATAGTACAACACTCCCATATTTTATTTATTATTTAACTGGAATAACTAAAGTTTCCCCAGCAACAATATCACTAGTAGACATATTATTTATTTCCCTAATTTTTCTGATAATAGTTTCTTTATCTAAATCATTTTGGAAATTAGTTTTATCAACAATTGTCCATAGTGTTTCCCCATTTTGAACTATAATCTCTTCTTTCTTTGCATCATTAAATTGCACATTGATATTATGGTTATCAATCATCTTCCAAGAACAAATAATAACTGTAATTACAATTAACGATAAGAATGTATAATTGTATAAGTTACTCAAGAAATTTTCAATTTTTGTCTTTCTCTCTTCAATCAAAATCTCTTCTTTTTCTAAATCTCTTACTACTGCATAATTACTTGAGTTCATTTTATTCATTCTCCTTTATATAACTTTTATTTTTTACTTTTAGTAATCACATATACTAAGAATCCAATAATCAAAGCCAACCAAAATAATTTAGAAAATAATATTGTCAATACAAATCTAAATAGAATTCCCAATACTATAAATAGTCCAATAATGGTACTAATAGTCATTATTATTTTGAACCATTTAAATTTTCTCTGTAAACTTTCAATCATTATATATCTCTCCCTTTATTTTAACTATATCAAGATTATAATATATATTTGCTTAGGTAGTTTAATACGGTTTTTTATTTTTATAGTAATTTACTATTTCAGACCATAAAACTGCAAAAGCAAATGGGAGATATATAAGTAATACTGTAATAAGCTCTTTTCCAGAATCCATATAATAATATGCAAAAATAGACAAAAAGAATGTTGAAACTAATAGTAATATCTTTACAAAGAAACTCTCAAAATTTTTCATATATTATCCTCCTAATATTTCGTTAATATCAGGAAGATAATATATGTTTAGTTAATCATTTTAATACGTTTAATTAGCAACAAGCAAATTTTTATCTCTTTCTATAAAGTAAGAACCATCCTTAGTAATTTCCCAATTTAAAATGCCATCATCAATTCCCACATAAACCTCTAATTTATCTTCAAAAATAAGAATAAATTCCTGTTCCCCAATTTGTCTAAATGTCTTAATTTTCTTACCAATTAGTGAATTAATACTGATATCATTTTCGTTATAGTCAGTTACACTATAATCCATTTTTGGATCATCACTTGAAAAGGCAAATACATTTAAGCATACATCATTCTCAAATTTAAATGTGACACTTTCTTTTACAGTAAAACCAATTTCACCTTTATTTCTTACCACAGGATAATCGTCATAAACACTTTCTCTATCAAGATATTCATTAAGAACATTATACGGTTGAATATTTGAGATAGATACCAATTTTTTATTTAAGAAATCTCCACTAATTAATTTTTGAATCATTTTAGTTTCCCCCATTTATCCTTTATAATTTATTATTCAATTTCATGAGTTGCTAGAGAAATCATATGTTCTTTATTATAAGAGTCATATTCATTTTCTATAATAAATTTTACTGAATTAAAATCACGAATTGGAATAGCAGTAAATTCAATATTATGTGTATGATCAGTATTAACTGATACAAGTTGATCTTGTTTATGGAAATTATAAGTAGCTGTATCCTTTAATCGTACACCTAGTTTTAATAAATTTTCTTTGTAAATTCTCTTAAGAGATTCCTCTATATTTTCTTTTGAAATCTTAGCACTAAACGTTTTAACTAATTCATTTTCATACCAAATATTTATTTGATGAGGTACTGCTTTAACTTTAGTCAAAATACCTGCTTCTTCTAATTCTCGAATATCTTGATTACTTAAATTCATAAAACTGATTGTTCCAATGTTATAATTAGCTATCCATGATTTTTCACCTTTAGAATATGTTTGACCTTTTTTAAGCGTACTTATATACATATATTAATTTCCCTCCAATATAATAAAAAGAGAAGACTAATAGTCTTCTCTAATTAAATAGCGGTTGCTCCCAAAATAATCTCATCTTTATTTAATTTCTTAATAGTGTTACCAAATGCTGGACGGAGTAATACACTTACTTCATCAATGTCCATTCCAATAATACTAGTATTACTAATAATGGTTAAGTCAGAATCCGGTTTAACAGAAACAATTCTCACAATTTCATCATTTTCTTTTGCTCTAATTCCAATTCGACCTTTACCACCACGGATTTGTTCAGGGAACTCAGAGATTTCAACTCGTTTTCCCAATCCCTTTTTACTAATAAAGAAAGCATGTGATACTTCTTCTGTTACTAGATCAATACCAGCAATATAATCTCCTTTATTGATAATAGAATTGTCAAAAATGTTAGAACCAAATGTAGGGCGAAGAACTACTGGGATAGAGTCAAGTGACATATTAATTGTTGCTCCTGTATTAGTGCAAGCAATAATAGAATTCTTTCCTTTCATATCTACTTTTTGAGCAAAGATAACACTATCACCATCATTTAATTTAGTTGCAATAATACCAGATTGATAAATATTCTTAAATTCTGCTACATCTACTAGTTTAATTTTATTCAATCTAGTACCAATTGCAATTTTGATATTTTCATTATTCATCTCATCATCTGTCATTGCAAGGACATTTGTTAGAGTTTCATCTTTAATAATACCATTTAGATTATAGCCATATGATTGGATTTCACAACCTTCAATCTCATAAGCTTTTCTTGAATAAACTTTTCCTGCATTTGTAAAAATAAGAATATTATCCTTATTATTTGCATTAAAAATAGTAATTGGATTATCATCAGATTTAATCTTACCAATACTATTTCCTTTACCACCACGTTTTTGAACTTTGATAGTATTATTTAATTTCTTAATATAACGATTAGTACAAATGAAAGTATGGTTGCTGTCAATAATAAGATTTTCTTTATTATTAATATCTTCTATATTTAAATCTAGAACAGTTGTTTTTCGTTCACAACCAAACTTTTTCTTAGCATTTTCAAGTTCAGAGATAATATACTCATTAATCTTATTATCATCTTTAAAGTATAATACCGTATCGTTATATTTCTTTTCTAAGTCTTTTCTTTCTTTTTTCAATTGATCAATTTCAATATTGTTAATACGATATAATTTCATATTTACAATATATTCAGCTTGATCTTCTTCAATTTTAAATTCTTTTACAATAGTTTCAACCATTTGTGATCTACTTTTACTAGTTCTGATAATATCTAACAAACGATCTAGATTAGTACCTAACGCAGTAAGTAACCCATCAATAATATGAATTCTCTTCTTAGCATCTTTAAGATCATTTGTAAATAAACGTCTAAGAGTAACAATACGGAAATTTAACCATTCTGCAACAATTTGGTTGACGTTAGTAAAGTTAATAAACTTCTTGTCTATTACTCCATTAAAGTCCATTGGTAGGGTAAATTGACAATTAGTATATTTATATAATTGGTTTTCAATTAAATCTAGATCATAACCTTTCTTTACTTCAATAATAATATTAATTTTACCTTTTTCTGAAAGGTTCTTAATATTTTTAATTCCTTCAATCTTCTTAGGAATTTTATTACCTTTCTCAATTCTATCATTAGCTACATTTTGAATAGATTCAATTAGTTTATCAGATGTTTTTAGATATGGGATCTCGCTAATAACTAATTCATGTTTCTTTTCATTTTTTGTAATTCTTGCTCTAATAATAGCCTTTGATTTACCAGTAGTATATGCTTCTTCTACTTGCCTTTTATTAATAATTACTCCACCAGTTGGGTAATCTGGTAGTAACTTGATCTGATAATTATTATCTTTAATATACTTAATAGTCTCATCAATAACTTCATTAATATTATGTGGATGTTGGTTGGTTGCATAACCAGCAGCAATACCGAGACTACCATTAACTAATATCATTGGAAGAATAGAAGGTAATACTTTTGGCTCTTCTAAAGTATTATCAAAGTTTGGAACAAAATCAACAATGTTTTTATTAATATTTGAAAGTAAAACCTCTTCTGCAAATTTATGGATTCTAGCTTCACTATAACGTTCAGCGGCGGCTGGATCCCCATACACACTTCCAAAGTTCTAATAGTTATTAACCATAGGCTTTTTATCCTATGCTCTGGAGGTTTCCCTCATTTTCATCGATTGGTCATTTCCAATCCAGTATAGCATATCTTTTTATCCATGTATTTCACAATAGATGGATACTGGGGTCTCTTGGATACATTATATTCTTCATCTTGTGAAGTTTCAGCAATCTATGCGTTGCGCCTGAATGGACTATTACATCCATCCTTCGGACTCTGATCAGGATAGGCTATACCCTTCCAGCTTAATCCCCCAGTAATAATGATGTATGTTACCATACAAAACGGCATATCCTTTAACGAGCCTAATCTATTATATGACGGTATTCATATAATATTAAAGGATTTTACTTACCATGAGCATCAATAAGGCTTTTATTGACATACCAAGGTTGATACATTTTTACTAGTGCTTCATATACGCTTGCATTTCCGTGGGGATGATATTCCTGTTAGTTATTAACCATAGGCTTTTTATCCTATGCTCTGGAGGTTTCCCTCATTTTCATCAGTTGGTCATTTCCAACTCAGCATAGCATATCTTTTTAACCATGTATTTCACAATAGACGGTTAATGGGGTCTCGTGGATACATTATATTCTTCATCTTGTGAAGTTTCAGTAATCTATGCGTTGCGCCTGAATAAATTATTACATTTATCCTTCGGACTCTGATCAGGATAACTAAACCCTCCCAGCTTAATCCCCCATTAATAATCTTAAATGTTACCACTTAAGACGGCAAGAATTTCATTGCTAAGTTATATACTCTATCATAATTGATAGGCAATGAAACTACTGTTTACCAATAATGCTCCCCGTAATTTTTGCTGACTTAACATGCGGTTTATTTGATTCCCATTTATGTACATGCATACCCCATAGAATTCTACGGTGAATAGGTTTTAATCCATCACGAGGATCTGGAATAGCACGTTCCTTTAAAACCTCATCATAATATTCTGTAGCATTTTCAGTTTGAATAGTTTCATAATCTTTCTTAATAATTGCCATTTTCATCATCCTTTACATGTATTTTTAAATATGATTATTCTCACTAATCATTAGTTGTGTAATATCATAACTAATGATTAATTTATCATCATCTATTCGTTTTAAGATATTATATTTCATTACAACTATATATTTTTCTAACTGATCTTAAATCTCCTCCAATCCTGATAGTTTATAATTTGTATATACTTTCATCCTTTCTGAGTTATATGATAATAATATAACTTTATTTTTTAAATTATTCATAAGTTCTAATCTATATTTATCATATTCATCTTTGATCAATATTTTAGTATTAGGAACAGTATAAAAAGGATGAGTACATGCTAACATTCTATCATAGAAATCCTCTGTATATTTTATTTTATTATTCTTAATAGGTGGAATAATTTTTGATAATCTAAATTTATCATTGGTTTTATAGATAAACTCAATATACTCTTCTGCTAGAACTACTTCATACAGAATTATTAAGTCAGTGACTTGATGATTATATTTAATACTCTTTGGTATTTTTGAATCAAATTTCATAACATCTTCAAAATCCCAATTAATTAAATGCCTTAATCTATCTAAGGTATTATTGTACTTCATTATTTACTCCCTTCTTCTTAACCCATCCTCTACCATTACATTTTTCACAGAATTCTTTTTCTACATAATAATTTCTTTCGTAACCTTTTCCATTACATTCTTTACATTTACATATTTCTGATCGTTTAACAATATTTTCAACTATTTTATCATTAAACTTTCTTTTACATTGATCACAATAGTGTAAATCTTTATCCAGTGGATCCGTATTATGAAATATTGTGAATATTGGTGATGCGATATTTTCTTTCGCTTCTTTATCTTGTTTCATATAAAGATCAGTTTTTAAAATATCTTCATTACAGCAATGGCATTTTAATTTATTATTTTCCCTAATTAAATCTTCTAAACTATGATATTCTTTAAATTCAACTTGTATTGAGTGTTTAGTGCATAAATTGTGTCTATTGAATCTAGTTAATGAGTTTCTTGAACCACAAACTTCACATATATTCTCTTTGAGAAAATCCTCAACCTTCACTCTTTCCCTTCTAATATTTAGAAACTCTTTCTCAGATATTTCGTAATTAGCATATACTTTTAACTTTTTAGAATCTCTTAAAATAGCTACTTTGTTATTTTTATTTTGTAGATATTTATTCCTATAATCTAAATATTCATCTCTTTTTAGACAATTAACATATTTATAATAATAAGTAATAGTTCTTTCTTGTATTTCTTTTTTTAATTCATTAGAAAGATAAGGTTTCCCATATTTAATTCCAATAGGTACTTTAAATGTAATAAAATTATTTTTTCGTTTATAAACTAATTCTACATAACCATCAGTAAAAATAATTTCATAAGTTTTATCAAATTGAGGAAGACATGAATCCTCAAATCTAATCATTCCTGCTAATGACCATTTAATTAAATGTAGATCCCTCATTTACTATTCTCCTTCTTAATCCAACCTGTTCCTTGACAATAAGCACAATCTACTTTATAGAGTTTGTAATCTCTAATATATCCTTGTCCACGACAGTTTTCACATCTATGTCCATGTTGATTTAATAAATTTCTTCCTATATAACTATAAACACAATTATTGCATACTTTTGTATCATCATATAATAAATAAAATTGATCAGTGTATATAGAGGTGAATAAACTTCCTTTACATACATCACAGGTAGGTTTAGCTCCAAGATTAATTTTATTTTTTCCATTATATGATATAATTTGGTTATTTATTATACTTTTATTCTTATATAATTCCTTAACTCTATGATCATCACAGAAATAATGAATCTTAAATCTACCAAATTCATTTCTTTCAGATACATTATTAGATCTTTTACCACACACATCACATAATTTTTTAGATTCATAAAAATCATGATTAGAAATTAGATGTTTCTTAGCACGATCTATTTCTTCATCAGAAATATGATTTGTCTGTAACACGATATTAGATGCATCTATAACAACTGTAACTTCATTATTCCCATTATTTAAAAGCATTTCTTTATATTTATTATATTCATCTTGAGTTTTTAAATTATAACTATTCATAAAATTATTTACTATCATATCCATTGCATCTTTACTAAACTTGGCTTCTCTATCAGATAAAAGAGGGAGACTGTTTTTGGATATATTATATGTATCATTAGTTAATTTTTGTACTACTTGGATTCCAGATTCAGTATAAATTGTTTCAATGTGTAATTTCTGATAATTTACTCTATTCGATAGTATATCTAATATTTTATCATGTGTTTTAAGAACTGTGTAGATATCCCATTTAATTAGGTGTATATTTTTAAAAGATTTTGTCATTAGCATAATAATCACCCTATAAAAAATTTTAGTTTTTATTATTATTAATATAAGTAGTAGGAAATTAATTTCCTACTACTTATATAGTTTTATTCGATTATATCAAATCCTCTTCCTCCAATTTCAATAACTTCTACTTTATCTCCCTTTTAGAAATATTATCATCATTATGAATTAATTCTAAAAGATACATAGCATAATCATGCAGATCACTTGAATTAGTAATACTGCAAACAGCATTTAATATAATAATAGTATCTACTTCATTTTCTCTCTCTAAAGCATATTTTATGTATTCTAATTCCTTAAGTTCAACATCACTAATCTCATTTTCAGCCATTAACATACCTTTATGATGTTCAATTTCATCTAAGCATGTTTTTAATAAATTTTTATCCATTTTAATCAACCTCTCAAATTAAGATTCAATCAACCATTATTAGATTCAATAATGGTTGATTGATTTTTTATTCCCAAATAGTTAATCTCTTATTAAAATTTTCTAATTAACTGATACATACCACGACAAGGTGAATCTAAAATACCTGAATCTGTAATGAACTTACGTGCAGATTGTACTTTATTCCATTCATAACCATGGTTAGCTAATTCTTCAATAATATCACTTAGCTTCATAGGGCGACCATATTGTTCCATAATCTCTTTTAATGTATCAATAGCTTTCATTTTCTCAGATTGAGACATTCTAGTACGTTTTTCTTTCTTTTCTTCTTTAATCTCAACTGACTGAATTTTCTCATCTCTATCAAATGTAACTCTAGTTGTAGTGGTAGTTTCAGTATCCACACTAACAAAGTCTAAATCTTCTTTTTCCCCTAATCCTTGAAGGATATCTCTCTCATTTAAAATCTCTTCTTTACGTGCTTCAATCTCTTTAAGTCTTTCATATAATGCATGTTGCTCTTTAGTAAGTTCAAATTCTTCATTGAAAAGCTTTCCTAGCATATTACTTAGTGTTTTCTCTTTAAGTGGTTTTGTCATTGTCATTGTTTCTCTCTCCCTTAATATCTATTTTCTCATTATTATAATATCTATTTATTTTTCTTTTTAAACCTTATATAAGGGAGACATTTTAAATATTTCTTGTACATGTTCAATTGCAACATCAAATGATTCCTTTTCTGCATCTGTTTCACAGTCTAATTTTTCCTGTTTAAGCTTCTCAATTAATCTTTCTTCAGGAGAATAAGAAACTTCGTATCCATTAATAAGGCAACTGATATAATCATGTACTGGTAAGTCTAACAAAGGTGAAAAATGATTATTGAATGCTTCATCTACATTACTCATAGTCATTATATTTAGTCTGATATTAATTAGACGAGATATTTGCATTTCTGTACCACCATTATACTTATTAAATGCATATCTTAATTGTTCTTGAAGAATATCTGACATTGTTTTTGTTAATACTACTTTTCTCTTTACAGTTCCTTCATATGACTCTTTAATACTCATTCAAATATATCTCCTTTTTACTTAATAAAATTATTTACATCCTTTAATGTTTCTAAATTTAATTCATCTAATCTTTTTTTAATTTTAACCAATAATTCATCTCTTTCTTTTTGGTAATCCATTTCCTTATTAAATTGATCTACTGTTAAATAAGCAGTTAATTTACTTCCTACATGAACACCTTTTCCTGTAAAAGTTTTTCGATTAAATCTATATTCATAATCTTTATTTTTTTCTTTAGCATAAAATACAGATTTATTAATCTTAGTAATTTCACATTCGATTAAATTGCCCTCTGATACCCCTAAGAAATGATTCTGCTCGTTAACATAAATTTTCTGACCAATATCTAGATCAATAGGTTTACCAACTATAGTTAGATCAGAATTACAATACCAACATTTTTGTAAATCAGTTTCTGTAATACTATTATCAATACAATGAATATTATTACATCTTTTCTTCATGATAAATTCCTCCTTAAGTGATGTCATCTTCATGTTGTTAATTCTTAGATTTTGTAATGACAATGCCATGGCATAGTAAACTATAGTATTGTCAGATTTAGAGGAATTTATTATAGGGATTCTAATATATCAACAGCTGAATGTTCTTTAACACGCTTTAAGCTTTCTTCAAAGATAGGATTATTCTCATAATCAGATTTAAACAAATCATAACCAACATATTCTTTTATTTCGTCTTTAGATAAAGCTTTTTCAATATTGTTAAGAAATTCAGAATGTTTAGTTGCCATTGGATTTTCCTTGAAACTATTCTCAAAGAATTCAATTAATACAAGCATTGTTCTAAAAATATACTCTCTGTATTTTCCTTCAAAATACTCTGAATGGAGTGGTTCAAACTCACTTCTTAATAAAGGATGTTTACTATTTCTATTAATTGATAGGCTTCTTTTAATATTCTTAAATACTAATTCTTCTCCTTTCATAATTTTAACAAGATTAATATACTTATTATTTTTTGGATTAGGATCAATTAATGTGATATCATTTTTAGTTTTTAATAACGTTTTTACATCATCAATTAATTCATTAAAATACTTATCAACTTTATTTTTATCCTCAATATACTTGTCTTCATAATACTCACTAAAATTTCTTAATATTGCAATACTACCAATTGTTCCTAAGAAATCTTTTACCAATGGGGCTAGTAGAATATTTACCTCTTTATTATTAATTTTATCGTTAACTTCATTATTTTCTTTTTTCATTTCTTCATTCTCCTTTTCATATTTCTCATAATTTCTTGAAAAGTAATATGGTAAATTATATTCTATATATGCTCTCATAATCTTTCCAATATCTTCTCCTGAATCTTGGAGTCTCTTTGTTAGGTTATTAAATTTTCTATCTGAGAAAAATCCAGATTTAAGATTTACTAAACTTAAATATTCAATAGTATTTTCTTTATTGACTAATGTTATATGTAGCTGATTATCATTATTAAAAGGATATTCGACTGTAGTTATCTCCCAATAAAATTGAATATTTGTGTTAAGTACAGCAATTTTATCATAGCCTATTGCTTTCATTCGTTTTATAATTGTATCAAGATGATTCTTTTGAGCTGGTACAATTTCTTGCCTTAATATTTTATCAAAACCAGATTCTCTCTTTCTTGGGAATAAACCAGATTTACTACCACTTGGAACCTCTATTACTTCAATTACATTTTCCATTAAATTAAATTCAGGCATTTTAAATCCCCCAATTATAGATTCTCTAATAATTCAATAGCTTCTAAATCTTTTACTCTTTTAAAACTATTTTTAAATTTTGGATTATCTTCATATAAATGCTTATAGTGTTCATAGCCAAGATAATTTTGAACTTCTTTAAGTGATAATATTTTTTCTGCTCTAGCTAAATCATTTTTATTACAATGTTCTTCAAAGTATTTTATCATTAATAATAGTGCTTTAAATTGTGATTCTCTCAATTTTGCACTAAAATATTGAGAACCTTTTAAGGTTTTATATTTTGATAATGGATGTTTGTTCCTAGAAGTTACTTTATATTTTGATTTTATTCTTTTAATAATTGTAACTTGTCTTATATCTTTAATATCAATTAGCTGAAAATATACACTTGCTGTAGATTTAGTTTTAATTTCAATATTAGATATTATCGGTAATCTTGTTTCTGCATCTTGTAATAATTCATCAAAATATTTATCTATTTTATCAAAATTTTCAAGATCGCTATCATTATTTAAAAGAACATAGTCTTTCATTAATGCAATACCAAATTGATTATTAACAATATCTTTAATAAAAGGTATATAGTATAAATCAAGATCTAATCTATTCAATTTAGAATCTAGTTCCAAATCATGAAAGCAGATATTGAATAATGTATATGGTGGTCTAAAAGCCTTAGAGGGTCTCGCATTAATTACATATTCCTTAGTATAACTATTCCTGAGAATTCTATCACTTAGCATTCTAGTTGAAATATGTAAATACTCAGATATGTCTTTAAATACTTCTCTAGCATTTAAAGAATTATCAATACCAGATAATTTGTGCATTTTATTATATTGACTTTGCATCCACCTAAATAATTCAAGATTTCTTTCCTTTGATGTATTATTACCTAAAAATACTTCATAACCTTCATCCATCAATTTATTTATTAATTCACTTATAATGAGTACTTTAATTATTGTATTAATTTCAGGTGGATTTGTCCATCCCCAGTGTTTCTGATATACCATGAGATTAGGTTCAACAATTATTTTATTATCATTATCAATTCTTATTCCACGGGCAGTAAGACTATATTTAAATAAATATTCACTTTTATTAGATTCATTTAATATATAATTATAATAATCCAATAATTTTCTATCTAAAATATATTTAGCACTATCTTCACTCAAATAAAGTTGATTATTTCTAATATTAATTTTATACTGTTTTAATCTTTCTTCAATTTTAATCATATTTATCCCCCTCAAATAGTATCTAATATACTTAATGCTTCATATTGTTTAACTCTTTTTAAGCTATCCTTGAATTGTGGATTATTAAAATATAATTCTGGATAAACATTATAACCAATATAATTTTGTATTTCATTAGTAGCTAATGTCTTTTCCATTTTCTCTAAAAATGAGTTTTGATTTAAAGTTTCAAAATGTTTTATTAAGATTGTAATAACTTTAAATAAAGATTCCCTCATTTTACTATCAAAATAATCAATACCATAAACGCCTTTTTTATTTCTTTTTTTGTTTAAAGGATGTTGATTAGAGGGAGAAAAATTTAATTTTGTTTTAATAAAATTAGCTTCATAAGTAAGACTAAATGCTATATTATAATATGGACCACGACTACGAGTTGACAAATTTTCAAATAATTTTGATGGATCTGATTCTAATCTTTTTAAAAAATCATTTACTAACTCATCAAAATACTTATCAATCTTATCTTTAGATTCAAATTTTTGATCCTTATTTAAAATAATATAATCTAATAATAAACCTGAAATATTAGAATTTCCAAAGTTAACATTAGTGAATGGAACATAAAAAAGATTTAAATCAGGACGATATAAATTTATTTTTTCATTATTTATATCATTAAAATATCTATAAACTGGATTTGAAATAAATCTATTCTTAGTACAATAATCTAGGTTATAACATCTTCTAACAACTTTAGATCTAATTATAGATACACGCATGTCAATATAGTATTCTAGTGTTGCGTCATCATTATCATTAAGTAAATCATTACTTTGATACTTAATGATATTATCTAAATTTTCTTCAATTAGATTCTCACTCATGCAATATGAGTTTAAGATATAATTACGAAATAAATTATTACCAAATGACAAAGGAAAATTATAGTCTAATAATTTTTCTGTTACAGAGAGAAATATAAGAATCTCCATATATTCTAAGTTAGAATATTCTGTTTGTATAGATAATTTTTCAATATCTATTATTATTTTATTATCAATTAACTTAAATAAGTGTAGCTTAAATATATGTTGCCCTGAATCAGTTTGATAAAGGGTAAAAGGAGTATTTAATCTCTCTATAATAAGTCTTTCATGATATGGGATAAGTTTTTCTTCTGCATCCTTAGTCATATATAAATTATAACTATTTTTTGAAGAAGTTTCATCCTTTTTTAATACAATTCCTAATTTTTCTAATTCTTTTTTTATATCCATTTCTCATCCTCCATATTTATAATGATTCCATTATATTAATTGCCTCATATTCTTTAATTTTCTTCATACTTCTAGAAAACTCATTACTATTAATTATATCTTTGACCTCTTTAGATTCATCAAAAATAAATATTCCTTGTGAATCAAAGTCAAAACCTAATTCAATTAGTTTTTGAGTATCTGTCATAAATAGTCCTCCTAATATTATTTCTCAAATTATTTAGTATCAAAAGTATAATATATATTTTTAAATTTTTTTAAACATAATAATATAGCTAGAAGGGGTGGTAATATGAGTAAAATAATCGCAGAACATATTGATAGAACTACATTAAAAGAAAGTGTTTTAATTCCTGAACATGAAGAAAGAAAAGAATCATCTACGTTTAGAAAATCTAAAAAAAGATTAAAAGAAGATGGTCATTATAAGTGTTGGATATGTGAAAACACTGAACATTTAGAAGTTCATCATTTCCTATGTAGTTGGTCTATGCAAAATGTCTGTGACTATGATAAATTAAAAGAACTCGTAGAGTTGTTTGATATTTACGGATATGGAAAAAAATTAAATGAAGTACCTATTACAACTGTAGATGATATTAGAAATTTAATTGTATTATGTTTAAAACATCATAGACAAACTTTCACTGGTATTCATGAACTTACTTTTCCTACTTGGATATTACAAAAAGTAACTAAGACTGACAGAGAAGTAGTTATTGATGAAGACGCAGTATAAAAAATTATTAGAATGATATCCTATAAAAAGGATATCATTCTAAATTAAAGTTGTTCTAAGAGTTCTTCTGCTTCATATCTAGATATTCTTTCTCTGCTTTTAGCAAATTTATCATCATTCAAATAACTTATTCGAATATCATCATATTCATAATAACCAATATAATTCTTAAATATTTTTAAAGAAAATGCTTTTTCAATTGATTCTAATTGTTTCTCCAAATTTTCTTTTTCAAAATATTCAATCATAAAGAGTATTATTTTAAAAATTGTTTCCCTAAATTTTCCCTCAAAATAATTCTCTTTTTTCCCAAAGAATCTTGCTCTAGAAGTTGATAATTGTTTATTTATTTTATTTTTTCTAGTTTTAGTAACTTTACCTCTAACTAATTGAATTAAATGAATATAATTTGAATTTAATTCATGCTTATATACCCTTTGTTCTTTAACAACCGTTAATCTCTTTTTAGTGTCTTCTAGAATATCTTTAAAGTATTCATTAATTAATTCTTCTTTTTTTAATTTTAGATCATTAAATAATAACTTATAATCTTGCATTAAAGTTATAGATACTGAGTTTGTCTTAAAATCCTTAATTAAAGGAAAATAGAGAATATCTAAATCTGGTCTAGTTAAATTTAACTTAGATTCATGTATTGTGGGTTTACTAAATACTGATTGATCAGCTGATCTATAAACATCATCTATAGGTGACTTATCAAGAGATCTCTTAATAAATTCATGATCGTAAATATAACTTGCTAACTCATATCCAACACTATTAATAGTTTTTAACATTGAATAGTCTTCATCATCTGGATATACTCTTAATCCTGATTTTAATAAGGTCATTTGATTTAATTTATCTGAAATGATATCTAAAGTTATGTGATCGCTGTCTATTAATTTTTTAATAATACTACTAATAACATAGTTGGCAAATTCAGTATGACTAAAATGAAAATAGCTATTAATTGCTTGATTCTTCTTATAAGACCAAACATTAAATATTATAAATGATGCATCAAAATATACTATATCATTTTCTACAAAAAGAAATTTTCTTTCTTTATTTATATCATTTAGCATACTAATTATATATTCATTGCTGACCAGATCATTGTCCTCCATTATAATTATATTATTATCTTCATCAACGTCTAATAATAATTCCTTTAGAGATTCAATAATGCTCAATATAATAACCTCCTATAATTCATTTAATATATTCATAGCTTCATATTTTCTTACTCTTTCTAAACTATTTTTAAATTTAGGATCATTTTCATATAAATATGCATATTTATCATAATCAACATATTGTCTTAAACCGTTAATCAGAATGTATTTCTCTATTGATTCTAAGTAATTCAACAGATTATTACTTTCAAAATATTCAATCATATATAGAATAGCCTTAAATAATGATTCCTTAAATTTACTTAAAAAATTATTAATAAATTTATTAATATCTGAATCATTTCTAAGGGAAATGGTAGTGGGAATTAAAATATTGAAAAAATCTTTATGTATATTTTTATATTCTGATAAAAGATATGCTAAACGAAAATTCCCCTTGTTTTCTCTATAATATCCAAACTCCTCAAAAATTAAATATCTTCCTTTAAGACTATCAATAATTTTAGGTAATCTTTCTTTAAAGTCTTCTAATCGGAATTCAAAATATTTAGAAATTGATTCTTTACTATATCCTTCATCAAATTTAAGTACATATCCTTTTCTCTTTAGAAATTCTCTGAAAAGGTCAAACATATTTTCAAGCTCTCTAGAATTACCGAAACCACTATAAGGATCACTAATACAAATGAAAGGATAAGTGATGATAGTATCATCATCACTTATCGTTCTAGTATGCAACCAATTATTCATCTTTTTCCTCCTTATAATTATTGTATCTTATCTTACCATATGGCTTTCGAACAGATAATTCATTTCCTCTTGTGATAATCCACAACATTTGACAATTTGGTTTTTCCTCTAATTCATATTCACCATAACCGTCAGTAAAGACTACTAAAACATCTGTTTTAGGTAAATTTTTATTTACATATTTTATTACAGGAGAAAATTCTGTACCACCTTGCTTATCCCTTTTAAATTTAATGTCATTCTTTTTTCTAACATCATAGACAGTTCCAACCTCTGAATCAAAATGAATGATAGTAACAGTTGATTTCTTCCCTTTTAATAAACCAATTACTTCATTAAGTGACCATGCTAATTCTTCATTTGTCATTGATCCTGACATATCCAAAGCAACTGCAACTTTACATTCTCTGTCCGAGATCCTTCCCAGTACATCAGGTCTATCAGGTTGTCTTCTACTTCTACGCATGGGAGTTCTTTTAAATGGAACCTTTAATCCACCGATCATATTTTTAAATATTTTTTGCCATGCGATTTCTTGTTTACCTAATAATGATTGTAAGATACCTTCCATATTATTAGGAAGATTACCTCTATTTCTATTTTTAATATCTTGAAGAATATCTTTTAATTTCTCTGACATCTCTTTCTCTACTGTTTTACTAGATTCAATTTCATCCCATTTATCATGAGCATGATTTCTTGATTGTGATAATCTTTTTTCTTTACCACTTTCAGTTAGATTTCCATCAGAATCAACATCATTATCGTTTAATTCATTAGGGTCTTCTGAATTTTTTGAACTTTGACCATTAGATTTATTATTTTTATTAACTTTTTTACTTTTTAATAATAATTCTAAATAATATTCAAAATTTGCTTTAGATCTAATATTCTTTATTCCAGTCATTTCTCTAACTGATTTAAGTGTAATTGTACCATTAGGTAAATTTTTAATAAATTGATTAATTGCACAATCCATTGCAATATTAACTTTTTGCATATCAAGTTTATTATATCTAGTAGATAAAACTTTGTGTCTATAGATATGGCTATTTGCAACATGAAGCAATTCATGCATTAGTACAGCAACGATCTCATCTTGTTCAAATAAGAATAATTTATATGGATTTAATAATAACACAAATGTCATTCTATTATCATCATAATATACTGCGGCAGGAGCAAAATACTGATCGTGAATAATAGTTCTTTTAACAGAAGACAAAAAATAAGCATAGAATCTACTATCTCCATCCCGATCATTTAAGATCAGGGAAGTAGTTAATAGAGAGAAATATCTCTCTATTAACTTTTGATTATTTTCTGAGACTTGAACTGAAGGAGCATCTGCTTTAATATATATTGATTTTAGATACTCATAAATTTCATTTTTATTATCACTATTAAGAATAGTCATTTTTACTTCCCCTTTTTATATCTATTATTTTAAATTTTGAATGATATTAACAAACTTTTGAATAAAAGTTTGATTAGTTTTTAAAATTTCAAAAATAGAACTAATGTTATCATTAGGATTTCTCTTAATCTCGCTAATCGCCATCATTAACAATTCTTCAGGAATAATATCAAGATAAGTAATAAAGTTATTTAACTCTTTTTCTTTAAATTTATCGATATTATTACCAATATGAATATATACATAGCGAGTTAATAGATTTTGTCTTGCCATAGTTTCATTTTTAATTTTTTCGATTAGCTTTGTATCTTTAGATAAATCTTTATTATTAATAATAGTCTTAGGATTAATCATTGGTTTAGAATTTTCTTCAATAAAGCTTCTAAATGCAATAGCGGTATTTTTCCCAAGGTTTCCTTCTACTACTCCCCAGAAAGCTCTCTTATTATCACTGTCTTCCATATCATAATTCTCTTCAAAATATCTATACGCATCAGAAGTTCTTTCCCAAGCACGAGGAGTTGGATTTTTACCTTCATTTTCAGCATTAATGATATGTAACTGAAGAGGATCATTTGTGATAAACTCAATAATATTCTTGTGGATCATAGAATCTGTTTTAATTAGATTGTCATCGTTATCATAAAATGATACTTGTTGCAACGCCCATTTAATCCATTCGTCAGAGTCTACTTCTAAATGAAGATCAGTAAAACGATCTCTTAAAGCATAGTTCATAGTATTTACTTGATAGTCAATTCCATCATCATCTTCAGAATCTGGATTCCCTGCCGCAATCATAATAGTATTTTCTGGTAATGGATTTCCATTAATTTGCTTCGTAAGAATTAATTGCATTAACTCTTGTTGTACTGCAATATCAGAACGGTTTAATTCATCTAAGAATAATAGTGGGATTTTACCTGCCTCATTTGCTTCCCATAGTTTTCTAATTGCAGTATGAATAGTATATGTTGTTACATTTAATTCTTCTCCACTATAGTTTTTAGTGATATTAATTGGCATACCAGTTAATTCACCTTCTTTAAGAACAGAACCAAATAACTCAACATATACTACATCTTTATTTTCTCTTTCTTGAATTAAGTCTGCATAGATTTTTGCAATACTTGATTTTCCAATACCACTGTGACCCATAACCATAGGTACTGAACCTGATTGAACTGTAATATCGATTGCTTTGATTAAATTTGACATTTTCATAATAATTTCTCTCTCCATTTCTATTCCCAATTATTTATCTAGTTTATTACATTTTTATAATATAAACTTTAAAGTTATTTTAATTTCTTCTTATTATATTCTAATTTATATTTAATAATTAAATTCCTTACATATGTTTTTGTAATTCCTAATGGTTCAGCTAATTGAGCTTGAGTCCAATCAGGATGCTCTTTAATTAATTCTTTTAATTTTTCAACCATATATTCTTCTCTAATTTCTTTTTGATTGATGTTATTTCTTACTAGTATAGAATTAATTGTATTTGGAAGAGCTAGGAAATGATCAGCTATTTGTTTTTGTGTCCAGTCAGGATGTTCTTTAATTACATCCAATAAATCATCTTTAGTTATAGTTTTTAATTTATAATTTAGATTATATTCATTAATTAATCTTTTTACTAATAGATCAGCTATTTCTTTTTGATTTAATTCATTATTATTCTTAATTACTGAAAATAATAAATCTACCATAATTTCTTCATTCATAAAATATTGTGAAATTAAATTTTTTTCCATAAATTTATTCCTGCTTTGATTTCCTTTTTTAACATATATTATATTATACTTTCTTATTAGCCTACTGATATAGGATTCTACAACTCCTAAATGATCAGCTATTTGTTTTTGTGTCCAATCAGGGTGTTCATTAATGATTTCAATTAATTTTTCTTTTGAAATAATTATTTTTTTATTCTTCTTTTTTATAGTGTAATCAATATTATACTTTTTAATTAATTGACTCACATGGGATTTTTCTGTCCCTAAGTGTTCAGCTATTTCTCTTTGCGACCAATCGGGATGTTCATTTATAATTTTTTTTAATTCTTCTTTTATGGTGTAATTTATATTTTTATCTTTATAATCAATATTATATTTTTTTATTAACTGCCCAATATAAGATATAGATAAATTTAGATGATCAGCTATTTGTTTTTGTGTCCAATCAGGATTTTCTTTAATTATTTCTTCTAATATTTCTTTATTAATCTTTTTACCCATTATTATTCTTTCTCCTTTTATAAATCATAGGCAGTTAGATTCCATGCATCTCCAAATTCAAAATAATAACCATATCTCTTAAAAATACTTTTAATTGTATTATAGGTGGTAAAGTCATTATCATTATCACCGAAGTTCATAGGATAATATAGATTTCCTTCAAAACTCATTGAAACAGTTTTATTATTTGCAGTCGGAAAATATTCTGTTGGTCTAATATTATTAATTAAAATTGGTTCTTTACTAGAACTGCACCAGTCATATGCTTTATTATTAAAGTAGATTCGAACATTTGTAAACTCATTTTCAATAATAAAGTCTCTTAACTCATTTGCAAGTTGCTCATTTTTATTATATCTTTTATTCATAATTAAAATCCCCCTTAAATTTTTTGTCCTTTAATATATTGGTTAACATTCGCTTTTTTAACTAATTTATTTGCAATTCTAATTATATTATTCGCCCAATCATGACCATTTACGGGTGTATATTTATCATTTATTGAATAAATGTCTTTTCTTCCTTCTTTTACATAATTTTCCTTTAATAATTTTGCTGTACTCATAATACTATCATGTTTACTAGCAAATGACTTTCCTTTACTTGAATCACTATAAACTGCATAACCAGAAAGATTATTATCTCTCTTTGCTCTATCTGAAGTTCCCCAACCACTCTCTTGTGCTACTAATGATGTTAAAAAGATAGCATTAATACCATACTTATTTTCAGCTTCAATAAATGATTCTTCAAGACCATCTAACCCAGTATCTTTTAGAGCAATTTTCAATCCAATCTTACTAGTATTAGATGTTTGAGTTACATCTTGTTCAGTCCATTGAGGCAATTTTTGTACATGTTCAATAAACTTCTTTAATTCTTTATTTTCTTCTGAAATCTCAGTATTCTTTTTATCTAGTTCTTCTTTTGATTTCTTTAGTTCTTTAACTTTATTATCAAGATTTTTATTATTACTTGAAAAATCTTTATTTTCTTTTTCTAAATTAATTTTTTCTTTTTTCAGATTTTTAAAACTATCTCTTAATTCAGTAACTTCGCTCTCTTTGGTTTCAATCTTCTTATTCATATAATTATATGTAACTGTTGTTGTAGTAAGACTAATAGCAATAAGAATTGATGAACCTGCGGCAATTACTTTAGCTTTATTAATATTATTCATAATAACCTCCTGTTAATAAAAATAACAACCTTACCTATTATTGGTAAGGTTGTTATCATTTTACAAATATTTATCAATAAACATTTTACGTAAATCAGCATTATTCCCAAATAGAATCTTATTGATCTCATCTGTAGATTCAAAATCATTAATATTGACTTGAACTAAATCTCTTTTCTTTGGATCAAGAGTAGTCTCAAATAACTCATTAGCATCTGCTTCTCCTAATCCTTTAAAACGGTTTCTGACAAAAGTAATTGAATTATTTAAAAAGTTTAATGCATTATAAATATATTCATCTTCTTTTACAATATGACCGTCTTTTGCATCTTCAATTGTTACTACGTCTAAATCATTAAATACCGCTGAAAGTTCTTCAATATGTTTAACAAATTCATCATTAATAATGAGTTTATGCCAAGTATCTCTGTATAAACCTTCTACTTTAAGATCTTTTCCTTCTTTTGTAACTGCTAGATCAATATCTTTTAGATCTGAGACAATATCTTTAGTGCGAATATCATTATTTACACTCATATGATTTTCAATAATATTTAATACATCAATGTCAATATTATATCTATGTCTAATACTATCAAATAAACTTGTATATTTCTTTCCGTTTGTAATGAATTTACTAAGAGAAATTGGATCAAGTTTATATTTCTTTCCAATCTCTTTAATTACAAATTTATCATACTCTTTATCATTCTTGAAATAAAGATATTTATCGGATTTATTTTTTCTAACACGATATAATGGGGAGAGTGCAATATATACTCTTCCATCCTCAATTAATTTAGGAAAATGCTCATATAGAAATGCAAGAAGCAACATAGTAATATGGTATCCATCATCATCGGCATCTGCCAAAATAATAATTTTACCATATCTAATATTATCATAACTAATATTCTTAATATCAGTTGTTCCAAAAATTACTTTAATTAGTTCTTTAAATTCTTTATTTGCTAGAATTCTAGCATGAGTTAACCCATATGCATTTAATGGTTTACCACGTAATGGGAATACAGCTTGAATTTCTGAAATTCTAGCATTACGTACACTACCTCCAGCTGAATTTCCCTCAATAACAATAATTTCGTTTTTTGTAATATCTCTACTATCACAATCAGGGAAATCAGATTTAAATGATAAACCAGAAGAATTACCATTTACTTTTACAATTTTGTCTTTAATTGCATTAGCTTCTTTTCTACCCTTTGCAAATGCAATAATACGATTTGCAATCTTTTTACCAATATCAATATTTTTTGATAGCCAATCTTTTGTCTTTTCATGAGTAGCCTTTTTCAATTCCCCAAGTACTTCACTATTACTTAATTCATCTTTTACTTGTCCTCGGAATTCTGGTTCTAAGAGTTTAAGACTAATAATAGAATATAATCCTTCTCGAATATCATCACCCTTAATTTCTAGTTTTTCTAACTTTTTAGGTAATAGATTATTTTCTTTAATAAATTCAAGTAGTGCCACTGTTAGTCCTGTTTTAAAGCCTTGTTCATGAGTACCTTTGCTTGTTGAGATACCATTAACAAATGATTTAATATTTTCTCCTGATTCATTAGCATAATTAAATACTACTTCATAAATATTTCCCTTTTTATCAGTAAATTCAAAATTGATTGGTTCATTAATTTGATCTGTATTAATATCATTAAGATAGTCAATAATTCCGTTATCATGTTTAAAAGTAGTTTTCTCTTTACCAATTTTTAAGTTAATTTCAAGACCAGCATTGATATATGCTCTCTTATTTAATTCCTCTTTTAACAGAGATTGATCAATTTTGGCAAATTGTTTTAAAATTTCATCATCAGGTATAAATGTAATTTTTGTACCACGTTTTGTAGTATTTCCAAGTTTATTTAATGATTTGACGATTTTTCCTTTAGAAAATTCCATTGAATAGTGTTCGCCATTATGAAATGATTCAACCAATAGGAAGCTTGAAAGAGCATTAACTGCTTTTAAACCAATACCATTCTTACCGCCTGATACTTTAAAGCTATCCTTATTAAATTTTCCACCTGCATGCATATAAGTAAAAAGTACTTCAATTGTAGGTTTTTTAGTCTTCTTATTAATACCAGTAGGAAGACCACGACCATTATCTTCAATTGAAATTTGATTGAGTTTTTCATCATATGTAATATTAATATTAGTACAATATCCATTGATCGCTTCATCAATAGAGTTGTCCACTACTTCTTTTACAAGATGAAATGCCGCTGAATCTTTTCCACCCACATACATATCAAAACGTGTTCTGATACCTTCTAAACCTTCCAAAAGATCAATTGATTCATCACTATATTGATTTTTTACTTTTGTCGTTACCATCAAATATTCCCCCATTTTCATCTAATTAATTAATATAAGTTTATTTATTTTCAACTATTGGAACAAAAATTTTAACCATTTTTCATCTCCTATTTTAAATATTTTAATCTATATAATAATATAAATTTATAAAATAGGTCAAATTTCAATCATATTTTTGTTATTCATTTTCAATTTTAGTTAAATAAATAATACCATAAGGTTTCCCTTATGGTATTATAATTATGAATAAATTGCTAAGTTAAAATCATTTGCTTTATCTTTTCTAGCAACAATATTAATATCACTATAATCTATGTGAAAAAGCACTCGACTATCAACATCTCTAAATGACATAATTTCAGTTGTATCATCAAATTGAATATCTTCCATTCGTGATGTATAAAAATAGTTTACACTAGTCGTTTGAATATGGAATACTGCATCCTTTTCAATATTTTCTGCAAGATATGGTTTAATATATTTATTAATTGCATCTACCGTCATAATATATTCCTCCTAATTAATTATCGATTCAACTACCTTAAAACCTAAATCCCATGCTTCTTCTTCAATAAAATCGTTATCAAGATGCATACAATACACTTTATCTCTATATTCTGGTTTAATAAGTGATTCTAATTTCTTTAATGATAGGTGAACATTTCCAGAATAATCTACTTTACATGTATCTTGATAGAATATATCAATCTTACCATTCTCTAGCATTTTAATGATCTGATTAGGAATTTCATTTGAATCTCCACTATAATATATTGTTTTATCATCATAGTTGATAATATAACTAAAGCAATTCAATTCTAAAACATGTTCAACTTCTAATGCAATTAAACCTATTTCTTGAGCACCGAATCTTATAAAACGTTTATCAAAAAATTGAACTAAATTATATGTTTTTGTTGAAACTCCCTGTGACCAAAGTAGATTTTCAATTCTTAAGAGATTAGGGGTATAAACAGTAACATTTGGTTCTCCTAATTTTCCCATTGAATAGTAACCATATAAGATTAAGTCACCCAGAGAACCTACATGATCAGGATGCGTATGAGTTAAGAGTACAGCTATCTTTTCAACATCATCTAATAATTTAGCTTCTTGCATTCGACTAAATGTTGTACTACCGCAATCAATTAGAAATAAGGTTTTGTCCTTTTTAATAAAAGCAGAATTATTTCCAAGTTTAGTATTAAATGCACTTCCAGTACCAATAAAATTAAGCATAATGTCTTCTCCTTATAATTTTATATCTTAATTTACTGTTAACCTTTTCTTTTTTTCTTCTTAATTTTTCTATAATTAATTTTTACAGGATTTTTCCCTGCTTTCATTAATATCTTTTCTTTATCACTTAAAAATATTTTTTTACTTGTGTTGCTTTCATTTATAATATCATCAATATTTCTATTTGAAAAGTAATTCAATTTCTTCATATCCCTTCTTAAAAATTTCTAAGATCCTTAAAAAATGAGCAGTTTTTATAACATTGAATTAAACAAAATATCATAATAATTAAGGAGATGATATACATGAAGAAGGCTCTAATAGTTTTAGCATTCTTATTAGCCATCCCCGTATTATTGGCAAATAAAGCATATGCGGCTACAAATCATACAGTTCAAAAAGGAGAAACGCTTTGGGGAATAAGTCAAACAAATGGTATCACACTTTATGAACTAAGAAAAGCAAATAATAAATGGGATGATTTAATTTTGATTGGTCAAAATATTATTATCCCAGCTAAAGGTGAATCTGTTTCTAAACCTACAGTTAAAAATACTAAACAGTCAAAGCAAACTACTTCATCGGAAGTTAAAGCACCATCTAGTGATAGAGATTTATTAGCTAGATTAGTTAGAGCAGAAGCTGAAAGTGAACCTTATGCTGGTAAAGTAGAAGTTGCTAAAGTCGTTTTAAATCGTGTAAATAATGATCAATTCCCGAATTCTATTCAAGGAGTTATTTATGAAAGTGGTCAATTTTCTCCAGTTTCAAATGGCTCTATTTACAAATCAGCTGATTCTGAGTCTGTAAGAGCAGTAAATGAAGCATTTAATATTGGAGGAAACGGACAAGGTTCACTTTATTTTTATAATCCTTCAACAGCAACAAGTAGATGGTTGGATAGTAGACCAACCGTTAAAGTTATTGGAAATCATGTATTTAAACGATAAAAAAAAAATAACTCTCTTTTAGAGAGTTATTTTTTAAAATTATTTATTAAGAATTATTAAATTTTTTTCAATAAATACTTCAGGAAAAGCAAAATGGATAACATTTTTATTTTTCTCTTTATCTTTAAATAAAAGATTATATTGTATACTATTATCATTAACATAGGAATCAATCTCGACTATTGTTGATTCTGAAAATTTTTCTTTCCCTATTTGAATTTCTTCTTTTAACTTAAATTGTGTACCTATATTATACATATTAATCATCCTTTATTATTTTATAGTGTCATAGTAGACTTTTTTTTGTAATCATTAATAGCATAATTAATTTGAAGATAGTTATTTAACCTATCTTAAGACAATATATCTTTCAGGATTATCATACATTGAGAGAAATCTAACTGCTATAACAGTATTCTTATTGTTATCAATATATAATTCTCTATCTATTGATACTGGTCGCATTCGATAATCTTTATTCATTAAATAACTGTTAAATTCTTCTTTACTTACCTTATCGAATTCATTTTCATTAGGGCAATAAAATTCATTATTTTCTCTTTCTTTAAGAGATTTTTCAGCTTCATTTGCAGTGAGAAGAGATTCTTTTGCACATTCTAATAATTCCTCTTTATTTTCCTCATAATACACTTTCATAATATCATTGTCCATGTTTATCTAGCTCCTCTCAGCAGAGTAATTTCAGTATCTAATAGTACTTTCTTCGTAATTTTAATCTCATTAATAACATAGTCATTCTCTTGTTTATTAAGAAGATTTATTGCCATTTCTTTAACTTCATCAATACTTAATTCTTTTTCCGAAGGTATTTTATAAAGTGGAAGACAAATCATTCCAAATGCATTAGTGACATTAAATTTAATATTATATTCAAAGAATGGATTAATACTAGATAGACTATCAATATTAATTGGCTTCAGATCCGTACATTCAATACTTACACATTTATATTTATCTTGATTCATACCTTCAATATTACTATGAACATGTCCATGAATATTTTTAGTAATACCATATTCAGAAAGAATCTTAAGATTAACTTCACTGAGCGGTTCATGAGTAAGAATAAGATCTTTATATTGATACATTCTATAAGGCATAAATCCAAAACGTTTAAATTTAGTTTTTGAAACACCATTATCATGATTACCAAGAACAAGAATATTTCTAGTCTTCTTAAGCTTATCTACAATATATTTCATTCTTTCTGTCTTACAGAAAAACATATCTCCAAGCCAAAATACTGTATCACCTTCAGATACAATATCATTGAAATTTTTGATAATAGCTTCATCCATTTCATCAGTATTATTGAAATCTCTAATTTCCTCATATTTTAAAATACCTTTGTGTCCAAAATGTGGATCACTGATCACCCAATTAGTCATTATAAATTCTCCCCTTATTTCTCTAATTTTCTAGTATTCATAATTACCTATCTAACTAAAATTAATTTTTCTTTTGCTCTAGTAATTCCTGTGTATAACCAATTTTTATGAAATTTCTTATTTAATCTTTCCTCAAACAATAGTACATTATCAAATTCAGAACCTTGGCTTTTATGGCAACTAATGGCATATCCAAATTTAAATTCACTAATACCATAAGTTTCAATAATTTTCTTTCTAAATACATAAAGAGATTTTTCATCAAATGATTCCCTTACCTTTTCATTCATAAAAGGAATCTTATTCATATATAATTTAGGGAATTTCTCTTCTTTAAAGAATTCTGGTCTAAAACTTATCTTATACGTAGCAGATCTTTTTTGATTTTCAATAGATTCTATTCTACCTATAAGACCATTTACTAATGAAACTTCTAAATTATCTTCATAAATAGTGTGTTCCCATTGATTTTTCCCACAAATAATTTTATCTCCCACAATAGGAAATGGATTTTCTATTCCCAATATAAATCGTCTATGATAAGCATTTATATTCTGCACTGTTTCATTATAGCCAGCAATTATTTGATCTGCACCTAAAAACATGTCTTTATATAACTCATTTCTTCTAATTACTTGTACTCTATCTCCATGAGTTCCATATGATATAAATTTTCCCTCTCTTGCTAACATTGATAGATAGATAATTGGATTATCTAATGCTTGTCTCATGATCTCATCAAGAAAAACATCTGGATTTTTCAATAGAGTATTACCACTATTGCCGACAGGTGGCAATTGTCCTGGATCTCCAAGAGCCATTGTCCTAATACCAAAAGAGTGTACTTCGTTAAGCATTCCTGTATCTACCATTGACACTTCATCAATTACAACTAATTTAATTTTATCATCCATTTCATCTTTTTCTTTTAATTTGAATATAAATTTAAGAACTTCGCCTGTTTCTGGATCTTTAACAGGAATAGCATGATAGATAAATTTGTGAATAGTGCTAGCACCTACATTTCCCTTTCGTGTTAGAACATTTGCCGCCATTCCTGTATAAGCAATAAATACTACCTCATCAACATCTAAACCTATCTCTTCAATTATAAATTTAACTAATGTTGATTTTCCTGTACCTGCTAATCCTGCAATAGTGAATATTCTGTCTGGATCTTTACCGTTGGTCTCCCTACCAAAGTACCAATCAAGACATTCATTTTTAGCTTTATTCTGTTTATCCGTAAGAGTTATATCAGCCAATTTGTCTCTCCTCTTCTCCCTATCTAATCTTAAATAATATTATAATATTTAAGTAACATATCCATTATTATTTTATTTTTATCATTTATATTACATTCAGATACCCTTTCTTTCAATACCTTGTTATCAATATTTTTAAATTTTACTGAAAATTTATCATTCATCTCTTCAATTTCGATAAAATCAATATTATTATCTGCTAAGGTTAGAAAGTGAATAATACATTCATTATGCTCTTGATTTTTAAAAGCATTAAAATAGTCATATTTCTTTTTATTTTTTCTTCTTAACTTTTTAGAAGAGTCACTATATACTAAGAGCATCTTATCATAATTATCTCTTAATGGTATTCCTGAAAGAAATATTTTATCATCTTTTAGTTCTAATGTTTCATCATTTTCTGATAGAATCTCTTTAAGTAATGAAAATGAAAGATGTGATTCCCGATAAAGAGTATGATGTGAATATTCTTCTGTCATAGACTACCTCTTCTCTTATTCTTATAATCGATATTAAAACTCTTAATACATCTCCTAATAGTTGATTCACTTACATCTAGTTCATCTGCTATTTCATTTATTGTCCAACTAGGATGTTGATTGATTACTTTTTGCAACTTTCCTTTTGTTAATCTAATCATAATACTTCTCCTTTAAGATATAAGTCTCGTTGAAAATGAAGTTGGATTAATATTCTTATTGTCAAAACTAATACTATATGTTGGATTTTCTTTCTTAACACTATAATTCATTGTAAAAGAAACCCAAGGATCATTTGATATAACTTTTTTACATATATTTGGGTTCTTAAGCGATTTATACTTTCTTTTAAAGAAGTTTATTCTATTATCTACATTTTCAATAATATCCTTAAAAATGTTTCTATCAAAGAACTTAATTAATAATATTCTTGCCAAACTATCAGCTTTTAATTCTTCTTCACAATATTCTATATTCATTTTATTTGGATTGTAATCTTGGTTAAAGAAAGTATGTTCACCACAAAAATGATGCCCTAATTCATGAAGGAATGTATATATTATATCACCTTCTGTAAGTAAAAATTTACTATCCAGAATAATTGTGATTCTTTTTTTATGAAATTCATAGTATCCCTGTAAAGTTTCTTTTTCATTATCCATTCTATTTCTTAAAATAACAGAATCTACCCTTTTCATATAAAGATAATCTATCATTTTATTTTTTTGTAAAGTTCTCAAACAATGAAAGATTGCATATTTTGCTTTTTTACTCCATTCACTATCAACCTTGTCAATTACACAAATCATTGTTCTTCCTCCATTTATTTATTATATTTTTATCTTTATTATAATATAAATTTCATTTTTTAAATAAACTTTGAACAATTACTTAGAGAAGGAGGAATTTAATAATGCTAGATGTATTTGAGAATAACTTATTAACAAATGCAAATTTTGAAGGAGTTTTTGATGGAATCGTTATGGAAAGTAATGACGATAACTCAATTATTGTATATATACCTAAACTATTTATAAGTATAAATGAAAAAGATAATATATTAATTGCAAATGAGAATATAAAGAATACAAATATAATTGGAAATGATATAACAAAAACATCTGTTAAAACTATTAATGGGATTGTATGTAAGCCATTAATTAAAAATCAGCAACTTATAATACCAGAAAAAGGAGAACATGTTGTTGTTGTATTTTTAGATGGTGATCCTCAAAGAGCATACTATCTTAACTATAATATTTATGGGGATATCAGTGATAATAAATTCACTAAATCTCTCAGAGAAGAAAGCAATAAATTTAATATTTTAAATATTATTGATGAATTTTCTCTCATATATAATAAGAGCAATAAATGCTTCTATATTACTAACGATTCATATCAAATTAGAATCTGTCCTGAAGGTATAACTTTTCTTAAGGATGGAGAGGAAATTGATATGAAAGGAAAAGATGGTAAACAAGGCGAACGAGGTGAAAAAGGAGAACAGGGGGAGAAAGGTGAGAAGGGAGAAACAGGAGAGAAAGGTGAACAAGGCGAACGAGGTGAAAAAGGAGAGCAAGGAAAAAGTGGTGAAAAAGGTGAGAGGGGTGATCCCGGTCCAAGAGGAGAACCAGGACCAGCAGGAATGGACGGAATTCCCGGAGAGAAAGGTGAACAAGGGGAGAAGGGTGAGCAAGGCGAACGAGGTGAAAAAGGAGAAAAGGGCGATCCTAGAACTTGGGATGATTTAGAAAATAAGCCTATTGGAAAAGAAGGTCAATCTTATTTTATTTCATCTAACAACTCTAGTGATGTTACCTTGGATTATACATTACATGAAGGAAATTTTATTGAAAATGATCAAGAATTAATTGATGCTAAAGGAAAGGAAGTTACTTTTAAAGAAATATACAATGAATGGCAAAGATTTTCTCATTCTAAGAAATCAGAGGATCAGCCAGCGTCTACTGATGAAATCACTAAATGGAGTTATAATGACTCTAGTGATAGTATTAAATGTACTGTAAATTCTAGCACATATATAGGTTTTGTTAGTCATGAAAAATATGATAACTTTGTTCATGAAGCAGTACTCTCATCAACTAATGGAGATGATGATACTATTGGTTTAATTGCTGCATTTACAACTGATTCTAGTGGAAGAGAGTATACAATATCAGCAATAAGAGTAAGAAACAACGACCAAGGACATGTCCAAGTTAATGGAGTAAATTATCAATGGGCATTAGTTTATAATTATGGAAGATCAGATGAAAAGGTACTTGCCTTTAAAAATATCAATGATACTACTGGAGCATGGAAAGATATACCGAATGGTACTAAAATAAGTATTAGACGTGAAGGAAATAAAATTCAGGCATTAACATCTTTATTTAATAGTAAAACTCTACTTGAGGAATCTATTTTAGAAATTGAGTTAACATCATTGGATATTCTTAAAAAATTTATAGGTGCACAACAATATGGATTCTCATGTTATTCCCAAAATGAAACAACATTTAGTGATTTATATTTTGCAGTTAATAATAATCTTATTTATGATATTAGAAATAATGATGTTTGGAAATTTGTGAATTATAAATGGATCATACAAACTAGTAGAAGCACAATAAAAGATTTTGGAGCAGGTAAATTTCTCATTAATTTACAGACAAGAAAATTATTTTACACAGATGTTAATGGAATTAAATTAATAATTTCAGGAAGAAATAATGATTCATATGATACAAGTAATCGCCCAACAAAAAATCTATTTATAGGTATGCAGATTTATGATAAGAATCTAAAGAAACCATTATGGTATGATGGAAAAAATTGGAGAGATTCTACAGGAACGATTGCTTGATAGGAGGATATTTAAGTGTATATTATTCGTAACTATAGGAGATTTAGACGTAAGACTGAATATATTATTATAACTCATGCAAGAAATTTAATGGAAAAAGTTTATATTGATCCCTCTGTAATCCAAAGTACTAATAAGTATACTTGGGGAATTTGGCAAAAATATTTTATTGATGACTTAAAGAAACCAGCATTGCCTTGCCATTATTTTGAAGAATATTTAGATAGAGATTATGCAGTATTTAAAGGAATTGCAGATTTTCAACCTAGTTATTTTATTGAGGATTTAGTATCAGCAGGAGTTATTGAGTATAAGTATTTAAATAGTATATTGATTGTTATTGGGGATGATTTTTCAGTCAATACTATTGAAAATAGACTAGCTGAACATCTATGTGATAAAGTCATTACACCTCTTCTAAGGACTTATGAGTTAGATTTTACTAGAGTAAAATATATAGATGATTGTCTTGAAGAATCATGGGAAGAAAACTTAAAATATTCAACACTTGAATATAAGTATGTGAAAGCAAAATATTTTGACTTTCAAACAATTAAAAGCAATATTGATAAATACAAAAAGAAATAGAGGTGTAATTAATGATAGTAGATAATGACTTACTAATTCTAATGGATGATAATTCAATAAACAGTAGTTCTGCCGCCGACATGAGAACTTCTATTACACATTCCAAGGGTAATAAAATTACCCTTGATAACATCAGCAGTTATTATGTATTTGATAATAAGATTAAATTTGGAATGAATTTTTTAAGAAAATATGAACATATTTTCAAGCAGTATTATATGACATATACTATTGAAGATAAATACTTTTATAGACCGGAATATATAAGCTATTTATTGTATGAAACAACTGATCTATGGTACTTATTGTTATTTATTAATAATATGACTCGTCCTGATGAATTTAATAAAAATAATATTATTATATTTGATCCATCTTATTTAAGTGTGTTTAATGATATTATTGAAAAAGAAAAAAATTCAATAAATAATATGTCTAATCCAACAGTATTGGAACGAGAGACTGTCAGAGATTTAAATCAACCAAGTAAAAGAATTTTATCAAGTCGATATGATAAAAAGATTAGCCCATTAAATCCACCTGAAAAACCAAAGAAACTTACTACTATTACAGACTTTGTTAATAATTTTAAAGATATATATTCTCCAATTATGAGAGGTAAATTATTAAAGAAAATCTATAAGATAACAGATAATACTGGTAAATATGCAATGTTAACCAATACAATTGTGTCTAATAAATTAAGATTGGACGATAATTGTGATACAGGTTTTCCTATAAGTTTTGGAAAAAATTATCGACAACTCTTTGAAGGTTATATTTTTATTGATAATGAAGATGAATATGAGTTTAAACCCATTGTAATGGGTAACTGTAAATTAAATATTGATGATAAACAAGTAATCAATACTCTTGGTGAAAATTTTACAATTAATGAGAATATTTTTGAAACACAAACAAAAAATTCAGATTTCAAAACTGGTAGTACTGATGGTTGGGATGTATTGGATGGAGAGTTAATCAAGGACAATGAAGGTAAAAATATTCTAAAAAAAGTATATGAAAAACAAGAAAAGGGTTCTAATATTGCTAAAGTTAATCTTGATGTTTCATTAATTAAGACATATAGAGATCTAGCTATTACAACAACTTATAAATCAATTGATAATGGAAACTTATTATTTTCAGGCGCATCAGTAACAGTTGAATATACGGATAATACTAAAATTGTATTTGAAAATAATAAAGAGTATGCCTATTTTAATAATAATGCTAATTTTACAGACTCTGTTATAATTGTTACATTTATTAAAGGTAAGACTCTTAAAAATATCACTATTGATTTTCCAGTTGAGAGAAAACCAATGTATAATGAACTATTGAATGGTGAAGTGAATATTTCTCAACTAAAAGTCCAACCTGTTTTATATGATTCAGCAAAGATTAAGTTATCAGGAAATAGATGGCATAAATTTAAACTTCAATATGACATGATTGAGCAACCGTCATCTTATCTACAATTATTATTTAAAGGCTCAAATGATACACAATATAAAAATATTAATGAATCTTCATTTGCATTTTCTCCTGATGGCAATTTAAGTAAAAATGAACAAAAGAATACCATTTTAAATGTTTTTTATGACATTAATGAAGAGTTTATTTTTACTCAAGAATATTTAAATGATAATAATTTTTCTTATGATGATATAAATCCAATTAATGGTTTCATCCCACAAGGAATAAATTATACAATTAGACAATATTCTAAATTAAAATTAGTTCCAAATACTAAATATATGATTCAGGGAAATAGAGATGATGTTATACAAATTTATATGAACGATGAACTAATTCTTGAGAAATCATCTGGTATTGATGATATTTATACTAAAGATATTATTGCTACTAAGGAAGAGATTGTAGATTTATTAGTTGTATATAAACATTTTAATGGAAATGGAAAAGCATTCTTTAATATAAAATCATTACCAGATAAATATAATAATCCAGACTGGGGGTTAGTAGATAATAAAGGATCTATTTTAATTCCTTCTTCCACTGATTGGAAAGGAACAACTAATAGTGTTATTTTAAATGATTACTCTTCAGGTCTAAATAATTATTATTTTACTGGTGATGATAGAGGTTTATCTGATTATCGTTTAAAAGTTATGGTAAAAGGAAGTAAATATCATCAAGGAAATTTAGGAGTAATCTTTAGAATGCAAGGTGAGGATGAATATTATCTATATACTATAAGAAGAAAAAATATAGACAAAGGAATAGTTTATCCTATGTTATCTGGTTTATATAAAATCTCTCCTAAATATTCTGAGATAGATATTTCGTCAGATGGCTTGCATAAAGTAAGAGGAAAATTATTATCAACTACTGAACAGACTTATCTAAGTGATGAAAATAATTGTATTTTTATTATGATGTACCATAATAGAATTAGAGTTTATGACAGAGTTGGTGGATATCCAATTGTAGATTTTACTGATACTGATTCTCCACTATTGGAAGGTAGTTTTGGATTCAGTATCTTTGATCAATCAGATGTTGAATATACAGATATTGAAATTTCTTATTGAAAAAAAAAAATAACCATAGACATAAATATGTCTATGGTTATTTTGTTAAAATGCAAATCCATTTTGTGAAATACCATCTAACTTCAATTTATCTTTATAATATATAATAACTTCTTGATCAGAGGCATATTCACCTATAGGCATTTGAATGTCATCTACTTTAAGTATATATTGCCTACTAGTTGTATTAGCCCATGCTGTATATTTCTCTCCTTTTTTAAATGCTATTTCATCATCATAATCAAAAATATCTTCTAAAACTTCTACATATATTTTTTCTGGCATAATTGGTCTTTCATATGGATATTTAAAATAATCATTAGTAAATTCTTCAATAAAATCTATAACATTCTCATGCTTTCTATGAGGTTTATCTAAATCAATATATTCACTATGAAAACGACTCATCATTTCACTATGAAATTGAGAAAAAGTTTTTAGATCTCTTAGAGTCTCATTTTCTTCTTGTAAAATTTTTTCATCTGTTACTAGTTCTTTAATATCATCAAGGATTTTATCTCTTTTTCTCTGATTCATTTTTAATTTCCTCCTGTAATCTTCTTTTAACATATTCTTCTAATATTAAAATATTTACAGTCATAGATAATATAACGTTAATTATAAATATCCCAATTTGAGTATTAATACTCAAATTGGGAAAATACTTAGTTAACACAGTTTCAGTACTTACTATTGATGAAGTTAAAAGAGGTATAAGAATAGATATTTTAAGAAATATTTTAGGCAGTAGTGACATATTTTCTCCTTTAGAATGGAATTCCACTATCTTTTTCAATACCATTATTTGCTTCAACTTTTAAATCTACTGGAGGAAATTCTGGTTGATTACTATTGTTATTATTAAAGAATGATCCCTTATTTTCCCTTGCCTTATTAGGATTAAACTCTTTAAATTTATCTCCACCAATTTTATCTTCTGATAATGATTTTGCTAAATGAATATCATCCATTAATCGTAATCCATTACCTTTTTCAAATGGATGTGCAAAATAAGTTATTGATGGTTTCTTAGCACGAGATGCTATCAATTTAAATGTAAGGTACTCAACGCCTTCAAATTCCTCTTTATTAACAATTACGCCATAATCAGTATTTTCCTGCATTAAAGCAGATTCCCCAATATGTGATGCATTCAGATTCTTACCAATATTACTTTTACCTTTTTCTAATGAAGTTTCTAGTATACGATATGCTTCCCTATTCAATTGTCCAGCTGAAATAACAGGAATATTTCTAGTCTTAGCAATAACGGTAAAATCATCAACCACCGAACCGAGTTCAAGTCTAAGATCAGAAGGATTATAGCTTGATGATCTAATACGCTTAGTATAATCTTGAATAAGACAAACTACTTCATATCCTTCTAATTCTAAATCATCACACATAGTATCTAAATCAGAAGTACTAATTGATTTATTAGGACGGTATTTAATAAAGAGATCAATAGGTGCTTCACCATTTTCGTCTACACCGATCACTTCTTCTCTAATAATTCGTAGAGCTTCTTCTTCAGTATAGTTCTCAATATTACTACCAGTGCTATGAACAAATATTCTTTGAAGAGTTTCTCGAATACTATTTTCTTGTGTTACATATAAAACACATGGTTTTTTAGTTTTATCTTTTGTAACAATCTCTCTATTATATTTACAAATCCATATTGCGATGTTTAATAAAGTCCCGGACTTAAATCCTTTAGGCAGACCAAAGATTAAATAAACTCGACCATTCTCAACTCCACCATCAAGCATCTTATTAAAATTTTTAATACCTAATTTCAAATGGTTATTTGGTTTCTTATATTCTTCAATAGTTGCTCTTACTACTGAATCGGCAGTATTTCCATTAATATTAAAATCCATTGCGGCATATTGATTAACAGCCTTGGCAGATTTAATATCTTTATTTAATTCCCCAACAATTCTCTCTAATGTATTATTAATCGACCGAAGATTACTAGAATCACTAGCTCTTAATTGCTGTAAAGCCATTTCTAAGTCAGGTGAATGTCTTCTTAGATGGATATACGTTAAATTTTCTTCTACAAATTTATTAATAAACGTAATATCATCATTAGATAGAGGTTCATCAAAATAACCAGACTCAAATAATTCAAGTAAATCCTTTGAGTAATGAGGTAATTCTTTTATGCAATATTCTTTAAGAAGTGCATCTCTATAAATATTTTGATCCAATTCCCCTTCTAAAATCTTCTTAAGTAATTCTATTCTTAACATTCTTGAAAAATCTTCACTATAGGATCTGATATCAATAAAATTAATTAATTTTCTTAAATTGATAAGAGATTTCTTAGTAATTAATGGATTATCAGATAATGTATATTGAATAATAGAATCAAACATCTCTATATTAATAGGGAGTTCAACAACTTCTATATCTTTCTTTTTACCACTTTTCTTCTTGAAATACATCCTACCATTCTCCTCTACGCTCGGTGTTATACACTTGTATGTTCATCTGTTGTTATTTTCTCTTTTTTATTTCTGATAATAAAATTTGATAGGAATATTAACCTAAATTATTTAATTGTATTGGTTGACTCATAGTATAATTATTCGGATTATCTTCCCAATTATATTCACTAAGATCAATAAGTGATGTGATCATTCCTGAATTCGTTAAGAATTCTCTATATATTTCTGCTGTTTCTTTATTAATTAATAGAATATGAGTTACGACATTCTTAGTAACTATCTTCAAAGCATAATTAGGATTATTACCCTTATAGATATCTAATGTATCTCTAGCTACAAGTTGAAGTATTTCATCTTTACTCATTACTCTCAATTCCTTTTCTTTTTTGTGTATCTGCAAAACTCTTACCTTTTTTATTTCCAGCTTCCCATGCTTCGCTATCATTAGCAAACTTAGGTTTAATACCAGAACTTGAATGTTTCCTTAAATTCATCTTCTCAAGTGTTTGAACTACTAGAGAATCTTTTACTAGAACTAATCCCCAATTATTTTCATTCTTTTGTTCTTCGAATTTTTCATTTAAACCTACTAAGAAACCATTGATAAATATATTTCTAACACCTACAGTACTTTTACCTGACCTATATACTTTTCCAACATAACTCTTAGCAAATTTATCAATAACTTTTTCTGCATATTGAAATACACTTTTAGCAATAATAACATCTTCCTCTAAACCTAGAAATGTTATAGATGATTTATTTTTTGCATATTTTGATATCAATGCTTCACACTTAAAATTCTTAGCTATAATAGCAGATAATTGTTTTTTCCACCAAGAAATTCTACCTGTAGGTTCAATTACTTTATCATCTTGTACTACTTTCTTCTCAGAATTATCTTTTAATTCTACATCTTTCATGGAAATATTATGTTTTACCATTAATCTTTGTACTGCAAGCATTGCAGCTTGTGCTTCTTCGTCATTTGGAGCATCATTGGCTAATGCAAGCGCTTTTTTAATTTTATCAATAATTTTTGTATCCATTAAAGAAACCTCCTAGTTTATAAGGATCAATTCTAGTAATAATTCTATTCTTTTTAACAGCATAATTATATGTAAGTCCAGTTCCAGTCCAAGGTTCGCCATTATATACTGCTATTACATATTTAGAATTATTAACCATCCACTTATCTCTATTCCACATACATTTTTTAGTATATTCCTTTTTAGACACATAGTGAACATAATCACTTCTATCTAATATAGCATGATAAAACATTCGATCATATTCTTTCCATTTTATTTCCTGACGAAAACAAGGAATTGCACATACTAGTTTTATATTCGGATATTCACTTTTAAGTTTTAAAACTATCTCTGCCGCCCAAGTATCCCCACCTAGAGCCATTCCTGTTATAAAGGTATCTATTCCATATTCTTTAATATGTCTAACAATTTCATTATATAAAACTCTGATAATCTTTTGATTACCAGAGGTTTTTTTATTATACCCATACAATAGATGTGGTCTATGAGCAGTAAAACAAACAGTTGTATCATTATTTATCTTCATTTTACAATTGCTCACTTATCATATTTTTTTCTTTATGGAGAATCGTTACAATATTCCTAAGTTCATCAATAATACTCTTTTTCCAATTATCAATTTCACTAAATAGACCTGTTTTAATATAACTAGGAATTTTCCACTTCTTAACATTCTTAATAAATTCTTTAGCGTCAATTTCTTCATTATTTAGTAATAATTCAGAAGCATAGTCATGTAATCTTTTTTGCATCTCACTGTTTAATTTAAATGCAATGCTTTCAATAGCAATAAATACAATCTCATAATCTAAATTTCCAATGTGTTCTAATGAATGAGGCACATGACCAAGAATATAATCGTATTCTGTAAAGTGTTTAGATTTTACCTTTTCCGCATGCTTATTTTTTACTACAATATCATTTGGAATCCCATTATGAAAACCTTTAATCAATAATCCTTCTTTTTCAATTTCATTTAACAGTTTATTCATTTTAGATTTTTTCATTATTTTTCCTCCATAATAGCTTTATTGATAGTATCAAGAGTGAGATTAATACCATATTTTAACTGAATATATTTTTGAGTGGTAGTTGTTAGATCATATTCTCTATTAATAATAAACATATATTCTTCGTCAACTTTATCTTCAATATCTTTTCTCTTAATATCAAGCTTAACATCACTATCCTGACTTACTAAACTTTTCATGGCTGATACATCTTCATCATTAATGTCTTTTGCTATGATTCTAACATGGTCATACTCTTTCTTTAGTTCCCCAATAATTTTTAATTTATCTTCTAAATTATCTCCCTTAATGTCGTCCATATTAAATGTGACGTATGTAGGAGCATCTTCATTCTCAATAAATTTGGTTCTACACTCTAATGTTTCTTGATTATAAAATACCTCTACAAATCCTTTTGGTTTTTCTTCTCCAAAGCAGAATCTACTAAATGAACTAGTATATTCAATTTTATTTTTGTAAATATTACGAGTATGAATATGACCACCAATTGCTTTCCCATATACTAAATCTGCAATTCTGTCTGAATCATAAACAGGTGCATTTTTAACATGTCTTTCAGATTCAATGTCTGGGATAAATCCTACAAAGTCAAATGTACCATGAAAGAAAATCATATCATATTTAGCATCTTCTTCTAGATTAAAATATTTATCATAGTATTCTTCTTGGTTCTCTACGTATTCTTCAGGCATATACAAGAAGAATGTATCTGGAAAAATTTCTTCCTCTTCAACTGTTTCTATAATTCTGAATCTTGGATAATGTTTAGCTTCAATGTATTTAAAGTTACTTAATTGGTTGAAATCATGTGTCTTAGTTCCTTTTAGTAATCTTAATTTAAAATTATATTTTAATGATAAATCAACTAATTCTAAAATAAATTTGATACATAAAGTACTTCCTATTTCATTCATTCTAAGAATCCTATCAAATAAATCCCCAGATATAATGATGTAATCAATATCTTCTTTTTCGTTATCTATTTTACTTATGAAATATTTCTTTAATTCCTCATATAATTTAACATCATCTTTTTTCCCAAAGTGAATATCTGCTATTACTAAACCATATAATTCATTATTCTTCAAGAGATTTTCCCCTCTCCATAATTCCTTTTAATAAAAGTATCTCTCCTTTTACCCTTAATTATTTATTAGTTGATTTCTTTTATTTTAATGAGAATTAATATTTATATTATAGCATAAACTTTCTTCTAAATTTTAATTTATTAATAATTTTCCTTTCAGCTCTCATTCTGTTAAATGTGGGAAAAATAAGACTATTAAAAATCTCACTTTCTCTTTTTCCATCACTTGTTACACCCACTAGTAATGTTTTTGTTGAATCTTCTTCACTAAATTCAGTAAAAGTAATAGTTACTGGCTGTTTTTCTGACATTATAATTATCCTCCTATTTAGAAATTTACTTACATCTTTATAATATATAATTGAAAAATGAATTAATAATATTATTAACCGTATCAAAAAATATAATC